AGAGGCGCCGCAGCGGCGGGCTTCGGCGGCGCGACAGGCTGGAACTGTGCGGCGGCGGCCTTGCAGCCGAGCTCGTAAGCGAGCTCAAAAATAGACGCCTGCTTGGGCTCCGACCCTAGTACGCTCCCACCGATACGATGCCCCGCGTACCCGCCGACCGCATGGCCCAGCAGCGCGCCCAACGGGCCACCCCCCAACACACGCCCTCCGAGTACGCCGCCAGCGACAGATCCCGCCGTCGTGCCCAGGCCGCGCAGAATAGGGTGTCCTGTCTGGTCGGCAGCGCCGGACATGAGCCCAGGAACCAGCATGGGCAGGAAGACGTTGATGGCATCGTTTGTCAACGCGGAATTCTCACTCATACGTTGTCCTCCAGTGCGTTGACGCCGCCCATGGTGTCCGACTTCGCGCGGCTGAAACCGGGTGTGTTGCTAAGCACGGGGTTGACCGCCGGGGCATCGACGTTCGACGGATTTCCGAGGGCGGCGTTGGTGCGAAAAGCCTGCATGATGAGATCTTCGCGGCCCGGGTTCGTACCAGACCGCGTCTCTAGGTACGGCGCAGTGGAGGGGACGAGCTTGTCTTGCACGTCGGTGAGCCCCGAGAACTTATTAAAGGCCTCGAGGGCGCCTTGTTCGTAGGCGCTACGAAGCATGGAAGAACCTCGAGACGTTTCGGTAACCAGACCCGAGGTGTCCGTAGCAAGACTCCAGGTTACGGCTGATCTTGTAGTTCTTGGCCTTGTCCTCGAACTCGTCGTGGCACTGCTTTGCCATGGCCAGGTAGAGCTCCGTCTTGTCGTCTAGGCCTACAGGCTGAACGTCGCCATCACCGTAGGTTACACGGTTGCGGGTCTGCCGATGTGCTTCACTGGTAAGCAAGAACTCCGTGGCTCCGATGAGGAGAAGCCAAATATTGATCGAGTCTTGGGAATCATTCGACGGCGGAGTCATCACGTTGAACCGGGCTACGGTGAACTTGATTGCGCGGCGCATCTCTTCATCCGAAAACTCTGGCAGGTCATACATGATGTTGTAACTGCCGGTATTCGGGATCTGACCCGCGACATCGCGAAGGAAACCGCGGATATCATCCTGGTTGAGGACCTGCGTAGTGACTGGGGTGGCTGTTACTGGCATTAGATGACAACCTCCACCTTGTCAGGGCCGTAGAGTCCTTCTTTGTGAAATTGTACGGTGTAGGTGAGCCCGGCGTCTACGTTGATAGGATTAGCCCACTCACCGCGAGCATTGGTAAGTGTGACGCCGACGGCCGAATCATAGCTGCCCTGATCGAAATCAGTTTTGCGGTAGACACGAACAATTGCGCCCTCGACTGGCATGCCACTCAACGTCTGGTAGCGAAGAGCACCGGGCGTACCGTAGTTGTGGTTCAGCGCTACTGTGGCCATTGAGACACCTTCTTCTGAGAACTGATATAAGTTGTCATGGCACAATCGCCGCAGCGACCAGAGCCGCGATGACATCGGCCCCGGCCTGGTTCGGGTGGAAGTGATCCCCGCTGTCGTAGGCGGCGTTCAGATAGAGAGGATCTGCTCCCCCCATCGCGGTGTAGGTGTCCACGACAACGACCGCCGGCGGGCTCGCGTAGGCGCGGATGTTGGCGTTGATCGCCTCAAGGTCGGACTGGTTTCCAGCCGTCCAACCACCTGAGCCCTTGAACGGGAGCAGGGTCAGAAGGACGACTCGCACACCATCAGCAACTGCTTGATCGGTGATTGTTTTGATGTTCGGCCAAACTTGGACACCATTTCCGAAGACCACCTCATTGATTCCGCCAAGGAAAGTTATGTGACTTCGGGCGGTGTAGCGGTAGGTGCTAGTCCACCGCGTGAGCATCTGCGCAGAGGTTTCGCCGCTGACCCCATAGTTGTACGTGACATAGGACGACCCAAGCAGAGTTCCGAGTGTGGTGGGCCATGGGGCCAAGCCCTGCCCAAAGGTCATTGAGTCGCCGATGCAGCCGATGAAGTAGGAGACCGGCACTGCTGGGCGCGCGAGCGAGGAGCCACAGGTGGAAACCCCCTTCTTGCAGGTCTGAAATCCCGCGATCTGACCACCCCACGCTCCCGTGCCCGACCCATCGCCGGACCCTAGGTAGATGGAGGAGGGAGCCGATTGGAGACCGATCCCAGCTCCCGAAAGCGTGACCGGAACAATGGAGCCGTCGATGGCGATACCAGGCGCACCCGACCAGTAGCCGGAGATCAGCGCAGACTTTCCAGGAGGGATCGACAGATAGCCGCTAGTCGCCGTGGAGTGGTTGCCGCTCCCGTCGATGACATCGAGCACTGCGTGGTTGCTGGTGTCGATGTAGAGGCTAGCCGAGTTGTTCGCTCCAGCCGTCCCCCGACTGGCAAGATACCTCACCGTCGGTTGCCACCAGACGGAGCGGCCGCCAGGCGTCGCCATCGCAGCGATAGCCCACGAAGTAATCGGGAGTGAATCGGTCAGCGAAACAAGATCGACATTGGATGTGCCATCTGCGAGGTTTGCCGGAACAAACGGTGTCGGGTACTCAGTGAGTTCGAGTTGCGCATCGCCAAACAAGGCGGCGCTCCCGAGGTTCTCTGACCACATCCCAGGGATCAACTGCGGATAGACAGTCGTTTGTGCGGCGCCGTCGATCCAGTAGGTAAGCCCCATTCTGACGCGCTGCGACCCGGAAACGGTCGTGTAACACATCGACGGAGGACGAAGAGTCACCTTCCCGCCATCCTCACGCCAGCACCTCACCTTGAGGCAGGTCGCATTGCAGTTCGCCCCGACCGATACCGTCTTCGATGTGCCATCATCCGAGCCAACCTCTGCGGTAAAGGTGATCGGACCGTTCGTCGCTGGAACGGTAGTGAATTGGTATGGAGCGCCTGAGTTCCCGACGGCCGTGACCTTGTACATCTGGGCGCCGGTTCGGGTGGTGACGCCCACTGGAGCAGTAATGGAAACGTTGTTCGGAACCCATCCGCCAGGCAGGTTTTGGCTGTAGCGGACCTTGTTGACCGTCCCCGGCCAGACGTTCGCGCCGATCTCCGAGCCTCCCAGGTTGTTGGCCGGGGCGCTGTTGACCGTGCTCGTGCAGGTGTAGTTCTTGGTCCCTGCGCGCGTGATCGTTAGCCCAGAGGTACCAGAAGGAACAGCGGTGCAGGAGCCAAACCGAAGTGTGACTAGCGCGGGTGGTAGACCACCCCCTCCACGGTTCCGCGTCTGAAGCCGTGTCGCGGCTGGCGCGGGGCTGCACACCAGGAGCGCCGTCAACAGAAGAAAGAATCGCATGGAGACCTCGATGCGGCGAACGTACTACTTAGCGGGGCACGCCTGTAGTACGGTGGTTCCGGTCTTGGAGCAGCAGCGCACAACAGGCACCCCACCATCGGGTGTCTTTGGCGCAGTCCAGTCGAACATAGCGCCAGCGGATACTTTCTTACCCGTACCTGTCGCGTAGCTGTTACACGGACCTGCGATGTGGAAGCGTGCAGCACTATCCTCATCGAGTTGCATGTCGTAGCGCTTGTTAGCTACGAGTGTCATCGTTCCGCCATCACCAACGGTATTGCAGGTAACTTCCAGGCAATCAACCGTTGAAGAGCTATAACCCGTCTCGTGGACGGACGCTGCTGTTTGCGGCAGCGGGACATACTCAGAGGCGCACGCAGCCCCCAGCGAGAGCAGCGTTACGGCTAGAAGCATACGCATTGAAAGTCCTCCGTTTACGACGTAAAGATGTCGTCATCAGCGAAATCGGCGAACTCGATATCACCCCGCCCCAAGTCGTCCACCGCATGCATTAGGTCAACGTGCGCTTTAGACATCTGATCATGGTAGCGCTGCATCGCGGTTTGACGGGATACCTTCTCAACGGTTTTCGCCGCTGGAACGCGAACGGTAAATAGATTCTTCAGGAACGAGGACATTACGCTTCTCCTTCTGGCGGCTTCGGAAGCGCGCGATTACGTGCCTTCGTAGCTGCGGTACGAACCAGCGTCGTGAGCTGATCAACGACAGGGAGGACCCGCTCCATGGTTGCGAGCTGTTCCTGATGTGCGCGCATGAGCAACCGAAACAAGGCCACATTGACCGTCAGCGAAATGGCAAGAAATGCCCACTCCGGCCGATCAGCCAAGAAGTTCTTGAGCCGGTCTAAGGTCTCGAAAAAGCTCACGGTGTACCTCTGCTGAGTACAGCTTAAGCATAGGCTAAACCAAGACCAAAAAAAACGAGGCGCTCCGGATAGGAACGCCCCGTTCATGAGTCATGGTTTTCGAATCGATTAGACGGCCGGGACAGTGAACAGGACAACAACCGCAAGCGAGCCCTTGGTCATGTCCTTGAGGTCGGTGTCCGAGGTCACGTTGAGCACGAGCTGCTGGGCCGACAGCGAATCGCCGACAAGCACAGCGCCATTGCCGTTGCCGTGCAGCGCGGTTCCGCTGCCCGTGGTGACGTCCGCAAAGGCGAGCAGGCCGTCATCATCGGTGCCGCCGCACTTCGCGGTGGTGGCGCTGGTGTCGCCAGCGTTGTCGATGAGGACGAGGGTGTAGTTAACAGCGAGCAGCCGCGCATTAGCCGGCAGCACCGCGCCGACGTTCTTGCTGATGGTCTTCACACCGCCAGCGAGCGCCTGCATCTCGGCCAGGCTGATCGATGCCGACACCATCTTGACGTAGCCGCTGGCATCGGTGGTGCCGAGTGCCGTAAGCTTGTCGTCATGATCCATCAGCATGCGAGCGTGCATCTCGCCTGCCTTCGCCAATTGCCCGACCAATGCCTTCTGAGCTGCGGTTGTACGAACGGCCATGATTATTCTCCTCTACGGAGGTAAAACGGGGCGCCCCCTTTTCAGAAGGCGCCCCTGTGGTTCACTGCACTTTCATCGCGATTAGATCGCGCTGAAGTCGATCACCTGGAAGGACAGGCGGTTGCCGATGCCGATGCCCGGCGCCGCGTAGGTCCAGAAGGTGATCAGGTCCGCTTCCTGCTTGATGTACAGGGTGGCGTCCTGGAGCAGGAAGAAGTTGCCGAGGTAGTTCTCGGGAGCGTAGACGTACGCCTTCTTCGTGCTGTGGACGTGGGACTTGATGGTCGTGATGACCGGGATGCCCCACAGCTTCTCCTCGTTCTCGACGCCATCGTCGTAGTGACGCGAAGCCACGTCGTTACCGACGCTGGTGGCGGGGAGGTCGAGCGACTCGTAGTAGAGGCTCTTGCACATGGTCATCTTGCCGATAGGACGCCGGCGGTCGACCATCTTCTGGAAGCCCTTCTTGAAGTCGGTGCTCGAGAAGGCAGTGGCGGCGGTGACCTGCTCAGCCACGTTGGCGGCGGCGAGCATGTCAATTGTCTCCTGCCACTTCTTGTCTTCCTGATCGGCCATGTCCTTGACCGAGTTGTCCGAGAGCATCTTGCGGATGTCGTTCTGATACGTCATCAGCTGGAACTTGCTCTTGGTGAAGTGCTGCGACTCGGTCTTACCGAAGAAGATCGAGTAGCGGGGGCCACGGAACCAGGTCCGGGGGCCTGCGCCCTGGAACTGAACAAACGTAGCAACGCTGTTCGGCTCCTTCTCGACGATCTTCTTCGGCTCGTCAGTGTTCTCATCGCGGTCGATCTCATCGTCGGTCAGCAGCACCGGCGTGATGATCTCGCGCGCGTAAGACTCCTGACGGACGAACTCGCGAATGAACGCCGAGCCCTCTGCCGCCGCTTCCTTGATCCGCCCGTCCTCGATCTTCTTGACGAAGTTCGCGTTGACGAACTGGGCGGACACCTGCTGGGTCTCAGTCTTGTACGTCATGTTTGGTGTCCTCCAACTGCTCATCCGGGCGAATCCCGGTTCGATTTTGATTCAGCATCCTCGAGTTAATTACAGCCCGCAGCCCTGCGGAACGATGATCTGGACGGTGCCTGCGACAGCATCGCCACCGGCGGGGCCGACATAGCCCATGATCTGCGCCTTGGTCGGATCACCCATCGCCGAAAGCAGCTTGACCTTGCCGCTATCGAACGAAACAGCCAGACCCGGGGTGTAGCTGCTCGCGACACCGTCGAACTGGTCGGTCACCATCGTGAAGCCGCCGTGGAGCACGGTGAGCTTCTGAACGAAGGAGCCCGAGTAATCAGTGTTGCCATCGAGCGTCACGAACACCAGCTTCTTGCCCGTCTGAGCGGCAACGCTGATGTCACCCGAGGTCGCCAGGATTGCCTTGCCGTTGGCGTCCATCGTGACGACGGCGCCAGGAGGAATGGTGCCGGCGGTCGGCGTACCGTTAGCACCAAGCTGCATGCCGTTCGGGACGTCGAGGACCTGCGCCAGCGCGGCGAGCGCCATCGGGTTGTCCACAGAGACAATGTCGAACTTCGAGTTCAGCAGGCTCATTTGGTCACCTCAGTTTATGTCGCCTCGCGGCGCGCTTAGGAGTTGATGTAGCTACCGAAGTTGTCCCAGGCGGCTTGCGCCCGGTCCTTCCTCGTCACCGGCACCTGGCTTGCCGCTTTGTCGCTGGAATGCCCCATGCTCTCCACGCTCTCCTCGGCCTTCTTGTCGAGGAGCTTCTGCACCGTGGCCAGGACGTCACCGTCAGACGATGCGAGCTTGGTGAGTACGTCCCCCGGGAGATCTTCCCCAGTGACCTCGGCAAACTTGGCAGCGACAGCACGAGCAGCGCTCTCACGAGCTTGCTTCACAGCCGCAGTCTTCTCCGCCTCGTTGGCGTCGAGAACCTTGGCCGCCTGCTCGAGCACATCGGCAACCTTGAGTAGGAACTCAGCGGACATGGGCACGCACCTTCTCGCGAAGCAGGTTGAGCGCGGTTGCAGCCTGAATAGCCTGGGCGCACTTGATCATCTTCTGCTGCTCCAACGCCGCCGCCGTCTGGCGGAGCTCGTTGGCGATCTTGCGGAGGCTTTCAGATTCCATAGCGCTTCCGGAACGTGTCTAGATCAGCGTAACTGATCTTATTGCCATTCGCAGCTTCTCGAACCAACTCAGCGACCTTCACCATCTGCTGCCCGATCTGCGTCTCGAGCTTGCTATTGGTATAGGACAGGTTTGCTGATTTCACCAACTGCTCACTCTCAAGCTTCGAGAGAACTTCATCAGCAAGCTTGCTTAGAGTCTTGATCTCGCGCGCCATTACAGCCCTCCACGATGCAGGCTGTGGCCGTAGTTGAAGCCGTTAGTCCAAGACGTCACCTTAGACTCGTCCTCGTGCTTCTGATTGTGCTTGCCGAGTGCGTAGCCACCGCCACCCGCGAGCGCTGCGGACAATGCAGCAGCGATCAGCGGATGTTCGCTGGCAGCGGAGGACAACGCCGGACCAATGCGGGACATCGCGCCCGCATTGGCCGTCTTGTACATCTCGGCGTAGGTCGCCCTGATCTCAGCGTCGTACATGAGCACCTTACTGCTGGGCAGCCTGGGCCTGACGGCTAGCCTCGATCACGTTCGCGCAGACAGCCGCGCCCTTGAGGAACTCGAGAGCAGCGGTCTTGTGGATCGCGACCACGGTGTTGTTGTAGCCCTGGACGTAGGAGTCCTCGGCCATCTTCTCGAGGCCGACGCGGTTGAGCGGGTAGCCGCCCGCCTTCGCCTGCTCGATGGCCTCCGGATTCTCCGAAGCCCACTTGTCGAACTCGACGTCCCCGGTAGCAACCTTCTCGACAGCCGGAGTCGGAGCCGGAGCGGCGGGCTGCGCAGCGGCGGCCTTCGTCCAATCCTTGCCGAGGCGTGCCACAACAGCATCTGCGAACGCGGCGCCCATCACCTGGGCCTGCTTGACCATCGCTTCCTTCTCGGCGCTGGCCAGATCTTCTGCGATCTTCATCACGTCCTCGACCGGGCCTGCCTTCGGAGCCTCGGAAGCAGTCTTCTGCGTGCTCGGAGCGGCAGCGACCGCAGCGTTCATCGCGGAGACAAGCGAATTGGTCGACGCGGTCTTCTCCTCAGGCTTCGCGGCAGGCGTGGCGGCGACGGTGATGGCGGCGGCGGCGGTCTTTTCGGAGGGGTTCTGCGATTCCCTTAGTCCCGAAAGAATGCGGTCGATCTTCATTGTGGTAACCTCACAGTTGATGGAAGTGTAGGTGAATCTCGGCACTAAGACAAATTCCCATGTGACAGCAGATACGCCACAGCAGCTTCTAGTAGGTCACGACGATCCAGGAACAGCCCGATACCCTTGTTGCAGCGTCCGCACAGTAAACCTCGAACTTTGTTAGTTGTGTGGTCGTGGTCCACATGAAGATGCGCGTGCTTTCCGTTGTTGGCGGCGACTGAACCGCAGATAGCACAACAACCTTTCTGAGCCGCGTACAGTGCGGCGTAGGTTGCGGCTGTTATCCCGTAACGTTGTTGTAAAGCCCAATTACGATCTTGCTTGTGTACCGCGTCCGGGTCTGCCTGACGGCGGCGTCTACGATAAGACAGAGTACGCTTATTTATCTTATCGCGGTTACGCTGATAGTAAGCGTGGTCATACGCTTTCTTAGCCGCTTTTTGATCATCGGTCATATTCATGAACCAGGAGTGTACCTATTTTTTCGGCTGCCCTATCGACGTCCACATCGGGCAAGTGGACTGAGTCTGTAGCCGGTTCTAGGACGTCTCCCAAGAACTCTGCCAACTTCCCCAGCGCATTGGCCCCCAAGCCATAAGCGCTCAGCGACCCCAACATAGTCAATGCCGGGTGTTCATGTGCGTGCTGCTCGAGCTTATTGAATAGACGCGTATGGATCGGGGCGTTCGGGTCGCTAACAAATTCCCCGCGATTCAGACGCGACTCGTAATCATGACCGAGTCCCGCCACCAATGCGGCTGAACCAAGCACGGGTAGTGCGACACTTGCGAACTCGTTCGCGGTGCGCTCCTGGCTAAGCTCAGTAGACGCTGGGATCGCAACGCCCTCGTCAGTCATGTACTGGGGACCCCAGTTCGGGCGTAGGTACTTGTAGCCTAGAAGGCCGGCGGTTCCTGCTGCGACGGGGCGGAGCATCGCCGGAAGACCCGGGGCCAGGAGCTTGTACGCCCCCGCAAGCATGGCACCGCCGCCAAGCATCTTCACAAGCTGCCGGCGCGCAATCTCATCGTGAGCTGCTGTCGCGGCTCCACGCGTCGTCGCGTAGCTGTGGCCAGTTGCAGGATCCCGGACATGGAAAGTATCGGTAAACGGCGGCTCCTCGGAGCGGAGGGTCGGCGGAACGAGGGCGCGGCCGAGGTAGTCCATCATCGTCGACCGCTTCTCGAGGTACTTCTCCGCCTTACCTGCAATCTCGGGCTTGACGTTTTTCGCGTTGATGTCGAACAGGTGCGTCTGCATCAACTGATCAAGCGCCTGGGGATTCTTCGCGAAAAAGTCAAAAATTTGGCCCTGAAGAGCGACCATCGCATCGAGCGTGGTCTCGTCGACCCTAACCCCCGGGGCCATCTTGGCGAGGATGAGCTTGACGAACTCCGGAGTGGTGAGGACGACTCCTGCTGCCGATAGCGTGGACAGAACTTCGGCAACCGGATGTTGCGCCAGAGAGCCGATGGTTTTGTCGTCCATCACCGGCATGTTGCGTAGAGCCGGCTGAATCGACTGGTGGTAGTTGCGAACCAGCTGCGCTTCCCCCGCAGACAGGGGCGACGTCTTGTGATCTACAGGCAGGCCGCGCACAACCTTGTCGATGTCGGAGACCTTTTGAATCGCTGCACGCTTCTCGTCCACTGCCTCCAAGTACTCCCCGAGGTCAGCGGAAGCCCGAATCTCGTAGGCAGCCTCGTGCGCGACCTTCTTCATCATGAAGCCGGTCTGGTCGGCGGGCTTGATGACCCAGGAGAGATCGAACCAACGCGGAGAGGGGTTGAGGGCGCCGTACCGCAGGCCCCTCTTGCCAACTTGGCGCAGGCCGTACTTTAGGTGCTCACAGTAGTGATTGCGCGTAGGTGCACGGTGTCCGCACTCAGTGCAGACGTCGTACTTGATACGGCAGCCCATCGAAACAGCGGGGTAATCGCCATCAGCGATGCGCTGAACAATCTCAGGTGCGAGTGTGTTGTCGATTCCGACGAGCAACTCAATGCGGTGCATCGTCGGATTCCAGAATGACTTGAGAATGTCCCCTACAGCCTTCTTGGGGTCCTTGTTGACGTGGTGCATGTAATTCTTGCCCATCGTCTCAAAGGACTTGTAGTGGAACGGGATGGTGTCTTCCTGGGTGATCCAGCCGTCCACCATACCCCGCTCACACTCGGAGTGGCCGCACGTCGGCTTGAATCCAATCCGGTACGGCGACTCGTTGAACCCGTCCCCGTTGCGGTTGAGATCGTAGAACTCGTAAGCACCGAGCGCCAAAACGAGAACAATGGTCATTCCCGGCTTGGGCTCTACGCTCTTGATGAAGTCGCCGGCTTCGCTCGCCGTCTTGACGTTGTCGAGCTCGCGCAGAGGACGACCGTTGGCACCCCAGAGGAGTACCGGCCGCACCACTGACTCTCCACCGAGAGTCTCGTCGAGCTCGATGATCTTACGCAAGGAGGCTCCTAATCGCCTCGACCATGTATTCACGGCCGAGCAGTTGCGTCATGCGCGCCTTCTGCGCTTCATCGCCGGAGAGCTTCGTCAGCTGTTCCGAAATGACAAGATCCGTGAAAACAGCAGTGGCGAGCTTGATGAGGCCATCAGCAACGGCCTCAGGTGCTGCGGCTAGCTTCTCGCCTGTGGCTGCATGCGTGTCGCGCAGCGACAGAACTAGCTGAGTCATCGCGGCAACCCCGGCTTCTTTACCGAGTAAAGTGCGCTGGGGGAATTGCTCAGAGGCTACCTTGAGCGCGCGCTCGATGACGCTGTCGCACAGCTTCGCGTTCTCGACCTGGCTGCGCGTTGCAACCTCGCGGTCCTCAGCGGAGGCCCACTTCTCGAGGCTGGCGCCCATCTTCAGCGCTGCCCAAAGATCGGCGTAAGCGGGATTCATTACTTCGTCTCCTTCAGCCCCTCGAGCGCTGCAAGGCCGGTCTTGATGGCCGTGTCCTGAATTAGCTGCATCGCGAGCTTGGTGCCGATGTACTCGTAGAGCGCGCGCTCGTTGTCGAAATCGACCCCGTAAAGCGCACCTGCGACCTTGTGGAAGCCGTGGACGCGAATCGCCTCCTTGACCTCCTCCGGCACCTGAACATTGATCTCGGGAACTTCGATTGCCATGGTCGCCTCGCTAAATTACTTCCTGCTGAAGCCGCCCGTGAGCGTCTTCTCGGTTTCGATGAGGTTCTTGATGGTGGCGTAGTTGACGCCCGAGCCAGTGATCGCCACTTCACGAAGGAACGAGCGAACCGCATTGATATCCGTAGAAAGCGTCGGGGCAAAGCGTACCATCGTACCGAACGCCTCCATGATCATCGTGCGCCCTTCGGGGTGGTTGTTGACGAAATCGTGAACGCTCGGATCGCTTCGAATCAGCGACTCGACCATCTTCTGACGAGCCGGATTAGTGATCACCGAATCGCGGATTGAGCCAACCAGGCTGCCCAGTCCCGAGAAGATGCGGTCAGCAACGCCCTTACCGATCCCGCCGCCGAAGCCTTCCTGGAAGCTCTTGATAGCGTTGTTGTGCACTTCCCCTGGAATACCGCCAAGAGAGTACTTCGGCACAGCGGCCACGCCCAGACCGTTGAAGCCGAAGCCCATCTGATCGGCCTTCTTCTCGAGAAACTCGTCGATGCTTGCAGTAATGACTCGGCTGGGGTCGCGATTCATGGCCATCAGATCCTTCTCGTTCTTCTGCTGGGACGAGTGGAATGCGTTCCAAAGTATAGGCGCCGCGACAGCCGTCCCGATGCCCAAGCGCATAAGATTCGGATTCTGGCGTAGATACTGCCCTGCTGAACCCAGCGCACGCAAGCCTGATGTGCCTGCTGGCGCAAGCACCTTGTTGATGATGCTTCCGCCAAGGTGAAACGCCTCAGGGATCGTCTCGCCTAGAACACGCTTAGCACCCGAGAAGATCTGCTCTCCACGGTGAATATTATTCGCAACATGCGCAGAATCAGCGGGCATGCTTGCAGCAACTTGGCCCGGATCAAACGGCCAAGCATTCTTTTCAAAGGCGTCTTCCACCATCTTCTGGAAGATAGGATTACGCACTTCAGACTCCCTGCTTCTTAATCCACTCGAGGCCATTGCGGAACTTGACGTAAGCGTGCCGTGCATCAACCGCTTCCTTCAAGAGGGCCAGCTCCGGGGTCTCCTCAGTGACGCGGCGATCTTGAAGCTCAGCGACCTTCTCATTGATGAGCTCTGCGTATTCGCCGCGACGAAGATCGGCCCAAAGCTGCTTTAGCTCCGGGACTGCGTCATGTCCAAACTCCGCGTACGCATCCTTCTCAAAGTCATCGAGCTTAGGGCCGTAACCGGGGGCGCGCTTGAACGTCTGGGCGAGCGCGGCGATCTTGTCCTCCCACCGACGTCCGGCAGCAATCTGCTCTACGTTAAAGTCTTCGGCGAGCTTGCGAAGCGCCAGGATAGCGAGGTCCCGGCGCATCGGCTTTTCAGGCGCAGGGACGAACTCACTAGCGACCTTCTCCGCGTCGTCAAACTTGTGCCCGAGGCGCTTCTCCCGCATCAGATCGGGGATCTCCTCTGCCAGCTTGTCATTGAAAATATTAGCGGACTGGGGCACTTCGCTCGCCTCCTCGGCGAACTTCCGGATCACCTGTTCCGGATCGCCGACGTCGAATTCGACCATCTTGTCGCCGTCACTCTTGCGCTTGAAGCACTCCTGAAACGTCGACACGTTGGACAGCCGCACCAGGGTACGAATCTCGTCAGGATTGAGCGAGTTCTCCCGCGCAACCTTCATAGAGAGTTCATTGATGCTCTTCTTCGTAGTGACGTGCTGAAGAGCAATGTCCTTTGCACGCTCCACGAACTCAGACTCATTCCAGGGCATCGAAATCTCCTAGTGCAGGATGTCGGAAATAGGGACGGGTGCCTGCTCAGGCTTCAGCGTATCATCCTTCGCTTCCAACGCCATCCGCAATTCATCCACCGCTTCCTTGGTGGTGTGCGGATCAATCTTCTCTAGGCTCTCGGCATTTCGAATCGCCGTGCTCCACCACTTAAGAGCCTCCTTCGCGGTATTGCTTGAAAGCGCATTACCCTTATGCGCCAAGCCCCGGAAGTAAGCATCGATCATGGTCTTGCGGATTACGAAACGTGTGTCGAGCTCCCCGCCACCGTCGCCATAAGCCCAGCGCAGATACGTCGGGCCCACAGACACTGCGGTGTGCACGAGCTCTTTACCGTACGGGGAACCTTCGTAGTCCCGTGCGTAGGAGATCACCTCAAGCTTGTTGCGAAACACCGACATGTCCATGAACAGGTAGCGGTAAACCTCGAGCACGGCGGGCGGGATGCTCAGCACGCGCGAGATTTCGTCCATGGCGGTACGGGCCAAAAAGAAAGCGTCCACGACCGGCCGGTGGTCCGCATTCTCGTAAAGGTCCGCCGCATACGCCACTGTGTCGAGAGGACAACGCTGCCCCGAAAGCCGCGTATACAACGCGGCCTCCAGGGCGTCGGTTGGGGCCGGGCCGCCCTTGGCGAGTGCCTCCTGTGTAGCGAGGCACCTATGATCGGGCGGCATCAGCACCGGCTACTCCTGACCCGCGTTCTCTGTCGGCCCCTTGATGACTAGGGACTGTTGGTTGATCTTGAGAATCAGATCCCCCATTCCCTTGAAGACGTTACGCAGATTGTCTTCCAGGGCGATGAAAGTCTCGTTCCCTACGTCGCCCTTGATGTTGCTCTCGTCCATCCAGAGCGACAGCAGTACACGCCCGATGTTGTCGAGCGACTTCTCGAGGTTCGGGATGTACGCCGCAACCAGATCCTTGAGCTGCGGGGTCTGCGCCATCGTCGCCAGCGAAGCCGCGTCGAAGACCCCTGCATCATTGAGCTGGCCCGCCTGCTCCATGAAGCTGGGGTTGACCTGCTGCATCAGGCTCTCAACAGTGCCGTCGTCGGCATTCATCATCGCCATCGGCGGCTGCTGTTGCTGCTGCGACGGGTCCATGCCCTGCTGCTGCATGGCCGCATTCGGATCCATACCCATCTGGCCCATGCCCTGCTGCGGGGCGGCAGCGCCCATCACAGGGCTCTGCTGCGGCGGCTGTTGCCCCTGCACCGGCGGCGCTCCCTGCATCGGGGTTAGCTGCTGAGCCATACCAGGCTGCATCGGAGGAGCAGCAGGAGCCTGCGCGCCGACTGGCTGACCCGCGCCCATCATAGACGGGTCCATCGGGCCTGCCATCGCCGCTGCCATCGCCGCCGGGTTACCCGCCGCGCCGCCCCCGGTAGCAATCTGTTGGGTGCGCTGCTGGATGTTGTTCAGCAGTTGCATCTGCTGCTGAAGCGCCAGCATCTGGCCCTGGATGTTCTGCATCTGCTCGGCAACGGCCATATCAACCGGCTGCGGCTGCTGAGCGGCCTGCGCCATCGCCATCTGGTCCATCGCTGCCTGTGCCGGGTCCTGCGCCGCAGGGTCGCCGCCAGCACCGCTGTCCTTCTTCTTCGGCGGCTTGCTGTCACCCTCGGCCACCTTCAGATGCGCGGCCACCTTCTCGTACTTCGCGGGGCTGAGGACAAAGAACTCAAACACACCGAGTTCCTCGGCCTGCTTCAGTGCTGCCTCAGCATCCTCAACCGAGATGTTCTTCTCGGTTGCCAGCTTGCGCAGACCGTCGACGAAGTTGACCGGCTGACGGTCAATGAGCCAGGAGGAGTCGCCGTAGGGCTTACGCACAATGACCCGCTCTGCGCCTTCCTTATGAAGCGCGTCAAGAGTCCAGTGCAGGATGTCCTTCGGGTTCGAGAAGAAGTCCGAAGTAGTGACCTCGCCCTTAGCCTGGAGGAATACGAAATCTGCCGGGAGGTAGACGACGTGGCTGTGGGCAGGAACAACGAGCTTGCTCAGCGACGACTTGGGGTTCAGGAGCAGCGTCTTCTTGCCGCCAGCGCCGAGAACCTCGATCATCTTCTTGCCGTCGGACTCGCTAACCGCCTCGATCCATAGCGGCGTCGTGGCGACGAAACTGGCGCCCCGGCGCTGCACGAAGATACCGAACTGCCCCTTGCGAGGTCCGGCTGCGGCGGTATCGCCAACCGTGGCCTTGTAGACCTTCGAACCCTCGAGCTCACTCATGGCCACCTGCTCGCCAATCAAGCGAGAGGTGTCGATGAGCTTGCCGTCCTCGGTGATCCCAACGTAGCGGTCGACGTGTGGCAGGCGCAGGGTGTTCTCACCCTGGGCTAGGAGGTCGTTCTTGGTTTTCGAGTGAACGTTGCGCGGCGTAACACGCTTACCCTGCGTATCCGCAAACAGGTTGATCGGGTTACCAATGATGAGCGCAAGCGTAGGCTTGCCGTCTAGACCCCAGAGTCGATACGCACCGGCATCCTTCGGCTCGTGCAGGTCACGGAAGACCTGCACCTGCACCGGGCGATTGAGTTCCTTCCGGTCATCCTTGGCGTAGTAGCCCTTGACGGCAACGCCCTGGAACGCCAGCGGCGCCTTGGGACCAAAGATGTCCTTGAACTCGCCTGGCGTGGTGTTCTTGTCGGCGATGTAGAGCGCGCCACCCTTCAGCGGAACCTTGCCGCCGTAGTCCGCAACCTTGAGAGCGTTGAGCAACGCTTCCTTGCCGTAGTGCTTCACTGCGAGCTTTAGCAGGGGCTTGTTCTGCTCGTACACCCGCGCTACTGCGAGCTTCACGGCGTCGGGGGACCGGGACAAGAAGTGCAAGTAGAGCTGCTTCGGCTCTTGCTGGTCCTTGGCGGCATCGAAGACACAGCCGGCCAGCTTCACCGCGAGCTCCTGCTTCTCATTCTCCGAAGCGTAGCTGTAACGACCTGTGGTCGGCGGAACCACGGTATTGCGGATGTCCACGTCCGTCGACAGCGTCTGCGGCTGCTTGACCCCGTTGCCGAGCTCATCGAGCGAGAGCTTGTCGAGCTCCTCGAGCCATTCCTTGGTCAGCGGCAGGAAGACGTTGAGATCCTTGAAGTACAGGATATCGAGTGGCTTGATCTGGTTTTCCGCCATGACCACAGGAACGTAGATCGTCTGTCCACGACGCATCAGGACGAACGCGCCCACACCCGAACCTGCCTCAGGGTCGCTCTCCAGGATCTTGAAGGTAACTACGTCCTGGCTGATGCTAGGAAGCTTGGTGATCAAGACAGAATAGGCCATCTGCGACAGGCCCTGGTCGAACATCGACTTTGCTTGATCACCGGTAGGCGCCGGCGCCGCCATCGCCTGAGTCCGGGGAGACATCATTGGCATTGGTCACTCCTCAATCCAATTGTAGGCCCAGAAACCAGAAAAGCCGCCGGGGCGAGTGCCCAAGCGGCCTTTGCTGGGCCTGTAAAGTTGTCGCCCGAGAAGTTACTTCTGAGCCGTGGCGATCTTGTTGATCTCCTCGAGGAGAGCGCTCTTCTTCTCGCCCTTCTCTTCCTTCTTCGGCTCCTTCGTCTCCTCGTTGCCCTTCAGCGCGGCCATAGCCTCGGCAGCGTCGCCGCCCTGCTTGTTCTCCGACGCCTTCTTCACCGAGGTGATGTACTCGGCCCGCTCACCCTCGTCCATGCCCATCATGTGGCGCACGGCCGCGACCTTCTGCTCATCACTCAGGTTCGTGGGAAGCTGCGGAACAACCTCGGCCGCGCACTTGTTGAAGAGGGCCAGGAACTCCGCCGAGTAGCTGGCGGCCTTCGACGCCTCAATCACCGAGTTGCTGCCCGAGACGGTGCGGCTCGGGGTAACATCCGGCTTCTTCTCAAGACCAACACGAGCGGCCTGCGGCTCGGAGAAGTTGGCGTTGCCCTGGCCAACATGGGCGTACTCCTCGGGGCGCTGCTTCTTGTCCAGCGCGCCGACCTCGGTGGTCTTCGCGGCCTGGTCGAAGGTATTGCCCTTGTCGCCACCCTTGATCAGAGCACCGGCGATCTTGCGAACCTCGCTGTAGAGAGCCTCGGACGCCTTCTTGCCCGGGTCCTCGGTCAGCGAGTTGCCGCCGGACGGGCTCTCCTTCGGCTGCTTGTCGTGCTTCTCGAGCGAACCGATGTGGCCCTGCATGGTCTTCAACGAGCTGTCACCAGTCGGCACCTGGTAGGTGCCCTGCGGACGCTGCTTCTCGTCCAGCGCGGCGATCTCGTGAGTCTTCGCAGCCTGCGCGGGCTTGTTGCCCTTGTCGCCACCCTCGATGAGGGCGCCGGCCTGCTTCGCCTCGGCGGAGGCCTTCTCCATCAGCTCGACCGCGACCTTCGACGCAACCTCGCCGTAGGTATCGGCATCAACTTCGGAGGCGCTCTTGTACAGCGTCTCGGCGCCCATCTTGGCCGCTGCCGCAGCGGGCGGACCGCCAGCGCCAGCCTGTGCCATCAGCGCCTGGGCGATCTCGATCAGCTTCTGAGCAACCGCCGCGACCTCCTCAGGAGAGTGGCCCTGCGGACCAGACACCTCAGGACCGGCGCCCGGACCCTGGGGGCCTGCCTGCTCGGGCATCTTGTCAGCGACCTCGTCAGCGGCAGCGTCGGCTGCCTCCTTCGACGGGAACGCAACCACGCCCTGACGAATAAGCTCGTGGGCCACGCCACGGACCGCTGCACGCTTGAACAGACCCATTTCAGTCTCCTCGATTCCGAAACTGGCCGCAGCATAGGCCAGAGCTGTCAGTTTTGCAAAGTGGGAAGGCAGGATGTGCCATCACCACACGAATATAGGCCAAACTACTCAAAACATCACAACCGCGTCGGTCTTCCTGTTACGGCTGACATCCGATCCGACAGTGCTGGCTGATCCTGTTGCTGGGCGACCATGTAGGGAGACCAGGACCTACGCTGCGACTTGTCATCAAACGCAGATCCGAGAGATTGCCCCAAGCCGCCCGCCAACATCGACCCACCGAGCTGTCCAATAGCGCCTAGGGGTGCACCCGCGAACCCGCCGATGATGCCACCCAGTGTACCGCCAACAGCGGAACCGCGCATCTCCGGCGGCAGCTGCGATGCCTGATAAATACTTAGAGCAGGCAGGCCGTAGTTGAGTGCGGTACTAAGCGTACCGCCGATAGGGCTCTTCTTGAAATCTGGCATCTTAAACATGTCGCGGTACATGCCGCCTTCGTTGAAGAGCTGATTGTTCTTCAACTGATGCCAGTACTGTGTCGGGCTGCCTACCAGGAAATTCTTCATCCGACCCGGCCAAGACTTAAAGTCGGGGGTCACGGCTTCGCGCAAGCGGCCTGGCAAGGTAGACCAGTCAGGCTTCATGGCCTGACCAATTTCCTGCAAATGCGGTTTTACGGCTGCCCCGACGCTACCCCAGTTGATCGCGGTCTTCTCCAACCCGAAGGCTGAGAAGGCGGCAGCACGTCCTTGTTGTTGGAAGTGGTCGAACATCAATACCGTCCGTCAGGGCCGGATCCAAACTCCGCACCGTAAGCATAGGCCGGAACAGGGTGCGTACCGTGGATATCCGAGACATCCCCAAAGTGTACGCCCTTCAAGACGTAATCCTTGAGGTAGCGGTGTGACATACGCGCCATCCAGTCAGGGTGCAGCAGAGGGTTACGCGCCATAGGCTTCATCACGAATTCAGCGCGCGGTGCGTTCTCGGCTACGTCCACCGTCTTGTAGCCATTGATCTTGAGCGTGTTGAGCACGGACCCCGTAAGCGGCGTTCCCACTGTAAAATGGAGCGTTTCTTTACCGAGTAAATGCCCTTCGGCCTTGTCGATAGAAAGGCTCTTGGTGTCCCCTTCAAGCGCGTTCTTGTAGACCGGGTAAGACACAATCTCCCCACGTAACAGCTCTGGATGCTTCTCAGAGTGATCGATAATCTTGACGTGGTTGAGTTCGGCCTTCGCCAGCAACTCGAAGTGACGCTTATCGAGCTCGCCCGCCTGCGCCTTGTAGACGTTGAATAGCGCGTCCGCAAGATACTGACGTCCCGCACCTAGACCCTTGTGTTGCACAACCTCATCCGGCTTAGGGATACCCTCGGACAGAACATCCCCCGCCTCGACCGCCTGCCCCGGCTTCACAAGAACTTCAAGCAATGGTGAGACGTAGTGCTCATGACCGGCGACAGTGACGTAATTACCGCCGTGAGGGGCCGCGACCACGGACTCCACCTTGCCAGGAACTTCAGACAGCGTTGCCTTGTGGACGAAGCTCTCGGGGATCTCAATGAGCTGGCGGACACCCTGAAGACCCTCGGGCATCTTAGATGCACCCTTGAGGAGACGAACGCCGTGCTTGGCGCTCAAGGAGAACTGTGTCAACGGCTCAGACAAAGCTTGTGCGGCACGAACGCCGACGTTGACGCCGATGGCGTGTGGGCGGTCACGCTCGTCGAGGCCTTGGCACTTGCGACAAACACCTTCGTGAGCCTCGCACGTAAGAGGAGACCTGACAATCACTGTAGTGTGCTTGTCGCGAAGCTTCGTCGCCATGTCTGGCGTGATCGCAGTATTCCGCTTGAAGCTGTCCACATCGCGCGCCAAGTAACGCCCGATGAGATGACCCTCGGATGTAGCAACTGGAATACCGTTCTTTGTTCCGCAGTCGTCTGTGGTGACGACGAGCGGGTACATGTTGTTTACGAGGATCTTCGCGAGATCACCAGGCTCTGCAACTGAGGTAGAGCTCTTGACCGTGTTAATGCGTGCTTCGTTACCCGCGACCCAGTAATCGGCTGGTGCGAGCCCCTCTGAATACGACTTACCAATCAACCAGGGAGTCAGCACGCCTTTGGCATCCACCGCGGCCACAGGTGAGCCGACGATCTTCATCAGCTGCGGGATGTTACCGCGAGCACCGGACAAGGCCATGGGAGCCATGGAGCCTGGGTGCTCCTTCGTATGCGACAACATCTTGTCTTGCGTGTCGAGAATGATCTTTTCACGCGCGGATTGTGTCTGCGCTTTCTTGAATGCCTCAACTGCGGGCATCAAGATCTCGTCACGCTTTTTATAATGCGGTGCGACGTCGTCCAGACCGACGGAGACGCCTTCAAGCGTGGTGATCTCGTCGCCTACACGCTTCAGCTTACTAACCACCTCGACATACTTGTCGGGTGATTCCTTGCCGATAGCTGTGAGTTTCTTGACGAGCGCGGACTTGGTCAGCGGCTCAGAGCCACGATGCTCCGCCGGCAAAACGTCATTGACCAGCAGTTGACCGAGCGTCTGTGCCATTTAGACTCCACCGTTCAGCCCCATCATGCCCGGGAAGGCGTTGTGGCTGCTGGTGCTCGCCCCCTCAAGACTGGTCGGAGTACCCCATCGTGGGGTGTTCTCGAGGTTGCGCCGCTGCTTCTTTTCTGGCGAAGGCTTATACGCCTCGGACTCGGTGCGAAGCAGCTTGCTCAACCGCTCCGCACCGAGATGCTCCGGTCCTTCAGGCATGCGCTGCCGCGCCATGAATTCTGACGCGACACGCACACCGAAGGCGCTCAAGGCGTCCTCAATACCCTTGTCGTACGTGGCCGCCTTGAACACCATGGATTACTTGACCTCAGGAGCAGGTGCGGGTGCTGGCGTCGGGGCTTCCGCCTGGTCACGCGTCAGACCAAGCTTGGCGAGCAACAGAGCCTCAAGCCGCTCCTTGGCCATCTTGTCCAAGCCGCGACGAGCCGCCTCCTCCTCCGCCCACTTAAGCGCCTCCTCGAGCTTTACGGCGCCCGCTGGCTTCTCGCCAGTGGTCGTGACCTTCTTACGCGCCCACTCCTCAGCATAACCAATGGCGTGCATGAGCACATTGTGGAGTTCGGCTTCCTTTGCGGCGTCGAGCTGCACGTTCGTCTTCTTCTGGAGGTAGCGAATCAGAACGGTGGCGAGAATCGGGACGACGACCGAAACCACAACGGTCAGAAGGTGATCGAGAATTGTCGCGAGATACGGGTTCATGGGTTCTCCTTCCCCTTGAGGGCGATCTACGGTGCGGAGAAATCGTAGCCCAATCCGGTTAGATGAACAACTCCGGCCCCTTCTTCAACGAAGCCGGCGGGGTCTTCTGTTCCTTCCAACCCACATTGGGCACGGTGGGAACCGCCTTCTTGGCAGGAACTCGGGCTTCTGCCTTTTCGCGTGTCTCGAAACCAAACTTCGCCCACGCGTCTTGTGCGCCCTGCTCATAGTGTCGGTTCATTTGCTGATCTCCACCAAGTCGTTGATGTTGAGCTCACCCTTTTTATAGGCAGCCATGGCGTCAGCCTTAGTCTTGAACTTGTGGACCTTGCCGTCCGACTTCTTCGCCGTGGCGATGTGAACGCCGAGCACAGCTTCGTGGTCCGGCGCGACCATAAGGGCGTTGCGGTTCTTGTCCCCAAAGATCAAGTGCGACAACGTCATTCGCTTAACATCCTCGACCGCCTGCGGTAGTACAGGAGTGTGGACTTGGAAAGTGTCCCCGTCGTAGTCCGCGTTCATACCCTTTTCAATGAACGGGTTGACCGTGATCGTCTTACCCGCGACGGGCACTGCGTACGCGCCGACGATGCCGTAGCGGTGAAGCGTAGGCGCACGGTTCACCATGACCGGGCGCTCCTTCACCTCGGCCATCAGGGCGTCTCGCGCGGCAGGGTGCTTGTTCTCGTACATCTCCTTCGCCTGAACAGCCCCGAAGCCGCGCCGCACAAGCCGTGCGATGACGAACTTGCCGAACATGTTCCAGAGCATCTCTTCCGGGATGCCGACCTCATCCATGCCCAGGGACCCGTCAGGAGCAATGGTACCGCGACCAGACAAATCCTGCTGGCGCTTCATGATCTTCTTCTGGAAGAACGAGCTCTTCGGGGTAGTCTTGCCTGTGAGGTGCTCCAGGAAGCCCTTCACGTTCCGCTTCTCGAGCTTTGGGTTGTCTGTCTCATGCGTGCCGATGACAGCGCCAACGGCCCGGAATAGATTCTCCCGCAGCTGTGCGTGTTCCTCCGGCGGTAGCACCGGCGTGGCGTTCTGGCGACGCAACGTGGTGTTGTGCATGAACGCATTCTGATACAGGTAATTCGAATCACCCACGACGAGCTCTTGGCCGCCACGTCCGGGGAGCACCGGGCGCGTGATGGGTGGGATCACCGGCAGCTTGGACAATACGTAGGCGTCCCCGGCGCGCATACCGGCCTTCTTGAGTCCCTCTAGATACTTAATCTGCTTGACCAGGTCATCGAGTGCCGAATTACGGGCGGTCTTGATCTGGGTACGCAGTTCCTTCAGGCGCTCCTCGACATCGATAGCGTTGAGCTTCCGCTTTAGCGCGGCGCCACCCAGTTCAAAATGCATCTTGTCGAGATCCTTGTTGCTCAGACCAAGCAGGCGCCGAGCAGGCTCGACAAAGACAGGGTTGAGCACGGGTTCCGCTAGGTCGACATGGGTCCAGCGAGTGCCGGTAGTGCCGCCGGTCAGTGCGGGATCGAAGAATCCTCCGCGCTCTGGAGCGAGATCCTTGGCGCGCACTAGTTTCTCGTTCTCAATGGCACCAGACGACAGGCGCTTCACATCGGCGTCTGTCAGGGGGAGCAGGTGCAGCTTGTTGCCTCGCTTATCCACACGGATGCCCGCCGCGTGCATCATCGCCACGAACTTGTCAAAAGCGAAGGGTGCGCGGGCGGCAGGAAGCGGCAGCCCCAGTTGAATGGCTCGCCAAAACTCGTCGTTGCGTTGACTCTTAACCGTCGCCGTTTCCTTGAGCACGTTGCGCGCGTTGTGCGCCACCAGGGCGTTGAACTCCATGGCGCCGATGCCCTTCGCCCCTTCGTCACCACCCTTTGTCGGCTGCTGGTTTACGTCGTAACTACCGGTTCCGCGCGCAGCGAAGTTCGACTCCGTGGTCTTAAAAAGTCGCAACGTGTACTGCGGGCCGACCAGGACACCTTCGATCTTCTTGCCCGAAACCGGGTCGAAGACGGTTTCCTTGTCCTGGATGTCGTGTTCCTTGAGCAAGCCCTTCGCCCACTCGACATTGTTGCGACCCGAGAAGCTAGGGATAACGATAGGCTTGCCCGTCTTCTCAGCCACCTTCGCTACTGCGGTTTCGATGATCTGTGCCGGATTAATACGGCTGATGACGCCGGCCGAGGTATAGAGGATGTCGATAGGCTTACCCTTAGCATCCTGCACCATCTGCTCACTGGGGACGATGCGGGATACGACGCCCTTGTTGCCGTAGCGGCCGGCGAGCTTGTCGCCGACACGCATGGGCTCGCGTGTACGTACGGTCACGACGATGCGCTTGTTGGACTGGAAGACGTCGATCACCTCGCCCTCGAAGTCATGATCCCAGGTACGCACAACCTCCTTGAAAGGCCGTGCCAAGGACTTCTTGAGATTGCCGAGTAGTACATCAGTGGCGGTGGGCTTGGACTTCTGCACGCCCACGATCAGAGGGTCGTGGGGCAGGACCTTCTGACCCCGCTTGACCACACCCCCCTCGCTTAGCTTCGCGTACTGATCCATCGAGTAGTGGCTGCCATAGTACTGTCGATGGATTTCACGACCAACGGTCATGTCGGGCTCTGTCTCGAGGAGCTCCTTGTACATGTGCTCGGAGGTCAACTTCTTTGCGGCACCTTCAGAGATCACAACGGCGTCGTTAGAGTTGAGTCCGTAGTACGCCATATAGGCGACCTTCATGTTCTTGCCGAGGGCAAGCGCGCCGTCGCGCGTGAAGTTCGACTCGGCGAGATGCTGATCTTCCTTGACGTGATCCCCGGCCTTCACATTAAGCGTGTGCGTCAGGTACGTCTTGGAAGCGAACGGGAAGTTCGTCTCATAAGGGATCTTGATCAGATCTTTGTCGGCGGCTTCCTTCTTACGCTCCTCCAGGTAGTCGTCCTTGAACTCATCCCAGGAAAACTCGTCCATGTTGCCGAAGCCCCATTCGGGGCCGTGCTTTTCGTATGCCGCCTTGGCCTCAGCCTTGTCAGCGAACCCGATCATGCACTTGTCTTCGTCGTAGTTCCCTTCCTTGTCCACCTGGTGGACGACGAAGACCTTCTCAAAGACGCCGTCTTCCTTTAGGTAGACGTCAACACACTCATCATCATCACCCGTCGTCTTGGGGATGTAGCCGTAGCAGACGGACATCGTCTTCGACCACTTCTCGCCCGTCTCGGGATTTGTGCCCGTGCGCTCATCCCCGGGCTCGAGCTCGATCTTGAAAGTAACGCCTTCGACCGTCTTCTGGCGCTTAGCAACGCCAGCGAGCTTTGCCTCTTCTGCGTGCTTCTTGCCCGAGGGGTCGAGATAGATGTACTGCGAGTCGATCTTGACGATCTTGCCAGAGACGGGTGCCGTCGGAACAACCAACTTACCAAACTCTTTCTCGAAGCTCGAGTGCTCCCCGACACCTGTACCCACCTGAACCAGCGGAGCCTCGCGCTCCACAAGCGGAAGGGCCTGCGTCTGCATCTTGCTGCCCATCGTGGCACGGTTGCCCTGAATGCTCTCAATCATCGGAATCAGGTTCGACGTCGGCGAGAGCATCTGCGAGGGGCTAGTGAGTTGGTACTGTACCTCGGACGCCTGGAGGTGCTGCACCTGGCCCTTGTAGATAGCGTCCACAATGCCCGACAGCTTCTGATTCGGGAAAGCTACCTTGGCGTCGAACACCTGCTTTGCAGAGAGATGCTCGGTCTTACCTGTCTTGACGTTCTTAGCGAGCGTGTAGAGGTTGCCCTTCTCGTCGCGATGGGCAAAAAGAGCCGCACGGATGTCCACGCCTGCCTTGAAGGACTCGGGGGTACGTACCGGGTCCAGGATGCCGAAGTGCGTGGGGTGTAGTTGGCGCGCCTCCATCGGAATGGCGCGCTCGGACGAAATGCCGCCTTCGCCCAAGCTCGTAACCTTCACAGCGTGGTCTACCATCTCCATTGGGTTGATCTGGGTGGGGATGGAGGACAGCTGTGAGCCTGTCAGGAACGCGCGCAAGCCGCTCGAGAAAGGCGCCGCAGGCATCAGCTCCCGGATCGTTGTCTTGGAGGCGGCTCGCCCCTTGACCTTCGCCGCGATTGCGCGCGAATCAAGGCCCAAACGCTCCTTGATGAAGTCATCGACCGAGTGGAAGGTCTTGTAGATCAACGAATCCCGGTCGTCCACATCCGCGCCAGACTTGTAGATATCGAGCAGCTTCTTCGAGGCATCCAATAGGGCCTTGGACGAAACCTTGTTGTGCTGGGCCCCCAGCGTAAGTTCGTTGACATCGCCGTCCATGATCGAGCGATCAAACTCGCGCTGAATCGCGTCAACCCGCATCTCGGAGGTCGTAGCCGTCTGCTTAGAGGGGTGCAGCAGCTTTCCGTAGAACTTGTCTACGGCCTTGTCTTCGTGACCTTTGAATGCGGCTGCGTTGGTGTTCGCGACCTCAGACCCCCAGTGCTTCGCGATGTCGTCATGTGGGACACCCAGCTTCCGGAGCAGCGGGTAGAGCGGCACTGTCGTAGTGCCGATCTCGAGCAGTGGGTGACCCCGCTTCGGCTCCAGCGACAGTTTGAAGTTGGGGATCTTTACGACGTTGAACGCCGCCTCGAGTTCTCCATTTGCCCGACGGCGGGTGTAGACACCCGGCTTCATGCGAATCTGGTTAGCGACCTGATACTCATTGCCGTCAACGATGAACGTGTGGCGCTCAGTGAAGTATGGGAGGTGTAGGAGAGTGAAGTTCTTCACGGTCTCCAGGACATGCCCATCCGGTCCCCGCAACGTCAGTGTGCCCTTCACTGGCTCATGGAGGGAGCTGCCTTCGAGCAGGGCCTGCTTCTGCTCATTCGGGCCGTAGTCCCGCTCGTGTACCTTGACGTCCTTCAGCTCGATAGTGTGTTCGCGCACCTTCAACGGGAAGGCTTGGACAAGGCCCTCCACCGCCTTCTTGCGAATCTCGGAGCGCCGGGTCTGGGCATCGGTCAAAACTGGGGTCAGATTCATGACCAGAAGTATAGCGCTCCTGGTTGGTATCAGTACATGTACCCGACACATTGTCGGGTATAAACGCAGCTGAGAGGGAGTGTGTGATGGCAACGAAACAAAAGGGCGCCGGGGCGATTCCGCTCGCCACCCTGGCGCCCGTTCCGGACCTCAAGCTAGCCGTCGTTGGTGTTGTCGATGGCCGCGAATCGGAGATGGCAGCCCGACTCGGGGTCAGCGGCGACAAGATGTCGAGGATGGCCACGGTGGTCCGGGACGCCTGCGTGAAACAGGGGCGTTGCTTCTTCTGCGGTAAGGAGAATGATGCATCGTTCAAGCAGGCTGCGAAGTTGGGGTGGATTCACCTCCGTCCGATCCTCTGCGCCTGTGTGGCGGAGGCGCGAGCGGGGTACCGCGAGTACATGCCGAACTGGGAGCAGCAGGTCGGCATGATCGCGGCGAAGGTGGGGGCGCGTGAGCTCGATCCGACGACGCGCGTCTACATGAACACCTGCAAGGACAAGGGCCCCAACTGCTTGGGGACCATCATCGTCACGGCAGGTGACGTGGCCAAGAACGTCGGAGAACGCGGGAACCACATGAAGTGGACCCGCTGCCGCAATTGCCGCAAGGCGCACCAGGCCAAGCGGCACGCCCAGCAGAACGTCCAGCAGCACGCCCAGCAGAACGTCCAGCAGCACGCCCAGCAGAACGTCCAGCAGCACGCCCAGTCGAAGAACGCCCTGCACAAGCAGAAGCACAACAAGCAGCGGCGTGGAACGCCGCTCACCGCATCGGTCGGTGAGCTCGTTCGTGCACACCAGCCCAACGTCGAGTCGTCGAACCTCCAGCAAGAGATGACGACCTACTTCGGCAAGGACGCCGAAGGCGCACACATCGGGACCGAAGTGGCATCGGCACAGCCGGCCACCGGTAGCACGAAGCAGGGATAGGTGGCCATCCGCTACCTTCACCTGCTCGCCAAAGCGCTCTTCGGAGTCTAGAAGTAACGTCGATGCGGGCCAGGGAGATTCCGTCTCCCTGACCCGCTTTTTTGGCTTACAGATCGGATTCTGGCATCCCGTCCGGCGGAGCACCCTGAGCCATTGCGATCTTACGCGCCGCACGCATGCGCTTGTGGTTGGGCTTGAAGGTATACCAGTGCATTGCCATCACAATGGTACCGTCCTTCAAGACAACCTGCTGTGGGGGGTCGCACATCGCCTTCCCCTCAAGCACCTGCTGCCGTACCTCCAGAAACTGCTTCACCTGGGTGTGCGGGCATTCTAGGTCACCGTCGTCCTCAGGAAGAACTACCTCGCCCTGAGCAATTGCCTGGCGACAGCGATCACAGGTCATCCAGGGACGGTAGACGATAAACCCTTTGAAATGTGGGACATAATCGAACTCTGTGGCTCCAGGGATCTTCTGTGGATCCTTGGCTGTATCCACCATTCGGTATGTCTCGCCAGGGGCGCTAAAGGGGAATCCGTCGGGCAAGTCCTTCCCGTTCGCGCCGCCCGGTTCTGGGGGCGTGAACGCGCGGCTCATCGTCGACGCGAAGTCGAGGCCGTCGCCTTTTTCATTCGGCATTGCTTACACTCCCTGCGGCGGCATACCGCTCTGATCCGGGGCACCGCCCTGCGCCTTCACTGCCTGCTGGAGTTGCATACGCTGGGCGTTCTGCATTTCCTCGAGTCGCTGCACGACCACGGAGTACATCACGTAGTCTTCGACTTGCAAAGAGTGCAGTTGTGACTTCTTCGTGTTCTCGTCCAGGCTCATCATCTGTTGCACCATCTGATCGGCCTGTCCGATGACCGCTTGCTGGTCGTAATTGAGCCCTTGCGCGCCTTGGAGTTGTGCTTGGACCTGCTGCGACAGCGTGTTCTGGAGCTTCTGAACTTCTTGCTGGATCTTCATCTGAAGCTTGGCTTCGTCCAGCGCGAACTGGAGGCGCTTGTCCCGCTCTTCCTCGGGGTCCAGGCCCAGGCGCTCCATCATGGTGGTCATCGAAACGGTCGCCTGGCCGCCAACTTGGCCTGTGGCCAATTGAACAACCAAGGCCTTGGTCTCCGTATCATCCACCATCTTGAGTGGAGTGAGCTTGGCATTGACACGCTCCCAACCAAGGAACTTAGAGACCTGGTCGATGTACCACTGGAGCAGGTCATTCATATCGTCGGCATGGCCCTGAAGCTGGTTCTCGATCAGGCGTAGCGTGCCCTCCATACCCGCCTTGGTCAGACCGCCATAGAGAAATTCCTCAGGCACGCCGTGCGCGGCCATGATGCCCTTCTCGGCCTCCTGGACTTCTGCCAGCGTAAGCATCGCTCGCCCGTCACCACCCATGTTCGCGACCCCGACAGGCACCGGGGCAAACATGACGTGAAGCGGGTCTCGCCGCCAACGGCGAATGTTGTACTTCATCTCCTCCTGCCAGCGACCCAGCGAGATTTGCTGTGCGAAGTCCTGCGCTCCGTGTTGGGCGGGGTGCAGAATGCGCATAGGCACGATGTGCTCTAGAGCGATAGCTTCGTTCGCCTTACGGAGCACCATCGTGTAGAGGTACAGCTTCATCGTGGTCGCCAGCGGCGGGTAGCCCCACTGAGGATCAATACCGGCGGGCCCTGGGACCTTGACGTGGAAGATCGCGTCCTTCTCAAATCGGAAGAGCTTGTTGTCCCGGATGTTCTCGAGAAACTCGTAAGGCATCGAGTTGATCAGATGCTTAGCCCCCAGCTTCACCTTGTCTTTGATGTCCTGGGGGATCGTGTAGTAGTAGACCGACTGCCCGGTAATCGGGTTGTGGTCGATGTCCATCTGCTTCGGGTCCCAGCGGATGATGTGGATCTTGTCGGCGGCGAGGACCTTTCGATCCACTACCTTGCCGTTCACATCCGTGTGGCAGCGCTTGCAGCGATACCGGAACTGGAGCTTCTTCAGCTCGAACTGATAGTCGACCATATTGATATTGGTCAGGTTCTCGCACTTCGGGCACTTCAGGTACCGGATGAAGGGCTTGTAGATCGAAGTGAAGTGGTTCCCGTAGACGTTCTTGTCCAGGGACCCCATGAGGAGCTTCATCTTGACCTTGAGAACCTTGTCGAAGAGGCGCTTGTAATTGCGCTTCAAGGCCTCGTTCGACGTCTGAATCTCGATATCCGTGATCACGAGCTCGCCGAACTTCCTCAACGCAGCGTATGTATGCGCCGAGTTGTAGAAGAGGTACTCGCACCACTTGAAAAGGTCCTTCAGCTTACGCGGGACGAAGCCGGTAAGAAAATCGAAAGCCGGGTTCGGGTGCGAGGCTGCGCGATCAAACGAAGACAGAGAATCTGTGACCGAAATGTCACCGAAAGACGAATCACCAGGGGCGCTCATAGACAGACCTCGTAGTCAGGCTTGATGGAGCTTAGTACAGGGAAACCCTTTACGAAGTAAAGGGAAATGGAGTATGGTGCACGGCCATGAGTCAGTTGGATCTGGAAGTCATTAACGGAAGTCCCGTCTTCCTGTCGCCCAACGACCACCCGATCTTCGCGCGAGTATACGGCGGTACACTGGTTCCCGAGCGGCGCCGGTGGCTGTTCCCTGCCTATCCGCCATTCGGATTGATCGTTGCCGCTGACTTGAAGCACGTTGTCCCGCATCTCGTATACTCACCGCAAGCTCAAGAGCATCTGCGCTATCTGGAGAGTATCCCACAGCGGATTGAGAAGCGCATCCTACCTGAAGGATTCACATTCGTCACGAAGCCCTTCGACCACCAGATCGAAGGTCTCAGCTGGCTTTATCACTATCCCCGGCTAGGGCTGTTCTGGGAAATGGGAACAGCCAAGACCAAGGTAGTGATCGATCTGAAGCGGGCGCTGCCGAAAACGCGCATGCTGGTCTTCGGACCCCCTGTCACTGTCCGTAACTGGCTTGGGGAAATGCAGGTGCATGGACCTGAACTACGCGCGGTAGCCTTGGACGGAGACCCTAAGCGTAAGCGCAAAATCATGCGTGAATACGCTAAGTATGATGTCCTCGTTGCCAGCTATGGTACTGCGCGCAACATGGCACTTCCACGTCTGCATCGCGCGTCACTCAACCTTATCCAGGCAGCACAGAAAGCAGGCAAGACGATCTCGGAGAGCGGTCTCAAGGCGTTGGTACGCTCTCTCCGGCGTGTGTCTGATCCTGACCGCCAGGCGTTTTATGTAGAAGCCTGGAAGAACGGGGCGACGTTTGCCGAGATTGACCGGCAAACTGCCGCAGAAGCCGCCGCCTCCCCTCAGTGGCTTATCGACCTTCCTTACGACATCATCGTCGCTGACGAGAGCCACGGCATCAAGGACATCAGTTCTCAGCAAACCAAAGCGATGCTGGCCCTGTCTACTAAGGCCCCTCGGCGTTACCTGCTCACAGGCACGCCGAGCTTGGGGAACCCGCAGGATATGTTCCCGCAGATGAAGTTCTTGTCACCGGCCATCTTCCCAGAAGATTGGTTCAAGTTCTCTGATCTTTTCTTGGTCCGCTCGCCTTACAACAAGCGGATTGTCACGGGCTATAAAAATCTGAACATCCTCAACGAACGCATCCAGCGTGTCGCAATCCGGAAGACCAAAGATGAGTGTCTCGATCTTCCAGAGCGACAGATCATCGACCAACACTTCGACTTGTCGAAGGAACAGGCACGCCTCTACAACACGCTGGTGTCCGCTATGGGCGCAGACCTGAGCACATGGTTCCAGACACCAGATTCATTTGTAGAGGTACAGAACGCAGCAGTTCTGCTCAATAAACTCTGCCAGGTAGTTTCTGGCTTCGTACTGGAAACTGGCAACACTAAATTGTGCGACGGGTGCCCGCACCTAGCGCGCTGCGTAACGGAGGACGTCAAGCCCTACACCAGCCGCTGCGTTGTTGCTCCTAAGCCCCCCGATACGCAAGCACACACCCTCAAGGAAAATCCGAAACTCGATGCCCTCGAGGAGTTGCTCGACGGTATCCTCGTGGACCCTAAGCACAAGGTCATCATCTGGGCTGTCTACAAGGCCGAGATGGATATGATCGCCGAACGTCTCAAAGCCCGTAATGTCGGCTTCGTTCGCGTCGATGGGTCGAACAGCGGTAACGTGCAGACTCGGATCAAGAGCTTCAACGAGAACGCCGACTGTAGGGTTTACCTAGGTCAGATCGCAACAGGTATTGGCATCACCCTCAATGCTGCTACCTACACGATCTACTACACCCTGGACTGGTCCCTGGGGACGTACCTACAGTCTCTGGATCGAAATTACCGGGCGGGGCAGACGAACAAGGTTACGGTTTATCGTCTGCTGGGACGCGGAACCATCGATACGTATAAGGTCGCCGCCCTGGAGCAGAAGCGGGATATCAGTTCAATCCTAACTAACAAGCTGGCTTGCATTCACTGTGAAAAGCGGTTTGAATGCCTCCGTAATAAGGTTGAACTGTTCGACCCGGGGTGTATCTACCAGCGGAGCGCGCGGCGGACCATCGCAAAGGCGGAGATGCTCAAATGAGGATCGTGCTCGAAAAGCAGGATTTGATCAATATCATCGGGAAGTACCTGGAGGCAACCCTGGACGCAAGCAAGGTAGTCGTACGTACGGACCCTTTTGAGGTAGAAGTAACAGGAGTACCCTTGCCGGATGCGGCAGCCCCCGTCCTACCGGTTCCGCCTACCAGCGTAATCGCCCCTACGCCGCCACCGGCTCAGTCGCGCACTGAGGGCCCGTTCATCGTCACCCCTCCCGAACTACCGCCAGAGCCGAGCCCTGAGATCATCCGGGCACGAGCGGACCGGGGCGCAACCCTCGAAGTTCCGCCCCCCGGACGGGACGGCTTCGATAGCGAGAACAGTGAATTCGCGAGTCCGGCAGGAATCATTGCCACGTCTCGGGCACTACAAGAGAAGCTAGATCGTGAGAACCCCGGTCTGGTAGCGCAGCAGAACCGTCTTAAGAGCAGCGATCATGGACCTATTGGGAGTGACACCATGCCTCCCTTCACGGAGAACGAAAGCTGATGGAAGCCATCCAACACGAACAGGTGAAGGAGTCGCGTACGCAGAAGCTGCTACGTGAACTCAAGGTTCCCGCCGATTTCGGGGATCCGGCCCTACCGAAGGGCTTCTTTTCGCACAGCCAGTACGTCTCATGGAAGATCTGCGGCAAAGCGTACGAATTCAAGTACGTCCTTCAAGAGAAGACACCCAACTATGCACCGACCACGCGCGGTACGGCGGTGCATGCTGGCATCGAGTACGCCTTGAAGGCCAAGCTCCTCAAGAAGGAGTTCACACTCGAGCAGGCGCGCGAAGTTGTCAGTAAGACATTCGACCGTGAAGCCGAGAATGTCCTCGATTGGGGTAAAGACGACAACGACCAAGCTGTCGACCCCGGGAAGATCAAGGACCAGGCGATGAAGCTGTTCGAGGCCTTCGCCGTACACGCACTGCCCAAGATCAACCCTCTTGGGGTTGAGAAAGGGTTCGCGAAGAAGTTCGGTGACGTTCCCGTTGTTGGCTGGATCGACCTCATCGACGAGCAGCCCGCGATGGCTGCCCCGGGGATGACCAAAGAGCAGCTGGAGCTGGCTCCCAAGAAGCGCGTAACAGCCGACACCAAGACGGGGCGTGCCAAGTGGAGTGAACACGAGCTCCGCACGGACACCCAGTTGACGCTGTACTCAGGTGTTGAGGGCACCCCGGACGTACGAGTGGACCAGCTTCTGGCCCAAAAGAAGGGTTGCACCTACGTTCGCGGGGAGAGCGTCCGTACGCCGCAAGACGTCACGATTCTCACGGAGGACATCAACGAAGTAGCAGGCTTCGTGAAGAAGGGTGTCTTCCCGATGGCGTGCATCGATCACTGGGCTTGCAACGCCCTGCATTGCAGTTTTTGGCATCTCTGTCGCGGCCGTAAACGCTAACGCATAAAGGAAACGCAAATGCCCATCACTGTCGAACAGAAGTGCAACCGCTGCCGCCGCGACGTGAAGCACGTCGTCAGCGACATCGCGCAGGCTCAGAAGCTCGAGGTGCTGCGTGAGAAGCGGGAACTCCACGCCAAGCGAATCGAGGAGTTTCTGAAGTCCGTTCCTGCCGACGAGATGCCGGATCTCGTTGTGATCCGTCGCGCCGCCGGGGCTGAATCGGGGTATCAGGTCCTGTCCCTGCCCACGCTTTGTGACTTCAAGGAAGAGGGGAAGCGGTCGTGCAGCGTCCGCGTCAGCGAACTGGTGACGGCCTTGGACCAGCTCGAGGAGCGCAAGAAGCCGGTGCGCAAGGCAGCGGCGCCGATCCCGCTCACCAACGAAGCCAAGAAGTAGTTGTCTGAAGGAGGACGCCCGTGGAAAAGTACGGAGTGGAGCAAGCGCAGGACGAGAAGACCGCCGAAATGCGGAAGACTGAGATCTGTCCTGATTGCAGCGAGAAGCTGCGTCCCACAACTACCACGGGCGTCCTCATGTGCCCTAAGTGCGGCACTAAGCCGTTCGAACAAGCGAGTAAGTAGATGCCCCGTCCAATGTCCAACGACCAAGACCTTGCTCGAGTCCAGCGCCGTGCAGCTGCCGAAGCACATCTGCTGTACAAGCTGAAAGCAATCCGGGCGCTGCATATCGCTATGTACAGCGATATGACGCTGCCCCTTGAGAAGGTAGCCATCGAATTCGCCTATGCCGTAGGCGACATCTTCGAAGGTGTCCCTGTAGAAGAACTTCGACTAAATCTGATCAAACGAGACATTGTTATGGAGGAAATGGAGGATGGCGGATAGCCCCTCGGAGTGCGCAGGCACTTATCGAGCCCAGCTGATTCAAGATGTTCGCACCAAGTCCTACGTCACGATCCGTAACTTCAAACGGATCCTCCCTCTCATCAGCGCGGGCCTGAACCTCCTGTCGAATTACCAGCCGGCCCGGCCCTACGCCCAAGTACTTCAGACTCTCACTTCGGCCGCCTCTTTGATTGAGGATGAGCCTGACGTGCACAGCCTTGTCCTGAGGCTTAGGGTAATTCGCGCACGGATTTTAGCAGCGAAGTACACACAGATGCCGGACGCGGAGCTATTGGAGCTCCGCATCCAACAGGACATTTACACCGATCTACTCGTCGAGATGTTCGACGAACAGGCGTGAGGAGCATAATGAGCACCGACATCCAGAACGAGCAGCACAAGAAGAACGTGGAGGCCATGAACGCCGCGCTGACCGCGAGCGAGAAGGAGGAGACGACCGAGTCGAAGGTCAGCAAGGTCTCCCACGAGACGCTGAACGCCGTCGAGCTCAGGCCGCAGACGTTGCCGCTGACCAGCATCTTCGCCGACCCCGCGCGCAACGCCCGCACCGAGATGGGCAACATCAGCGACCTCTCCCAGACGATCAAGAAGGAGGGCATCCTCCAGCCGCTCGTCGTCTCGGACGCGCAGCGCCCCGACGGCAAGTTCGAGCTCATCGCGGGCTACCGCCGCTACGCCGCCGCCAAGATGGCGGGCCTGAAGGAGGTGCCCGTGGTCGGCCAGACGGCGGATGAGAACCGCCGGCGCCGCATGCAGCTCATCGAGAACCTCCAGCGCGAGGACATGAACGCCATCGACAAGGCCAACGCGATCAAGAAGATGATGGACGAGGAGCAGATGGAGAGCCAGAAGGAGGCCGCCGATGCACTCGGGCTCTCCGCCGGCGCCATCTCGCAGTACCTCGGCCTCCTGGCGCTGCCCACCAAGGCGCAGGTGGCGTTGAAGCGCGGCCACATCGACTTCACGCAAGCGCGCGAACTCGGCCGTTTGAAGAACGAGGAGGCGCTGCTCACGCTGCTGCCCGACGTGCCGTCGTACACGGCCACCGACCTCAAGAACAAGGTCGAGTTCCTGAACCAGAAAGAGAAGGAGAAGACCGAGGCCAAGGCCGCCCGCGAGGCGGAGAAGGAGAAGACCAAGCGCGCCCCCAAGAAGAAGGATGGCGAGACCGACGACACCAAGAGCGCGGAGGAAACGAAAGTCGACCTCGCCTCGTCCGTGAAGGAGATCGGCTTCGAGCCGCTGAAGAAGACCGACCTGCTGATGCAGATCGTGACCTACGCGAATAAGTTCGCGCGGGCAGAGACCGAGAAGAGCAAGGCGGAGAACCGCAACATCCTCCACGGCCTCGCCATCGCCGCGGGCATCGAGTTCAAGGAGCTGCTCCGAGTCATCGGATAGCTGCTCTGTCTCTCAAGGCGCGGGGCCTCCGGGCCTCGCGCTCTTTTACTCCGTAAAGATGTCATCCGCCGTTTCGATCTGGCGGTCTTCCAAGTACGTCTTGAGGCGCTCAAGCGCATCCTTCTTGATTTGACGGACACGCTCGGAGGACAGACTCAGACGATTGGAGATCTGACGTAGGTTCTTTGGATCTTCTCGAACTCCGAAGTACGCCAGAACGATGTACTTGTCCCGACCTCTGAAACCCATCTCAACCATAGCGTCGTGCAACAGGTCGGTACCGTAGGTGTTCACTAGATTCCGTTCAAGTTGTTCATCCTGCCGCTTGTGATCCACAGCGGTCAGGTCTTCAGTCGTAACAAAGGCGGGGTCCGGCTCGACAACCTCGCACTGCTTGCGCTTTGCGCGTAGTGCCTTGAGGCGATACACGGGCACGCGCACGACACCCATGTTGTCGAGCTCCTTGAGGATCTCTTCACGGATCCACCAAGCAGCGTAAGTAAGAAAGCGCGTACCTCGAGATGAGTCAAAACGATCTAGCGCGATAAGCAGACCGACATTCCCTGCTGAAGTGAGCGCTTTGAGCAGCTCACTGTCGTAGTTAACGCCTTTGACCATCCTGGCGTAGTCCTTCGCGACCTTAAGCACGAAGCGCAGAGCGCCCTCGACGAGACGATCACGCGCTTTGAAGTCGCGCGGAGCATTGCAGCTGGGGCATGTCTTCTGTGCGGCTCCGAATTGGTATACGTGTCCGCAGTTGCCACAAGTTCGGTAAGAGCGGAAGAGGTTCTTCTCCAGTTCGGGAGATAGCAGGTCGCTAGTACGCACATCAGCATAATAGGCTTCGAGGACGCGGTCGTCGCTGCTCATGCGCGCATGTCGGTAGTTGTTGTTACGTTCAGGGGTTGCCATGGGTTGCAGTATATACTTGCCAACCGCCCCAGTAAAAGGGTAGCCTACCGTCGCTCTAGAGAGCTAAACACAATCAGGAGAAACATTCACATGGCCAAGGATAAGAAGCAGGAGAGCAGCAACGCCGCAGCCCCGGCCGCGCAGGAAACCGCGCCGGTCGAGGCCGTGGCGCAGAAGCCCGTCGTCGCCGAACAGTCCACCCCGAACATGGCGCTCGCCGCGCCCGCGAACCCGATGCTGGCGCTCGCGGAGCGGCTGCCCGCGCGCTACAAGGACGACGTCGTCCTCATGGTGCGCCCGAGCCCGAGCGCGCTGGCCGGCATCGTCCAGAAGCTCCCGGCGACCGACCAGGAGCGGATGATGGAGCTCATCCGCAAGCTGAACCCCAAGAAGCAGGGCGCCCACACCGAGCGCACCGGCTTCGCGCCCACCATCGTGCGCCTGTTCCAGGGCACCGGCGACGACCCGCTCCGCCCGGCCGATCTGCCGCCGGGGCACTTCTACACCTCGGACAGCCGCGCCCTCGGCAAGAACTTCGTCGGGGCCGTGCTGGGCTTCTACGAGGGCCGCATCCTCTGGCCGCCGCAGGGGCAGAAGGGCGAGGGCAGCAGCAAGGTGCCGCTGTGCGTCTCGATGGATCGGGTGAAGGGCTCCCGGTATGGCGAGTGCGGGACCTGCCCGAAGGCGAACATGCAGTACAACCAGGGCGGCTGCACGCGCGACGTGTGCGTCTACCTCCTCGACAAGGGGATGACGGGGATCTACGAGCTGCACTTCTCGAAGACCTCCGAGGGCGCCGGCAATGCGCTGATCAAGGTGATCACCAAGTCCGAGAACATCTGGGACCGCTGGATCACCTTCTCCACCGAGGAGCGCAAGGAGGAGGGGCGCCGCTGGTTCGTCCAGAAGGCGACCCCGGTCACCGAAGGCGAGACCGCCACGAACAAGGGGCTGCATGACCTGTTCGTGGGTCTGTCCAAGGTCCTGGACTGCGATGTCTACTTCCCGGGCCTGGCGAACACCTACGACCGCGCCAAGAGCAGCACTGAGGCGGGCGTGGCTGAGGGCACGCCGGCGAACACCGCCGACGAGTCCATGCTCGGTCTGGGGGGAGCGAACCCCGACTACTCTGGCGGCAGCAGCGGCAACGTCTAGCCGGGTAGGTCTGTAGCGCGAACCGAGGGGTCCATCCTATGATGGGTGGACCCCTCCTTTCAGCGGGGTCGCACCATGTCTCTACTAATCCCGGAACACATCCTCAAGAATGGGCCGTGGTCGATAAGCAAGGCGCAGACCGCCGAAAAGTGCTCACAGCAGTTCGCCTACAAATACGGCCCCAACAAGCAGAAAGAGATCACCGTATTCGAGCAGAGTCGCGTCGGTACTGCGGTCCACAAGGCTCTCGAGCTAGCGCTACAAGGCACGCCTCTCAAGCAAGCCTTCATGATTGCTGCCGACGAGGGTGAGCTAACCCAGAACGAAAGTGAGCAGCTTTACGCGCGCTGGGATCAAGTTGCGCGCTATGTAAAGTTCACGACGGAGTTCAAGAAGCAGCACGGCTGCAAGGAAGAGCTTTTTGAGCGCCGTTGGGGCATCAAGGCTGACGGAACGAAGTGCGAGTTCTTCGCTAAGGATGTGTTCTTCCGCGGTGTTGTTGACCACGGTATTTTGACGAACAACAACGACCTTGTGATCTTTGATCATAAGTCGGGTAAGGAGAAAGATCTCTCCTACTACGACCCACAGTTTCGAGGCTACTGCCTCATGTCCATCGCGCAGATCCCGAATCTGCGCGGCGTACAGACCGCCATCAATTTTGTCATGCCGGATGTCCTGCGGTGGAACAAGTTCATCTGGGCGAAGGACATCCAGAGCTCCTATCTGGAGTGGCTGGTCACATTCCTGACGAAGTCATGTGAAAAGCTGCTCGAGCCGCCGGCCACCATCACCAACAAGCGAGAAAAGTGGAAGTGCGACTGGTGCGGCTACCGTACCATCTGCTCTGGCCCTTTCGCGGGTGAGGATAGCCGTGGCAAGCAAGAAAACGGGAAGTAAAGGCCCGGCGAGACTCTCCGAGGCGCAGCTTCGAAAGATCTGGGAGGAGCTCAAGGCCCCTCTCCTCGTCGAACGTTTGCGTGCCATCCAGCCGCAGAATAAGTGGTCCGCATCAGGCCACCAAGTAGTCGGTTGCTGCCCCTACCACAACGAGTCCACCCCCTCGTTCAGGATGTACCTGGACAGGGGGTACGCCAAATGTTTTGGCTGCGACAAGTTCGTCTGGAATCCGCTCGAGGTATGGGGGCACATCTGCGGCATCACGATGACCGAGGCGCTCGAGGAGTTTCGTCAACTCTTCGGGATGCGTGGGCTCGCAGCATCCGCGAACGCCCAGCTGCGGGAGTGGGACCGTAATCAACTGCTCAAGCGGCGTATTTCCGACCTTTGCCATAACGCGCTGCTGAACGCCATTGCGAAGCCGAACGATCCGCAATATGCGTATGCGCAGCCAGCCGTACGCTACCTCCTCCAGACACGACAACTGCCGGTAGACGCACTGCCGACGCTCCCGATGATCGGTGTTCTCCCGCCCACCGCAGAAATCGTGGAGGCACTGCACACAGAGGCTGAGGAGGAGAACGAGCGGCGTCGTTCAGAGTCCGCACTAAAGGGAGAAAAGCCTATCCCCTTTGACTCCCTCGAACAGGAAGCACAGAAGTACCTGACCAACGCGGCCGGTTGGATGGGTGCGGTGGTCTTCCGCCTCGACACCTCACCCACCACCATCGGTCGGTTCAAACTGCGGCGCGCCGGGGCAAGCTCCAGTTCGGTCATTATGCTGGATGACGCCTTTGAAGAGGACCCGGGGTTCTACGGACTCGGCTGGGAGCTCTACAAGCCTTTCTTCGGCGCCCAGCAGAAGTACAGCTGGCCGTACGTCGTTGAAGGCGAGTTCGATGCCCTCTCCGTCATGGCTCGGCAAGTTCAAGCAGGAGGGCCTACTTTCCTCGTAGTGAGCGCTGGCGGCTCCTTGGGAGCACAACACATCGACGACCTGCATCACTTCGGATTCGAGGAGTGCTGCCTATTCGCAGACGCACCGGGGCCCAAGCACGGCGAGGCGCTCATCAAGCAGTGGCTTCCCACCATCAAAAACATGCGCACGAAGGTCTTCACCGGTTGGGATCAATTCCGGGGTTCTGGGGATCCTGACGAGGCCGTTGTGACGCACGGGCTCACGGCTGTGCAGAACGCGCTGCTCGACACCAAGAACCAGAACTTCTTCCAAGCCCCGCCGGACTGGGTCTTTGGTCAGGCGCAACCGGAAATCGAAGCCGTTCCCGAAGAGGACCTGCGCCACCGCATCGAAATCGCGAGCGGGTGGGGTCAGCTGCTCAAGAACACAATCGACTGCGACCTGTTCATCCAGGATTGCAATAAAAGCTGCGGCATTCCGTCGGCCATCCTCAAGCGCGAGATCGTAGCCAAAGAAGAGGACGAACCCGCGTTCATCTTGCGCGTCGCAGACGTGCTGAGTCAGCTATTCCACGTCCTGGGTCAGCGCGCCTATGACAATGACCGCAAGCTGTACCTGTGGTTCAAGGAAAAGCAGACCGTAATCCACATCTCGCTCGCGGACGATGCCAGCGCCGAACGAGAGCTCAACACCATGCTGGGGCCTAGCTACCAGCTGTTCCAAGAACACATCGGAATCCCGCCCTTCCTCGAAGCTTCCGCAACGCAAAAAGCGCAGGGTGGGCACCTTCAGAAGAAGACCAAAGAGTACAACTGGTACATACGACAGGCACTATTCCACATGGCTCAGAACGCTCCCGATTACAGCACGGCTGATCACAAGGGTCAGGGTATCCACGTTATGCGCAGCACTGACGGATCCCCACCCACGCTTTACGTCGTAAACGGGAAGGATATCTTCTGGGGGTCTTTCGACGATCACGGCGCACTGAAGTGGAAGAAGTTGGATGGCCCTGCCCACAACGGGATCATCTTCGACATCACTACCGGGCGCCGTAATGAGAAGGCGTGGGCTCCCTGGATCGTAACAACTGCGGATCTCGATGCTGCGGCCTCGTTCGACCTACAGGACATCTGGAACAAGCTGCATCGCGCGCTGGACATTGGCTGGTACTACAAAAATCACGCACTCACGGTAGACTTCCTGACGGCGCACTTGATGGCCACCACCATCAACAGCGTCTTCCGTCGCCAAGTCGTGGTTGGTTTCCATGCCGATACTTCGTCCGGTAAGTCCCGTATGGTCATGGGTCTCATCGGCGGAAAGCAGCACCCGCGTATCCACCTCATCGCATCCGCGATGGGCCTGATGAGCTACTCGCCCGCCGGCGTCAAGCAACTGATGAACAACAAGACGCGGCCTCTCTGTCTTGACGAGTTCGAGGATGATGGCAGCGGGGACAAGAAGGCTCGTAGCGTCTCCGAGATCCTTGATATGTTCCGCGGCCTCACCGGCGAGGAAAATGACTACACGATGGGCTCCCGTCAGAACGAGTCCGTGGTGTACAACCTCAACTTCTTCATCTTCATCGCATCGATCAACAAGGCACGTAAGGTCCAGGATGCTAACCGTATGCTCCCGGTCTTCATGGAAAAGAAGGCCGGGCACCTGGATCCGCAGCTCATCTTGGTGAACGAGTTCGGTACAGAGGGCCTGGAGACGCTGAAGCGCCAGCTATCTATGGCTCTGCTGCCTCATGCCGCAAAGCTCATCCAGACTTTCGACGAGCTCGAGCTGGAGTACTCCAAGCCCGGTACGCGGCCAGCCAAGATCGAAACGCGCGCATTCGAAACGCTCTTCCCCGCCATGACGATCATGAAGATGCTGGGGAAGGACTACAAGAAGTTCGTACAAGACTTCTGCGATGCCAACGAGGAGACCTTCGGACTCGTCTCCACGCGCACTGACTCCCGGGAGCTCTTCGACTGGCTATCGCAGAGCCCGATGCTCATCCATCGTGATGATGGCGGAAACAAGGATCGCGCCAACCTGCTACAGCTTCTTGCTACGCCGGAAACCCGCGCGGAAATTACCAAGTGCGGCATGGGGCTGTTCTGGGACGAACAGGATAAGGTCCTGGTAGTCAGCTGGCCTGCGGCTGTGCAGACGATCCTATCCAACACCCGCTACGCTAAGGAAACGAATATGGCCAACATGCGGGAGTTGGCTAACCGCGACCCCTACGCCGTGAAGCCCGAGGTGCTCGTGAAGAGCCCTGCGCTTGCCCGGCTACGCGCCTCTGGGCTTGGGGCCGTCAACCCGATATATCTAACCGGCTACAACCTAGCCCCGCTCATCGCCATGATGGGCCCGCAGGCTGTGGTACAAGCGGAGAGCGCTCCTGCTGTGGTCAAGAAGCAGGGCGTACACGCAGCGCCGGAACCCGAAAAGAAGGTCACAGACAATGGGGACTTCACCTAATGTGCCGCCGACCATCCCCAACTGGTCGTGCGCTGTTTGCCCGAAGAAGGCACTTCAAGCTACCTGGTGCCAGGGCTGTCCGCGCGAGCATGGTTCACAGAAGGAACCCTTTCACTTCATCGATGCTCGTGTCACACAGCCCGCTGATGTAGTCATCCTCGCCGAAGCGCAAGTAGTCCCGCGCATCGTCAACGCTACTGACATTCACCGCCCCTTCGAAGACGACGCCGGGAAACTCGTCAGTCGTGCTGTAGGGGCGTTGCGTAGTGAACACGCGTCGTTCCAAGGGCTGCGGGTCGAGAAGACCTACGCGGTGCTCTGCACCGGGGCCGACCCCAACAAGGCGACACTCGACCGTTGCAATGGCTTTCTACAGGCCAGCCTGTCGCGCGCTTGCGATGGGGAGAAGACGCCCACCATCCTCGCGATGGGCATGTCTGCCGTCAAGGCCTTGGGCATCAAGGCCAAGTCGTTGAAGGAAGTACAGAGCCGCGTAATTCCCGGCGTCCTCTTCAACGGCAAGTACTACAACGTGGTGGTAACAATCTCGACCAAACAGTTGATAGCGATGGCGGGTTTCTACAACGCCTTCTACACCGACCTGAAGCGCGCATTCGAGATAGCCGATAGCGGGGTACTCCCCAATCAGATCCCTATCGAGGAACTGACCAAGGAATACCGTATTCCCCTTACTGTCGAGGACGTTCGCAAGACCTGCGAGGAGATCCTTGCTTATTCGGAGGATGGCGTTCCCCCGGAAGCCTGGGCCATCTCCAACGACACCGAGACGAACACCAAATTTCCGCATCGGGATACGCTCAAACTGCTCTGCGTCTCCTTCGCGTGGGGCAAGGGAAAAGCCGCAGCGATTCCCCTGTGGCATCCCGAGACTCCCTACGACCCTGAGCTCGCTGTGCCGTACGTCCGGCAAGTACTCGAGTCTGCCAAGCCCAAGATCCTGCACCATGGGAAGTTCGACCTCAAGGTCTACCGGAAGAAGGGTTGGACTCTCAACAATTGGCGCTGGGACTCGATGCTCGGAGAGCATCTGCGTGAAGAGGACAAGAAAGGCCTCTACGGGCTGAAAGAGATCACCCGTACGGAATACCCAGAGTTCGCGGGGTATGCCGATACGCTACATGAACTCCTCACCAAGGAAGAGGGCGACTCCCAACTCGATAACATCCGAAAGAAGCGAAAGCAGGAGCAGCAAACGGATGCGGATACTTTGGGACAGCCGGTCCAAAAGAAGCTGACGAAGAAGCAGAAGCAGCAGCAAGACGGTGGCTTCGAAAAGATCCCACTGCCGATGCTGTTGCGCTATGCCGCCATCGATACCGACATGACGCGGCGTATCGCCATCCGCCAAGCACAGCGCGTCGCACAGGAAGATAAGGAGATCGCAGAGAAGCGCAATCTCCTACGTCGAGATAGCCGACGACGCTTCCCCGTTCCAAACCTCTGTACGACACCAAATCCGCTCAAGCAACTGATGCTCAACAACTCCATCCCGCTCGCCAAAGAACTATCGAAGATGGAGTACTACGGCATCCGAGTGGACCGGGAGCGCTTGGCAACGCTCCAGTCAAAGCTGGGAAAGGTCATCGCCGACGCTGAAAACGCGTTGTACGCAATGGCTGAGAAGAGCCCCGACACACTGAAGCTAAACCATGCTGCGTCCATCGCCAACATCCTCTTCTCGGAAGGCTTCATTCACCCTGAGACGAAGGAGCGCAAGTACTACCCGCCCGTCAGCTTCACGAACAAGGGGCAAATGCAGACGACTGAGAAGGTGCTCAAGTTCTTGGTTGCCAAGTACGAGTGTCCCTTCAGCGCGAAGAAACTGATCTACTCCAAAGCATTCAAGGCTAAGAACACCTTCTGCCAGAATGTGTGGGATCTGTCGGAACTAGATGGATATCTGCACACCAACTACAACCAGCACGGCACGGCCACTTACCGCCTATCGTCCAATGACGAAAACATGCAGAACATCCCGAAGGAATTGGCGGGAGAGCTAATCAAGGCCATCTTCATCCCAGATGACACCAGTTATGCCTTCATCAACGCTGACGCCAAGGGGGCCGAAGTCCGCATCTTCACGGCCTATAGCCGAGACCCCGCCCTCATCCAGTCGCTGAACGAGGGTCAGGACACGCACTGCTTCATCGGCTCCAAGATCGTCGAGCTTGTCCGACTGGAGCCGGACGCCGCACAGAAGCTCGAGTCCATGGGCCTCGACAACAGCTATCCGCTTACCTACGCGGATTTTGCCGCACGCGATACCATCGAAGTGACGAACAAGAAGTACGGCAAGATGCTGTCCAAATTCCGGACGGCAGTTAAGCGCGTCGTATTCGGCATCCTCTACGGCGCCGGGCCCAAGAAAATTGCAGAGACTATTGGTATCAGTTTCGAGCAGGCAAGAACGCTGATTGATCTGCTGTTCGCTCTCTTCCCGTCCATCCCTCGGTATATGGATCAGACGCGATGGGAGCTCCATCAGCTCGGTTTCGTTGAGACCTATTTTGGCAGGCGTCGCCGTTTCAATGTCAAAGGCGCTACCGGCTACCTGCGCAGTCGTGCCGAACGGCAGGCGATCAACTTCAAGATTCAGTGCACCAGTTCGGATATCGTGCTGAGCCGCCTTGTCGAGTCGATTCCGGTACTCGAACGAGACCTGCACGGTCGTATGTTGCTCACTGTCCATGACAGCCTGGGGTTCCAACTCCCGAAGAAGTACTTGTCACAGCTGCCCGACTTCGTGAAGTACCACCTCGAGAAACGGGCTGCGGAAACTTGCCCCTGGTTGCCCGTGGCATTCAAGTGGGACTACGAGGTGGGAGACAACTACGGCGAGCTGATGCCGTATGACGTCTACATGAAGGGCCTCAAACAAAAGGAGATCATCAGTGAAGCAGACCAAGCGTACTCCGAAGAAGAAGTCCGAACCGAGCTCGCCTCTCTTGACGAGGCCGGGTGAGGAGGGGCTGCCCATCTTCGACGTCAGCGGGCTCAAGCTCGTGGGACGGGTCGTTGCCGAAGACGGACGCAGCACCTACCTGGAGTGGCCCGCACAACTGAGTTTCCGGTCGACACCGGTACTCGACAACCAGCAACAGCCAGCAGGAGACCAGTTCGACATCCAAGCGGTGCTGTCTCCGTTCATGCCTGAGCCGAAGCGCTACAAGCTTCCAGACGCGGCGGTTCGGGGGCAGTACTACGAGTACGGCGCGTGGCTCAAGAAGGCCTACGGGGAGTTCGTCGCACGCGCGGAAACGGGCGCGTACGGTCTCATTCCGAAAGCCTCGGTCATCGCCACCAAGGTCACCATGCCGGCTACCGAGCAGGAGGAGGTCGCGGTGAGCACTGGCGAGAAGGTGGCGCTCAAGGAAGTGCCGCCGCCGGCTGCCTCCTCTGCGGCCGATTCGAATGGCGCCTAAGCGGAAGCGAAAAAACCTCGCGATCCAAAAACTTGAGAACCTTTTGGGCGAGGTCGTGACTGTGTACCTCCAGAGCGGCCGTGCTATAGTGGGTCGGTTGCTCTCGTTCGATGACGAGAGTCTGAGCATCCAAGGGGAAGCTCAGGGTTCAGATGATCCCGTAATCGCACGTTCGCATGTCAGTACTTTCCGCCGAGCGACCCCTGACGAGGTCAACCGACACGAAGGAAAGCGCAAACATGGCCGCCCATCGTAATCTGCTGTTCACCGACACCGAGACACTGGGGCTGGACCCGATGCGGTTCGAGCTCATCGAGATTGGTGCAGTTTTGACCACTCCTGATGGGCAGCGCGTCATCCAGGAGTTCGAGGCGCGCGTAAACCCAATCGCTCCCGACAACTTCGAACTCAAGGCAGCTGAGGTCAACGGGTACAATCCTGGGACCTGGGCGCCCACCCACACGCGTGAACAGGCAGCAGACCAGTTCTGTGAGCTGGCACGGGAGGTGACCCTGGTAGGCCAGAACATCGGCTTCGACGAGGGCCACCTTCTCGCGTTCGTGAATCGCACCAACCGCAAGGCGACCTGGCATTACCATAAGGTCGACAATGCGGCTATGGCGTGGCCTCTGTTCAAGCAGAACAAGCTCAAGTACGTCAGTATGGCTACGCTGTGCGAGTTCTTCGGCATTGCGAAGGAGCCGGATCCGCACCGCGCGATCAATGGAGCTCGGACCAGCCGTCTGGTCTACCTGAAGTTGATGGAGCTCTATAGCAAGCTATTCGCATAATCTCTTCCAGCCCTGTCAGCACAGGAACCTGCGTAACGCGGGTATTTGAGACCTGGGCTGCATCTCCTGCGCAGTCCGTTTCGCTCGGCTAGCTCTGATCCTACGCTTCGCTACGGATCACGCCAGCTCGAGCTACACGGCTGTGCTCGGAGATGAAGCCCGCGGGTGGATCACACCAGGTCGGCCCCAAAGTGGAAGAGTATCTTTCAGCCCTAATCGCTAGGCGCTCGCGAAACGCGAGCATACGTTCCAGCGAAGAACTACTCGACGAACCTCGCCACAGCTTTCGCCATCGAAAAGCACAGCATTTCTCGGCTCAAGCTGATGGCTCGCTCGTCTCGTAGAACTTCGAGATGATCACCAAGTGAAAGATCTTTGCATCGGCGCCTTCCGATGGCCGGCTTAAAGCTGGCATTGGGACCATCGGACTTACGCTGCGGCGCCCTCCGCTACTTCATGCCAGGACACCGGCGCGAAGTGGAGGGTCTACACGAGCCTAGCTCGGCGAGCTTAGCTCGCTGACGCTACGGGCGCCGCAGGTTGTCCGCCCCTCGAACCATCTCCGATAAAGGCGGCGCTCGATATACGTATTTCACCTCGAGCTTAAGCCGGTACCCCGCGAGAACGAAGAAAGATCTGCAACATACATAGCCTTGCGTCGACAATCCGACGGCTGGTGAGACGCCAGCAATACGCTATCGGGCCTTCGGCCCGGAAGAATGTCAAGCTCGTGACCGGAAACTTAAGTAGCGCGTTTAGGCTAATTAAGGAGCTGCGCAGGTCACCGCGAGCTGCTCGCACAAAGAAGGCTAGATAAGGTTCAGCGTCCAACTACCGACGGCTGGCGAAACGCCAGCAACATTACTGTCGGCCTTCGGCCGACTAGGTGCTTCAGATGACATGCCATAGGCGGACAGCTCGAGACGTCTCCCAGTCACTGAAGGGCACCACGAAGTGAACCTTGAAATGATCCAGCACCAGTTACGGTGGCCAGTGTAACGCTGGCATTGACTGCACCGGCTTCGCCGGAGTAGCCTGGCGTACGAACTCTCGACACACGCAGTCATGCAGGTCGACGAGGTCCTCCGCCTGAAGAGAACCACAAAGTGGATCTAGCGCGCGCATACCGGCGGCTGACGTAACGTCAGCGCTGCCATCGCCGGCCTTCGGACCGGAAAATGGCTTCTAGTGACGTCTAAGGGAAATAGTAAGTCATAAATAGCATTTAATGACATCCCGCCCAAAGTAGATCCTACAGGCTTAGCTCATTGAACCGAGGCTGACGTAACGTTAGCACCGTACTCTGGTTCCATAGGAACCAAATAGACAGCGACTGGACCACGTACGTGGCCGGAGCCGCACTCAAAGTAAGCCTACAGATTCGGCACTCAGACGAGCGACTGGCGTAACGCCAGTACACCGGCCCTCGGCCTTCGGCCGACAAAGGGATCTCGAGATCGAAGAAGCTGTGTCATCTCGCCGAGCTCTTCAGAACTGTGCCCCCAAAGCGAATCTGACGCAGTACCCATTGTCCTAGTCTTGAAAACGAGAGCCGGCGTAACGCCGGCATTGTGATCCTCGGCCGTAGGCCGATTAAGGGTCCACCGGACGTAGCGCGCGCCGGCGGCCGATGACAAACCCCTCAGTAGGACGGTTTCCCGAGCTCCGTGATGTGTATGGAGTTCCCCAAAGTAGGACTTGGTGCGAATCGAAAATTCGCAGGCGGCGCAACGCCGCTACTAGCTCTGCGAAGTTGTAATTTTCTGGACGGGGTCCAGAAAACTAAACACTTAGCGAGTCCGAAGACGACCGGTAGCGGCTCAAGCACTACCTGTCGATCTTAGCGAGTCCCGAAGCGACACCGATTCACCGTCGGACCCAGGTCATCCGAAGCCTAGCCTCTACTGACCACGGTCCGACGGCGAGTCGGTGCCCGCTCAGCAAGTCTAAACTGCCCGACGATAGTTTTTACGCATAGAACTTCAGATCGGTCGTGTGCAGCTTAAACGCGAACCACCCGAAGATCTGCGCGTGAAGACTATCATCAGGCAGGGTTGGCGCGTGACGCCAAACTTTTTTGCCTAGCGTAGTGACTTCCTCATACACATTGAGGATATCCTTGATAGGCTCGGAGCACTCCTCGTAAGGCGGGTATACGACGCCCTGTTTCTTGAGGATCATCAAGTAATTGTCGATAAGCGTCGTACGGTCAGCGTTGTACCTATCCAACCCGTTCCAGCGACAGGGCCATTGATACGAACCGTACTGGACCATGGTGACCCGGTGCGGGCCAAGCGCATCACGCAACATTGAGTTAGGGAGAGCTCCTTCTCCCGCGTCACCAACCACGATGGTCACGCTATACGCTGCAAGGATCTCCAGGATCTCCTTAACATCAGCAACTGGGTTCTGTCCTGGGAAAATCTTATAGAACAAGGTGCGCAATTTTTGTTCTGCTGGCACATAACCCCAGAGCCAGAGGACGGTACGGGATACTCCTGACGTACCTCCACCCGACCAGTCGACACCCGCTACAATGACAGACACACCTTTCATGTTCGTCTGGTGCCCGGGGCGCCGTTCACACGCGGGCCCCGTACAAAGCGATTTGAGTTCCTCAAGCGAGATCAGTCGTCGGCCAATAGCATCCGACACACCTAGAACCTCGTTGCGGAACTTCGACGGACCAAACTTCTCCATATCCGTGAGGATGTCGTTCCAGCGTTCCTGCGCTCCCCGCTGCCCATCCACGCTTTCGTGGCATGTAGGTACGTTGAGCGGCATGATCGGGGATGGGATGTGGAATCCCTTGATGTAACGGAAATCGACGCCAGTCGTCGGGTCCCAACCTGGGGGCGGCTCAGGCTTGTGCATGTCCACCCAGAACCCTGTGCGTGGATTCAAGGTCTTGCCGCAGCCGAGGCATATCGGCCCGCGCTTACCGATGGACTTCTCGCTAACGACGAAGTTGTACTTGCCACACCCCTCGCACTTCATGACCCACTCACTCTGAGTCGACTTCTCCCAGTAGGCCTGGATCGCGTTCTCCATCGTCTTCGGCGTACCGGTGTAAGTCTCGTAGCGGTACTTTGAGTTCTTCATCGAGGCCACTACGACGGGAACTACTGCGTCCGCGAGCATGTCCTGGAACTCGTCGAACGAACAGCGATCAGCCGAGAAGCCACGCGCGCGGTCCGCATCTTCACACGCGTACGTAAAAGCATTCTCGCTACCGTTGGTATAAGCGCGGTGCAGGACTCGGTCGGCATGTTCTGGCGACTGGAAATGCTTCTTCACCAGCGGTGAGTAGGCGAGCGTCTTTCCAACGCGGGTATTGGAAAAGATCAGCGTCTGCTCCTTTGTAGGAGAGACGTAGTACTCCTTGAAGTGCGGCAGCGAGATGCTCTCAGCAATGATGAAGTTCGCCAGGGAGGTAGACTTCCCAACCTGTCGACCACACATCATCAATGTGGACTTGTAACGTCCATCGTAGATCGCCTTATGCATCGGGTAGTCCCGGAACGAGAAAGGCGTCCCGTCCAACCACAAAAGAGATTCTGCGATTTCTGAAAGACGTTTTGCAGGTAGTTGATACATGCAGTCTCCCACCACCCAAATTCCACAGGAGTATACACCAGATGGCTAACGGACAAGACAAGGCTCCGCAGCAGGAAGCATACTACGACAAGTACGGGATCCCCAAGATCACCCTCGGGGAGTTCTCCTGGAACCTCGAACTCACGATCAAGCAGAACCAGAAGCGCGGCGTTCTCTGTGCGATCTCTGAAGCCGGTGTCGGCAAGTCGCAGATCGTCCACCAACTCGCGCGCAAGTACAAGATGCGCGTCGTCGACATCCGCACCAGCCAATTCAGCCTCATCGGCGCCGGCGTGCCGCAGCGCGCGGACGACACCGGGCACTTCAAGATCGCGGTCCCGGAGGACTACCCGAAGAAGGGCGAGAAGTGCATCGTCCTCTTCGATGAGATCAACCAGGGGCAGTCGCACGCCATCGCCATGTTCTTCAAGCTGCTCGAGGATCGGGGCATCTACAACTACGAGCTCCCGGACGAGTGCATCATCGTGGCCTTGATGAATCCTTCGACGGCGCAGTACAACGTCTCCAAGATCGAGACCAACCCGGCCATCAATCGCCGGCTGATGAAGTGCTACGTCTACGCCACCTTCACCGACTGGCTCCAGCACGCCAAGACCGATGAGTTCCACCACACCGACGGCATGGCGAAGCCCTGCCACCCCTGGGTGCTGAAGTTCCTCCAGACGGAGCCCAAGCTGCTCTACCGTGACGCCGACCGCGACGGCAACAAGCAGTTCGCCTGCCCTGCAACCTGGCAGACGGTCTCGCTCAGCCTCTACAACCTCGAGGCCGCGGGCGAGCCCATCACCAGCGAGCGGGCAGAGAACCGGCTGAGCATGTCGATCAACCCGACCCTGGCGCGCTCGGTCGTCGAGTACGTCCGCAACAACGAAGTGCGCATCTCGCCCGACGAGATCCTCTTCAAGTACAAGGCGAAGTCCAAGCTCCGTGAGCGCGTGCTGTCGCTCAAGGAAGAGCCGGGTGGCGAGTACCCGAAGCTCATCGAGACCGTGGCCCACTTCCTGTTCAACGAGCGCCCCAAGCCCGTGGAGATCGCCAACCAGCTCGCGTTGTTCTGGCACGACATGCCTGACGAGCTCGCCCAGGCGTTCTTCTCGATGCTGGGTTCGGCCTCCGAGTCCGGAGACCCCGAACGCCAGAACTCGAACCGGCAGTACATGAAGGTGTTGACCAACGAGCTCCAGACCGACAAGCTCTGGCTCGAGATCAATCATCGTCTGATGAAGTCGCACAACGACTTCGAGCGGGCGCTCAAGGGCGGCAAGGCTGCGCCGGATCCGATGCCCAAGCGCTAAAGTGCGGAGGTAAGCGCATCGGCCCGCTTTACGAAGTAAAGTTGGGCTCGCACAAGATGGGTCAGCTGCACGCCAGCCGCATCGTCCTCAGGGGTCACATCCTCGAAGGCGGTGCGGCTGGCGAGCGGCGCCCACAGGTCCTTTACCTTGGCCTGGAGCTCCTTCGCTTCCTTCGAGATCAGCTTATCCAGATACGGCTGTGCGAATCGAAGATTCTCGGGCGTGTAAATAACACCCTGTGCATGCAGGCATGCGGCTACGTACGCCGCGATGTCATCCCCGAATTCGGGGGTAATAGGACCATCCTCGGTGAGGGCCAGAATAAGCTCAGCCTCGAAGACGCCCCAGACCAGCTGCTCAAGTGTTGGCTTGGGAAGGCTCTCCGGGAAGACCGCCTCGTCGTTCAAGGCGAGTACCGTGTGACCGAATACGGAGTAATCCCAGTAGAAGGACGGGTATGTCGCCAGCGCGATCCCCGCCATCAGCTTGTCTCGATTCAATGGAGTGGGGTCAAGCTCGAGCCAAAGCGTCTCCGGCTCGTAGGCCAAGAACTCAGGGCCTAGCCGCCTCTTTGCAGCGCACATCAGGACGGTCGCGGATGTGTCTTCTTCGAACAAGCCCCGGTGGGGCTGGAACGAAGAAGATACGCCCTGCCATGCCTGGTACGCCTTGGTAACAGCGGCCTTGACCTTCTCCGTAATACTCATTCGATCACCGAACGTACGCAGCAACCACGTTCTTCAGATCGAGCGGCAGCGTATCAACCACCGTCGCCAGCTTGGATTGATCCACTACACCGTTCGGAGCCAGTTCCCGGCCAATGTCAGGATCCAGGTCTGACCAGAACGACGCCGGCAGGCTCGCCAGCTTGGCCACCGAAACCAGCTTGCCGCCGAGCTCCACCATACCAGAAGCGGCAGTCTTGGTATTGAACACCGTCCGGAGGGCATCCGGGATCTTACGGTCGTAGTGGCGGTCCAACCCCGAGCGCTCATCGAGCTGTCCGATGACACTCGCTAGCTTGAGCAAGCCGTCGCGGTCCTTCGACCACTGCGGCTGCTTACTGAGCTCGTCGGCCATCGTCTGGTATGCGAGCTTGTGAACGGGCTGCTCAGCTACGTGTGCCCGGGCCTCAAGCCAGTCACGAACTTGACGCGTGCTCGACACCACGAACCCAGCGAGCTTCTGAACCTCAGGATGGAGCTCAACGCTGAACTCCTGCGCCTTCTTCACCAGGTTGGCACAAGCCGTAGCCCGGTGCTCCAGATCTAGTCGCTGAAGGTGATCCACCAACTGCGCCTGTGCCCGCTTGACCTGCGCGGCAGTCTTGATCGGGAACAGCTTCATATCTGGGATCAGGTAGTCGGCATCGGACAGCTCCTCGGCCACCTTGACCTCGGACTCCGTGAAGACCTCGGCGGGGACCTGGTATACGTCCAGAGCCTTCTTGAGGTTGGCCTCGACGTATGGAGGCATTTGCTCGGATGCCGCCTTGAAGTAGGCATACGACAGGGCCGCATGATGCGGCGTGTGGATGGGGAACTTACGCTCATCTGGCCATGCGTACGCCTGGTCCGGGAGCGACTGAGCCTCAGAGGACTCGACCGAAGCCTCCTTGACGAAATTCTCAAGCTTCGGCATGCGGTTCACTTGCCGGAAGAGAAGGCCAAAGGCCGGGTCGCTGAACTGGTCCACCACGCTCATGGGTTTCTCCTGTGAGGCAGAGACATTGAACCACAGTAACAGACACAAGTATAGGTCACGAAAGGAAACCACCACTCATGTCCGAAACCACCGAAACCACCGAACTTTCACGGTCGCTCGTCTACCTCGTCTCCGCACGGGGCGGGGACAACTACTGGGCGCGTGTCATCAACGGGTGTGACAAGTTCTACCAGAAGAACTTCGGCACGGCTTCTGTGAGCGTCGCCCCGAACGGTCGCTACGTCCTCAACGTGGATGATGACTTCTTCCACGAGCTCCCCACCGGCGACAAGAAGCTCGTCCTCGTCCATGAGGCGGGGCATATCGCACTGCGTCACATCGAGCGCTTGTTCCGCGTTCAGTGCCAGCTCGCCGACCCCACCCTGCGCAAGGCTGTCATGGTGGTGTTCAACATCGCCGCTGACCTCGCTGACAACGACAAGATCGTCCGGAACGAGCCCGAGTTCAAGGACAGCAAGTTCCCCTGGATCCTCCCGGAAAAGATGAACTATCCCAAGGGCAAAAGCATGGAGCAGTACATCGCCATGCTGGTGGCTGATCTGCCGCAAGCCCTCGAGAACATGGAGAAAATGCTCGACCAGATGCTCGAGGGTAAGGACGGGGAGAAGCAGGAGCAGGGTGGCAGCGGGGGTGCTGGCATCGAGGTACCCATCGACGGAGGGAGCCTGGGCGGCATCATGCCGGGCAAGGGCGGGAAGGGCAAGAAGGGCTCCAAGGGAGAGGCTGAATCGGATCAGCCCACGCTCGATGACCCCCAGGTGCCGCAGGGACTGGGCCCGGCCGCCCGCAATAACCCCGAGCTCATCGATAAGCTGGCCGACGCGTTCGAACGCCTCACGAAGAAGGCCCATCAGCTCTGGAACAAGATGGCCGACAATATGTCTCCGGAAGAGGCTACTGGCGTCAGCAACAAGATGAAGCAGCACGCCAAGCGCCTGGTGAAGAGCGCCCACGAACAGACCATCCGTTCGCGGGGCACTGTTCCGGCTGGCATCGAAAGCCTGGTCAAAGGCCTACTCACGCCCGAGCAAATCCCGTGGCACTGGCTTCTGGACGATGCTCTCCAGGGGGCCATCCACTCCAAGATCCTGGAGGAGATGGCCATGCCGAACACGTCCCTGTTCGGGACGGACTACGAACCCTGGCCGGGGTTCACCTTGGACCGCAAGTTCCGGATCTGGTGGCTGACTGACACCTCCGGGTCCGTCGCCGATGCTGAATACGCGCGTGCCTGCCTGTGCATCAACTCGCTCATGAAGGTCAACAAGTTCATCGAGCTCGTGCACATCCAGGGCGACGCCGCATGCCAGCACGAGGAGCTCACCGACAATCTGGCGCCGCCTGAGGATGGGGGTGCTCGCGCTCGCTACGGCTATGGCGGGACGGTCTACACGCCCATGTTCAAACGCATCCTGGGAGTCGACACACCTCAGGACTGGCAGAACGCGAGCCGCCGCCCGGAGGAACATCCCGGGAAGCCTGACCTCATCGTCGTCTTCACTGATGGTGGCGTCGTCATCGATGGCGAAGTCTTTCCACAGTACCGGCCAGAATGCCCCATCGTCTGGTTGGTCGCACCCAACTGCCGCCCGGCACCGGGCATGAACAACACGCCGCCGGATCGGGTGATCGAAATGTTCCACATCAAGGGAGAGTTCGACGAAGATGAAAGCTGAGCACTGGAGCTGGGGTCCCGACGACGAGTACGGCGGTTGTGAAGGACTCGACCCCGTCGGGACCCCGGAGCTCGACGAGAACAAGAAGAAAGTTGATCAGATCATGCGCGAGATGTACGGCGACACGGGAAAGTACTGCTGCACCATCGAAGGCAAGAACTGGACGGAAATCCAGCAGAAGTACCACCAGCACATGGGCTGGGGCGAATACCGGCCGCCGCCGGGCGCCGAGGAGACGTAATGGCAGAGATCTACACCCTACGCATCAAACGGGGAGTCGTTGGCAGCGGCTTCCCGTTTGATCGCGTTTACCTCGTCAAGCATGGCGAACATGCGTGCCTGAAGCAGCTATTCCGGTACGCGCTGATCATGCCTGTCGAGGGCCCGCTAAAGACGATGCTCAGCACGAGTGCGATGCCCGATGAGTTCATCAACCGCACATTCGAGCGTGATGACGATGAGCTCGAGGTGAGCAAGTTGGCCCAGAAGGAATGGCAGAAGCTGCTCGATGAGAACGAATGGGTCATGGCAGTTCCGATCCTCACCCGTTTCATCAAGAACGCGGTACCGCGTTATCTCGCAGCGTCTGAGTGGTACCGCACCAAGTACAGACGGGTAGGGCGGCGTGGCCGTGAGAAGATGCCTGGCAGGGTCTCGCCGTTCCCGACACTCACCTATCTCCAGACACCGGAGAAGAACATCCGTCCCGTGTGTGTCATGTGCGCACGCTACATCAACCACCAAAACGGGGAATGTCATCCAGGTCAGGAGATCTGCTACGAGAATCTAAGCCTGGGGATGTTCAACTACTTCAAGGATGGGCTCGACAAGCCGGATCCGACGCCCAATATCCAGGAACCCGAGATCGAGGAGATGATGTCCCGTGGCGACCTTCAAGACGACTAAGCTCGAACGCATCGAGTTCGAGCCCCCAAAAATCAAGCTCGACAAACTGCCGCTGGTGATCGATGACTGGACCCTCGCCTTCCGATTGGGCTTCACAGGCCGGGCTCTGTGGTTCATCCTGAACAACCGCGACAAGCAGTACAAGGTCTTCAAGATCAAGAAGGCCAGCGGGGGTCTGCGGACCGTACACAACCCGTCTCCAATCATGCGGCTCATCACCAAACAAGTGCGGTCGCGAATCTTGCTTCCGCTCTGTGAGCAGCTTGGACCTCACGTCGGTGCCTATCAGGTGGGTAAGTCCACCCGCGACACTGCGAAACAGCATCTGTTCAGCTGTGAGGTCTGCGACAAGTCTGATCAGCCGCATACCTGTCAGACTACCCTCGAGCCCAGCGGGAAGGGGTATCAGCTGATCCGAACAGGAACAACTACCTGTCCGGCATGCCAGCCCGTGCCCAAGCATGATTGCACCCGACGTGGCGTCAAGATCCATATGGACTTGAAGGACTTCTTCCCATCCACACGGCGCTCGTTCATCCGCAAGTACTTCCATGAGGTCGTGGGGTACAACCACTACGTCTCTGGCCTGCTCGCGCAACTGCTAACGGTGACTCTGGAGAATCCCAAGACCAAGAAGAAGTACAGCGGGGTACCCCAGGGTTCGCTGGCCAGTGGTGACATCTGCAACCTGGTCGCTGACTGGAAACTCGATGGTCCACTGCTGAAAGCGTTGCCGGGCTGGCGATACTCCCGCTACGCAGATGACCTCTACTTCTCGCATCCGGAAAACCTTTCCCGCGAAGAGGTCGACAAGGTCATCGCGACCATCACCCAGGTGGTGGTGGACGCGGGTTACCGCGTAAACCGCAGGAAGCTGCATGTCCAGCGTCCCAATCGCCGACAGAAGATTCTCGGCATCGTGCTCAATCAGAAGGTGAACATCCCGCGCGAGAGCTACCGTAAGTTCCGCTCGCTGCTGCACAACTGCGTCAAGGATGGTTTCCAGGCCCAGGTGAAACGGGCCAAGAAGGAAAGCGTCGGGCAGTTGCACAGCTGGATCGCGGGAAAGATCGCCTACTTCGCAATGGTGGCCCCGGAGCGAGCCAACAAGCTACGTTTGATCTACAGCCATGCGCGCACACTTCATGAGGCGTCTGAGACCTTTGAGGTGAATAACGAGCCGGACATGCTCGCTGTATCCGATGAAGAGGTCAGCACATGAAGTACTTCACGGTTGCCAACACAGCTCCGCCATCCGAAACACGGTGGCACCGAATACACTGGAATCGTACCGGCAGTCCGGTCCTGGTCTTCGGGTCTGACGACGAATATCCATTGTCGCTCGAGGACCAGGAACGAATCGCCCAAGATGAGAGTTACCGGGGACTCTTTCCCCGCGGTTACTTCGTCCACTTTGTTCCCGGGGAGAAGGACCGAATCCTTGTCCACGACGATGGTGAGTCAGTGCCTCCGCCGGATAGCGCCACACTGGATGATCCACCCGTTCTCATACGTCTTAAGGGCTGGCAATTGGTGCCCCTCTCCAATCGGCGACTCTATGATACCTGCCTTTCATTGTTTCGCGCGGTAGGTTGTTTGAAGTGCCCGGACCGAGGGAAGACCTGTGCTGGGCGGCTGCTCGAGAATTACAAGGATGCTGCTCCCGAAACCAACACGGATCAGGAAGAGGTCATCACTGGCTTTCGCAATCGAAAAACCCAGATCGCGGGCTTCACGTACATCTCGCCAGTCCTGACCAAGTCAGACCGGTACGACCATTTTGCTCCGGCCAATCGCAGTTGGACTGATCAGGACTTCACGCAGATCCAACGTTGGGTCGAGCTGCGGCAGAAGGCCGCTGTGACCCGCGCAGATCGAGTCAAGTTCAAAAAGGAGCAGTGCGCCAACTGTCCGATGCAGAAATCAGCATGTCAGTGGAACTACCGCCACTGGTACTGCGATGGACGGTTCCCACCAGATGAAGAGATCACGGAGTGGGTGATTGAGGAGCGCAAGGACCAGTTCAAGGACAGTGGCTACGCTCCCTGGCAAGTCATGCTCATCGCACAGCAGTCTGGCCTGGAGACTCAGCTTGGGCGGCGTAAAGTGATCCTCGATGGCTTCAACCTGCATATGGCATATCACTGGCGGCGTGAAAACCGGGGCTCCGGTGAAAAGATCACAATTACCGCATCCCGCAATGCAACCTCAGCCGATCTGGAGAGGGATTGGCCGACCTACGCACAAGTCGCCGAGGCATTCGGCCTGCCCAAGCGCAAGCGGGAGGCGCAAATCAAGCCGGTCTCCGACCTAGCCTACGCACTCTGGCTGGCGACTCTCGAACATGAAACACTACGCCGGCGCTCCGCGGGCTTCGGCTCCTACTATGACAAGATCGGCTACCGCAAGTTGTTGTACAGCGGCGTCGAACTCGGACTGCGCGGACGACGCGGCATCTGGACCACCCGCACCATCTCGAGTTGGGCGGAGTTCTTCGATGCCGTCGGTGCGCCGCCCGTGGACCAGATCAAAGTCGAACGGGCTCCGCGTTAAACGCTGTTCGGATCGAACGTAGGGCAGACCTCGAGTACAGCTGCAAGCGCATCGTCATACGTTGCCTGCGCTGCGGAGGCTGCCGCCCCGGCGACCGCCTTGGTCGTCCCGGCGGTGGCCTTCGCAGCGTCGGCGTTTGATTTGGCCAGCGCGGCGCTGTTGAGAGCTGCCGTCTTCTCTCCACAGCTGGTGCTCAGGGCTGCGCTCAGACCCGCAAGAGCCGTAGCGCCTGTGGTGTACTCATCAAGCTTAGCAGTGGCGAACAGCCCCTGCGCGGTCTCGAGGGCAGTGCAGGCTGTGTCGAGATCCGTTGCCTGTGTAGACGCTTGAGGGATGGCTTCCAGCTGAACCTGAATGTCGCGTACCGCGGGTAGCTGAGTACCGAGTGTTGTTAGCAGTGTTCCGGCGGCAGTACGGAAAGTGCTCTCTGCGGTGATGATCGCGCCAAGCGAAGACGAGAGCGTAGAGCACTTGATGCTATCTTGCGTCGCCGTGACCAGGGCGTTGTTAGCACTGGTGGCCAAGGCGTCCTTGAGCGTCCAGTCAGCGTCCGCCGCAGCTTTGGTTGCGTCAGCCGACGTCAGCGCGATCTTTGCAGCGCTGAAAGCGTCGATCTTCGCTTGAATGATGTTGGTCGGCACCATCGGGAAATTCGTGGTGCTGTTCGCTGTGAACGCCGTGTTGTACTTCTTCCAATCGGCGATCAGACGATCAATGCGTGCCTGGATCAACTTCTTGGCTTCGGTTGCCTGATTCAGATCAGGGTAGGAAACCGAGAAGGTGCTGGTGAGATACGCCGTGGCGCCAATGCTCACTGCATCTTCGCGCGTCGTACGCAGAGTCGTCAGGTCTAGGACCGTGGCGATACGCATGAACGTATCAGCCTTCGGATCCGTGGCTGCGTTGATGCGCATGACAAAGATCTCGGCATGCGGAAGGTCTCCTGGGGCGACCAGGATCACCGTGCTGTCGATCTTGAAGCGAAGCTGACCATTCAGGTCAGTGACTGCCTGACACAGCTGCGAGATAGTGGTGAGAACCATGCGCCCTCGCTACGGGGTAACTGTCGCGATGTCTTCGCCTACGAAACTGCTGACCGCAGTATTGTACTCCGAGACGAGAACTTTCAAGCGAGCTTTGATGTAGGCGCCGAAGTCCACCGCGTCTACCAGCAGCGGGAAGTCCTGCGTCACCGTTGCCAGGCGGTAGTGATCCTTACCCGCAGCGATAGCATCCGCCTTGGCGGCCGGTAGTTCCTCAAGGTCGCTGGGGGAGGCGACTCGGCTAAAGCGGTCGTCGGCGACCTTGAAGACGAAGACCTCCGACTTCATGCCTCCGGTGGTGGCGGTGACCACGTCGCGGACGCGGTAGCCGGTCCCGACGATGCTCCGAGTCTGCGTATGCGATAGGTCCATGAGGTCCCTCAAGCAGCGCGCCAGGCGGCCGGAAACGGCCCGTCCTGCGACCGACATCAGTATAGACGGCCTTGGAGCGCTGCCCCACCTTCAGGAGTTACCTGTGGCCGTCCAGGAGGTCGTGAGACACGCACCGGGTCGTGAGACACACAAATTTTGCGTGTGTCTCACTGCATGTCTTACATCTTTCGTTAATCTTATTACCTAGTTAGCTTATCGTGAGACAAGTGAGACACACAAAGGTTGAAGGTAATGTAAGGAGAAAGGAAGGTAGTAAGACAGGGTGGAAGGATCTACAGGTGGAAAGAGTGGCGTAAAAGTCACCGGGTAAAGATATTAGGGGTTGCGTGTCTCACGCGACCACCAAATCCCCGCTAACTGCATGACATCATTTACAAAAACAAGTCCCCGGTTGCGTGTCTCACGCGCGTCTCAGCGTGCGTCTCACACAGCTACGGACATGTGGGTATGTGTAAGTACCAGTAGGTATATGTAGGTGTGATGGAGGCTTGTCGCGTAGATTAGCGGTGTGGTAGGGTACCGGGACGTCGGCTGGCATGGAGATGCCAAAAAGATGGCCCCGCGACGCTGGGAACGCCCGGGGCCTCGGCCGAGTGAAAGAGGGTTCACTCTATGCACGCCCAACACTACCTACCTGCCCCTAAGTTGTCAACACCAGCACCCGGTGTGGTGATCGGGACTTGTTCGATCAAAGCTATCGCGGAGTGCATTAAAACCGCTCCTCGAGCACTCCCCCACTGCTGGACCTGCCTACATCAGCCCGCTGTCTTCGAACATGTCTGTCGCCAACTCAGAAAGCGGCTAGCCGTAGAGAAGCGGTCGCCTACGGTATCTGAGTTGAAGCTGCTGATCGAACACCAGGCACGCAAGTCTCGCACTACGTGGCGTGCGCTGCTGATGAAGTCCCCGGCGAACGCACAGATCACACAGGATAAACTGCTCGGACGCGCTCTCGTATACGACGGCCTGTGCGCATACTATCATCAAAAACCGTTTGAGAACTTCGATCATCTGATTCCGGTTTGTCGCGGCGGTCCGAATATCCTTTCGAACCTCCGTCCTTGCTGCAAGTCCTGTAATATGCGCAAGGGCAAGATGCCCGCGAAGCAGTGGCTCGCATCCCTTTACAAGTAGTCCACTCACCCGTAACCCCGTGGTCAACCCCATGGCTTCTACTTTTCACTTCACCATCGCGCAGTCCGCATCGATCAAGGATGACTATCAGTCACTCCAAAACACCCCGGAGGGGTTCGTACAGCAGCTGATCAAACGTGGCCATCTCGTAGGCCCGAAAGATGGAACAGCGGTCATCCTCGCTACCTTCCGTGAAGGCGCACGCCTCGAGCAGAAGAACGTCCAGGAAGTCACCGGCCTTGCGCTGGACTTCGACGGCAAGTACAAGATCGACGGAAAGACGGTCCTCGAGCGCGTCGACGTCGATGCACTCCTGGCGAAGCTACCCTTCAAAGGCGTCGCTCACTCCAGCTACTCCCACACGTCTGCGTTCCCGAAGTTCCGCGTCCTGCTCCCCTTGGCGGAGCCGATTTCGATGAACGATCACCGGCGGCTCTGGTGGTGGTTCTACGAGCTCACAGAGCGCAAGGCTGATCCGTCCGGTAAGAACCCCGACCGGCTCTTCTTCCTCCCGCGCGCACCCGATGAGTCAGCGAAGGCCGATGCGTGGATCCGCCCTCTCGACGGACCGCTGCTGTCTATGTCCGTCGTTCCCGCCGACTACCAGCCCCCGGAGAGCACGCCCATTGAGCGCGCGGTCAAGCGCCAGGGAGCACACCGCGCACCCGCTGAGGCACGGCGGGCCTACCGCCCAGCAGACGCCACGCTCCTTCTCGAGAAGCTGGAAGAACTCCCCATCATCCAGTGGGCGATGGAACACCCCGCCGACGTAAGCCGGGAAGCGTGGCGCGGCATCGCCACCAACATCGCCGCCGCTGTCCTCGAAGACGAGTCCATGCATGATGCGGGGGCTGAGCTCTTCCATAAAGTCTCTGAGCCTGACCCCAGCCGCTACGACTGGACCGTGACCCAAAAGACCTTCAAGGATGCTCTCCGATCCGCCGCGCAGTATGGTCCGATGACCTTCCAGCACCTGCTACTCAACGGTGTACCTGAGGCTGCCTGTCAGGACCTGGGAACTGGTGCCAAGTCGCCGCTGGGTCTCGTCCGTATGATGATTCGCCCAGGAGATCGGGCAGCACACCCAAAAGTCCAGGCCCCCACTCCTACGGCAGCTCCGGTGGAGTCGGGGGCAGCCCCGGACTACAGTCAGCCCTCTACTTCGCCCGAGCCCAAGCCACAGGAGCTCAGCTGCGAGTCCAAGGCCTCCGAGACGAGCTCGAACGAGCCGAAAAAGATGCCCGCCTCGCCGACGCCGTCGTCGACGCCCTCGAGTCCGTCATCCGAAGCGGCTTCTAGCGATGAGGAAGGTGAGGGTGGGGACACCATCTTCAAGCACAACCCTGATGAGTACCTGTACGACAAGGAGCGGTCGAAGTGGATGTCGAAGGACGAGGATAACGAGTGGCACGACATGGACGAGGCCGCGTTCTCGATGCATCTGAGCGGCCTGGGTCTTCCGCGTAAGAAGCAGGAGGGTTGGAAGGCCAAGGTGCCGCAGTTCCTCTACCGCAAGCCTGTCTGGACCCAGCCGGGTGTTGAGCTCGTATATGGGCCCAAGGACAACATCTTCAACACGTACAAGCCGACCAAGCTCGAGCCCAAGCCGGGTGCGTGGGATCACATCCGCGCGCTCATCTTGAATCTCTGTGGCGGTGACGCCAAGGGAGCGGAGTTCGTTCTTGACTGGCTCGCTCGCCCCGTCCAGGAACTGCACAAGAAGGATCAGACAGGTAAGCGTATCGGCGGCCCGTACAAGCTTGGCACAGCGCTTGTCTTCCACGGTGCGCCCGGCTCGGGCAAGGGCACGTTGGGCAACATCATGGAGGCGATCTATGGTGACGCCAACGTGGTGACCATCGGTCAGAATGAGCTCGACAACCGCTTCAACGGCGAGCTCCTGGACAAGTTGTTCGTCGTGGCCAACGAGGTGGTCTCTTCCACCAATCGTTCGATGGAAACGGCGAATAAGGTCAAGCCCTGGATCACCGATCCAATGATCTCAATTGAGCAAAAGTTCCAGGGATCGCGACTCGTCAAGAACAACTTCAACATCATGTTCACGTCTAACGACGACCGCCCGGTGATCGTCGAACGTGGAGATCGTCGTTACACGGTCTTCCGGTCGGAACGATTTGACCCTGCGATGGCCAGCAAGATCTACGATGATCTGCTTGGTCCGCAGATCGAAGTTGCAGCTTTCTTCGATCACCTACTCACACGCAATACGGTCATCAAGTACGGGGATCTCTACATCTCTAAGGCACGCGAAGCGATGATGCTAGCTAGCATGCACTCCGATGAGCGGTTTGTTCAGTCCATCCTTGAGGATGGCTGGCTCGCGGTCAGCTACGACTGGGTAGACTCCGCCCAGAACGGCAAGGTGCGTGAAGCCTTCGTGACGGTGGAGGGTGAGAACTTCATCCTCTCCAGCACCCTCAAAGAGGTGTACAACGACTACTGTCGGCGCAATAACATGCGTTCGCGTGGTCAGAGTCGTCTCGGTCAGACACTAACAGAGACCCACAACATTCAGCCTGTGAAAATTCGCTACGGCAACGTGCAACATCGCGCCTGGAAGGGAATCCCTCTACGCGGCCCCGATGAGGTTGTGGTAGACCTGGAAGCTCGGAAGAAGGAGCGGCAGGAAAAGACGGAGCCGCCTAAGACTTCCAACAACATCGAGGTGTAGTCGTGGAGTACTACTTGGGCGTAGACCAATCGCTTCGGAGTCCCGGCATCTGCGTTCTCGAAGAGGGGACGCATCGCCCGGTCTTCTTGACGCACGTTCCCACGGGCAAGGCTCGAGGGGGTGAGCGTCTGGCGATGATCTACGATCAAGTGGTTTACGTAGTAAAGCGGTGGAAGCCGGTACAAGGGGCGATGGAGGGATACTCCATTGAGTCCGTGAACCGGCCGTTCGACTTGGGCGAGGCGGGAGGCATGGTGAAGTTGGCGTGCCATCAGCACGCAGTTCCACTCATCACCGTGCCGCCCACCTCACTCAAGAAGTTCGCTGGTAATGCCAAGGCGGACAAGGAGGGCGTAGCGAAGTTAGTAGCACAGAAGTGGCAGCAGCATATTGATCAGAATGATGAGTGCGACGCTTACGTATTGGCGCAGGTCGCACGCGCACTGAAGCACCAAGAAGCAGTTACTGTGCGAGCGGAGCTCGAGGTTCTGAAGAAGCTCCTACAGGAGCCAGGGCTCGCGCTTGTCTCTTACACACCCAGGAGCATCAACACATGAATCTGACGATTGAGCGTCTCTTCACCAAGGAGGGTGACACTCGCCCGCTGGAGCGCGTGAAGTGGCGCAAGACGGATGCCATCATCAAGGAACCCGATGGCACCATCATGTTCGAACAGCGCGGTGTCGAAATCCCGGAGTTCTGGTCCGACCGCGCCGCACAGATCGTAGCATCCAAGTACTTCCGCGTGGTCGATGGAAAGCGGGAGACCTCCGCCAAGCAGATGATCGACCGCGTCGTATCGACGATTTGCAAGGCTGCCATGGATCAGGGGATCTTCCCCGCATCTCCCGTCGACCAGCTTGAAATCTTTCACGATGAGCTTGAGTTCATGCTCGTCAATCAGCTGTTCAGCTTCAACAGCCCGGTGTGGTTCAACGTCGGCGTAGTGGCGAAGCCGCAGGCATCGGCGTGCTTCATTCAACATGTCGAAGACACCATGGAGTCCATCACCGATCTCGCAAAGAAGGAGGTCATGGTCTTCAAGGGCGGTTCCGGTACCGGTACGAACCTCTCGAATCTTCGTTCGCGCCTGGAGAAGCTCTCCGGTGGCGGCAACGCTTCTGGACCCGTCAGTTTCATGCGGGGCTTCGACGCGTTCGCGGGGGTGACCAAGTCCGGCGGAACCACGCGGCGTGCCGCCAAGATGGTCTGCTTGAATGCCAGCCATCCGGACATCCTCGAGTTCATCAAGTGCAAGGCAGAGGCGGAGCAGGTCGCACGAGACCTGTATGAGACGGGCAAGTACACCGCCGAGTTCAATGTCCCAGGCAACGTCTACGACCTCGTCCCGTTCCAGAACGCCAACAACAGCGTGCGCGTGACTGACGCGTTCATGAAGAAGGTCGCCGAGAAGGGCGACTGGCACGTCTACCCAATTCACGAGACCAAGGAGATCCTGAACGGGACGTGGCTCTACCAGGCGGATGAACTCTGGGATGAGCTCGTCAAGGCTGCGCACTTCTGCGGCGACCCCGGTCTCCAGTTCCACGATACTGTGAACCGGTGGCATACCTGCCCGAAGAGCGGACCGATCACTGCATCGAATCCCTGCTCAGAGTTCATGTTCCTCGACAACAGTGCCTGCAACTTGGGCTCGCTCAACCTGCTTCGCTTCAAGGCGGGTTCACGGTTCGACACCAGCGCGTTCAAGCATGCGTGTGCAATCGCTATCGTAGCGATGGAGACGCTGGTCGATGCCTCGAGCTACCCCACGGAGGAGATCGGTGCAAACAGCCACCGCTTCCGGCCGCTGGGGCTGGGGTACACGAACCTGGGGGCGCTGCTTATGGCGTTTGGACTGCCCTACGACAGCGACGAAGGTCGGGCTCTCGCGGCAGACATCACTGCGCTGATGACCGGGGCTGCGTATCACACTAGCGCGCAGTTGGCAGCGCTTCGTGGGCCCTTCGAAGGATACGCCATCAACAAGGAGGCGATGCTTCGGGTGTTGGCGATGCACCACGACGCCTACATGCACAACCTCGAGCTTTCCAAGCTCCCGTCCACGGATTACCGGCAGGAGGCCATCGCGACGCTGTTCAAGGCGTCGATGCTGGGTCAGCAGTACGGCTTCCGTAACTCCCAGGTGACGCTGCTTGCTCCGACGGGCACCATCGCCTTCATGATGGACTGCGATACCACCAGCGGCGAGCCGGCATTGAGTCTCATCACGTACAAGAAGCTGATTGGGGGTGGCACGCTGAAGATGCCCTTGAACGTCGTCGAAGAGGGTCTCGCAGTCCTCGGATACAAGGGTGCACCGCGTGCCGCGATTCTCAAGCACATCGCTGACACAGGCAGCTTGACCAATGCGCCGCACATTACCGCGAGCCATGCCAAGGTGTTCCAGACCGCACTCGGGGATGACCCCATCTCGGTTGATGGTCATCTCAAGATGATGGCGGTGCAGCAGCCGTTCCTCTCGGGCGCCATCAGCAAGACAGTCAACCTGCCTTCGTCGGCCACGGTCGAAGACGTCTCCAAGACCTACTGGCGTGCGTGGGAGCTGGGTCTCAAGGCCATCGCTATCTACCGCGACGGCTGCAAGCTCAGCCAGCCCGCTTCGGCCAAGAAGACCGAAATCAAGGGCGAGCACAAGATGCACAAGGGCCTAGGCTGGGGTGAGCGCCGGCGTCTGCCGGACACCCGTAAGGGTGCTATTCACAAGTTCACCGTCGGCGGGCAGGAAGGCTACCTCTTCCTGGGCAAGCACGATGACGGGTCGCTCGGAGAGCTCTTCGTGGAGATCTCCAAGGAAGGATCGGCGTTGTCCGGCCTACTCAACATGGCCTGCATCGGTGTGAGCGTTGGCCTCCAGTACGGGGTCCCGCTTCAGACCTTCATCGACAAGTTCAAGGGCATGAAGTTCGAGCCGCACGGGTTCACCGGGGATCCGGAGATCCCGATGGTGAGCTCGCTAGCGGACTACATCGCGCGGTACCTCGAGCAACACATCAGCGATCCGGCAGAAGTCCCGGAAGAGAAGGCGGAGCTCCCCAGTAAGCCGGTGGAGAAGGGCAGCTTCCATGGACCCCCGTGTCATTCTTGTGGAAATCTCACTGCCAGGGCAGGCAGTTGTTTCGTGTGCCTGACTTGTGGTACTACTACTGGATGTGGGTGAAAGCACAGGTGATTATTTATGGATTGATTGACCCGCGTGATGGCCTGATCTATTACGTGGGTCAATCAGTTCAGGGCCTAAAGCGAGCACGTCGCCACTATTCACCAGGGGCACTAAGCAGAGACGCGGGTACTCCAAAAGGTGGCTGGCTGCGTGGGCTGTTAGCCACGGGAGTACTGCCTGAGCCAGTAATCCTCGAGATAGTAAAGTCAAAAGATCAACTAGCTACTAGAGAGGCATACTGGATCGATAGCTGTCGCGTACAAAATCCGAATCTGACTAATGTCTCGGCAAAGGAGCGCGCCCGTTCTCGTGTTGGTCGTCAAGTGTCTGAAGAAACCAAACGCAGATTAAGCTTGAGTACGAAGAAACGCTTTGAGGACCCCGCCGAACGTAAGTACTATTCACAGTTGTTCAAAGGACGCGTCTTTTCCGAGGAGACGCGGCAGCGAATGCGTACCGCACAACAACAGCGGATGCAGAACATCGTTCAGCGACGACAATTAGCGAATGCACGTACGCGTGCAGCTATTCACGGCCCGCATACACCTGAGCAACGGTTGCGCATGGCTCGTGCCCGCGGTGCACGTCCATTCACAGATCAGTTTGGTAATCGGTACGATTCAGTACGAGAAGCAGGACGCCAGCTGGGGGTCGACAGTTCGGCTATCTCCGCAGTTCTCAAAGGTAGGCTTTCTCATACTAAGGGATACATCTTCAAGTATCTCGAGGAGACTTGTAATGTATCAGTGCAGTAACTGTGAAAAGGAAGTGGATCTCGCGGCTGACCACGATGCTGGCTGCATGGTTCTCCGGGAGAAGGGCGTCGTCGTAGCGGCGATCTGTCCTTCCTGCCTGGAGAACGTAGCTCTCGCCAAGCTCGTGGTGAAGAAATTCGTCGATAGCGAGACCTTCATGTACGAGCAGTACCAGCCGATCATTGGAGTACCGTTCTAAGTGGCACTCAACCCCCAGACGTTGATCGACGAGTTGATGAAGCTCGACGAACCCTGTCCGCCGAATCCAGCTTCGGCGGCACAGCGGTGGTTTGACGCCTGGTGGAAGTACGCGAAGAACATGTCGCACTTGAACCAGGGGATGGACGCGCTGGCACAAGGAGTCTTTGTGCCCGCGCTCCTCCCCGGGCTCATTCAGGCAAACCCCCTCCCGGTTTTTTTTGCCCAGCTCGAAGCAGCGATGCGCGCGACCTGGACGGCGCTCGGCACACCTGTGGGTCTGAAACAAGACCTACCTCCTGCGCCAGGTCAGTTCCAGCGACTGTCGATCATTCCTGCGCCGGCGCCCTTTGTACCACTGGGTGTGGCAACAGTTGCCATCGGTATGGCGATCAAAGATTCTAGCGGTAAGAACGTTCAGCGAAAGGCGTTGGGTACGGCGATCCACGGTTGGACGATGACACATATGGTCGTCGCCAATGTGTGGACTACCACCCCCTCGGGACTTACTCCAGTGCCCGGCCCACCGTTGCCGTTCATGTGAGGTGACAAATGACCAGCGAAATTCAACGAGCGGGAGTCACGCCCTACGTCCTGCGCCTGGCAGCTTACTACGCGGCGTTGGGATGTGGGACCTACTCCCCGAAGGGGTACGCTGGGTTCAACAGCGTTGTGGTCCGCGAGCTCATGCCTTGGAAGGCCGACGCGGAAGACCCGATGAATTCAACCACGATTCTCGTGGTGGAGTTCTTCTTGGGACAGCGTCGTGTGAAGTGGGTAGAGTTCGCTCTGAAGCCGGCAGGCTTCGGTGGAGACCCTATTGTGCGGGCGGTGTAGAGGTCACCACTTCGGTCTTTGGCCACAGGTAGTGACCGACGACGACTCCCACAATCACCAGAGCTAGGCTACCCGCGACGGCCCACCCCAGGCCTGGGGCGCGGTTCGCCTCGGCCTTGTTCTTTTCGATGATTGCTGTCTTGAGCTGCTCCTCGAGGATCTTGTTATTGTCGAGGATGACCTGAGTAGCGGCCTTCTGCTGGTCTAGTGAAATCTTCAGGGCGTCGACTGCCAGATGTAGGTCGGTATTGAGCAGCTTCAGCTTGGCGCTGACGTCGCGGTGCATGAGGAGCTCGCTGTCGAGCACCAGCAGCTGCTTTGCCTCCTCAAAGCTGTAGCAGGCCTCCTGCCCACACATGTGCCACTTGGGCAGGGCCTGTAGCCCCTCTGCCAGGCTTTCAGCCGGTAGCAGGATCGCCAGGGTAACCGCGAGGATCTTCTTCTTCTTCATGACACACCGGCGTCTTTGTTGAGATTCTTCCAGTCTCGAATCTTCTCAATCTGTTCTACGCGCTTGCGATGCACCTCTTCAGCGGTACGGATCTGGGTCTCGCGTTCGAGGACGGCCGCGAGCTCCTTCTTCGCTACTTCCTCGGCGCCCTTGGCACCAAGTTGAAGTTCCTGGAAGCGCGCCTGCGCTAGCTTTTGCTGAGCCTCGAGCTTCTGGAGGGCAAGTTCCGTGCGGGCCTTGGCGAGCTCCGCAGTCTTCTCCTCGAGCTCGTTTCGCAGGTACCACAGGCTGATGCCTAGCATGATCGTGCCGATGAGCTTCCAAATCCACGACTGATTCTCATCGCCCAGCTTGAGCGCGGTGTCGGCGAGATCCTTGATCTTCTTGTCGATCTGTTCGTCGGCCACGGGTCACCCGTTACGCGGCCCCAGTACGCCAGTAGGGCAGGTGAGGAAGCTGCAACTTGTAGGTAGTGTAGCGGAGCAAGCCGGAGTCCGTGAGCGTAGGCACGCCAGTCACCTTGCACTTCACATACGGGCGTACCCACTTGCTCAGCGCCGACTCATCAATTTCGTAGGTGGCGTAGCGAGTGTCCCCTACGTAAAACTCCCACAAGCCATTGCCCGCCGCGTATTGGATATACTCCAATCGCAATGTGGTGGACTGCGAGGAGACGCCAGTGTCCACGTCTAGCGCTACGTCGTTTTGGCAGCGCCAGTTGGTACCTGTCGTCTTGAAGAAGCGGTAGTAAATCAGGTGGTCGGGGGTCTCTAGACCGCATTCGAATTCGAAGTTACCCGCATTGCCGTTCGGTACGTCTACTTCGGCTTGGAAGCCGATCCGGTAATTGCGAGCCATAAAGATCGAGATCTGGTTATAGAAATACCAGGTGTCATTGGGGTTGACGTTATTCGGGGTGTCGAACTGAAGGTAGTTTCCCTGGATCGTGTACGAGGGTAGCGCTGAATTCGCTGGCTGAGTGTACGTTGCAACACGATTCATCGTTCCCGGCGCCGAGAGAAGCGGGTACACGCTATCCGCCAAGCCGCCCATCATATTGTTCAACGGATAGATCGTCGTCAGGTAGTCAGGAGAGGCGAGGACCTTCACGTCGTCGATGACGACGTAGTCTCCCGCATTGTACGCCCCAGCATTTCGCTTGGCCGCAAACCAGATCGAGTGAGACCCCGGCGGTATTGCATTTTTGAGCAACCGGGTTACGCTACCCGTCGACGCCCGTATATCGATCTGAACTTCGTCACACCATACAGTGAATTCAGTAAAATCGCCGTGCATGCTGAGCGAGAATGCAAGGTCGGACCACGTTGCAGTATTCACCCGCAGTCGCGCTAGCGAAACGGATCCATCAATGTTTTCATATTGAGCACGGAAGCTGTAAGTGCCTCGGATAGCTCCCGCTAGATTGCGCTGCCAATCGTATACCGGTAGCCCCGCAGTAGCCCAGTACTTATTACCAGGCATGCCTGGATACGATTCCCAAAGAGGAGGGATCATCGAAGACCCCTCAAAATTCTCATGCAGCATCGCAGTGACAGATCCCTGCTCGAGGAGCTGTCGATCCGAGGCAGACATGAAGCCGTGAGCTTCGCTACCCGCTGCGCTCTTTGCGAGACCGTGATACGTACCAGCGGTTATAGGCGCGGTGATGTCACCGTGTACACGGCCATCAACAGCGTCACTATCGAGTTTAATCGTGGTTACCGCATAGTTGTGGATGTGATCAGTACCAACGGCACGGTTGGCATCGTTCCCCGCATCCTGTGCGAGGATGTCCTCGGTTACGGATCCCGTCGCAAGCATCGTGGTGGTGATCGCACCTGCGCCAATGCCATGCTTGTGATCCCCACGAGAGAACGTACTCGCCGAACCGCCAGCCGCCGTGCCATCTAGCGCGGTAGTGGCATCTGCCGGCGTGAGCACGAGAGTACGCGACTGACCCGGGGATAGCGCCACGCCATTCGCGAAGATGAGCCGGCCGCTGCCATCCACACTAGCGATAGGAATCGCCAGCGGGACCTTCTCTGGGAAACGGCGAGCGATGAACAGGTTGTTGTCGACGTTCGTGCCCTTGCCGCTAGTGGCTTCTGGATACCCGGCCAAAGACTGACGACGACCACCGTACGTTTCTGCCATCACAAGGGAATCGTACCAGATGCAGAGACTGTCCCCCTTGCGGAGGCGATTAATGGGCACAAAAAGATCATCTACCTGGGCAAAGAAAGCAGCCAGCCCGGCCGCACTAAGGACGTGTTCCTCTCCGTCGACTGCCCCGGTCAGCCTTGCGGATGTCGGCTCGACTAGAGCAATCTTGACAAGCGGATCAGCACCCGTGGCAACTTCAACCTTCAAGCCCGCGTTCAGGAACGTTGTGTTCGCCATCAAATAGTCGACTAGCTGCTGGCGGGTCGTGCCTACGTCAGGGTGCGTATTGATCGTAATCGACCAGTTGTCCGCAGGACTGCCGCTGACAGCGACGGCGAGGCTTGCGCCGTTTGCTCCGGTGACTGCGATTGTGATCTTGTTAGCGCCGCTATAAGCACGCGGAACTACGGAGCCTCGCAGCTCTCCTTCGGCGCTAGTAACCGTAGAGAACTTCAGGCCAAGGATCGTGGCTGTAGCTGGCGTGCTCTCGGTAACACCCACCATCGGACGGATGACGAGATCACTCCCGATAGTGAAGGACCCGTGATTCTGTTCAACGTCATAGGTCCAAGCAACAGTACCTCCGCCCTCCAAGAGGAGCGCACGGTCAGCATCGCTGAGGTAGAGCTGGTCTTCTGCGGTGCCGCGCAGTGTTTCCGTACGCTTGCGCAGATTTTCCATCGGACGACGGAAGGTGGCTTGGCTGCCCCGCTCCCCGTCGATGATGGGCCTGATAGAATCAAGGTCCTGCTCGCCCGTGTCATTCTCTGCGGTCACAGGAGAAACGGTGTAGTCGATGAACTGGTTGGCCATGTGCCTAAACCCCTTTACGCCGTAATGGAGATGCGCCAGTCGTAGTCAACCACGATGGCACTGCTTTTCGGGATCGCCGGATGCGTCTGACGAGAGAACATCTCATTGTTCGCCATGAACAACGCTGCTTCTTGTAGCGTGTTCCCATTGGCGTCATTGGCACCGAGCGTTACTAGAATGCGCAGCTCGTAGACCGGATCTGCTGTCGTCGACCCCGACACATTGGCATCGCCGATAGTGAGGGCGACGGGAGGAGCCACGGGAGCCACGAGCGCGGTTTGAAGCCGATCCGGTGGCGCATTTCCCGTTCCCACCTGCAAGGTAGCGATGCGATTACCGGTCGGGTCGTAGTTGGTGATCTGCCGCATTAGATTAATGAGCGCGGTGAGACCCTTTTCAGTGATCGTATTTTTGATCAGAAAACGTCGCAGAGACCTACCCGTCGTAGCGTCGCGGACAGTCACGCGCAAGTCGCCACGGACCGGAAGACCTTCAGTGCGTTGGATCGCAGACATGCAGGTACCCTATCACGAAGATGCGCAGTTAGTATAGCTTACGTAATCACCGGCCGCACGGTCAGTTCCAGTACCTGGTCCAGCAGACCGGTGCCTGTTACTCCTGGATCCTGCCCACCGACCGTAAGGACCATACCCTCTGAGCGGCCAAAGGCCCCGATAATAGCAGCGTCTCCGATGCGGAAGACGTTATCCACTACTGGGATCTCGTCCGGGGTCAACGGTAGACGGGCTCCGAGGTCTAGGTCATCAACTACATCCACGATGTCATGGAAAACTGTGAACGGCTGGAAGTAGACCTGCGTATGTGCTGGTTTTACTTCTTTGATAAGCTGCTGGAGCTCTTGAATGAGCACGCCCGTGAGATCTAAGGCACCGTCGAGGCGCACCATGAACAAGTGGGTCTTTAGAAAACGGTCGACGAGGATGAACGTAGCTAGGTGACGGAAGGTCTCACCGTCGGGCTGGCTAGGAATCTGACCATTTTCATCCGCGCCAATAAAGTATCCCGCATCCCCGATATACGCGTTACCGGTAGCGCCAATGTAGTTGGGATACAGCTCCGGAGAAACAACTCTCTGCTCGCGCGGAAGCCCCGGAAGAATCTCTTCAGGGATGGTGATGTTGTACCACCACTCAGGGTCTTCAATATAGTCAGTGACCTGAACCGCAGTTGTGAGGGGCTCGAATGCGCGGAATATCAGTTTTCCGAAGTTGGCAGGTGTGACGACGTCAGACCGCATCGGAATGTCACTGGGGTAGCTGTAGGTGTTCTTATCCGTGATCACACGCTGAATTGCATCTATCGTGAGTTCCCACGTCACACCATTCTCAGATACGAATGTACTGGTGGGGTGATAGAGCTCGACGGTATTTGGATCGATGTACGACCGGACCTGGAACAGTCCCTGATTGGTCGGATTCCGGGAGCCCTTGATCCACACGTAGTAGCCGACATACTCAGGTCGGAAGACACTGGGCGGCGGTATCGCAGATGACGCTGTAAAGACAGCCGTAGTCCCACTGCTCAGTAGTGCGCCGGTCGCCCCGCTACCTAGTGTTCCACTGCGATACTCTTGGAGGATCTCGCCATCGTCCCGTATCACCGGAAGATTGGCGACCACATTCAACGCACTCTCCACACGCGCGATAGCGGGTCCCAAGATGTACAGCTGCATGAGTCCACGGATGAACGCACGATAGCTTTCGGTTGAGCGCCGCTTGTCACCGAACAGGTGCCCAAAGGTTTCATAAAGTCGGTAGTCATCGATACGCGCGTCGACCGCCCAAAGGGCAAGCTGCTCGACCTGCAATGTTGAGGTGTATGTGAGGCTACCAGTGAAACCGGTACCGCTTGCGTAAGATACAAGGATGCCGCCTACCCGCTGGCGCACCAATTCCCACTGATATGCAACTGGTGTCGGCGGTTCCGGCGGTAGCGTCGTATCGGTAGCGATTGCGAGGCGGCCATTAGCCACATGGGTGACTGTGAGCTTGGACGACGCTAAGGGGAACCGCGCACCCTGATCGACAGGCAGTTGTGTGACTGTGTACAGATAAAGGATATCTCCCGGCTGTACGGGTACACCTACCAGCGGGTCAGTGGTTGTGAAGAATCCCGAGACAGCTACATCAACTTGCCGACGCGCGAAACCGCGCAGCGTGTTGGATGTGAATGGGTTCTCGGCGAAAGCGAGCGCACCGTCAATCACCTCGTACTCAACGCCATCCTCGAGCGCCGCCGTAGGGTTATAGACCTTGTTCTGTAGCTGAGGCACCGCCACAATTGGCTCATCAGATGTGAACACGTACCGAGCCTGCGCGATAGTACCTGTATCGCGATAGCGCAGTTGATCTTCACGGACGGTGTAGAGCTTGTAGTACTCCTTACGAAAAAGAGGTGTTTCAGTCACGGTGATGTTGAGGACATCATTCAACAGATTCAGGTAGTGCTGGCCTAGCAGAATCTCGGTGCCTTCGTAGATGGCCTGAAGGTCGCCGATGTCCTTGAAGTAACGCAGCCAGAAGTCTGATAGACCCTGGAGGAGCGTGTCTGCGTTGTTACCGATCAAGGCCATTCGATTACCCTGCGTTGATGGTGATCAAAGAGGTATCGGTCATAAGTCGAATAGTGCGATCAGATACACCCAGTGCGTCCAACTGGCGTCGCAAAGTCTTTTCAGCAGTGGAGACTTTCGTTGTGTTTGCGGGAATCGCAGGGTCCAGGCTCGCGTACGGGATGGCGATACGCAGGGAGCCACCATTGGTCAGCTTTGCATGGTTCGTGGGGTACTCCGGACGGATGGTAACGATGTCTCGCGTAGTGAAGGAGTATACCTGTCCGTCGGGTGCGAGCAGACTGTAGCTCACGCCCAGGGGGTCTAGAACAGCTCCAAGCTCAGGGAACGTGGACCGCACATACCGCCCGATTTCCATGACGTCGACCGTCTTCGAGGGATCCAGAGTATTGATGTACGCCGCAAGTCGCCGGGCAACATCTGCTTTGTCGATCTCTACCAACGGACGGCAGTTGAGCAGGATGCTGAGGTACACCGGGTGCAGCGCGCGCAGCATGACGTTTGAGTCTAGAACGCGCTCATAGCGATCTTGAACGAAGGTGTCGATTTCCGAAAACCCGCTCAGAGTCTCATATGTGACGCGAAGCCGGCGCCCGTTGTACGCAGCATTCACATTGATCACAGTCATCACACTGCTGGACTGTGCTGCGGGCGGGTTGTACACACTAACACTGTACTGCGTGGGCCCCGGGCCCATATTTACGCGCGTACTGAGCACGGCGTTTACGGTGTCATCATCGTTCAGTACTTCGATCCGCTTGATCCGGTAGTGTGGGCGGCCGGTCAGGACGACACTTCCTGTATTCTTGTACACGCGAGAAGTCTGGCCGGTGTATCGCAGAGGAACATGATCTTGGAAGCCGGGAGCTGTGGCTCCTACGCTATAGCGAACGAACACAGGCTGTTCAATGGTGCCCTGTTCATCTGTGGCATCACTGAAGGGCTGCCGGGACACTACCTCAAGTTGGTTCGGTAGTACGCTCTGAACGACGTACATACGGGGTACTCGAGGAAGCCCTTGCACGACACGCAGAATATCGCGTGGCTGCACTACGCCAGTAAAGTCGATGGTCTCATCCCGCAGGATCGTGATGAGATTGTCGGGACGCCGGAACTCTCCGCCAATAGTCAACGTTTCAGTGACATCTGTTCGGTTCAGATCGACGAAGATATCCTTGTAGCCGCCGACGTGCATGTCGAGGTTGGTGACCGCCTCAACAGCACGATCTCGCAACATCTCAGGGTCACCAAACCCAACAGTTACCACGCGGCGAAGATCAGAATAGCGTTCACGAAGGACAGTTGCGATGGACCGCTCATTCACCATATTGCGCACGGTAATGGCGGTTGGCGCGCGCTCGAGCAGCTCCTGTGCCGTTTCTGCGTCTTGGCCGTCATAGCCTTCAACCAGGTTCTCGGCGTACAGGAAGTACGGATTGAAGGGATCCGCTGCAACGAAGCGCCCCGCCTTGACGTTGTAGGTGCTCCCGGCTTCCTTGGCCAACAGCGTCACGGTAATGCTGTAGTCCTGGATCGTGCCGTCTGCGTCAACCGAGCGCTGTAGATCGCTAGCAGGAATTACCATCTGCTCGGTGATGTTCGGCTGGAAAATCAGAGAGGAGCTCTTGAAGAAGCGCTGTGTGGGCTTAAGAGTTACGTCGGTAGCCCGTGAGAAGTGGAGGACCACGGGAAGCCGTGCGCGAGTGCCCCCCTTCTTGGTAAGGAACCAGTTCGAGAGCAGCGCCTCGATGGCCTCGCCTACATCTTCGTCGGGTGTGAGTGCCGTTAGGTTCTTAAGGGACTGCCGGGCACGGGCCTGATTTCGTTCACTCTCGAGGTACGCAAAGATGTACGCAATAGCCTTGACAGTGAAGTCCCGGTTAGCGCTTCCCGGGCTGAAGTCCGCGTCCGGGATCTTTGCTTTTAGGTAGGCTTCGAGAAACGCGTCAGCGCGTTCGACATCCTGCGCCGTGATCGTGATCGTTGCCATTCCTACCTCGAGACACTCGGAAGTTGAAGAGCGACTACTAGCCCAGCTGCGTTACGGAGCCGGACATAGACTTCGAAGCCGTCGCCAGATGCGTGCGGTACGACACCCGCCACTGTTGCTGATTCTAACCGCTCTTCGTCCGGAGGGAAACTACGGATATCCATGGCCCGAATCTGATTGTTGCAGTCTTCGACGAAGAGGGTCAGCGCGTCATAGACATCCTTGTTACTGCTGATGTTCGACCCAATCAACCCTGTGAAACCGGTGCCATACGCAGGCTCCCGTGGATCAGAGCCCTTAGGTGTGAGTAGGCACTTCAACCAGCGGTTGATGAGCTTCTGTGGCCCGCGTATGGCTACGGATGCCACATAGCCGAAGCCAAAAAATTTGCCAGTTCTTTCCTGTACTTCAGGAGCGAGCAGTTGGATGTGGGTGTCGTAGGTAGCCATCAGACCACGTCTCCCTTCCCGTCCTCACCCCAGCGCCCCGTTTCAAAATTGTAGACGAGGGCGTTGAGAGACCCCGCCGTATATGCAGGATATTCTTGATCTGCCTTAACGGCGGTTTGGGTCATCTGGGCGGCGGTCTTGTTGATGTCAGCCGAAGTGCCTAGCTTCTCAGCCGCGTTCTGATTGATGAGGGTGTCCCGGCTCGAGTTGGCAATTTTAACGCTACGCTCGTATGCGCGGACCTTGTCGTAGGCCACCTTTGACAGTGACCCTCTGCGCATAGCTGCTTTGGCTGCTTCACTGGAGTCGACGAGCTGCGCGTAGTAATCCGTGGCGAGCACACTGTCGATCAGAGTCTCGGCGACGAAGCGCTTCTCCTTGTGCCGCCAGTGCCACGGCTCGGGTTGCTTGGGAGGGATGTCGTCGTTGTCGAACCCGTAGGTTGCTGCATGTGTTTGCAACCAGGCAAAGATCGCGGAGCGTCGCCCGGCCAGACGGTCAGCGATGGTCATACCCGTTTCAATGTCCAGGGCGACGCCACTCTGGTGGTTGCTCCAGCCGGGCTTAGCAGCGGGCCCCCACTTGAGCCCTTCAGCCGTAAGTGAGCCGTCGCTATTGAAGCGCTCACTGTACATCCTTGTCTGGAGCTCCATTGATCGAAACGCACTGACGATGTGCAGGATAATCCCATCCTTAGCCGCAGCGTTGCGCATCAGGATGAAGTCCTTGGCCGTGTTCTCCTCGATCTGGAATCCATCAATCGTAACGACTTGGACTTGTAGCGGGGAGCCGCGTGCGTAGCCCTCCACTGTCTGCACGGGCAACGGGGGTAGACGAGGCCCTTGGCGAAGTGCTGGGGGATTCGTCACATTGACGCAGGCAAGCGCCGCGTTCTGCGCGTGCTGGGCTACGCTCTGAAGTGCGCCCGCTGCCGCTGTTGGATCCACACTGACGGGGTCGTTCAGCAGTTGCGGCGGTAGCCGGTCTACGGAGACGTCGTCCCGGGGTTTGAACTTGGTAGCGTATTCGGCCTGAAGTTTCGTCAGGATGCGCTCGATCTGCACATCCCGGCCAACACTGGTGTCGTTATAAATGCCGGATACGTCTAGATCCAGAAATGCCCGAGTCACGTCTTCCTTGTTACGGAAGACACTAACGAGCTCCCCGTCCGTGATCTGGACCACCCAGGAAGCATCAGCAAAGTCTTGGCTGAAGTTCAGCGTGCCGTTATAGGCCATGAACCTGCTGTGCCTCCTCTACCTTTTTGACGATGAGGCTCTTCTGATAGGAGAGTTGGCCTTGTGTGACGCCCAGCTTGGACATGATCTCTTTGCCAGAAAGCTTGGGCTTACCACCATAGCCAGTCGTATACTCGAAGATCTGCTTCTGGAGTGGTGTAAGGTCGTGGTAGATGAAGTCAGCCAGATGATCCTCAGCGGTTTCATGGTCGGGGTGTTCTTCCGACTCGATGAACTCTTTGCGCGTAGCCTGGCGTTGAAACTGCTCAAGCTTCTTTTTTGACCAGCCGAGATGGTCGGCAAGCTCTTCGTTAGTCGGCTCACGCCCGTGCTTATCGCGCAGCTCATTGGTGGCGGTGTTGTAGGTGTGAAAGAGCAAGGCCTTGGTTTCAGATAGCCGTGCCGTGTTCTGCGTTGCATACACCATGCGGGATAGTTTTGGCAGACGACTCGCCACGTAGGTTGAGAGCGCGGTGCCTTGATTAGGGTCGTAGCTCTTGAACGCCTCCACCGCCAACCGTTTGGCCTCTGCTTCGAGCAAACTGCGAGACATCGCGCCCGCCCATTTATTTACCTCGCGCGAGATGATCGGCTGCATCTGGTCGAGCAGCTTTTGAAGGTCCTGGGGATTCTGAGACTTCTTCCACTGGCGCCAGAGCTCGAGGTCCTTCTGCTTGACGTCAGGCCGCCCGCCCGCACCCTGGAGTGCTTCCTTTACGCGGTAAATCATGCACTCACCTCTGCGGCGATTCCAGAGTCAAGATCTCATGGCGGTACGCTAGCAATACAGCGTCCCAGTCAAACCGGGTCTGTGCGAACCCAGCGTCCACACCTTGCGGACTCCCAGTATACGGGGTTACAGCACCATTTGCACTCGCCACGCCCACCTGCGAGGCATTGGGATTGGGACCCGGTCCCTGCCGCAATTTTCGAATTCGTGTGAAGTAGGTTGCGCCGGTGATAGGAATCTGTGGATCCGTAGACACGTTTTCGCCGTCGTAGCCGTACTCATTGCTCACGCCTTGTAGCTCCCCACTATCAATGAGCTCGCTTAGCAACTTCCCGCCGTGCAAGAAGGTGATGTACTCCTGCAAGGTACAGATAGGGCGCGACACATATTGCATGGCGGCGTCGTAGTTCTGGAACAGTTCCTCCGCAGTCTTAAGCGGAGCAATGTCCCGGTCCCCACTTAGATTGTCCTTTGTCGTGGTCACCTGAATAGGCTCGATGACTTCATCATCGTACCATTTGGTCGGATCATCCTTGATGTAGCCAATCACCTTACGGAAGTCGAAGGCCGCGGTCTGCCCCTCAGGTACCAGTCGGCCAAAAAGGAGCGAACCGTACAACTGCTCGGCCTTGTCGAAATCCTGAATGATGTCCCGGATCATGGGCACCGGCTCCAGCGGCGCGGCCCCGTACACCTTGCCCTGCTGAGCAATGTCGTAGTGCAGGAGATCGAACATCTCCTGGAGGGTGCGTCCGAAACTGTACTGGATGGCCGTGCTCATGCTCCCGTTGCTTAGTGACTGCGTGACATTGGTTACGTAGCCAACGGTGTCCAGTGCACTGGCTCGGTGGTCAAAGACGACGCAAGGAAAGCCAGGCAGAACATATGGGTTGAATGCGAGGTTCACCGCACCGCCGCGCCGCTCGTAGCGGCTCCTGAAGTACTCATACTTGGCGTACAGCTCGAGAAGCTGCTGCACCCGGCCTACTTCCTGCTTGAGTACCTCGGATTCTTCTGGGGTGTTCTCGTCAGGTTTGTTTGCCCGCAGCGTGTTCATCAGGTGTGTGAACCACGCGGGGACGGGCGTGCGTCGGATAATCGGCCCCTTGAAGAACTCTTCAGGGAACACCAACAAGTTCTTACCGTGCGCCAGGCTATTGGGGGCTGGGCTGTCGTCAGTAGGGTCCCCGGTATGCTGACGCAGGATGACCTGGGCACTTTCAGGATACGCTGCGGTCAGAGCGGGAGGCACGAATGCGTTCGTTGTGCTCAGGCCTTTGGAGATGAACTGGTCATTGACATACATACGCGTCGGTTGCGAGAGGAAGCTCTCGCTGTACGAGTACGACGCGATCATCGGTGGGAAGATGACATTGCAGGTTGGTGGTATGCCAAAAACCATCTGAGGTTTGGCGAAGTAGTTGACCACGCGCACTGGCTCGAGTGCTGCGTTCACTGGGGACGTAGGCTCTACATTAGAGGGTCCCAGGATGGTCCCGTCATTCAGACGTACGCGTAGACAGGGAGCCGTGGGGATCATCGCGAGCTCGAAGAAGACCTGACCCAGGGCTTCCTTAAGTACGTCGAAGATCGTCCCTGCGCTGCCAATGGTCGTTGCCAGGCTGGACTTCATGGCGTCTACAGCCTGCACCGCCTGCGCAGACTGAAAGATTGGGAAGACGCCAGCTGTCTTATCGGCCTCGTCTTCAATCAAGGGCAGCGCAGCAAACCGATTCAGGAAGTTACGCTTCCGAGCCCAGCGCGCGAAGAAGTTCACCGCTGCAAGTGTGCGCTGCTGGCTAGGGAGGTTGTGACTCAGCATACCCTTCACGATGTTGTAGACTAGTTCATACGGCCGGGTGATATCCGCCGGTGTCTCTTCACCTTCACGCCCAGGGGGTACTACCAACCCCTTCTTGAAGAGTGAGAACGGATAAAAGGCCCCCGGTTGGATTATGCCGCCCGCGTGTACTTCCGGATCGAGCACGGAGGTCGCGACAGCATCAACGGTGTTGGTGAAGAAATAGTTTAGCTGAGTCCAGATGGAGATATCGCCGATGGCGTTGAAAGACATCTGGCGACCGCGTGCCGAGCTGGTATAGCTCCAGCCCACAATGTCACCCTCGAATAGCAGCTTCCACGTAGGCTCATCGGGGTTCTGGAGGGTATCCAGATAGAAGACCACCACCTCAAGGCGATCCTCGTTACCCAACCGCTGAAGTAGTCGGTGTGGCGCGAACGAAAGTGTTGCCTCAGGGATTTGCCACACCCCGTAGCTTACTGTTACAGCGGGGCAGGGAACTTCGATCCCGTTGATGTAAACCAACCAGGCCCCGCGATGTGGGTCAGACGGAGTGAAGGTCTCGGTGAAAGCGGTCACGCATGTGCCTCGTCATCCAAGAGCAGCGCGGCTACGAGCACGAGCATAGCGCACATCGCGGATACACGGTGAGTAAAGGATGCGCTGGTGTAGTGAGTTTCGATGACGTCCCGGTACGCTTGGGGTACGCGTAGCTGTTCCATTTCGCGCATGAACTGAGGCTTACGCATTTGCAAGATCTGGAGGTCAGCATCGATGTCTAGCGTCTTCTGGCGCCCCGGGATCGCTACGATAACCTTCTCAACAGGTGCGTTGAGCAGTTCCACGAATACTGACCTGAGCTCGGTCGCGTATGCGAATACGAGAACGCCTCGCGACTGCGCAGTAGTGTCAGGGAAGATCGTCACGGCGCGTAGCGTGCGTTGACGGCATTCCTCGAGGGCAGGGTAAGGGAAAGGTGAGAGCAGGCGCAGCTCAACAGGGAACTGTTCGACGATGGCTCCGCCGACAGATTCGGTAATCGGACCTGTGCCGGTGAAACTGACGCGGGCATGGCTGCTAAGCGAGACCGAAGCCCCCGCAGTTATAGTAGGTGCCTCCACCTCTCGAACGGCGGTCAGGTTGAGTTCGGGCGCACCCAACGCGGTGATATCGGCCCCTGCATCTCTAGGGGTCGAGTTCCCACCACTGAAAATGATCTCGGCCATTAGAGTGGGTTCCCGTTGAGGTCAACGATGTTGAGCACGGTGAGGGAGTAGCCCAGCCCGGGCACTTGCAGGTCAGTGTGTAGCGTTACCGTCGTACTGTTGACTTCGGTGACGGAATTAATTGTAAGACCCACGATAGAGTAGTTTGCCAGGTTCAAAGCACCATCAGGGTCAGCAGTCATTTTTACCGGCTCTGAAAATACAACTGTGACCGTGTGTCGGTTTGGAGCCATGACGGAAGTAATGATCGGATTGACCATCTCCCCGCCGCCCGTAAACTGATAGACGGTCGAACTCCCGGTAGCCGAGATCGCCTCGCCGACCGTACCGGCTCCAACATGCCCTGCAATGGGTCCGTCCAGTACGCCGTCGACAATTTGCTGAACGGTAGGCGCGGTGCTTGTTGATAGCTGTTGACCGGTAGAACCAGCAATCTGATGGTCTGCTTTAGGCTCATCCCATACGGAATCGGTAATCTGTGCGGCTGTCGGGATGTCGGTAATCAGAGCGGTGTCGGCTAGGCGTTTGCCGACAGTTCCAGCGGTCGTGTGACTCGCTAGCGCTTCGTCCAGAATACCACTAACGATCTCGGGCACGGTGGGAGCTGTACCGGCGGTGATTGCCTTACCGGCGGTACCTGCGGCCTGGTGCGACGCTGTGGGTTCCTCCCAAACGGCAATAGCATTCGCAGTGGGTGTGGGGATGTCTGAAACTTGAGCGGCGGTCTTCGCAGCATCATACGCCGGAGTGAGGGTCATCGCGTCCCCCCGCGCCGCCGGAATCGCCGGAAGATTGCTGGTCTTGGCATCGATAGCCGCGATCCGGGGGTTATCCGGCGCGGTATACGCCGAGGCCTGAAGCGGGGACCCCAGCGCATCCACGCTGGCCTGGGTCGCGCGGTTGCTCACGGTCGCGTCTAGGTTGTCGAGCCGTGCCGACCGAGCCGGCGTATAGTTGGGCTCAGTGTTCAAAACCACCGGGCCGAAGAAAGCATTGGTAGCTGTAGCAACGATAGCGATGACAGCTGCGTTGGTTTCAGCTGAGGTCAGATCTACATAGTAGAAGCCATAGCCGGTTTCCTGGACTACGTTTGAACTAGCGATGAATCCACCACCATCTTTTGACACCTTTGCCGCAACCGTGAGCCCGGTAAGCGGTGCACCGCCACCGTCCGTGGCGTAAAGGAGCACTCTGGGTGTGTCGCCTCGCGGAATAAGCTGCATTACGCTCTCCTAACGCCCGGCAGCATCGTTCCCGTTCCCGCTGTTGTCGCCTGCCAGGGTATGCGCAAGTTCCAGTGCTGCATTACAAAACGGAATGCAGGTGCACGCACCGCTTTGGGCTGCACAGCTTCCGGGACCGGCACTGTACCAGTCGGGCAGTCAACGTCCCGCGCCACGATAGGACGGGCGGCAAAATCGGACGCAGGTGTAGTTACCGAGGTGTACGCTGGATAAAAAACCGAGTAGTAGCTGCGCCCCACAACCGCCATAGTATCACCCCAGTCCCAGTCCCGCGTTCACCGGTACCCAGGTACCGCCGCAGTTTACAAAGTTAGTTCCTCCGGAGAGGGTATCACCATTTCCATAGTCTATAGTTGTTTGACCCCAGAAAAAGTCCGGGAGGCGCCCGCGATAGGCGTAGTAAGTAGCCCCCGCCGTATCATACGCGAACACGTAGATCGGAACTCGCGGGGCTTTGTTGGTCTGCCGGTCGTGGTATACATCCGGCCAATAGTCCCAGGGCACGTAGAGACCGCTAGCCCCGGTGCCGCCCCAGGGAAGAATCGGGGACTCCATAGTCAGTACCGAAGTCCCTGTGTGCGAGCGCGCCCTGAACATGCCGCCCGAAGCAGACCCGCCGCTTGTGTAGCGGTAGAAGCTGGCTTGTGCGTAAGCCCCACGCGAGGAACCTGCGCCTCCATAAGAGCCGAACATCGTAAGCCAAGGATACACATCGGTTGCGTCGGTGTTTTCCAGCAAGAAGGCAGCGATACCCTCAGCAATGTATCCCTGACCACGCTTACTGGACCCAAACCAAAAAGCCCCCGAGCTAGCCAACGCCAAGAACAAGCTATGCTCTGTCGCCGTGTTGTCGTTCAAAGCTGTAATGCCGTGAGTCCACTCATCAGTAGCAGTTGGTCTAGCCGTTGTGGTCCCCCCGGTCGGCGCTGCCTTTGAAAAGGTCAGGTTTAACATTACCTGATCCGTAGTTCCGCTGGCGTCTAGGATCATGTAGAGCGGGGCGCCGGGTTGGAAAGTAGCGGTACTCATCGTGGGAGACTTGAGTACCATCCAGGAATGCGCGGAGCCCGCCGTCGCTCGTGTGATCGACAAATTGTTAAGCCAGCGGTCTACGCCGTCGTTGGCGGTTCCGGCGGTGTTCCCATCACACGAGTAATAGATGGACCATTTTCCTGGTGGGGATGTAGGGCTACCGTAGTCGTCTGTGAAAATCACGCCATTCGCGATGAGCATGTTTTTCAAGCTCAGAAGGATGGACTTCGAAACTGCGGCGACAGACGAAAAATCAGCGGTGCGAACCGTGTTGAGACAGAAGGACCAGAGCTTTTCGTGTTTAGACACCAGTCCGGTCAGAGTAGCCGCAGCAGACGCCGCAGGAGTGCTGGTGCCTTGAATAGGGATCACGTCGCCTGCAAGCAATGGCGCGCCGGCTGTAAAGCTGATTTGTACAGACGCTTGTGCCTGGAAAAGCTGACGCAATACGGTTGCAGCAGCGGCGGCGGTCGCTACAGCGCTACCGGCCAGAGAGTAGTACGGAACCACCGTTACCCCGCCTGTGGCACTGGCGGTAGCCGAGGCAGCCCCCTGTAGTTGGTAGTAAGGAACAACGGTGACTGTCCCCGAGCTAGCTGCGGCAGCAGAGACAGCACCGGCTATTCCCGCGTAGGTAGGCGCGGTGTAGTCTGCATCGGATAAGATCGTGGCGTCGGACAGGGCAACGTTGCTCAGCCGCACGTCATCGGTGTATCCGTTGTACAAGTAGCTGCCGGGGGCTGCGAAGTCGCTAAGGGGGCGGTACCCTAGTGTCAGGTGCTCAGTGGTAGTCCCATTAAACCCTGGGTCCAACCCTGCTCCGGAAAGACCAGATACAGTCCCAACGAGAGTTCCATTCACAAAGAATGTTACGGTGCCACCACTGCGCCTGTATGCAAGATGCCGCCAGTTACCGTCAATAGCCAGAGGAGTGGTAAGGTCCGCGTAAACTTGATTGTGAGCATCGTTTTCCCAACCGACATAGAGACCTGTAGGGCCCTCAGCGCCCCACAGCACGCCGACTTCCCCTAACGAGTTGTAGTTCGCATAGTGTGAGAACAGGCAGACGCGCCCACTTCGAGGCGTCTGTGTTGCGTCCCACTTGGTGAATAGCTCTACAGTCCACGACCCTAGAAACGCCTGAGCGAGGGAGTCACTTCCGGAGCTGTTCCCAACCCGCAACGCGCCATACCGCTGATTCGCAGCAACAGCATCGTTTAGCGTACGAAACCCATAATTGTACCGGCCAGGCGCCCAAGTAATAATCGCATCCTGACCGCTGCCGTTGTAGGCTGCGGGGCCGTAACTATTGAGCGACCCGAGGGCGGTATAGGAATTGGCGTTCCACGCCGTGTCCATCGGCCACAAAAAGATTGTGGATGGCAGTACTGGTTGTCCCATCGGTAGCGCTCACTCGCCAGTGCTTAATCGAGGCTAATCGTCAACGACCCCACACCAAACTGCGCAGCCGTATTGAGGCCAATAGCCTGCGGGGTATTTAGAGCACCACCCACAAGCATATTGCCGTTCGAAGCGGCGTCAAAGATAGCGAAGTGGGTGATCGTGCCCCAGCTTCCGGATGCGACGGGGAATGTAATCGTGGAGCTGTTGGCGATGCTCTGGGCCGGGGTGCCTGACGGAGCCCCAAACGCATTTGACGTTGAGATCGAAACTCGCGAATAGTTGTTACCCGACACTTCGTTGGCGGTACCGGTATCTACCGGATCCGCTGTAAACAGGCCGATGTATAGCGTGGCCGGAATCGAGGGAGCCGCGCTTCCCCGGAATAGGTAGTTCAGAATCGCGGTTTCAAAATAGTTGCTTAGTCCAGCCATGTAATCCTCCGTATTGGTTTACAGCGATAGCGCTGCGTTTACAGGCATCCAAATGCCTGCGAAGTTTCCCGTACTGTACGTACCCACCGTAGGCTCGTAGGTGGGATAGGTTAGGTTGTCTTGGCCCCAGAAAAAGTCCGGGATCCTGCCGCGATAGGAGAAGTAGTTGCTGGCCGCTTTGTATGAGAAAATCCACATAGGAAATTCGAATGATTTCCCTGTGATCCGGTCATACGTACTTGCGCTAAACGTATCCATGATGTCAATGAAGTTATTAGTCGCGCTTCCACCCATCGGGTTGAGCGGCGCGGTTTCGTTGATTACCTCCGCACCGTCATGAGCGCGAGCGCGCCACGCGCCACCTGTAGAGCTACCTGCGGGACTGTAGCGACAGAAGCACGCCTGGGAGAACGCACCACGGAAGTCGTTGGTCCCGTTAACGAGGTACCCGAAGTACGTGAGCCACGGGTACAGATCCGTCGTCCTGGTGTCCTCTAGTAGGAACGCACAAATACCGCCATACATGTACCCGGCGGTGTTCTTGCTCGTGCCGAACCAGAAAGCCCCCTGGCTCGTCAATCCCATGTGGCACTTGCCCGCAGAGGCGGTGTTGTCGTTGAGCGCGCAAGCTCCGTGTACCCACTCATCTGTTGCGGTCGGTCTAGCCGAAGTAGTGCCACCGGTCGGCGCCGCCTTACTGAAGATCACGGTAGCCATCGACTGGTCGGTGGATCCATTGCAGTCCAAAATCATGTAGAGCGGTGCGCCCGGAGTGAACGTCGTGGTGCTCATCGTCTGCGACTTCAAGACGAACCATGAATGCACACCCGCAGCGTTTCGTACGATGTTGGCAATAGCTGCCCAACGGTCCACGCCGTCGTTGGCGGTCCCCGCTGTCACGCTGTCGCAGGAGTAGTAAGTGGCCCAGAGCCCTTGTGGTGATCCAATAGCGCTTCCGGCCGCATCCGTGAAAGTTACCCCGTTTCCACGGAGCATGTTCTTGAGATTCATCAATTGGGACTTAGACAAGTTCGCCACCGAACTCGTATCCGAGTCAGCAAGGTTCAGGCAGAACTGCCAAGTCTTCTCTGTCGCCATCGACTAGCCCCAGAGCAGCGCGCTATTGGTGGGGATCCAGACCCCGCCCATGTTGATAGAAGTCGGAGACCCGGAAAGGGGGTCGGTGCATCCTACTACAGGGGACAGGTTAGACTGACCCCACATCAGATCTGGGATCCGCCCCTTGTACTGGTACAGGTTCGTAGTGAACGTGTAAGCCCACATAGGAAATTCTGGGCTCTTTCCGGTAGCACGATCCCCTTGCGCTGTCGTAAATCCGCTGTTTAGGAAGTCGATCCAGTTTGAGTTGTTTAGACTTCCGCGCATCGGGTAAGCAACACCTGCTGTAGAAAGTGCAGAGCCATCGTATATACGATTACCCCAGTTGCCGTTTCCCGTGGCGTTGTTCGACCATAGAAACCACCACGTAGCTCCAAGAGCGCCCCATCCTGCCGCGTAGTATACGTTCATGGCGTAGATTGGGTACTGCTCGATAGCCGTGGTATCGGAGAGTAACAGGAACACTGCCCCGTAGTGCGGGATGCCCAGTCCAGACTTCGCGGCGAAGTAGATGAACGACCCTTCCGTAGTTAGCATCAAATGCCACCACGTATTCGTCGCGGTGTTATCATTCTGATATGTGCCCGTATTTGAGAATCCCATCTCGTCTGTCGCAGTGGGGCGTGCCGTCGTACTACCACCAGTCGGAGCGCTCTTGCTCCAGTAGTAGTTGATCATCAACTGGTCGCCCGCTGCTGCGACATCGCCGATGAGATAGAAATTCGCCCCAGGCTGGAACGTAGGCGTACTCATCAGCGGGGATTTGAGCACGAACCACGAGTGCGCGTTGCCGGCAGTGTTGCGCACGAGCTTGGTAGCGTCTGCACCTATGCGGTCCACGCCGTCGTTCATCGTCCCCGCTGTAACCGAGTCGCACGAGGCGTACATCGTCCATAGCCCTTGAGGTGATCCAATAGCCGCGCCGCTTTGGTTTAGAAACGAGACCCCGTTTCCCATAAGCCCATTCTTGAGGGCAAGAACATTAGACTTCGATAGCGCAGCAACGCTGGAGTAGTCGGCCAAGTGGTTGTTCAGGCAGTACTGCCAAATTTTCTCTGTCGCCATCGTGACCTCAGTAGCTCAACACAATCGAAGAATTGGACGGATACAGGAACCCACCAAGATCTACATATTCCACAGGCCCAAGTGGTGTTGACAGGCGTGCAGAGCCGAAGCCTGGAAGGTTATTCCCTGTAATGAACATGTCCGGGAGCCTACCGCGAAGTCCATAGTATCCTGTCGAAAGGCTAATGACCCAACATGGAAAGTCAGGCATATAGCGAGTCTGGTAGTCTCCGGAATAAGTACCAAACGATGCCGCTGTAAAATCGGTAAATCCCGAAGCCCCGGATCCTCTGACTGGGAAGATAACCCCTTGATCTGTTAGTGCTGATCCGTCATGAGTTCGGTTACGTACCAGATAGTTGGTGCCATAGTTGGCCCAGTAAAGAATCTGTAGAGCGCGACTCATTACGCCGTCGCCTCCGGCTGTGTAGTAGCCCTGCCAACAGAAAAGCGGGTACTGGTCCGTTGCGTACACATCCTCCATCAACAAAGCCGCGAACGTGTTGGTCGGGATGTTGAGGTTGCCCGGAATCCAGTACCAGAACCACGAGCCCTCAGTGCTCAACACGAAGTTCACATGACCCGTGGTGATCGTATTAGCGTTCCAGTAGGTGTTCGCCGGAGAGATGACCCACTCATCTGTCGCGGTAGGTCGAGCAGTAGTACTTCCACCCGTGGGTGCGGCCTTGCTCATCACCACCTGGGCCATACGCTGGTCGTCGGCGCCGGACACGTCCACGATGAGATAGAAATACGCACCTGTGAACGACTTATTGGACATCAGGGGAGACTTGAGGACGAACCATGAATGGGCAACACCAGCCGCCGCGCGGACCAGCTTCGCTGGATCCACCCCGATGCGGTCAACCCCGTCATTCATAGTTCCGGCAGTAGTCCCATCGCAAGATGCGTACATCGCCCAGAGTGCCTTGGGGCTATCTATGACAGCACCGCTCTGGTCCGTGAAGGTAACACCATTTCCAAGCAATCCGTTCTTTAGGGACAGGATCTGCGCCTTCGACAGTCCGGCGACTGTAGAGATGCCCGTGATGGGTTGGTTCAGGGCGTACTGCCATGTTTTCTCGAGAGCCATTGGACGTTAATCAATTAGAACGCTTAGCGCCCCAGGACCGAAGCGAAGTACGTCACCACTGAGAACGGTTCGCGGCGCGCTTAGTGCGCCGTGGAACCACACATTTCCAAACGACGCGGCGTCAAGCAATGCGAAGTGAGTGATAGGCCCCGTCCAGTCACCATTCGCCCCAGGAAACTCGATGGTACCTGCATTAGCGATCAGCGTGCCTGATGAGTACACGACCGGCGTTCCCCAGGCCAATGTACTCAGGGTTACCCGCGCGTACCCCGGGCTTGTCTCAGGGACGAGCTCATTGGTGAGCTCCCCTGCTTCTCCTGGCGACGCAGTAAAGAGCGCTAGGTATAGATTAGCAGGCGGGGCTGGGAACGCGAGGCCACGAAACACGGCCCCAATAATTTTGCCTTCCAGGTAGTGACTGAATCCAGGCATTGGGATTCCCTATTAGAGAGGAGCGACGGGATTTCCGTCCAGGTCTTCCACGTTGGAGATGGTGAGATTATACGCTGTACCCGGGACCTGTACTGCCGTGGTTAGCAGCACTTGAGTATCGCTCACGCGCGACACCGCGTATAGCGTTAGGCCTGGGATGTCGTAGTTAGCAAGCCGCAGAGCCCCGTTCACGTCCCCAGTCATCACAACAGGCTCAGAGAAGGTCACCCTGACCTGGTTGCGGCGCGGCACGTCTACTTGCGCGACCACAGGATTGGACGTCGCGCCACCGCCAATAAAGGAGACGTAGGGCGGGCGCGCGTCAACGCGCGGATCTTCGTATAGGACGTACCGGGGCTTGGCTGAGGCGCCGAAGTCAATGAGCCCCGCAATATGCTGCTCCAGGAGAGCGGCACGCGCAGCCTTATAGACCCCATTGGAGATGTGTGTCACATCAGGCGGCGTTACGTCGCTACCAGTGCCTACGTCCTTGAGGAAAACCCAAGTAGGCGTGACCCCGGGGAGGGGGTCCCCATTTACGTCGTAAACAGCGATGACGAAGTCGTTGTTGCTGGCCATCGCTGCTCCTTACCGAGAGCCCTGCGTCCAGTTGTCCATTCTACCAAAAGCGGGGGTCGTAGCGGCAGTGGTCTCTACCTTCGCGCGCGTACCCTCTGCGCTCGTAGCCGCAGTGTTAGATTCGGGTGGGACAAGTGTAACACGGAACATCTTAGAGCGCGTCTGGACAGCGTCGGCGCTCTCCATCTTCGGCAGTACATCAGACCCCGCGAATGGCTCGCTGAGCGGGTAGATGGCCGCATCCGGATTGGGCAGCAAGGTGATCGTCTTGACCAGTAGAGAGAACTGGAATGGGCACACCATCTCATTGTCAGCGCTTATCGACCAGCCCATGCTGTCCGTAGTTCCACGGACGATCATATTGTCGTAACGCAGTGCAACCAACTTGCGGCGACGGGCGAGCTGCGTACCCCGGATCATGTCCCGGTAGACTCGGTACATATTGTGCGCCTGATCGTCTTCCTTACTATTGATCAGTGCCCCGTTGTACATGAACGTCGGGGGCTCAGCGCCGAAGTAGTAGACGACGTAGTTATTCGAGAGCAGCGGAACAACTTCTTTACGCTCCGCTAAGTTGTGCTGCGCGCTCTGAAGAATGAAGTCGATATAACCTGCGCCGCCCTGTCCGTCGCCAACGCCTAGGTTCGTACCCGCGAGAACTTTAGCCAGGGCCACAGCCGATGAGTCCCCGCTCGCGGCGACGGAGTTCAGGAATTTGTCATACTCCTGGCGCCCAACCTGCACGAATAGGCGCGCCAAGGTCTCCGCGAAATCCGCCTCGCGCACGCCATTCGGCGTTTGCTTGGTGTACTTAGGGGTGGCGACCGGATTCTGCGCGAACACGCCACGCGGTAGCGGCAGCCCAAGCTTGCTCGCCCCCTCGAGAACCGAGGCGAACGACGAGTCTCGGAGATCGTAGTCGCTGAATCCGTCAAAGGGGGACGTCATAGTTACCTCGTTACCATCACAGTGCCGGCAATCTCTTCCTCATGGACCGCAATGGCCCCCTGCTCCTGAACAATCATCTTTGCGCGCTGGCGGAGGCTAGGCAGCACGACCTCAGCGGACGATCCTTCACGGTAGTTCTTGAGGATGGTGTCGTTCACTAAGGTGACGATGTTGATAGAGGTCGGAACGATGAGCTTGGTCGACATAGCTTACGGCCTCCGCATCGTGTTCGTACCAGGGTTGTAGTAAGTGTCCGGTGCGATCTGCTTGAGCATCTTCGCCGCCTCGAGCATTTGCTGAGACGCGTCAGCAAAGATGTCGACGCTTCCGGGGAAGTTCTTGGCGAGATCGGTCTGTGTAGCCGCCATTGATCCCTGCTCGGTATCGTACTTACCTTCGCTCGAGGTAATATCACCACCTCGCGCATTGGCCTCCTGCACGTCACCAAGCGAAGTGCCAAGGTTCTCCCAATCATTAATGGCGGCCGTACGCTCCTTGTCCGTCCGGGCTCCCTTGTACTTAGCGATGATCTTCTTACCCGCAGCGCTGACGCCGGCGCTCTCGAGGCGGTCAGCGTTTAGGCCTGACAGCTTACGCAACACGCTGTCGGGTGCGATGGAGTCGGCGAGCAGTGAGCTGTCCTTAACTAGCTTCTTAACCCCAGAGCGGTATTGTGTGATCGCTTTACCTGCGATATGGCGTTTGACGTTGCCTTCCACCCAGGCACGCTGTGCCTTTGGATTCTGCATTGTGTTTACCTTCCGGCCCATTTTGGCCAGGAGGTCTTTGTTACCGGCGGCGTCCGCCTGGGCTACCAGGCTGTTGGCATCATCTTCAACAATTCCTCGGCGGTCCTCCGGGAGCGTCATTAAGAGCTTGCCCGCTTCTACTTTGTTTCCGGCTGCAATAAGAGATGCGACGGTCGCTACTTCCGGTGAGACATTGGCCAGCATGTCCATGACCTCGTCGCGCCGTCTTTCCTCCCCTGTGCGTACCGAGCCGCCGGTGATATCACTTAGCCAGCCAGAGAGGCCGTCGTTGTTTCCGAAAAGGTCGGATTTTACACCCGTCATATAATCCTGTGCCGCAGCCGCCCACTGACCCTCCTTCTGCATACTCTGCGCATCGAAGAAGCGCAGCTCACCTCCACCGGTGGTCTTAGATTCAATGCTGGCCCCTCGCGCGGCCATTTGGGTCATGGCCCCACGCGCATCCCCTAGCTGTGCTGTATTGAGACCCATCTCGCGAGCGGTTTCTTCGAATGCGCCAAACTCTTCTCCCTGCATAGCTCCAGTATCCCCTACAACACCGGTCTTATCGCGGCCGATCTTAGCCATCTTTTGTTCAAGGCGCATGCGGAATTCCATCGCCTTATCTTCGCCGCCGAATGCCTTTGAAACTTTCTTCATGCTGGACGTTCGCTCACCACCGGACATAGATAGGCCGCGACCCGTAGTGTTTGCACTTCGAGACATCCGCTCGTTTTCCGCACGGACTTCACTTCCTGAGCTTAAGAGAGCGCCAAACGGACTTAGACGGACGATCCCCTCGGCTACCCCACCGCCGATGAGTCCAGAGAGACCTCCCTGCCCTGCGCGCGCTTGGGCGAGGTCCATCGAGTCCCCCCCCATCACAGCGTCATTGAATAACCCAACCGAGCCGCTACGGACACCAAAGAGCGATCCCTCACCACTACGACGACGCGCCAAAGCCTCCATCTCGCGGGCAGCCCCTGACATCTCTTTGCCACTGAGCGCACGCATCTGGCGCTCCTCCGCGGGGCTTGACGCCAGGAGATTGCGCTCGGTGAACACCGTAGCTTGACGGGCTTGCCAGTTGGCCGCCTCGACTCCCTGTCGGTCGAAGTAGGACCCTACGCCATTGATCGTGTCGCGGATGCCTATCCCAAAGTCACGTACACCGCCATACATCAAACCCGCAGCTGCTGAATTTCCAAGACCCCCTGCGCCGGCGAGACTTTGATTCGCCCATCGATGTAGCATGCCCGGGCGGTCCCTGTCTCGACGCTCACGCTCAGACGCACGGGTCTCCATGCGTTCGCGTTCAGACTGCGTCTGCATGTTGCGCCAGTAGGCGGGGCTTCCAGCCTCTTGTAGGAACTGTCGAGTCTGATCCTCGTCTAAACCCATTGACATTGCAGCGGTGGCTAGACCGCCGGCGTTCTGATCCAGACCCATGAGCTTCTGGGTTTGCATGACCTGGCGTGCGGTCATTACCTTCATGCCACGCGGGCCGAGGACGCGTCCGAGCTGATCCTGAAGCTCCCGTTCTTGGAGCTTGTACATACCCAGAGCGCCGACACCGCCCTTATTGACCGCACCGAGCAGGTTGTTCGCCCCCATTGTGGTCATCTGATGAATGTCGACGTTGCCATTGATCAACCCGAGGACAGAAGACGGGTCGAGCCCAAAGGTGCCGTTAGCACCCATGCGCGACATGCCGGCCGCCATCATGGGCAGGCGGAGCATGGCCGCACCGCTCATCATGTCACGCTGAGCAATGCCCGATACGCCACCGAGCATTGAAAGTTGCTGTGGGTTATATACGCCAGCGGACACGGCCTGACGGGCCATACCCAGAGTCCCCATACCCATCTCGTAACCCAAGCCTGCCGACAGCCCCATCTGCTGATAGGTAGATGCGCCGGCCAGACCGGACTCCATGATTCCCTTGACCGTGGTGCCAGCCATACGCGCGTACGTCTTAGCGTTACGGGCCAGGCGTTCCATCTCAGGCATCGATAGGCCCATGGCATTCATCTGGCCCATCTGCTTGATGACTTCCTTGACGTCAGGCTCGCCGACGATACGCATCAGCTCTCGTACTAGCTTGGCCACGTTCTTGACTTGACCTGCGATCTGACCCGAGGTCTGCGTCATGTCCAGTAGACCCTGCTCCCCCGACATACGGGTGATGCGAGTAAGATCCTGGACGGAGAACTGGCCGCCAGTTTGGCGCCTAAAGTCAGAGTCGTATCCAACGTCTTCGATCTGGCGGCCTAGTCGCCGTGCCGCCATTGGGCTTCCAAACTCAGAACCTCCAACAACGAACTCCTGAGTGATGCCACGCATCTGCGCTGCACGCCGCGCCATCGGGGCAAAAGGATTAAGGCCGTCCATCATGTGCTGAGCGGCTTGACCGAAACCGCCGCCCTCAGACAGCGCGAACCCCGCTAGGGCGCCAAGGCCGCCGCCAAAGCGCGCGCCCATGCCACCGCCGAAGCGCGCGCCCAGAGCCGCGCCGATACCCGCTCCAGCAAAGGTTCCAGCGAAGTCTACGCCGCCACGCGCCATAACACCCGGCGTGGCAAGCGCGGCACCCTCCCACTGCGACGCACGCTGCCCATAGAACGCGTGGTTGTAGTCGTACGGCGTTTGGAACTGTGGAGACACCGGACGCGGAGTAAACGGGGTCTGGAACAGCGGCATTTGCGGAACGGGCGGGATCGACGGCATCGGTCCTTGCGGGAACGACCGAAAAATGCCCATCGACGGTGACGTCATTTGAACCGGCGAGGGCAGCATGCCCGGAGCAAAGCCTTGCTGGCCCATCATGCCGGCCATCGCCTGAGCCATGAACGGGTTGAACATCATCCCATTCATCTGCGACATGTTAGCCTGGAATTGCTGTGCGAAGCTGCCGATAGGACCGCCGAACGGACCAACCTGCCCTGGGGTCTGCCAGCCACCCATAGCCCCCGGTCGAGTCATCATCGCAGACTGCATCGTCTGGACGGACTGACTCTGGGTCTGTCGAACGGCCTCTTGAGAGACCTCGCCGGGGTGCTTCACCTGCGGCATATTTGGCATCGGAGTTGGGATGCCGAGCGGGCTCATACTAGACTGTCCAAGAAGACCCAGTTGAGCCTGCATCACATTCATGTCGCCGTCCGCCATTTACTTCCTCCGGCGCGCGCGCCCCTTGGGCTTAGGCAGCGGCGGTAGCTCCGTTTCGGGGACGGTGAGCTGCTCCACCTTCTCCAGGAGTTTCTTGTCCGCCTCTTGCTGCGCAGCCTGCGCCAAACGTGTCTGGCGCATTGCTTCAATGATAGCCGGACGGTAGCGATCCTGCGAGAGCTCTAGTGCATATAGTTCCAGCATCTGGCTAACAGTCTTGCCAGGGACGTGCAAACCTGCGCCAAGCAGCCGTGCGAACAGCGCCGTCTGCGCCATTCGTTCATTCATTTCACGACGATAGAGTTCCCGAAGGAGCTCATCTTGGGCAGAGCCCCGTGGAGGTAGTGGGAGACCCTTAGCGTACCAATGCGCGCGAGAGTTCCCCCACGGGGCTACGAGAAATTTTCAACCGCCCCCTCGCTGAAGACGATCATTGTCTTGCGGTCAAACTTAGCAAGCTCCTGAGCAAGCATTCCGTAGACCGGAGCCGGTAGGCGGTGCAACAACTTGACCACCGCGTCGAACTCTTCGTCGGTCTCGTGCTTGAGGGGCTTACCATTCCACTCCACCAAGGACGCGGCCAGGTTGTAGCGCGTGACGAGGTCATCCTGCGTCATACCCAGAACAGGGCGTGTGAGCTCGAGCTGGGTCTGGAGCCGTAGCGTGTCCTCATACAGGCGCGTGCGCAGCGTGGCACGCTTACCCAGTTCCTTCTTGCCGAGGTAGATGTATTCCTCGTAGTGACCCTTGGCGAGCACAGCGTCGAAGATTGCGCGAGCGGTGTTGATGTCGATCTTCGCCTTCTCCAAGCGCTTACGGTAGCGCTCCGCCGGCGTCATCTTGGCTTCTTCCTCGATCTCCTTGAGCACCTCCTCCGTCGCCTCCTTCGCCGCATCGGCGTTCACTTCTTCGCTTCGCTCGGCTACCGCGGCTTCGGGTGCGGGCGTGGCCAGCGTTTCCTCAGCGGGCGGTGGGGCGTCGGTACGCGGCGCGTTATTAGAGGGGGAGCGGAAATCGCCGATGAGGGGACGTTGTGCCATGAGATCTCCAGGTTTTTTGGTACAAGATTTCAAGCCAGACATTTACGCGGTAAACCCTATCTCGAACGAGGGCCGCGCACAAGTGCTACGTTGACGCCATCAACCAAATTGTGTTAGACCCCACGACGTCGAAAGGAACACCTCACATGCTGTGCCTTGCATGCGGTTTCACCATTCCCCTTCCACAGGCTCCCGCTGGTCATGGCTGCATGTCCTGCGGGCAGCTGATGCAGCCCCAGTCAGATGACTTTCTTTTGCACGGCGCGCTGGGCCGCGAGATACGGCCGGGCCAGGTGCAGATGGGTCGATTGATCGAAGAGGCCATTCAAAAGAAAGCGGTCGCGTTCATTGAGGGTCCCGTCGGCATCGGCAAGAGCTTCGGGTATTGCGTCCCTGCAATTCTCGCCAACAAACGGGTCGTAATCAGCACGGCCAAGAAGCAGCTCCAACACCAGCTCCGCGACGATCTCCCGAAGCTTGTCGCCAAACTCGGACGACCACACTACACCGTCGCATTGCTCAAGGGCAAGTCCAACTACGCCTGTCGCTACAAGGCGACCGATCTCGTTGCCCGCGACGGCTACAAGAAGTTCGTCGAGTGGCTCGAGAAGTCGGAATACGGAGACATCGCTGACTACCCCGGGCGTCCCCCTCCGTTCTGGTACGAAGCCACTGCGGAAGATTGCATCGGTAAGCGCTGCCCCTGGGCTGAGCGCGGCTGTGGCTACTGGAAGGCCAAGCAGCAGACCAAGACCGCGCACATCATCATCGCCAACCATCACGTCGTGGCGTTCGACCTGAAGTTCGGGCCGCAGCGCATTCTCGGTAAGTACGACGTGCTCGTCATCGATGAGGCGCATCAGGCGGAGAAGGCTTTCCAGGGCGCCTACAGCGTGTCCCTCGGATCCCAGTACGTCAAGCGACTGATCAAAGCGGGTGACCGTGCTGGCGTTCATTTCAATGCCAAGGGTCTCGAGGACGCGTGGACGGCTGCGTTTGAGCGCATCCGTGATCTGGAGGGGGAGATCGCCCGCGACCCTTTCGGCTCGACGCACGACGACCTTGCCGCGCAGGTAGCTGACTACGAAGAGCTCGTGGCTACCACACTCAAGGATGACTTCGGGATGCGGCGGTCAGGGGACAGCGAAGACGCAGAAAGCACAGTCCCCACCGATAGTGAAGAGCTGAAACGGATGTTCACCTTGGAGTCGTTGGGGGGCTCTCTCGCGCAGACTCGGTTGACGCTGCGTGACCTGAAGGAGCCCGGCGACAACAAGGTGATCTACATTCCGCCGTCGTCGGAGCGCAAGTACAAGACGGTCACCGTTGCGCCGATCAGCGTGGGCCCGATGATTGGTCCCAAGTTGCGCACACTGTCCACGGTCGTTGTCACCAGCGCCACCATCGCCGTCGGCGACAGCTTCTCGGACATCAAGCGTCGCCTTGGCCTCGAGGACCCCTCCACGCCGTGGGAGGGCTATGTCAAACCGCTCGAAGCCATCCTCGAGACACCGTTCGATTACAACCGGCAGGCCCTGCTCTACATGCCCAGGGATCTGCCTTTGCCGGTTTCGGGCGGGCATCCCGACAAGTCGAAGTACTACGACCAGCTTGAGAGCAAGATACTGAAGCTGGTCCGGGCGTCCGACGGCAATGCGTTCGTGCTCTTCTCTTCCAAGGAAGACATGAAGGAGATCCACGCTCGGCTTCTTGAGGAGGATCTGGACAACCCAATCGTCCTGCAAGGGGAGGACGCGGAGTCCACGCTCAAGGAGTTCAAGAACACGCCCCGCAGTTTCCTGTTGGGTGTGAAGTCGTTCTGGGAAGGGGTGAACATCGAGGGTGACAAGTTGCGGCTTGTCATCATCACGAAGCTGCCCTTTCCGATGCCAAGCGAGCCCGTGTACGCCGCCCAAGTGCGTCAGTACGTACAGCAGCAAGTGGCGCGGGGCGTTCCTCAGGATGTTGCCGAGAAGCAAGTCTTCAACATCTTCGCAGTCCCCGCCATGCTCACTGATCTTCGGCAGGGCGCGGGGCGGCTCATCCGTACCAAGACGGACCGGGGTGTTCTGGCTATTCTCGATCCCCGGGTGTACACCGGCAGCAGTAAGAAGTTGCCCACGGCCACTCAGTCGCATTGGGGCTATGGTGCCGCTGTGGTCAAGGCTCTGGGTTATGGCCAACGCACCGACGACTTCAACCTCGTCGAGCGCTACTTGGCGATGTTGCGCCGTCAGGAGGAAACCCGTGAGAACTCGAAGGCGGGAAATTCGTAATCCCCGCGAATATGTGTGGCTTCTCCAACGCCTGTACACCCTGCGCGCTCAGAACTCACTGACGCAGGCACAGGTCGCGTGGGAGCTCGGGATTTCACGGTCGCAATACACGCTGATCGAACAAGGGCGGTCAATGCTGAACTACGACCACTTGTGTAGTTTGGCGAAAGTATTTCGAATCTCTTTGTCTGAGTTACTGAATACGAAGTAGACACCTGGCTCGGCTGGGGGGTATGCTGCCCCCCAGCTAGCCAGGGGAAGTGAATGAGCGCCAAGCTGGTGATTGCCGTGGACGTCGTAGGATCACATAAGCGATACACCGCGGCGGCCGTCGTTTACCCAGTAAACGATCCGGAACCGACATTTGAGTATCGTAATGCTCGAGGACGTAAGCGCCGCGCGCGTTTCTTGAGCCAGCCTAAGCGCCTACCGATGGACCTGACAACGTCAGTCATTGCACATCTACGCCGATCTGTGCTTAGCTGGGCCGTTACGACCCAGGAGTCAAAAACGGCCGCCAAAGGATTAGCCGTTGTGCGCTGCCTCGAACGTTTGATGCACACACATCCAGAGGCTCTCCAAGGTATCGGGCAAGAGGAGATTCACGTTTATCTCCCCGATGGTGAGAAGCTCGCGTCGGAGTTCGTGAACACAACCCCGCAGGTACTTGATGCGCGCAGCTGGCGCACAGGCGCCGCGTATCTTTTGGCATTGACCAGTCACGAGAGCTCGAGGCAAGATACTCGGAGTCGCACATGACCGCCCCAATGACTTCTCGCGGCACTGACCGCTGTATGAAATGTCAGCGTCGACTCCAGGCGACGGATCGCGTTCTCCCTGCGTACATCGTCGAAAAGGTCGGCGTCGATCCTGGAAATATCCGGAACTTCGGCTCGTGGCTTAGTGGCGAATTCGAACTCGTGCACGTTGACTGCGAGAATACTTCGCTCGACCACGTTATCGAGATCGTGACCAAATGAAAAAGTCCCGCCCGGGTATCTTCGATCCATGGAGACAGGAGGCGCCGACTCGAGATGAGGCGGCTACGGATCCGAAGCATGCGCTGCGTGTAGAAGACGCCCTGGAGCCTGTTCAGGATCAGGAAGAGATTTGTGCGGTGTTCCCTGGGTACCGAACGCGCCTGCACGTATGGCTCGATGCAGACTGCGAAACACCAATGGAGACGGCTCGCAGCCGCATTGTGGCGCTGGTGCACACCTTGGCCAAGGGGCACCGCTCCGCGTTTGAACAGGCTGGAGTCTTCCTGGCCGGTCTGGACGAATCCGGTCCGCATGCGACCATTCACGGTAAGGAAAATAGCTTTGTTCGTATCCGAGCTACCGATGACAAAGCAGCCGTAGATACTCTGGTCGGCGTACTGCGGGAACTACAGAACAAGCCCGACGGGGAAAAGGCTATCGCCGCAGCAAGAATCAAAGCCCTCATCGTCTAGGAGATCACATGGCAAACACGTTGCGTTGCTCTGAGTGCAAGTACTTCGATCCGGTCACACCGCCCAAGGGACACACGGCCTCGCACGGCTGGTGCGTTGCCCGTTCGCTCTACCCCTTCAAGGAGGGCCCAGGGCAGGTCTTCCCTCCGTCGGCACGTCGCGTCGACTCCCCTGAGAAGCTGGCGAAGCCCGTGATCGTGCGCACCGATGAGGTTGTGGCAGCATGTCCCCAGGCGCTCAAGCGGTGAGGTGAACCATGAAAGTGCGCGTACCAGACGGCAAGGGTGGTTGGTCGGAGGTTGAGGGAGAAGTCGTGGCCAAGGATCAGAAGGCTGACGCTGAGAAGCAGCAGGCCGCTCTTCAGGAAGAGTTCATCAAGGAGGCGGGCGGACTCACAGAGTTCCTGGTGAAGTGTCTCAATGCTCGCTGCCGCGAGCTTGGACTCTCCAAGGAACATATGGTGTTTGGGATGGCGCTCGCGTGTATCAACCTTCGGGAAGAGTACCCCGAGGGCAAAGAAGCATTCGACACGATTGCGCAGTCGGCCGCTGATTACTACGACGACGTCACCTAGCCATGAGCCAAGTCGACAACGCTGAACGGCAGTTCCTCCTACTAGTAGCTCGACGGGTGCTTAATTTCCGACGGGAGGCATCTGCTCGTGGAGAGGCTTACACGGACCTCTCTCCATTCACGCGGCTAGCTTGCGGCGTTCGCGCGAAGCTTCGGTTCGAAGATGCGCCTGGCGGCTACAAGATGATCGTTGTTTTCAAGCACCCCACACCCAACGATCTTACAGACGACGAGCTCAAGGAGATAGCTGAAGAGCTTGCAAATGGTCCGGTTCAGTATCCGGTTCGTACGGCTGTTGGGCTAGAATACGAGCGGAGCCCAACATGACTGCCAAGCCCAAGCTATTCATCGGGATCGACGGCCCCGTCGTCGTCCCCTCTCACACGCCTGAACGGTTCCTTCACGGAGAAGTCGTTCCGTACGCCAAGCCTTTCGTCAACTGGGCTTTGAGTCACTTTGACGTTCGCTGGCTCACGGATCGTAGCCCTCGGGATGCGTTTTACCTCAACGACCACCTCGCCCTCCCAGAGGACTCGGTGCCCGTCCATCTCTTCGATGTTTCGAAGGTAGAAGTCATTGAACCGCATGGTGACAATTTCTACTGGATCGACGGTGAACTTATCCCGCATGAGGTTACCTGGCTTGCCCAACACGGACACGACAAGCGTTTCTTGCAAGTCGATTCTATGAAGGGCATCACCCCCGAGCTCAAGGAGAAGCTCGAGGGACTTCTCCGCAAACGATAGGAACCAAAAACAAATGCCTGACAAGACTCTGACCTGCAAGGAGTGCAACAACCCGTTTACCCTCAGTGAGAGCGAGCAAGCCTTTTTCTCGCGTATGGGTTTCCAAGAGCCCAAGCGGTGCAAGGGCTGCCGCCAGCAGCGCAAGACGCAGCGACCGAACAACCAACCCCAGGAGAACCATGGACCCGAGCAACAGCGCGTCGAGTGGACCAACGGTGACGGCGCCGAACGCCGAGACCGCCGACGCCGCAGTCGCGGCACCCGCCGTGACGACTTCGCCCACGACGACGAGTGACACGCTCCGCCCGGTTACGAACGAGGAAGTTCTGGCCTTCGCCAAGCGCGGCTGCTCCGCTTGCCGCTACAGTGTGCTTGGAGTAGGGCGGCTGCGTACGACCACGCGGGATCGTCATGGAAACGTGGCGACCCGTGAGACGCTCTGCGGCTGCACTGTTGACCGATTCATGAAGGCCAACAAGGGCCTCATCTACAAAAAGCAGACGGGCGAGTGGTTCTGGCCGCCCGAGAAGGCGTAGCGCAGTAAGGGGAAGACATGACCACCATCACAGCGAAGGTAATCGAGGACAGCGTCGCTGTCCCGAATGGGAAGCGTCTAACCACGATTCAGGCACGCTACCCGCGCTCGATCCACGCCGAGGTAATGACTCACCGGGTATTCAGTCGCAACGCTTCAAGTTCTCGCGCTATCCCCGTCCAGAAGATCATCCAAGATATCATCGACGATCCGTACGTCCCGATCTACTGGGGCAAGAACAAGCCAGGGATGCAGGCAACCGAGGAGATGACCTCAGAAGAGGCCGCGGAGGCGCGGACGATGTGGCTCATCGCACGAGACGCCGCCGTAAGCTCGGCGCGACACCTCAATGCCGTGGGCCTGCATAAGCAAGAAGTGAATCGCCTCCTCGAGCCCTTCTCACACATCTCAGTGATCATCACGGCGTCGGAGTTCGGAAACTTTTTTCACCTCCGCCGTCACAAGGATGCGCATCCAGTTATTCAGCGTCTCGCTGATGCCATGTACGAGGCTATGACGAACAGCCGCCCACGCCAGGTAAAGATCAGCGGGTGGCACCTGCCCTACGTAACAGAGGAAGAGCGTGCGCAGTACGACGTGGAGCACTGCAAGCGAATTTCCGTCGCTCGTTGCGCTCGTGTCTCGTACAACAACCACGATGGTAGCACCCCCGATGTCCAGAAGGACCTGGAGCTCCACGACCGTCTGCGCGAAAGCCTGCACATGTCGGCGTTCGAGCACCAGGCTACGCCGCTGCTACATGCAAGCAGCACGAACAGCAATTTCAAAGGGTGGCAGCAATACCGTTACGAGATCCACAACCAAAATCGACCCGGATACCCAGGGATCTAATGGAAATCCACACCAAGACTCTTCCGGCGCTCGTTGCGCTGGGGCTGGCCTTTCTCGCAGGTTGGAGTTTGTCGAAATGGCGCCACACCGTCGAAGTGGAGCGCCTAAGGGATGAACGTGACGAAGCCGTCCGCTTGGTAGACGCGTCTGCGGACATGGCTCACAAGTCCCTTGAACAAGCCATCAAGCAACAGGTAACGCTCAACATCTGCCTCGAGCGGCTCGGGTTCAAACCACAAGTCTCTGGAGTGAAGCCATGAACATCATCGGTGTACTGGGTAACGCGGGATCGGGTAAGGACACCGTCGGCAAGATGATCGCAGCAATCACTGACGGCGCTACCTTGGCGCTAGCTGATCCGCTGAAGGAACTTGCCCAAGAGGTCTTTGGGTTCACGGCCAGCCAACTCTGGGGGCCGAGTGAACTGCGTAACACACCAGACCTGCGCTTTTCGGCGGACACGGATCGCCGCTGGTGGGCTCGGATGCTCCATCGACTGCGCGGAGAGTATTACGCCCCTGCTGAGCGCCAAGCGAACTGGGAGATTGCGCGCGAGCAGCTCTATACCTGGGGCATGTCCTGGCTCGAGGAGGTCCTACCAGACGTCGAGCCTAAGGTGGCCTTTCAGGCCCTCGTTCGATGGTTCGACGGCCTTCCCCGTGAGGAGGTGCTCACACCTCGACTGGTGCTCCAGACTCTCGGCACGGAGTTCGGCCGGGACCTTGATCCCGACGTGTGGATCAAAGTTGGCCTGAGCCGCGCTCGCGCGTTGTTGTCCGGGGACGCACCTCTTCCCATGGTCGTAATTACCGACGTACGCTTCCTCAACGAAGCCAGCATGATCCGTGAGCTGGGCGGACAGGTTTGGCGCATACACCGCAAGGATCTCAAGGCGCTCGAGGCCGGCGTGCAGGGACATCGTTCGGAAGAGGAGCAGAAATCGAAAGAGATGGATAAGTACGTCAGCCTTGAACTCAACAATGTGGGAACGCGGGGTGATCTCTTCAAGAATGTGAAACTCGCCCTCCAAAACACAGGGGTCGATGTCGCTTGATCTAGAGGTAGCCGGGAACACGTACCGAATCGAGACGCATGGCAACGGTGCTGTCAGTGGGCCACACTTTGCTGCTGTAAATGTGAAGTATTACGGGCCCTCCGTAAAATTGTCCAAGCGCTATAGCCGTAAACTGGAACGTCTGGTCGAGCTGGGCCGTGTAGACCGCGACGAGTTCGATTCGATGGTAGGGCAGTGTGTACAGGAATGGTGGTGGGAGTGGGCGGTTGATCGAGCAAAAGAACTTGACCTCGGTCCCGCTTACTCAGCTGGTCGAAGCAGCGGTTGGCTCATCTTGAGCGACTGGCCACCTCATCGCCTGCTTCAGCTTGAGGGGAGCCCGGAGTGTCAGTACTGCGATGCGGCCTTTAGTGATCATGCCAATCGTAAGTGCCTCTACGAGCCTACGTGGTATAAGCCCGTAGAGGAAGCCGACACGGAACAAATCGAACGTATCGTGAACTTCTTTAAGGAGTGTCGCGATAGCGTGGATCAGCTCTATCCAGCGCTGGTTCATGAGTACAAATTCCGCATCGATGAAGCTTGGTCTGACTACACAACCGAACGAAAGGAGACACAGCGTGAGAGAGTTTTGGGGGCTCGGAGAGCTCGGGTTTCTGCGCGAAAACGCCCCGACAACATCAGCGCCGCGACTGGCAAAGTGCCCTGAGCTTGCAGGGCGCACCGTAGAGGCGATTCGCCGCGCGTGTGTTCGCTACAACATTCCGCTCAAGAAGGACAAGAACATGCTCCAGCGCCGGCTCTGGTCCGAAGCGGAGCTCCAGTACCTTCGGGAGAATGCTCCGAACAAGACGCTTCCGGAGCTCTCGGCAGAGATGGGGATCAGTGAGCCCCAGCTCTATGCCTACCTGGATCGCCAAGGCATCTCGTACAAACACGCACGCCGGAAGTGGACCAAGGCAGAAGAGTTCAAGCTGATGGGCCTGGTGGAGCGTCACAACGCGGACGGCGCTGCGGAGATTCTCGGCCGTCCCGTCCCCAGCGTTCGTCAGAAGATGAAGCAGTACAACCTTCGGTCCTACTCGGGACTGTACTCTATGATGCAGCTTGCACACGAGACGGGGTATCACCACACCCAGCTCGAGGCGGCCCGCGATGCACTTCGTCAGATCTGGAAGCGGGACGGCAAGCGGTTCTTCATCAGCGAGTGCCAGAAGGAGCGGCTGATGTTGTACTTCCGCGATCCGAAGGCCGCGCTGCGCATGAAGGATGATGAGGACATCGGGCTCGAGGAGGCGGCGTGAGGCGCGACTGGGACGCGTACTTCATGGAAGTCGCGAAAACGGTTGCTACACGGGCGACCTGTGACCGCAAACACGTCGGCGCGGTGATCGTCAGGGACAAGAACATCCTGTCGACTGGCTACAACGGCTCCGTCCGAGGTCAGCCACACTGCGATGACGTCGGACACATGATGGAGAATGGTCACTGCGTACGCACTGTCCACGCGGAGGCCAACGCCATCTTGCAGGCAGCGAAGCACGGGAACAGCATCGATAAGGCAGATCTGTACGTCACTGCTTCTCCGTGCTTCTACTGCTTTCAGCTGATCGCCAACTCGGGCATCCAGCGCATTGTCTTCGGCGAGATGTACCGAGATGAGCGCATCACCGAACTGGCGCGGGCGGCACATATCCGATTGACGGACCTCCGTCCTCGGTGCGTCTTGCACAATGTCCTGGAACCGTGTACTAGCTGCGAAGTACACACCGCGCGCGAATCCAAGTAGGCTATGATTCTGGGATACGCGGGAGGTCTGCAATGGCTGAACGCAAATTCCAGGTCATCAAGGAACGCGTTGTCGGATCCCTCGACGAAAAATTGAAGCGTCGCTGGGATGCTCTCCAGAAGCGTCGTGCACGTCTCGAAGCAGAAGAAGCAAAACTGGCCACCGCCTTGGATACGTTTTCCAAGGTGGTTGGCCGGGGCGTGTCGATCCCGGAAAGCGAGCACGACGCTTTCCGGGGTCTTCGCGTCGATGCGACCGGTCTCGTGTTCGCTACTTTTTGTGAATGCCCTACTTGTCAGGCAGAGTTGCACGGTATGACCGTGGCTCAGGTAGTTGAGGAGATGATCAAACTCAATATCGTCGATCCCAATGCTATTGAAACTCTGCGTCGGCAAGCTGCCGAAACACTCCGCGCCCCGCTGGTCAAGACCCTACTCAACTAGACCTACTTGCGTTCTTGGCTGAGTTGGTCTACAGTCACTTTGTTCTTCGCAGTAACCCGGAGTCGACCGGTGACGTTCAAAAGCACAGCGTTGCAACATCTAGGGATGAGCGCAGGTCGCTCGTTTTCCTGGCGCTATGCTTCCGTCGAGGTGTGCCCCAAGGCCATGCTGAAGCAGAATCAGGCCCCGGCGATCCTCGATACCCAACCGCCCGGCCCCGTGTGAGCAAGCGCCCCAAGCGCAAGGATCCACGGAGGCCGGGTGACCGAAAGGTTCCCCGGCCTTCAACGTTTTAGGAGGATACATACGGCGTTCGTCTAATGGTAAGACGCGGGCCTCCAAAACCCGCTACGTGGGTTCGATTCCTACACGCCGTGCAAAGAAGTGCCCGAGTAGCTCAGTTGGTAGAGCAACTGCCTCGTAAGCAGTAGGTCGCCGGTTCAACTCCGGCTTCGGGCTTATGGACGGGACGCCGTAATGGTACGGCAGCGGTCTGTAACACCGCCCTCCTCCGGGATACCAGTGGGTTCGATTCCCACCCCGTCCACTGACAGAGCGATGCCGGCCTGACCGGATAGCTCCTGTTCATTGAAAACTGAATAGCGGTGTTTTGGGTCCGTCGTCTAGTGGCTAGGATCCCCGGCTCTTACCCGGGCAACGAGAGTTCGAGTCTCTCCGGACCCACACGCCCCTGTAGTGTAATGGCTAGCACCTCCGCCTTTTAAGCGGTTCAGTGTGGGTTCGAATCCCTCCAGGGGCATCATGCGGGTGTAGCTCAACGGTAGAGTTCCGGTCTTCCAAACCGGACGTGAGGGTTCGACTCCCTTCACCCGCTCTCATTGGGGCATCGTCCAAAGGCAGGACGGCGGACTTTGAATCCGCCTATCTAGGTTCGACTCCTAGTGCCCCAGCTCGATCTTAACTCCATAGGGGAGTGGCGCAATTGGCAGCGCAGGCGGCTCTGAACCGCAAGGTTGAAGGTTCGACTCCTTCCTCCCCTGCTTTACTTCGTAAACGCCGGCGTAGCTCAGTTGGTAGAGCACCCGCCTTGTAAGCGGTAGGTCGCGAGTTCGATTCTCGCCGCCGGCTTGCTGAAATTCACGATGAATGTGCCCGTAACTCAATTGGCTAGAGTGGCCGGCCGTTAACCGGCATGTTCCAGGTTCAAGTCCTGGCGGGTACGCACTATGCGGCACTAGCTCAGTTGGTAGAGCGTCTGCTTGCCAAGCAGAAGGTCGCGGGTCCGAATCCCGCGTGCCGCTCTTGATCCTCGTGTAGCTCAACGGGTCAGAGCACCTGCCTTATAAGCGGGAGGTTGGTGGTTCGAGCCCACCCGCGAGGACTGATGGGTTGTTGGCCCTCACGGCGAAGGCAGCGGTCTGCAAAACCGCGTAGCCGGGTTCGATCCCCGGACAACCCTTACGGCGCCATCTTCTAATGGTTAGGAAGCCGGCCTCTCACGTCGGTAGTCGGGGTTCGAATCCCCGTGGCGTCATGTCGCGCCCCCGTGGTCTAGTGGCCTGGACGCTGGCCTTTCAAGCCGGAAGTGCGAGATCGATACTCGCCGGGGGTATATAATGGGCAGCATGAACTCACTACACATCGCTCTCATCTGGCTGCCGTTTAGTATCCTTCTACACCTCGCACTGCATGAGCTGTCCCACGCAGCTGTGGCCAAGCTCTATGGCGCGACGGATTTCCACTTCCGGCTCTGGCCTGATTGGACAGGGCGGCCTTGGTGGAGCCCTGTATGGGCCCGGGTTGAATTCCAGGGACAGTTCAACCCACAGCAGACAGGACTGATCAGTGCAGCCCCGATCATCCTTGCCATCGCTTGGCACACAGGAGCGTCGTTCTGGGCGTACCACTGGATCGCGCGCGTCGAGGGCGTCCTGGCTGGCATCGATTGCATCGTCTGGTTGTCGGGCTGGTGGATGCCTACACCCAACCCGAACTGTGACGCTGAGCGGTTCCGCATCGTTCGTGGTTATGTGCTTTGGCATCTACGAGTGTTCAGTGTGTTTCTCTTCGTAGCCATCGTCGCAGTAGTCGTGAAGATGGTCATCAGTACATGACAGCGTGTGGCTCAGCCTGGTAGAGCGCCTGCTTGGGGTGCAGGAGGTCGCCGGTCCGAATCCGGCCACGCTGACAGAGCCGCCGGAGGAGCGGGTTCGAATCCCGTCGGTTAAAAGGCGTAGCAACTGATCTGAGTCTCGCGAGACAGATTAGCCGAGTACGTTGAGTAGACCGTAGCGTAGAGGTAGCGCGCCGGCCCTTTTCATCAGGATGTAGCGCAGTCTGGTAGCGCGCCTGCCTTGGACGCAGGAGGCCGCAGGTTCGAATCCTGCCATCCTGACACGCTCGGCGGTTAACGTAAGCCCCTCGGTCGCAGGACCGAAGCGCACGGGGGCCTCGCAAGAGGTTTGACCGGCTATCTAGGTGTAGCGAAGCCTGGTATCGCGCTCGCTTCGGATGCGAGAGATCGCAGGTTCAAATCCTGCCACCTAGACAGTGTTGTTGGGGCATAGCTCAGTTGGTAGAGCAGTCGGTTGATAACCGACAGGTCAGCGGTTCGAACCCGCTTGCCCCTATGTGGCCGTAGCTCAATTGGCTAGAGTACCTGGCTGTGACCCAGGGGATGCGGGTTCGTTTCCCGCCGGCCACCCCAATCGGCTAGTATTCGGACATGGACCCCAAACCCTGCCCGAAGTGTGGTAAACCCGCACTAACCTCGAGTGCAAAGCTTGAGCAGTGCGGCAACACGTACCTCCCAGCTCTCCGAATTGAGTGCGCGACTTGCGAAATTGTGCGCATCGAGCCTACCGGTGAGCCGTGGGGACCGCGGGCTCCGTTAAGCATCGGGTGAGGCTGTCGCACTGTCTATGCGATGAGACGGGTTCGAGTCCCGTACGGAGCGCTCTTGCCAGTTAGGCACATCTGGTGATCGCAGCCGCCTGAAGAGCGGACGAGCCTGGTTCGATTCCGGGAGCTGGCATTCTCTCAACACTACGAGTGATCGCATGCGCGTGGGTTTAGCGTTTCGTAGCAACTCTGTTCCGGTTAGCAAAAGCGCGAAGTATCAGAGAGAGTTACGTAAACGGCGTAAACAAGTAGATGCCTCGTTTTTAGCTAAGGAAGCCACGTATCAACGCCAATACCGTACTCAGATTCGCGACGAGGTGCTGCGGGCATACGGCGGAAAGTGCGCATGTTGTGGCGAGTTAGAACCGAGATTCTTGACCATCGATCACATAAATAATAACGGTGCCACGCATCGGCGTTCACTGGGCAGCTCAGCGCGCGTATACCAACAGATTCGTAGCCAAGGGTTCCCTCCTGAATATCGGTTGCTCTGCTATAACTGCAATTGCGGCCGTGCACATTCGCCTGACGGTCGTTGCCCGCATGAACATAAATTGTCAGAGGGTCGTGGTATAAGCACCAGCACCTGAGACCATTGTGGTTCGACGGTGTAGGACACCACCCACATTTTCGGAGCAACGACATGGCAAGCAAGCGCAGCAATCGCAACACCCGGACCAAGGCCGACGTGAAGCAGAGCTTCGAGGACGTTCGCGCTGAGACGATGACGGTCAAGACCGCCACGCCCACCGAGCGCGCGCTCCAGGCGCAGCGCGAGACCGAGATCCGCAACGCCACCAACGAGGTCACCGTCGAGAAGGCGGTGAAGAACCTCACCGACGTCGGCCTCACCCTCCAGAAGACCCTCGCAGGCGTGAGCGAGCAGTTCGCCAACACCGTCAAGGAGCTCGAGGAGACCCGCGAGGCGGTGAAGCTCGAGAAGGCGGAGCTCGAGCGGCTGTACAAGATCGACATCGCCAAGGCCAGCATCGAGACCCTCGTCGCCGAGTACGACACCAAGCAGAAGGAGCTCGAGACCACCTTCCTCGCCCGTCGCGAGGAGCTGGACCAGCAGTTGGCCGCCCTCAAGAAGCGCATCACCGAGCTCGATGAGGAAGAGCGCCAGGAGCGCACCCGCGAGGAGGCGGAGTACGCGTACCAGCTCGGGCAGCAGCGCCGCCAGGCGGAGGACGCCTGGAAGGAGCAGATGCGGGTTCAGCAGGCCCAAGAGCGGGACCGCGCCGATGCGTTCAACAAGAACATGAAGGAGCGGGAGACGGTGATGGCGGCGAAGGAGCAGGAGTTCGCCGCGCTGAAGAAGACCGTCGACGAGATGCCGTCGGTCATCGCCAAGGCCGAGAAGACCGTCGAGGCCATCACGACCAACCGGCTGACCAAGGACTTCAACCACCAGATCGAGATGATCAAGAAGGACGCCGAGGTGGCGCTGAAGGTCTCGAGCAACGAGATCGCCTCGCTGACCAAGACCATCAACGAGCAGCAGAAGCTCATCGACTCCCTGCGCACCCAGATCGACGCCGCCAACATGCGCGCCGAGACCATCGCCAGCAAGGCCCTCGAGTCGGCGTCCGGCCAGCAGGCGCTCGCGGTGGCCATGCAGACGGCCTCGCAGCAGAACAACGGCATGGGCAACGGGAAGCGCGCCTAGCCGTAGTTGTTGAAGCACCCACGGGTACTCTGTGGAATTGACCACAGGCGGACGCACAGCGACTGCGGAGCCGCGAGGCTCCACCCCGTGGTTTCGGGGCTGAACTGGTTTCGACGAAGTGAAAGAGAGAATGGTTGCGAGCCGTGGTTGGTCAGCAGGCCACGTTAAAAGCCGACCAAAGACACAAACGCCAACGACAACGTTGAGCGCGCCCAGCTGATGGCGGCCTAAAAAGCCGCGTGGGCACCCCGAGGCAAGATCACCCTAGTAGCCGCAGGGGTAAACCAACAGGGTCACATGACGGGGAAGAGAGGCAGCCCGCACTCGTCTGCGAACGGGGCTCCACTGTAGTACCGCGCCACCGGTAGTGGCTACGCTCGTAGAAGCTGTTCTGGATTGATCTTCGGACCCGGGTTCGATTCCCGGCAGCTCCACTGAAACATTCACAAGGGGAAGACCACATGGAAGTCACAGGATACCAGTTGCGCGAGGCGCTGAAGAAGCACTCGCTGACGTTGCAGAACATCGAGCGGAAGTTCAACAAGGCGATGTATCGCTTCGCTGATCAGGAGAAGGAGCATCCGACCAAGCTTGCAGCGCAGGTGTTCGAGCTCGAGCGCCGCATCGTCCGCCTCCAGGCAGCCCAGACCCAGTACAACCTGCTGGTCAAGGTAGACTTCCAGGGACAGAAGATCTCCTTGGCTGAAGCCGTCCGGTTGCAGGGCGTCGCGGGACGGAACGCAGGTCGCTGGAGCATGTATCAGCGCATGGACCTCGAGCCGGATGAGACGATCCGCATCAAGCGCGCAGATGTCACCGAGGAGCACGCAAAGCCGGTGATGACCAACGATCAGGTGATGGCCCAGATCATCGAGGCAGAGAAAATCCTTGCCACGCTGAAGGGTCTCATCGCCGAAGGAAACACGGAGAAGGTCGGCGTGTCCGATCTTGCTGACGGCGACCTCTAAAGTCGCTTTCAGACTGCGAGAAGTTGAAAGCTAATGACAGCGGACCCCGTCCGCTACCGGAAGGGCCTAGAGAGCGGTAGACGTGTAAAAGCTCGCCGGCATGACCAACGGCCATCAAAGCGGGCATTATTCAGAACCGACATTCTCGGGTCTCAAGTGCATACTACCTACTGCGTACTATCCGGCTCTTCAGCTTTTCGCAGCTCCACTTTCAAACGGTCCCGTGCCCGTCAGCATGGGTGGTGGAGGGTGACCTAACCAGGTCGCCCCCGGGGGACGGCGCACCAGCGCCGCTCCCCTTTATTTTCGATTCAGGGGAAGGTCATGTCGATCTCACGGATGGACGGGCAGCAAGTGCCTGTACTGCTGTGGGCGCCGCTCCATGAGGTGGAGTCCGAGGCGCTAACGCAACTTCGTAACACCGCCAATCTGCCGAGCGCACGCTACGTGCGCGCCATGCCGGACGTGCACGCGGGGTTCGGCGTCCCCGTCGGGAGCGTCGTGGCGTTGAAGGACGCCGTTGCCCCGGGCATCGTCGGTGTTGACATCGGATGCGGGATGGATGCTCTGCGCACCTCACTCACACCCGCGATGTTGCCGAAGGACCTCAAGGGTCTGCGCCTACGCATCGAGGAGTTCATCCCCAATGGTACCGGCTGTGCGCATGAGACGGCGCATCCGGGCACCAAGGCTCCTGAGTTCGAGGAGCTGTGGGAGCGCGTCAAGCAGACCAGGCAGTCTCGCTGTTCCCTCGAGAATGCCAAGCGTCAAATGGGAACCCTCGGTTCGGGGAATCACTTCATCGAGGTGTGCGAGGATCAAGAAGGGCGCATCTGGCTCATGCTGCACTCGGGTTCACGCAACTTCGGCAAGGAGGTCGCCGATAGCTATGCGCACCTGGCCGAGGAACACCCAATCAACCGGGATCTTCCGGACAAGCGCATCGCCGTGTTTCCGCGAGAGTCCCCTGACTTCGCCGATTACTGGCGTGACATGCAGACCGCGCAGGAGTACGCGCGGCTGAACCGGCAACTGATGATGGACCTTCTGCTGTCGGCTCTGCACGCTGAGGGTCTCGATTACGCTCCCGTCGATATGCGGGTCAGCTGCCATCACAACTACGCCACCGAGGAAGTTATCGATGGCGAGAAACTGATCGTCGCACGCAAGGGCGCCATCGAAGCCAAGGAAGGTCAGTGGGGCATCATCCCTGGGGCCATGGGGCGCAAGAGCTTCATCGTGCAAGGCCTCGGCAATCCCGAGAGCCTGATGTCCGCCAGCCATGGCGCTGGACGTAAGATGAGCCGGTCCAAGGCCAACAAGACGTTCACGCTCGACGACCTCCGCGAGTCCACCAAAGGCGTCGAGTGCCACATCGGCAAGGGCGTGCTTGACGAGATCGCGATGGCTTACAAGGACATCGAGGTCGTCATGCAGAACCAAGCGGACCTTGTTACGCCGATGTTCGAGCTTCACTCTCTCTTGACAGTCAAGGGGCACGACGAGAAGATGAGGCGCGACCGTAAGGAAAGCGAGAAGGCGTGGAAGAACCAGCGCCGACTCGAACGAGAGATGAAGCATCGGGTACGTGAGTAGCTTGTGGTGGTCGGACCACCGGGGGTGTCCGTGAAGATGAGTGGCCTTTTCCTTTCACCACTCGAACCCCCGGCCTTTATTACGGGACGCATATTGCGCAGTCCCCTTTCTTGATGAACGCGATCAGCGTCCCGCTGGAGAGAAAGGGTTTTTTGGGGCCATAGTTCAGTTGGGAGAACGCCAGCTTTGCAAGCTGGATGTCGCCGGTTCGATTCCGGCTGGCTCCACACGGGCTCGTAGCTCAGTTGGGAGAGCGCCTGAATGGCATTCAGGAGGTCAGCGGTTCGATCCCGCTCGGGTCCACACCATGGATGAGAACAAGAGACAGAAGCTAGCGAAGATCGAGTATCGAATCTTCAAGTGCTGCGCGTTGTGCCGCTATAGCAAATTCCCCAACAACGAGTGGGGCACTTGCTCGCTGCACAATTACGAACATCTCAAGCACAGTGACGCCAAGCGGCAGCTCAGCGTCGTGAAGTATGGCGGCTGCCCGCAGTACATCGAGGATCCGGCAAAGGTAGCAACGCTGGACAGATTCAATGAGTTCAAGGGCTCGTAGCTCAGTTGGGAGAGCGCCGCGTTCGCAATGCGGAGGTCGTCGGTTCGATCCCGTCCGAGTCCACACGCGCGAGTAGTTCAAAGGTAGAGCGTCGGTGTGACACGCCGAAAGTTGCAGGTTCAAGTCCTGCCTCGCGCATCATAAAAATCTGGTTGCCCGTGGTATGAGGAGTACTGACGGCACTCACTAAGGGTCCGCAGTCCACCACGGGAGACAAGATGAAGCTCAAGAAGTTGAACCAAGTTGTCGCTGTCGAGAAGAGCATCAAGACCCAGGCGAACAAGGTCTTCACCGACGCCTACCAGAACATGGCCAAACCTGCGCTGCTCGCAGGTCTCGCCAAGACCTACCGCGCGAAGATGGAAGAGGGTGACAAGCTCCCGTCCGAGCGCCAGGTCGTGCAGCTGCGAGCGCACGAGGTGATCACCGAGGTCAAGCGCAACCTCAGCGAGCTCTTCAACATCGTCGGCATGAAGGACTCGACCAACTGCGTCGCCAAGGCCGACGTCATCGTCGATGGTCAGGTGCTCGTCACTGGCGTCCCGGCCACGCATCTGCTCTGGCTCGAGAAGCAGCTGGTCGATCTCAAGACCTTCATCGGCAAGCTGCCGACGCTCGATCCGACCGAGACCTGGCACTGGGATTCGAACCAGAACTGCCACGCCACGGAGCCCGTCGAGACGATCCGCCAGAAGAAGGTCGAGGACTTCAAGGTCATCGTCCAGCCGACCAAGGAGCATCCGGCTCAGGCAGTCAAGGTGACGACCGACGTCCTCGACGGCTACTGGACCACGGTCAAGTTCTCCGGCGCGATGCCGGCCCAGCAGGTCAAGGAGCTCTTCGAGCGGGTCGAGAAGCTCCAGCGCGCGGTGAAGACGTCGCGCGAGGAAGCGAACATGCATGAGGCGGTGGAGCTCAACACCTCCCCGATCCTCGACTACTTGTTCAACAAGTAGGAACAGTTTCTACGGAGTGCAAGCTGAGACTGATAGCTGATGCTTAGCCCTAACCTAGACCCCCCAGCGGTGGCTCGTAACCACCCCCGGGCATAGTAAGCAGCGACCGAATTCCCAGCGTGCACCTGGGCACCGCCATAAACGGTGTAAGCCATTCGGTAGCTGCTTAGTACGCCCGGGTAGCCCACAGAGAGGCAAGGTCGTAAGTTAGGAGCGAGGCACTGAGATTCAAGTTCAAGCTGTTACACTCCAAGCTCAGACTAACAACCGTATGATCTAGTCGAACGTTACAGGAGCTATGACGGGAAGATGGGGGTTGAAGTCCCTCCCGGGCCGCCAAATATCTTATGGCCCGGTAGCTTAAAGCTAGAGCGTCCTATCTAAGACTGACCCTGTGACTTAAACGGAGCCCATAGATCACCACGGTCGGCGAGAAAGCCAAATGACCGGCCCGGGGAGAGAAGGCTATCTCTCTCCGGGCCACCTATAACCCGGCTTTTTTTGGCTCCCAGGCTTTCAAAAAATTCATGACTCTCGGGTATAAGCCGTCGCTGTGAGGCAACTGTGCCTCACGCACGGGAATCACCACCACCACTACCCAAGAGGTAACACCAAATGGCTGATCAGAATCAGAACATGGCGGAGATGCAGAAGCAGCTCGACAAGATGGCGAAGAAGCTGGGCATGGAGGAGAACAACCCCCAGAAGCTCGACGTCATCGGCCTCGAGCGGGCGCCGGTCCAGAAGATCATCATGCCCGAGGGCATGAGCCTCGCCGACGCGGAGGTCTGGATCCGCCGCCGCCGCGAGGAGGAGGAGAAGGTCGTCGCGGTTCACGAGGTCATCAAGACTCACCCGTTCGACGGCGCCGTCGCCTTCGTCAAGGCCCTGCGCGAGAAGTTCGGCTGGGTCGACCAGGTGCCGACCCCCGGCTTCTGGGGTTCGCGCCCCCCGCACATGCTGAGCATCGAGGTCGCGTACAACAAGTTCGTCCAGGTGCCCTGGGGCCGCTTCCAGATCCCGGGCATGGAGGGCTACCTGTCCTCCTCCATCGAGGTCACCAAGGACGGCTACTTCTTCGCCGTCGCGGGCGAGATCAAGCACAAGCACCGCGTCCTCGTGACCGAGATCTGCGAGCTCGCTCGCAAGATCGTCGACCGGGAGTCGATCTACAAGGGCAAGGCGATCACCGTCGCCTTCCCGGACGACTTCAACCCCCGCGAGACGAGCCCCGAGGACGTCGCCCCGAAGTTCATGAACCTCCACGGCATCGACGACCGCGAGCTCGTCCTGCCCGGCGAGGTCGAGGCGCTGATGCAGACCAACCTCTTCACCCCGGTGGAGCGGACGGAGGAGTGCCGCCAGCTCGGCATTCCGCTGAAGCGCGGCGTGCTCCTCGCCGGCAGCTACGGCGTGGGCAAGACCATGTCGGCCAACATCCTGGCGAAGAAGTGCGAGGCGAAGGACTGGACCTTCATCTACCTCAAGTCGGTCAAGCACCTCGAGCACGCGATCACCTTCGCCATGCAGTACCAGCCGGCCTGCATCTTCTCCGAGGACATCGACCAGGTCACTCGGGGTGACGACGAGGACCGCGACGAGGCGGTCAACGACATCCTGAACACCCTGGACGGCATCCTCAGCAAGGGCAAGGAGATCATGGTGGTGCTCACGAGCAACCACGCCGAGAAGATCAATCCGGCGATGCTGCGGCCGGGTCGGCTCGACGCGGTCATCGTGATGCGGCCGCCCGATGCCAAGGCCGTCGAACGGCTGGTGACGCTGTACGCACGGGACCTGATGGTCCCGGGCACCGACTTGAGCGCGGTCGGCAAGCGTCTGGCCGGGCAGCGGCCGGCGATCATCCGGGAGGTCGTGGAGCGCGCCAAGCTCGCGGCCATCGGGCGCCTGCCCAAGGGCACGGCGGTGCAGAGCGGCCTGAGCATCAACGAGCAGGACATCCTGGTCACCATCGACGGGATGCAGACGCACATCGACCTCATGAACGGGAAGGCGGAGAAGCAGGAGCAGTACCGCGTCTCGGCCGTCGAGCACGACAACGAGAACGGCGAGGTCACGGTGGTCCTGTCCACCACGCAGAAGAAGAACGGCGTCGTTCCGGCTCGCGCATAGTTGGTGGTGGTACGTAGGGCGGCCCCGCTCCGTCGGGGTCGCCCTACACCGCCGGTTTTTTTGATCACAGTGCCGTAGTAGCTCAGTTGGTAGAGCACTCCCTTGGTAAGGGAGAGGTTCGTGGGTTCGATCCCCACCTACGGCTTACGTCCTCGTAGTGAAACTGGATATCACACGGGTCTACGAAACCCGGAATGAAGGTTCGACTCCTTCCGAGGACGCTACGCTCTCGTCGATCAACTGGATAGGTCGCACGCCTCCGAAGCGTGAGGTTGCCGGTTCGACTCCGGCCGAGAGCAAGTCGCCCCAGACGATGGATCTGGCGGACCGTCCTAAGGTTCAGCCGGCGGGTTCGATTCCCGCCTGGGGCTTGCGGGGTAGAGTAGTGGAGCCGACGCAGAAGCCCTCAGAAGGCCCAGCCTAGGCAAGACTCACTGGTCTCATACGCCGGTCTACGCAGGTTCAATTCCTGCCCCCGCTATAACGCGACGTAGCCAAGATGGAAAGGCAACGGCCTCATAAGCCGTCATGCGGTGGTTCGAGTCCACCCGTCGCGACTCTCGTCTGGGTATAAAGCCCACTCCCCTTAGGAGGCCTGAAGTTCTTGGGAACAACTGAAGGCTGGGGTGTTCGCGGATCTGGCTCCCAAGGCTGGTGAAGCTAATGCAGCCCCAGACGAGAACGTATTGCCCGGATAACTCAGCGGTAGAGTAGCGGCCTTACAAGCCGACTGTCGCAGGTTCGATCCCTGCTCTGGGCACTGTATGCTTCGGTGGCGGAACTGGTATTCGCGCCGGTCTCAGAAGCCGGTGGGGTAAAACCCGTGGAGGTTCAAATCCTCTCCGAAGCACTCTTGCTCGAGTGGTGGAACTTTGGTAGACACGCAGGATTGAGAGTCCTGTGGCCGCGAGGCCGTGGAGGTTCGACTCCTCTCTCGAGCACATTTGATACGGCTGAGTGGTGGAATGGCATACACGCCGGTCTTAGAAGCCGGTGGTCGCAAGACCTTGAGGGTTCGAGTCCCTCCTTAGCCACACGTCCTGGTGCTTGGAACTGGTATACAGGGTGGTCTCAAAAACCACTGCCGAAAGGCTTGCGGGTTCGAATCCCGCCCGGGACACTCGCCCTCGTGGTGGAATAGGTAGACGCAGCGGCCTTAAACCCCGCCGCCGAAAGGCGTGGAGGTTCGAATCCTCCCGGGGGCACAACTAAACTTACAACAGGAGGACGCCCGATGGACACGCTGGTGCTTAGCGCCCAATGGGAACCCGTGCGTCGGGTCCCTTGGCAACATGCCGTATCACTTTGGTTCAAGGGTCTGGTGCAGATTGTCGAGGAGTACGAAGATCGTACCGTCAGCTCCGTCACCATGACCATCAAGGTACCGTCCATCGTCCGCTACATCCGAGGCAAGCGGAAGAAGGATCGCCCCGCACGGTTCTCCCGGGACAACATCTGGATCCGGGACAACGGCCAGTGTCAGTACTGCGGGCGAAACGTACCGCGCCACAACTTCACCTTCGAGCACGTCGTGCCGAAGAGCCGGGGAGGCAAGACGACATGGCAGAACGTAGTAGTCGCCTGCATCCCTTGCAACCAGAAGAAGGCGGACAGCACTCCCGCTGAGGCCGGGATGAAGCTCCTCCGTGAGCCTATTCAGCCAAAGCGGCTACCAAACATCCTCAACATTACGCTGCGGTATGAAAACGGAATGCCGGTCTCTTGGAAGGCGTTCCTACGCGATGTTGAGTACTGGCACGGTGAGCTCGTGCAGGACAAGTGACTACAGGGGCGCTCGCCCTCTATACTAGGAGGGCGAGCATCCCGATTAGGAGTCGCCTGTGCGCCTGAGCCTGCTCACCCTCACCGACGCTCTTTTTTTTGTTCTGTTTCCACTACTCGCCCTAGCAACTGCGGTATGGGCAATGGTGTCGCAACAGGAAGCCCCGGCCCAGCTTGTGTCCTGGGTAGCCGCCGCTGGCTGGATAGGTGTCAGTATCGTTCAGGTTATACAGCGCTGTCGCACAACCAAGATCCTAAAGTTTGAGAGCTCGCACCGTCTCTGGGTAGGCTGGACGGACAAACAGTACGCGGTAAAGATCGAGGACTTCGATGCAACCGTTGAGGAGCTCCTCGTCCACCTTGAGCCGACGTATCCGCTGGCAAGACAAGCACTGGCGGGTTGTGTGGTGGTGTTTCGGGAACCTACCTGGACCCAGATAACGTCGCTTCGCCGTGTCGCCGGGGAACAAGACGGCACGTTTATCACTGTGGGCTGGCATCTGCGCCTCGACGACTCAGCACTCGTTCATGAGCTGGCGCATCGGGTACTCCAGATCTGCGCGGGTGATCCTTCTGAGGAGAAGGCTCACGAAGTGCTAGCGAAAATTGGTCTATAGAGGGTGAATCGGTTAGGCGACCGAGGCTGCCTTGAAAGCAGATCGTGCTCCGGAAGGGGCATGGGGTTCAAGTCCTCCGCCCTCTGCACGTTGGAGAATGAACTGGTCAGGGACCAGGCCGCGTTGGAAGCGCGTGCGCAGGCGTAAGTCTGTGAGAGTCGGGATCTCCGTTCTCCGCTCAGATTCGGAAGGTAAACTGGTCAGGGACCAGGCCCGCCTCGAAAGCGGAGCGCGCTCGCAAGGGCGTGTGGATCAAGACCACTGCCTTCCTCTATGGAGAGCCAACTGGGCGGGCGCCCAGCGCGGTTTGCTAAACCGATGGCACGCGACAAGCGTGTGAGGATCAAGACCTCGACTCTCTGCAAAGCCCCTGTAGCTCAATTGGACAGAGCGACCGGCTTCTATCCGGCAGGCTGAGGGTTCAAATCCTTCCAGGGGCAACACCGCTATTCGGTTTTCTTTGGCTTCCGGCTTTTACGCCGTAAAGTCTTCTTCGCGGCTACCTGGAAGCCCACCGGCAACTTCACGGGCGTTCTCCGCATCGGCTGCGTCGGCATGTTCCGCACGATATCGAAGAAGGTCTGGAGCCGGCGTGCATTCATTCCAAATTCTTCTTCGTCGGTCTCGAGTAGCAACGCGAGTACCTGAGACGCATTACCGATGAGTAGAAGAAGGGCCTCGCCGAGATCCCCGCTAATCATTTCCGCTACCTCGTGGTGTCCGGGGGTCAGTTCTTGCGGCGGATCCTCCTCTTCGAGCGGTTCTGGATCCTCAGCCATGACGTCGTCCGGTGTATAGCTTACCGTCCCAGACGAATGCGCCGTCCCTAATGGAGACGACCATCACGTCTGTATGCCCATTTGCGCGAACGCAGGCCACTGCGAACTGATGGCACCAGCCCGCCTCACGCCCGTGCAGCCAGTCTGGGCGCATAGTGCGCAACGCACCAAGTCCTAGGCCCAACTGATTCCCGCGCTTACTGGCCTTCAGGATGGCCTGCTGCTTGTGCGTGTGACCGTAGACGACGGTATGCCCCGGCTCACCATAGACGTCGACCATCTTGGCGGCGTGGTAGCGCGCTCCGAAGCCTTCACCTAGAGCCTGGTGTCCGTGAATGAGCTCAAGGTCCCCGCGCGTAATGGGTTGCTCATCCTCAGGGACCCATGTTGCCCCTATTTCAGCGAGTCGCAGACCTTCTGCGATTGACAAATTGTCAGCCAGCTGTGGCAATTTTGACGCAGTGATGCGCGCCAATCGTGTCTCATGATTGCCTTCAAGGAGTGTGATGTGTCCTTTCGGACAAGCTGTCAGGAGCTCCTTAAGTACTTGTCGCCCTGCTTTGAAGTCTTCGTTGAGAGAGGTGAAGTCGGTGCCAGGGTGCTGTGAGCAGCTAGCGAGTTCCAGGAAGTCGCCCAGCAACACGATTTCTGATACGGGGTGTTCACGAAGCCACTGAAGAAGTGCGTCCCAGACGATTTGGTCATGTTCGGGGACATGCAGGTCGGGTAGGATGAGTATTGTTTTCAGGTCGGGCGCGCGCGCCACCTTAGGCTGCCCAGACGGTTTACGAGGCCGTTTCGCTGGTGGCATGGTAGGCTCGCGCTGCATAGCGGGTGGGGGCTTTGGCTTACTAGGCTGGTTCCCGAGACAGGATTTACACTGATTCCTAAGGCCGTCCTCACTACGTGCGAGGCGAAAGAAGTACTCGGGGGTGGCAGGGTACTCATGGAGGCAACGTGTACAGGTCTTGTTCACGGTCACGCTCTTCCGATGGCCCCATCCCTCCGACGAAACCTAGTCGACTTTAGGGGCTTTTGTCAAAAACACCTAGAATCTTCTGGAGGTACAACATGCGGATCTTGATTCTTGATGACGAGGAGATTCGCCATCGGTACTTCGCCTTGAAGTATGAAGCCGATGAGTGTGTACACTGCTACACCGCCGAAGAGGCCCTCGCCTGCATGAGGGATGGCCCTCGGTTTGACGCAGCGACCTTGGATCACGATCTCGGATACGGGATGAACGGCACCGTATTTGCCAACACCCTTGTAGACCCCGAGCAGTTTCCGCGTGAGAAACTCCCACCGATCATCGTCGTCCACTCGTTTAATATGTACCGCGCACGGAGTATGGTGGACCTATTCCGGGATGCCGGTGTGGACTCTCGCTGGGAGCGCTTCGGACTCTAGGACCAGTGAACCTCGATAGGGCGGAGCGTCACGGGATCCGTGACGCCCCATCCAATACACGCGCCGTTCTCCTCGCGTGTGTAGCGTGCGATAACGCTCGCGACCAGATCTTGTAGCGTGTCGAAGTGAATCGGGTCGCCGTAATCCATGTAAGCGACCCCACCGTCGCGCTCAAGCAGGCAGACGTTATGGCCTCCCAGCTTTCCCTTGGAGTCCATCCAGCAAGCGGTAAGGATGCGCGGATTCCGGTACTCCTTGAGGTATCCAGCTGCGTTTGCCTTCAGGATCGCGGTGGCGCTGTAGATCGCGAACTCATCGCAATCGCCGACTCGCCGATCACCCTCGGTCCCGATCCACTGGACTTTGCCGGGGTACGAGAATGCGTCCCAAAGTTGCTGCCAGGAATCGGCTACCCAGATTAGCTTGTGGATGAATGCCACCAGGTCATCCATACTGGTGTACGTAGGAAGCGGCGTATCCCGATACTTGCGCTCGAACACCCAGCGATACAACCACGACTTTACCTGGTAAAGCCGGAGGCTAAGGTACGCGACTACGCCCAACCGACAAAAAAAAACAGCGATGTTACGCAGCATGTGTCTTCTCCTTTTCCGATTGTGCGAGCAGTGCCTTGAACTGGCCCTTCAATTCTTCCTTGCGCGCACCCATGTCGTGCAGATACTCGTCTACCGACGTGCCAGGATCCTTGAGACGTAGTTTCTCCCAGAACCCGGCCCGGGGTCTAGTCGCGAGGAAGCGCTGAATCAAGACGTTCCGCTCCTCCGGGGGTAGGTCGTCGTGTGACTTGAAGCGAATGCCGCGCCCCTGTACCTGCTTCAACTTCTCTTCGTTCCAGTGGGGCTCGAGCAACTGGATCAGGCGCGTACCCTTTAGGTCGAGGCCTTCGCCGCCGGCCGAGGACAGTAGCAGCGCGCGCAGCTTGCCCTCGTTGTAATCACGAACGAGCTGGTCGCGCTTTAGACGCGGCATCTCTCCTGTGAACTCACCGTAAGGGACCTTCAGCTCATCCAGCTTGGCCTTGTAGGGGTTGATACCCGAAGGCAGGAAGTTGGAGTAGACGATGGCCTTTGCGCGTGGATTCGCCTCAAGCATTTGCTTGAGCTCCGCCACAGCCCGGTCGATCTTCGGGCTCTCCGCAGGGTTCTTCAGATCGTACGCAGCCGTGCTGTTCGACACCTGCCGGATGCCTGTTAGGAAGGCGTTGAGTTCCTTTGCTTCGCTTTTCGTGGGAGGTAGATTCCGAAGAATCTTATCCTTCACCCAAGGCGGAGCGGCGTCCATAACTGCGTCGTAGATCTTGCGCTGCCGCCCGGACATCGGAACCTTTAGCGTCTGTTCCTGTGTCTGCGGGAAGTTCTCCGTTGACCCCGGGTGGTAGTCGACGTACTTGTGGAGGACCTTCTCCAAGTATGGCTTCATCAGAGGATTGATCTCGAGTTTCGTCTGGCCCGGTTTACCGACGAGCTCTCCCCAGAGGCCAGGGCTGATACGCCGCTCCTGGATAAACTGATTCTCAAACTCGTTCTGCTTCGAAGGCAGGGTTCCGGAGCCCGCCACCAAGTTGATCGGTGCAGCCATGTCGCCAGGGTGGTTGTACATCAAGCTGCCCGTCAGGAGTAGCCGTTTGCTGGCCGGAGACTTCATCAACGCCGACTGCGTCTTCCCGGGGTTACGCACACGGTGAGCCTCGTCCACGATCAAAAGCGGGTTCTGCAACGAGCCGCCACCCTTGCGAGCCGTCAGCTCGAGGCTCTGGAGATTCATCGGGAACGGCTTGTCGGTGTGCTTCGCAACTTCCTTCTGGTAGTTGCCCTGGAGCGCCGCAGGAACCACCACGTCCGCCGGAAGCTTGAGGGCGTCAGCAACAGCGATGCTCGTGAGCGTCTTACCCGAGCCAAGACCGTGCACGGCCACCAGGCCGCGCTGATCGGGGTCTTGCATGCGCTCAACTACACGCTGTTGGTGGGGCTTGAGCTCAGTGACAACTTTCGCTTCCTTGATGAAGTAACCTCCGAAGCGATGAGACCTTGCCACCACTCTCCCACTCCGGCTTCTCAGGTGCGTAGGCTGCGAGCCCGCCCGCGAGCATACCCGCAGGCACCGCGCCCCACCGCCACTTGTTCATGCCAGCAGCCTGCCCACCAAGGTGTTGCCAGTGCGCACGCGCTTGGTCCGCCAACGTGTTAGCAAGCTCTGCCTGCTGCGTATGAAAGTCGTAGCGGTCGAATAGCTTACCTAGGTCGTGTAGCTGCGGCGTACGAACCGCAGTACGCCCCCCAGGAGGCAGTTTCACATCCGGCGGCGAATATTGCCAGCGTTCGATAGCCCGAGCTGCGTCACCTGCCTGCTGTGTATAGTGATCGGCGACATCCTTATGCCCCCAGAGCGCTTGGTTAGCGGCTGTCGCTTTGCCTTCGAGGTGTCCTTGAATCCCGCCGGGGATGGCACCAATAGCTGCCCCTGTGAGGCCACCCTTCAGGGCTCCACGCGCCCGGTCTTCACTGTCCGTCAGGGCGCCAGCCGCTGCGCCGAAAAGCCCCGGTAACACAGCGCCCTTGCCCGCGCCGAGGAGGATGTCCTTCCAGTCGGCGGTTTTCTCTGATCCAAATTTAGGAGCGTTCAAGGCGCTCAGGCCGTACATAACGGCGCCGCCTAGCGCGGAGATAGTCGGGAGGGTCAAGTATGACTTATATGACTTCCAGAGGCCCTTGTCGTAGTGATCCAGTTCCTCAGGCGTTGCGCCCACGCCCTCAAGGAGCTTTCGCCCGCGCGTTGTAGCGTTGTACTCCGACCACAAAGCAGGGGCGCTAAGTAGAAGTGGTGCTAGTAGCCCGGCGGCCTCATTGAGCAGGGACGCTGTACCCTGTCCTTTCAAGGATCCAGAGCCACGAAGAAGGCCCGATGTTACGCCACCTGCTATTGACGCGAACGGAGTACTCCAAATCTGCGGATACAGGGCACGACTTTGCAGCGCCCATCCGAGCGGGGTCTCATCGTACTGCGCGTGGCCTATTTCGTGTGCCAAGGAATCGTGATTTGGTGACAGGAGTCTGATCCGCTTGTTGACGAAGTCATAAAACCCGTTGTCCTCCGGGTGCGTGTACGCCTTCGGTTCCAGCTTCACCGGAACCGGAGATTTTTCGAGCAGCTTTGTGAAGAGCTGCGTGTGCTGGTAATTGGGTTGATCCTTGGGGATGTTGAGCTCATGCTTCGGCGCAGGCTTTGCCTTCTTTGGCGGCTCGGCCTTGGGCTTCTCGGTCGACTTCGGCTTCTCGGTCTTCGGGGCTGGAGCTTCTTTCGCGGACTTCAATAGAAACTGCTCAAACCCCTTCTTCTCCATCTTCTCTAGCTTCTGATAGTACGAGGGGTCCTCGGACAGGTGGTCCTTCGCAATCTCCTTCTGGACCGCCTTGTTCGACGTATGCTCGCGTTCTACCTGCACGCCCGCCGCAATTGCCGCAGGATTGAATTCGGTGTCAGACCGACCATCGGCCTTTCCGCCGAACAGCTTCTCGGCAGCCGCCTTCAACTCCTCGGTGACCTCAGGTGGCGGCGCATAGCTTGGTGAGGGCTTCCAGCTTTGAAAGCGCTTAATGACACCAGGATCCATTTCCTCGAGCACTGCCTGCGCTGTCGAGCGCGCGTCACGCACCTTGCCCTTGGTGTAGTAGAAGAGCCCTGGCATACCCTCAGTAACGACATGCGGGAGACCCTGAAAAAAAGCCTTGGCTTTGTCCCAGGGGTGCTGAAGCTTGGTGATGAGCATCGTCGAGGCGGGGTGACGGTCCTCGTGCATCGTCCACCCCTCGGGATGCGAGTGGATGTGGAAGAGGTTGTCCGGGTGCCGGAAAGACTCAAAACGATCCTGTCCCGATTCAGGGATGGCGATCTTGACAGGCTTGAACCCCAACTGATTGATGTCGGCCTCAGTCAATACGTTCTTGGGGATAACGATGCGCTGGTGCCCTGTTCCGGCGAAGGCCCCGTGCTCCCGCAGGTAACCTTGAAGACGGCCAAAGCGCTGTTGAAGTAGGCGCAGTTCCGCAGGCGAGTACTCGTGTGAGGGGATCTGCGGCGCTACGGCGTCATCCGCGATCTTAATGAGGAACTGCTCCAACATCTCCCCCGCCGTCTTGGCGGCGGGGTAGTCCTCGTGCAGAGCAATGAGCGAAGGTGCACGCAGTGCCCCGGAGGGAAGCACTTCCTGTGAACGCACGCGTGCTACGCGCCCGATGAAATCGTCGGGATTCTCGTGCATATCTTTCCTCAATTCATCGCTCAAGCCGGTACCCACACGGCCAACAGTCTTCCCGTCCTTAGAGAAGGCGTAGGTAAAGCCGCCTACGTGACCCTTGGCGTACTTGCCCTCTCCTTGGAAGAAGCCAGTAATGTAGACGTCGTGGTCGTCTACGAACTTGATCTTTACGGGCTTACCTTCAGGCAGGTGCACCACAACACCTTCGTGAGTAAGCGCATGGCCGCCAGAACGAACCTTGTGAAAAAGGTCCAGCGCGCCCTTCGGTGTCGTGGCCTCTTCCGGGACGTGGAACCGATCCTTCGGGAGATGCTTGAGAACTTCATCGACGTGCTTCTGACGCTCATTGTATGGCATACCCGCAGTCGGCTTCTTGCCGTACTGCTGGATGTCGAACACCATCATCTTCAACGAGATGCCGCGCTCCTTCTGCATCTCTAGCGAGTTGTTGGTGGTTGCGTTGAGGATGCCCCCGAGCTCCTGCGGCGGAATGACCTTGCCGTCCCTTACGCCGTAAATTTCGCCGCGAAGGATCGTCCCCTTCAGGTGTGCCGGGAGAGATACTTCCGGGCGACCACCGAAGACGCGCTCAGTGTGGATGATCGGGTACCCTGTCGGCCCCGCCGTGCGGTAGGACGCAACTTCCAGTTTGCCATTCTTGAAGGTGACTAGCCCCGCTGCCCCGTCGATCTTCGCTTGTACAGAGCTTCCCGTCGGAATCTTCTTCAGGAAGTCTTCGGCCTTCGAGGGCGGAAGCGTCTTGTAGTGCTGCTTCTTATAGGGGATCGGTGAGACAGGCGTGCTGTTCATCATCAACCACTGATCCTCTTTCCAGGGGATCAGGGTGAACCGCTGTGGGTACTTCTTGTGACCCAGCGTGAACTGAAGCAGCTCGGGCTTAACCTGTGTAACGATGGCCTTCCCGGAGTCGTGGATCTTAACGTCGCCCTTGCCGTAACCAGACTCGATCTTCCCTTCAAAGTCCTTGTATGAATACTCATGCACGGGTTGACGGAAGACCGTGATGCGCGCCCCGGGTGCTGGGAGGTTTTCACGAGTGGCCCAGGAGATGAGGCCGCTTTTCGGTGTTCCGATACGGATGTCGTAGTGCAGCCCCGCGCGCTCGGCGTCATGCTTATGGATTACAAAGTCAGCCAAACCAACGGGAAGGTCGGTATGGTCGCCTTTGTCGCCCTTCTCCTTGATGCCCGGAGCATATGCCGCAGCCTTGGCCAACTGTGGCGGGTGCATCAGGTGCTCAAGCGAGGTACCTTGTGGCACCATCGTTGGCGCGAGGACCGTGGCCAAGACGAGCTTGTGACCGTAGTAGGTCTGCACCGTCTTGAACGCGGCGATAGCGATGACCCGTCCATGCTCGTCGCGCAACGGCAGCCAGTACTTGCCGGGCGGGACCTCGTTAGAAACGCGGTCAGCCTCGGCCTCGAGCAGAGGAATCAGATCCGGGTCGAGCTGCGTCCGCTCCCGAAGACGGTCAAGCGCGTGAAGCGCAACCTTCTCGAATTCGATCATCAGGCATCTCAGTTGAGACCATTGCCCATCGATGCTTTAGGACCCATGAGCTTATCGACGGCCATGCCGCCTGCCATGTTGGCGCCAGCGCTCAGCACGGGATTTTTGATCATACCGGCGCCTGCTCCGACAACACCACTGGCGAGCGATTGACCAACCCCTTGTCCTTGGGCCAGAGACGTCCCAGCACTGATGCCACCATTGACGAGAGCGCCCTTGCCGAGGTTCTTGGCCAACCATGGAACCGCTGTGCGAGCCATCCACGGCACGGCGCGAGCAGCAAGGCCGAGGAGCGGCGCAATTGCTTCTTTCTGGAGACCGAAGGAAGCCGAAGCGTCGGCGGCACCCTTCTCTTCTTCGTGGCGCGGAAGGAGTCGTGTCGCTGCCCCGCCGAGAGCGCCGCCCGCAACAGCGCCTGCGACAGGCCGCATTGCATTGGCAATAATGCTAGGTGTTCCGTTTCCTGGGATTGTGGGGGTGAGCGCCCCTCCTACCATACCCCCCATACCGCCTAAGGCACCCAGCGTAGTTCCTAGTAGCTGGTGCTCTGGGTTTGAGGTAGCGTTACCCCACGCAGCACCCATCACACCATGCGAGATCAAGTCGAATAGTGTGAACGCCTGCTTCTCGCTGCCGCCCTTGTAGCCATAGGCGAACTGCTTCGGCGTCATGTCGAGCTCGAGCGACGGCGCGTTGGCGCCAGGGAGCGCGATATTGCGACCGCCGCTCTGCTGTGCCATCTGGACCATGGGGACCTGGCGCGCTACGGGCATCTGCGGTCCCTGGCGAGGTGCAGCGCGGAAGGCGTCGTTGAGCGCCTGCTGGCGCATCATCGTGCCCATGCTCTTGGCACCGAAGCCCGCTGCTTCCTTGAGGAAGAACTCATCTAGTGCGGACTTCTTCTCGACTTCGGGCTTCTTCGGCTCAGGCTTTGGCTTATTGCGATCCGCAAACGCCTGACCTGCGTGTGCACCTTCCTGTGCACCGACGTAACCGCCCAAGGCTTTACCGAGCAGCGAACTGAAGTTGTAAATATTCCCGCCAGCGTGCGGGCCAGCGCCAAGACCGCGGGCAAGCATGCCGGCACCCGTACCCACAAGGCCACCCACCGTACCACCAACGGCTTGGCCAGCACGATCCCCAAAATGCATGCCTGCGCCGGTAAGAAGGCCCCGCGCGATGGGACTGTCCCCCGTATCTGTCATACCGCTATGTAGGCCTGTAATGGAGCCTAGCGGAACCGGCATCTTCTGGCCTGCGGGAACGAGCGCGTGGAGAATCTGCTCCATCATCGCTACGTCACGGACGTCAACAGCGAACTTGGTGCTCGCTGTCGCTGCACCGCGTAGAAATTGGTCGCGCATCGCTTCTCCTAGTGGTTACCCGATCTAGGGGTGCGACGACTTAATTGCCCAGGAGGGCGGGGAGGGGAAGGGACCCCGTCGGACGTTCAGTCGTCGCACCCCTACATCGGGTAGGACTCCTGAAGTATAGGCTATCAGGTAGACGGTGTCTCGGTGTTGCGAAGCGCAGCCTCCCAACTTGGGCCGCGACCGCACACACGGAAAATCATGAATCCTTGCGGGCCTTTCTCCCAGAAGCCGATCTGAAAGATCCCGGCTCCAAGACTAAGACAGTCACCCATCTCGCCTAGGAGCGCCTGTGCCTTCTTTTCTGCCTCGAGCCTCGTCATCCGTCCTCTTAAGGCGAAGGTCCCGCACGGTGGCGACCAATCGTGAACTGAAAATGAGGACTGGATTCATGGCGGATCTGTAGACGTTGCGCTAGGATGCGTGATCATTCCTCCTCCTTCGCGCAGAAGCCTAGCACACGCCAAAGCGGAAAACGAAATTACCCCCTCAGGGCCCCTGACGCTGCGTCCACTTCTTGTACTCCTCACGCAGTACAGCGACAATCAGCTTCAGGAATTCCCACATGGCGCCTCCACTAGGGTTCTCGGTATAGGACGAAGACAGGTAGCTTACGCGCTTCGGCCTGATAAATCATATTCTGCGTACCCCGACTACGGCCATCCCAAACGGCGACCAAGGCTTCGGCGTACGCGGCCATCTCGCCATTGCGATGCAGCGCAGCCAAGTTCCCCTGACGCCAGTCAGGGATGAACCGCTTGGTGGGCAGGCCCTTGGAACGAGCCCACTGCTCACCAAGGGAGTCGACGCCGCGCGCTCCACCCGAGACAACTTCCGTGACCTCGAACCCGCTCTTCTGCACGGCTTCGTCGATCAACTTAATGTCTGTGAACTGGCGAGAGCCTGCGATGATGATGCGCATACGTCTCACCCATCAGTGCGGTGGCTCATCCATCCGTTACGTCGTGCATGCCGTAATCGATGACAGTTAGCACACACGAGATCACACTTTCTGATCTCGGCGAGAATGCGGGTCTTTGAACGTACTTGATTAATCATCGCAGCTATCGACATGTACTTAGTGCGCGGATTTCGGTGATCAAAGTCCATACATACAGGTGGAAACACGCGCCTGCAATCAGCGCAAGGCTTTGCTTTCAACACCTCCAACCAGGCGTGTCGTGATTGTTTGCGCCGCAGCCACCGCTCACGGCGCCCACGCTGTGCCCACTCACGCTGCATCCGTTTTCGACGTACAGTGTCACAGTGTGTCAGTGTGTACTTGTTATGACAGCGCTTGCATCGTTTTGTCCGGTAACCCTTTAGTGAGCCGTCGGCTAGTTGACGCCGTTGCACATAAAACTGACACCGTGATTTAATCTTACCGCAAGCTACGCAGCAGGGCATGGGCTACTTCCGCCAATGTGTTTCTTCTGGAAGATTTTGTGCCTCAGGAAACAGTACCTGCCAGCAGTCAGGGGCTTTCAAGCAAAGGCCGTACTCCCGATAGATCGGCCACATAAACGGATCGTCGTCCACAAACACTAAACCGTGGCTACGGTCGATAGTGGTCACTAGACGCTGGATCTGCTCGCGCTTGTACTCTGTCGGCTTGAGCATATTGCCGATGGGGCGCATCAGCAGCCACTCCTCGTTAACGACGAGCCCGAAGTGTTGTTGCAGCCAATCCGCAGTGACGAGGCGCAACCCCTCGTTTCGGCCAGTCAGGAAGATGAGCTCGTGCTTCTGGTTACGCAGATTCTCGATGCCGCGCTGAGCTCCAGGCAGGACGCTATCCTGGGCCACGAGCTCAGGCTTGAGGAAGGTCTCCCAATCCTTGGGGTTCTTGTTGATGTGCCCTTCCCGGTGGCTGTTATCCGCCAACGTCCCGTCGATATCAATGATCACGTACATTTGAAGTCACCTCGTCGGAAAGGGGAAGGAGATCCTTGATCTGCGGTTCCAGGTACGCCAAGTCGATGAACACACGGTATCCGTCGAGTGACTCAGTAGTCGTGAGCCACTGTCCATTCTCGGCTGCGACAGCGCGGCCATCACGCACGACCAGCCTAGTAATGGTGTTTGCCTCCGTGTCGAGGCTATGCACCATGCCAACGAGCTGATCCTGTGCGTCTAGGATTAGCACCGCTCGAGCTATCGGGGAGTCGTGCGAAATGCGCATTAGAGCCTCGCGATCAATTTCAAGAGGGCGATGCACCCTAGAACAACGAACGTCACACTGGCTACACCACAGAACAGCCAGTACAGCTTCAAGGGCAGTGGAAGTGACTTCCAGAGGTCTTTGAACATTAGGTCCCCGGCTCCGCCGAAGTCGCCCCCGGCGGAGCAATGGATACCGCAGGCATTTAGGCCCGCTTGATAAGTGCGAGCTTGCGGCTGAGAACCGGACGACCCGAGCTCACGATGATCGCAACTCCGTCCTTGATCATCTCCACACGACCGGTCAGCGTTCCTCGTCCAATCTTGAACTGCACCTTCGTACCTGTGCGAATGGTGCTGGTCTTCTTCCTCACGTTACCTCCTGGGGTTTCCGCCCACCATGGGCGTTTTCGCTTTACGCAGTAAAGCGAAGGTCAGTGCTTCGGAAGGATGATCCCGCTCGTCGCGGGAACAATCTTGGTGTACTCGAGCGGTGCCATCGCCGTGGTTACTTCGGCACGCGCTGAAACCACTACCCCGGCTCGCTGTCCTTGCGTAGCCCCCGGCATGTAACCAACCTTCCGGAAGGTGATGCTTTCGTCGGTAGAGCCTTCGCGCGCTACGGAGTCCAACCACCCAGCAAGGGTTGCTAGCAAGACTTCACGCGGGGACATCTGCTGTTGCTGCGGCTCAGCGTTTTCAGGCGTGCTCATCGCTTCTCCTCTCGAGGCCAGCACGGGATCGCGCCGAGACCGTCGATAACGAAAGACTTCTTGTCCACTGAGTGCATGTGCTGGGGCAGACCGCATACTTCGCAGAGCGGCGCCCCTCGATTGGTAGTGACCGTGCAAACGACGTCGCACTTCTTGCAGACTAGCTTGCCGCACACCAGGGTGTCACAGGTAATGTCTCCATCGCAGATACGGTCTTCGGGGCTCGGAGCGACCAGTTCCAAGTTGTGATCCCCCTTGCACACCTTCGGACCGAATACGCGTTCGAAGCCTTCGGCATAAGCCTCGCCCCCGTAATCGAACCGCATGGGGCCTTTCTCCAAGTACTGTTCAGGCATGTGACACCTTCTTGGGACGGCGGGGTGGAAGCTTCTGGGCGGCGCTGATGACTTCGATCTCCAGGTCCAGTAGGTCAAGGCGGCTGCCTTTGTATTTCTTGGACTTGATCAACCGCCACATCGCCTGATACCGCTCTGCTTTTTCGATGAGTAGCTGTTCCCCTTCAGTTCGTGTCATCCTTCCCTCTGTGAGCTAAAAAAAGCCGTAAGGTCAATCGCGTCAACCTTACGGCCTTCCTTCTAGCGTATGCGATTCTATTAGTCAAGCGGCGCGCCGCAGATTTCGCAGTGGGAATACAGGAACCCGTTATCCCCTGCGTATTTCCCATTGGCGTAGCGGTGTGTGCAGGTGCGGCCAAGAAGCTCTGACGTGCGATCCAGAGCTATCGAGGTTTGCTCAAGCTGCTCAGTCTGGCGCCGGATACTCTCGTGTGCCTTGCGAATGATCTCCTTGTACTTGATGATCTCGGCTTGCCCCTTCACCTTGGTGATGTCGACGGGTTCGAAGTACGTGGGTTCAAATAAGCAGTGCCCGTTGGGATCGTGCTGATCCTTCGTCAACACACAGTTTTTACAGAGCATCACCATGTCCTTGATGTCCGTCATGGGATCTCCGGAATCTCTGCAATGGCGGCCTTGATAGCTTCCGACAGTGAGTAGCCCCCCGCGACCATGGCAGGACGCCAGAAGCCGTCCGACATCTGATACAAGGACTCGATGACCCACCACGGACGAGCATACAGTGCCCGGCGTCCATGTTCCTTTGGGGTCTTGGTATGGCAGTGCAGGCGGAAGAGATTCTTGGTGTGCGCACGCAGAGATTCGAGACTCACATAGAAAGAGGGCTCGAAGAGCTCCTGGTCCATGACTTCCTGGTTACAGGCGTTACATGGGTGGACGCGCAGACTGTGGAAATAAGGCGCGAAGCTCTGCGGTTCGCGAGTCTTTTCGAAGAAGGGTCGTGCGTCATTCACTTGTATCTCGGTCCTTTTGGTAAAACGGGTCTTGCAGGAAACAGCTGTCGGGTAAGACTCTCTTTACCTTGCCACTTGTGGATGAAGCTGGACAGCTCCTTCATAACCGTCTGGCGCTCAGCAATCTGGGCCTGGATCTGCTCTTCGGTTAGTGATTCGAAGAACGTCGGTTCATACAAACACTTCCCGTTGTCCGCATGATCGGCTTTAGCCTGACGGCAGTAGCGACACTGGAACTTAGCCAGGCTGCGAGCGACACGCTCATCCCCTAAACGGTTAGCTAGCTTTTTTAGGTCTTTTTCGTGCATGGCGTCTCTGCTGTATCAGGCGTTTTCTGAACTCGGTGAGTACTATCCGGTACCTCTGAGGAACGATCTGACCCGGACGAATGTCTTCAATGGGGGCGAAGAACGTAGGGGAATAGAGACACTTCTCCCCCGCGTGATCATCGTGATGTAGCAGGCAGTTGACGCACCAGGACCGAAAGTCCTCTGGCGTCATATAGTCGTCTTTTCGCCGCCACATTTCCTCTCAGTATAGCGGGTATAAGCATTTGTAACCCGCAACCTTTCCGGGAGCCGAACCACATGGACGCACGTCTAAAAGCGTCGTACGACTGGGTGAAGCAAACTGTCCAGAGCGTGGATGAAGAACACGCCCCCTCCATCAATACCCTGGCCCGAGGTGTCCTGGACGCCGGGCTGCCGTCACTTACCAAACCGCAGGTAGCACTGGCTCGGCGCGAAGCCCTCCGGGAAAAGGAGGAGCGCAGGAAGCAGCCGCTGATCCAACAGCTCAGCTGCGCCGCCGGCGCAGGCGCCGCATTCGTCCGCAAGCACTCGAAGACCTGGTTCGAGGTGTCACCGCCTCCCCCGCCACCACCGGCCCCTGCCGAAGAGGCGGTGGTGGTGGTGGAGATGAAGGCACCGCCTGCACTGGTCATCGTACCGCCGCCTCCGCCGAAGCCGCAGTCTACGCCTATGGTGGATCCGGAGCAGCTGGAGATCGACAATTTCGTGATGACGTATATCGCAGAGCACAGGAAGGCGAACGCGCACGAAGTGAACCGGGCGTACAAGGCGGCTCACGATGGGCGGGGTATCTGGATCCCGCGCATGAGCGAATCACTGAAGGTCGCCCGCGCCGTACTGGGCGTGGACAACGAACCGACGGAGACCGAGAAACCCATGCGTATCACTGAACACACGGAAGACGAAGCCCCTGAGACGGAGTGGGAGGCGGAGATTGAAGAAGCTCTGCTGCCCTTCCTCTCGAAGCTCAAGAAGAAGTATCACCTGCAAACGCTCGAGATCAATGTCACCGCCGACGGCGACCTCGAGTGGAGCGCCGAGCGCCAGGTGGTGAGCCACGCCAAGGGCAAGGCGAAGCTGTAAACAGAGAGCGCCCCATCAGGGGCGCTTTCTTTACCCTCGAGCTATATTTTGAGCATGCTAGATGCTTGGATCATAAAAGAGATCCAACGGCAGGAGAAGGAGGAGGAGCGAGAGCAGCCGCAGCTCCCGCTCCCCGAGCCTCCGCCTCCTGCCCGCCCGGCTGAAGAACGCCCCGCCGTAGTAGTGATCGAGCTCTAGGTGCGGGCGTTACGTTCGTGCACGCTCCCGTCGCCCTGAAGCTTTTGATGAAGTTTTTGGGCCAGCGCCAGGCTGGTGAACTCCGGGCTCTCAGTCACCTCACGCCCCAGCCACGCGGGCCTGCGGAACTGCTGCATCTCATGATCGAGCTCAATCTCTGCGAGCCAGAGGTCGAGCGCCGGGATATGGTCCACGACCCACCCCTCGCCCATGTCCCGCCGGAATTTGTACAGCGACACCGGACAGAGCTTCATCAGCTCGAAGCCGAAGCGAGGCAGGATCTCCGTCTCGATTTCCTCGCGCACCAGCGTCCCAGCGCTCTTCACGGTCATGTAGGCGCGGGGCACGTCGTTGGGCTCACTCGTGGAAACCAGCCTCACGCGCACGACTGGGGGTACCATGGAGAGGTATCCTTGAGTGACCTTCTTCACCTTGGCCGTGTCTTCCTTGGTCAAGGCGGGAAGGAGATCAGCGCGGACCAGAAACTTCCTTTCGATTTCTTTCACGATCTTCTCCTATCGGTGTTTACGGAGTAAATCTCCGAAACAAACGCTTATACCCGGAATGGTATAAGTACTTGAGACCGAAAACCTTAACGCTTGGAGGATTGGATGATCCGCCGATACGCCGTGGTCGCGCTGCTGTGGCTCCTCGTTCCTGTCGGCATCGTTGTGCTCTTCGGGCACTTCATGAAGCAGCTCATCAAATGTATTCAGCCTGGCGTGCATATTGTCTACCTGCCCAATCCCTTTGAGCTGATCCACGCGTCGTATTTCTTGTACTGGACGGGCGTTTACCGGCAGATCCTGGCACGCCGTGATGTCAACGAACCGGGTGAGCTATCCGAGGCAGATCAGAAGGTATGGCAGCTGCTCCCTGATCCAGCGCCCCCTGAATACCTCAAGCCCATGCTCCGTGACGCTGGGCTACTCTCCCCCGACTAAAAGAAAAGGCGCACCCACGAGGGGCGCCCTTTCTTTTTGCCATTACGGAAACTCAGGCTCGTAACAGGTGTGCTCAAACAAGCACTTACCGCCATGTGCATGGTCCTTCAGCCAGGCCCCGCAGAACTTGCACTTACGCGGCTCACCGTGATGGGTACTGGAGGGGTTGGTGTAACCGAGCTTATCCCGACACCTCTTGCGCGGACAGCAGAAGAGGAACAGGTTCTCCCGGTACTCCACCATAACCCAGTGTTCAGGAGGATGTGGGATATAACGCCCACCCATTCCGGTACCGGCGAAACCGTTGACTCGTTCCTTGCAGTGACAGCACTCCATCACTACTTGGATGTACAGGCCGCTCACGTCTCCATCTCCTTCCAGGTCGTCGGCTCGTAGAAACACTTGCCGCTATTCGCATGGTCATCCTTGCCGCGACCGCAGTGGGGGCAGACGTTGCGGAGTGCGTGCATCATATCAGCGGCATCCGTGCTGCTAGTAGACCGCTGCAAAAGCCAGGCATCCACCTCAGCGCGATTGGTGAACCAGAGTGCATCGCGCTTCATCTCCTCGCAGATATCGGCATCCGAGGTCCCAGCGGCTTCCCAGCTATCACAACCTGAACAGGAACCGTAGTTCCATTCGTAGTAAGCGAATCGACCATTCTTGGCAGCAAGGAACCGGGCGCTACCTTGGTAGTCGGCAATGCTGTACTCCCAGAGTACCTGCCAGTCCCCCCAGATCTCCTCCGCATGCCCCCCATAACGGCAGTGTGACGCGGTGGTTTCCGAAAATTTCACTTGGTCTTCTCCACGCGACCCCAGTTGGCTTCGTTGTCCTCCTCGTCCATCAGGGTGTCGAGTTCGGTGTAGAGGTACTTAGCTTCGGGGTGCTCTGCGAACACCTTCTCAGCGTGGCGCCGATCCACATAGATACAGAGCCAGTGGCCGTCGGCCGTCTTCACACCGAAGGCAGTAGGCCAATAGACGCTCTTCTTCGAGGGCTGCCAGTGGAACGGTTTCTCTTCGGGCTCGATCTTCTTTTGCGGCTTGGGTGGCACAGCCACTGACTTCTTGGCGCCGTACATCCATGGTTGCTCGGCCATCAGGTCTCCCAGTAAGTTGCAGGTTCAAAAAGACACTTGCCCTTGGCTGCGTGTGCCTTGCGCGGCATTTCGCAGTTCTTACAGACAGCCCACAGGTGAGTACGTCGCACATACGACGACCCCCCATCGCCGTCAAATTGGACGAGGTACTCACGGTAACGTTTTGGGAGTTCGTGTAAGTGGACAGTTGAATAGCGGTGTGGCACTACCGACTCGAGCACGGTGCCCTTTCGTCCTGTATTCGGATAACCATCACGTACCACGACCCGTTGACCCTTTTGTAGTGGGCCAATGTATGGGGGTCGGCGGCGAAGGTGCTTCCACTTCTTCAATGAGTTCATTTAGTTTTCTCAGGCGCTCCGACGCGGTGTTTGCGGTTTGCAGCGCTTCTGCATTGGGGTAGGGGTCAAACGTCGAAGGCTCAAACAGACATTTGCCACCCTCGGCGTGCTCGTCTTGATACTGATGACAGTGACGGCATAGTTCAGGGTACCGCTTTTCATTGATCGAGGTCACAATAGCCGCCATCTGACGGCCGAGCAGCTGCTCCATACGACGATCATTCGACATGGTATAAGCCTTTAGTAAGCCGAAACCTTAGCCCCGGAGTCTATCATGAACATCCGCCTCGTCATTCTGGCTGGCCTCGCAGGGGTCGCTATCGGCAGTTACTTCTCGCACAAGGCACTCGATGCCTACGCGAAAAAGTTGATGGTGGCGGATCTGCGGCGCCGGACCCGCAACGTTGAGCGGATCTTCCGCAAAACGCCCGAGCTCGAAGTCATCGAAGGGGGCGCCGCGTGCACAGGACCGTGCGCAGCGCAGTAAAAGAAAGGGCCCAACGGTGGGGCCCTTTTTTGCCTATTCGAAGTAGCCGGGGGCGTACAGACACTTGGCGTTCTGTGCGTGTTCGGAGTAGAGACGGCGGCAGTTGCGGCAGAGCTTTCGAATGTCGGAGACCCGCCAACTCACGGCATGGTATGAATTGAACTCTGGACTGTGCTCATAGACCACGCGCACGGTGGTGTCGTTGACGACCTGGAAGACGGTGCCGTAGACCGCGCCTCCCATGAAGTCGATACGAACGCGATCACCTACGCGGTACGTGAACGCCTTCGAAGAAGACGAAGATTTCGACGCCTCTTCGGAGGACTCGTCGAGGTGGCTTGTAGGTTCGTGGTTCATAGTAGAAAGGTAAGTCGCCTAGCCAGCCAGAGGCGCGGATGCGCCGGTCGGCTCTACGGCGAGCAGCCGTAGCCCAGCAGCGCTGGGCAGACTCCTCACTGGTGTGTGGGTGTTTGCTACATGTTCCCATGGCTCTTCTGATACCACTTTTTCAGGCTATGGGTCGTTTCGACCCGTACCGTCAGATAGAGGCTTTGGCTTGGTCACAAGCCCATAGATAACTTGTCCGATGCCGAATAAGATCACGCCTACAACAAAGGCCAGTACACCGTATCCAAGGATAGCAGCCATTAGGAACCTCGCGTTTACAACGTAGACCAAAGAAAGCAGGAGCCCGGTTGCCCGGGCCCTTGCTTAGTTCTTGGGTAGCGGCTTCCCTGCCTCGATGGCCGCAACCATCTTATCGAGCTGCTTGTGGAGCTTGGTCATGAGCTTGATGTCCCGTGCCGCCATCGACAGTACGACCGCAGTGACGCTGGCGTCCGAGACTGGGACATCGCCATCCTGCTCGGGCAGGTAGAGCGAGGCCACCCCGTTGGCGTCGATGATCAAAGCTGCTTCGTCCTTCTTGAGCGTGATGTGGGTCAGCTTCGGACTCTTCTTTGCCATGGCTACTCCACTTTGCTGGTGACCCCGTAGATCGCTCTACGACCCACCCAGCCGTTAATGTGACCTCGGTTGTTGCTGATCTGGTAACGGTCGCCGTTGACCGCTGTGACCTTGTGCAGGTACTGCTGTCCATTGACGCGACACAGAACAATGTCGCCGATCTGAGGGTCGCGCGTCAAGGGTTCGACAGTGACGAGCGCACCGGACTTGATGAGCGGGTGCATCGAATTACCGCGTGGGCGAAACTGAACGGGAGCTCCTTCGAGGAGCTTGCTGATGTAGGGAGTTGCCCAACCCATTACTTCTCCTTGGCGGGTTCGTTGGGTTCGTAGTTAGTACCGGGGCTGTAGAGACAGCGCCCGTCGTCGGCATGGTCGCCGGGTTCGCGCTTGCAATTCTTGCATGGGTACGCGTAGGCGACGTTGCCATACCACATCTTGTGGCTGCCGCCGCGTGCCTTGTCAGCGGGGCACGGCTGCAAGCTGGGTTCGGTTTTCCCAGTGAAATTGATCCCCCAGACTTTCCGGAGGTCTTGCCACTCCGGGTACTGGTCACAGTAGGTGCACTCCCCGGGAGCGTGCAGTATCCGGGAGTCGCAGTGGGGAAATTGTTGAATGGCTTTGAGGTCCATGTGTGCACCCACAGAAAGAAAGGCGGCCCGTACTGGCGCCGCCTCTCTTCCGTGAGATCTACGTCAGCTTGCGCCGCCGATAGATCTTGCCCACCTTCTTCGTGGGCTTCACCGTGGAGTTGTGGGCCTTGAAGTAGTAGACCACGCTCTCAGTGGCGTACAGCTTGGTCACCTTGTCGCCCTCGAGGTAGGACATGATGCAGTTGAGCGCCTTGAGGGAGAGTTCGCGCTGCTCGATGCGCTTGCCCGGCATGCGCAGGAGGACGTAGTCCCGCAGCGCCCGCGTCGGATCCGTGAGCTCGGGCTGATCGCCATTGCAGTAGCTCATCGCGAACGCGTCCACCTTCTCGGGGTTGACCGAGTAGGCGTACATCAGAGCGGCGGCGACCGGCGCCTTCATCAGCCGGCAGTTGCGCGGGGTGTAGTACTTCAACACCCACTCGATCTCCTTCTTGTACTTGTCCGTCTCCTCCTTGATCATGCCGTAGGTGGAGAAGCCGTTGCGGTGCTTGGTGGGGATGTTCCGCATGGCGTTGAGCGCCGCCACCACGCGGTTCGAGTTGGGGACGTGATCGACCATGTGCAGCTGGTCCGCAATGCTCCGCGAACGCCCCGCATCGATGGTGGTCACGACGTCGCGGGACAGCCCCTTCGTGATCATGAACTCGATGGACTTGTCAGCCTCGATCACCGCCCACAGCCGATGCTGGCCATCGAAGAGCTCCCCGTTCTCGTCGAAGGCGAGGCCCTGGTGGTTCAGCTTCCAGCGGCCCATCCGCATGTCCTCGGCGAAGAGCTTGACGCGGTCCTGATTGACGCGCCGGTTGTCGTGGTTGGTGTCCAGGTACTGCATCGCCATCTGCGGCGTCACGATCACCTGTTCGGTGATGATCTTGGTGTTCATTTTTTTGGTACTCCGGGTTTGGTGGAAACCTGCAACCTCCGTCCTATCACATGCGGTCATAATGTCAACCGCGTACACCTTTCAGTGAACTTTACCCTTGCGAGCATCGCGGTAGTGATCAAGCTCGCGCTTGACTATCCGCATGAACAAATGGACAAGGCTCTCGCCTCGGCGGCGTTGCTCTGCCACCACAAGATCTGCATGAGGAAGCTTTTCGTAGTCGGGTGTGTACACCCAGATGCGCTGTTCGTCATGCCAATGCAGAGGAAGCCCGCACTGCGCACACTCCCCGGTCAAGTCTTCCCTAGAAGGCGTTTCACTTCGTTGACGATGTAGAGGCCGTCGCACGTACACGTTTCCTCAAAGGGCTCTTCGTACCGACAGCCCTGTTCGTGGACCCACGCCTGCCAGGCCTCCCCGGTGTCCCCGGTGGCTAAGCGCAGCGCTTCTTCGAGATCTTTGATTCGCTGTTCCGCCGTCACCACGGCACTTCTTCGAAGATGTGGAAGACGAGCGACGCTCCCAGATGCACCGTACCGAGATACTTCAGTACATTGCCGAGGCGTCCGGCTGTCCCCACCACACGATACCCGGTCGGATCGGATTGATCTTCGACCGCGACGGTATGGGCGATTGGGGAACCAGTCGGAATGGCGTGGAACCGTCTTTCCGTCCTGGGCGCGTTTGGGTCGACCGCTGCCCAGAGACAGGGATCTCCATTTTGTTCGTGAACATGAAGTACGCGTGCTCCTTCTGGCAATGAGAGGGTTACGACAGAAGCAGTTATAGGATATTTCCAGATCACCATCACGCGTGGTCCTCCAAGCGGTCGCCGCAGCGCCGGCAGATGTTGTGCTCACGGGAACACTCCTCACAGACCTCCGGCACCGCAGTGTCGTGGTGTGTCTTCTCCTTTCCGCACTTCTTGCAGACGTAGTCGGTCATTGCTCGACCTGTGACCCGCGGTCGAAAGCAGGACCGGCACTCCCGCAGGGCTTGGCGAAAGGCGTCACTCCTCATTTGACCTTGCCTCCTGACTTCTTCTTGGGGCGGTAGTGTGGGCCGAAGAGCCACTGCGTTTCCGCGGACTTGGCCAGTAGCTCTTCCCGTTTACGATACTCTTCGTACTCCTCGGCCTTCCTTTTCATATCCGCCTGAAAGTCCTCCTCGAGCTTCAGAAGGTACTCACGCGAAACCTTTTCATAGTTGAAAAAGGTAGGATGCCACAGACACTTGCCATTGTCTGCGTGGTCCGAGGCGGGCTCCTTGCAGTTGGAGCAGATGGGGTCAAGGCAGTTGGGCCCCACGGTTTCCGTGCCGCTGTGCTGCCGGGACACCGGTCCAAACATAGGGGCGATGAGCACCTTTTTACTGTTACGAACAACCGCTACGCGCCAGTGAGACGCGCTTTGCTTCGCCTTGTCTTTACGCAGTAAAACAATGGCGTGGCGCGGCGGAACTCGATTCAGGGCCACCAATTCTCCTTGCAGTCCTTGTTGAAGGTCAAGGCACCCGGGCACTCGATCAGAATGACCCGCTGTTTATCCAAAACCACAGCGCAGTGCAAATAGCCGTCTGAGTGTGAATCAAACTGAGCACACTCGACGCTAATTTCTCGAAGCGGATGGCGGGAAGCTGCATAGTGTTGCGCATTCTCTAGAGCAACCGCGTGGTTGCGCTGAGCTCCTGTTACGACCGCGATAAGCACCGCGATCAAAGCAACTACGACTAGACCGTGTGCAAGTTTGAGCCAGCGCATAAGTACCTCCAGGGTGGCTCGTTGGGATGCTCGTAAGGCTACATCGGTTCCTGATACCAAAGAAAGCGACCCCTAGAAGGTCGCTTCCCAGTCTACTTGGATTCGTAGAACGTAGGCTCGATGGTGCATTTAGGCGCGGCGTGGTCCTTGTAAGGCAGGCCGCAATGGCGACAGGGCTTCGGTGAGCGACGACCATAGCACTGGCTGTCACAATATGTCCGGCAGTGATACGTGCAGTATCCGGACCCACACTCAGTATCTGCGTAGGCGCTACATCCTCCGATTCCGCCCCAGCGACATACGGCCCGTCGGCGGTTCCCCTTTGCCCACCCTATCAGGTACGCAAGGGGAGGCCCGAAACTGGCCACTAGAATGACCAGGGTTAGCAGAGCAGTGTTCATGTGAATTTCCCAGGAGCGTAGAGGCACTGCCCCGATTCAGCGTGGTCCACCGGAAGGCGGTGGCAGTTGCCGCAAACACGCACGAGTGCCTCAGCCCTACACTGGGCGGGCCAGGGTGTATCAGTAAATTGTATGAGGTAGACCACTTCAATACCATACGCATTCGAGACGAAGTGGCTGGCGCTAATAACCCGTCCGACGCGTTTGACGTCCTTCAAGTGTTGGAGCTGTACCCAGTCGTTGATGCTTATTGTTTTGGGTTGACTGCATTCGGTGCGTACAGGCATCGGCCATCCTCGGTGTGGGCTTTGGCGGAGAAGCCGCAGTCCGGGCAGCGGTGGCGCGCCAGCATGTAACGCTTGGCGTTGCGCGCTGTCTCCTCTTTGACGCGGATCTCAACCTCGACGATCTCGAGGCTCTCGGGCAGAGACGCCCAGCTCTCTGGATCGCCCAGATCCTTTGCGGGGTAGCTCTTGTACAGGTTGAGGTGTAGCAACAGCGTCCCGTGCGTCCACAGCTTGCCGTTCTTGGTCTCGTTGGCGTAGCGGCCTTTGCCGCTCACGAAGTGCCCCGTGTTCGTATTGCGGATCATGTACAGCTTGCCTTTAGTGCTGTTCTTCTTGCTCAAAACGGAACCCCTTCCAGGTCTTCCAGCAGGTGTGTGTACTCACAGTGGCCGACGCCGTTGGCATCGACTGTGACTTCAACTTCCCAGTGCTTAAACCACGTCGTGTCGAACAGGCACTTATCGCCCGCGTGCTCGGAATAGCGCTTCTTGCAATGGACACAGACGAAGTCGAGAGATTGTGGATGTCTGGCGCACAGCACCGTCCAGGGATAATAGAAACCCCTGTAGTTGCCTCGCCGACGCTTTATCGCCAAGAAGATGTTGGTGTAGTAGCGGGCGCGATTTGGCACGCTGGGTTTTTGGAGAATGGCGACTTTGGCTTTCATGGCGCGAACACTCCTATACCGAGACCTCCGATGCATTTCAGGCTAGGGGGTTGGTGTAACGCCTTAGGCCAACCACAGCGAATACACGTAATTTGTTGATCGCTCAGAAGCTGTGCGAGTCGATCCAGGCGGGACTCTACAAATGGCTCAAACCAACTCGGAGCCCATAGGCACTTATCCTGTGCATGGTCATCACGAGACTCCAGACAATTCACACAGAGCGGCGTTAGTAGCCCCGGATGGCAGTTGAAGATTTCACGGGCCCAGGACCCCAAGGTGCCTTCGAAAAACAGGTGATACCAGTCCCGGGTGCGTGCGTCGACTTGGATAACATCGACACGTAACTGGCCCGCCACCGGGTGAATATCAGTAACTAAGTAACGCAGATCATCGAAACCCACCTTGCGCTTGGTCCAAGTTCCGGGTTTGATCGTTTCGTCAAATGGAAGGGACACTCAGATACCTCCGAAAGCTTTGTCAGCATCAGCTGATACCAAAAGAAAGCGACCCTTACGGGCGTCGCTCTCTCACGGCTACTTCTTGGCCTCTCGGTAAGACTCGACCAAGTGCCTGACGAACTCCTCTTCGGTGACAAGCCCGGCAGCGAAGCTTGCCGCGAAACGCAGATTGGCGTTGTAGATGACCATCATGCGTTCGTTGAGGTCTTCGGTTCCGAAGTCGAACCCGCTCACGGTGTCCACCAGGGCGATGCCCAACTGCGTGGCCTTTTCATTGATCTCTTCTTTGGTCATGCGTGCCCCCTTATCTGCTTGTTGAGCTGCCGCGCTTCTTTGCGGAGGGCGCGGAGCTGTCGAATCTCCGCCGAGTTCTTGGGCTTGACGTCGAGTGCGTGAATCATGATACTGAGCTCCGCAAACCGATGCTTCTTGTTCCCCCAGTTGATCTCATGCTCCGGGAGGGGGGCATACGCAATCCAGGGCGCCGGGCACCGAACGACAGGAATCGGCTTGGGGACCGTGTACACAGCTGGCGGCGGCGCCGGGCGATTGCGCGCCTCCTCGTACATAACCAGGACCTTGGCCTCTTCGCGGTAGCCGTTATCGCCGGCCTTTGCGCAGCGCCCTAGCAGGTAGTCATTGATTGCGTGGGGGACGTTGATCGTGATGAGCTTGTCCGTCGTCCGCATGGCGGTGAGAACTTCCTTACCGAAGAAGCCGAATGCCAGATTGCGACAACGGCCCTTGTCGTGCCACCAGCACGTTGCACAGGTCATTTCTTTTCCTTGATCTCCGCTTCGATTTTCATCTGCTTGGCCAACAGCCAGGTGCCTCCTTGCGCCTTGGGCCTGATGTACTCAGTCACGCCGCGAAGCCGAACGCGGCACCACACCCGCCCCTTGAGGGATAGGTGCGGCGCCACGGGACGCACCGTTGCGTGCCACCCCGGACGAAACGCGTAGCCTGGCGTACGGTGCGGCTTCGCTTTCAGCCATACGCCGAAGGGGATACGCTGGGCCCGATTGATGAACAGCGGACCCAGCGTACCGTCCTTGCGCTTGCGCAGTAGCTTGTACCCGATAACGTCGTTCACCGACGTTCCTTTTTGGCGAGAACCTCTCTGACGGGCGTGGCCTTGCTTACGTGGACCCTCACCTCGCATACCCCCCAGTCCTTCGCGCGTTGCTGGTAGCCCGCGAGCCGCAGGTGCTGCTTGACGGCGGCCATGGACTCGAAGATCTTCCCGGCAGGGCTCCACTCCTCGAGATGGACGCCGCCGTTCGGGCCGAAGTGAACCTTGGCTTTGCCGTTGGGCAGACGGAACAGCCCCGTCTTCTTGTTGCGGATCATGTAGATGGGCTTCGTCTCGGCCATCACTCGTCCTCGTCTTCTTTGAACTTCGGCGGATTCTCGACAAGCTGCACCACGCCGTAGATGAAGAAGCCGAGCCGCACGGCGTGCACCAGAAGCCACGCCAAGATGCGGTCAGGATCGGTGCGGTTCACAGCTCTTCCACCACCGGCGGTTTGCAGGGCTTGAGCAGGGCGTGCATCTTCTCGCCCGTCGGGTCCGCGCCACCGGCTCGCAGCTGCGCTGTGACCATGAACCCGTTGACCCAGTTGATGTACGTATCAGCGTCGGCACCGACGGCTTGGCGTGCCGTCCCGTCCTCGTACTCGAACAGGATCCGAACGATCTTCTTGTTATCGGCCACGGCATTTCTCGCAGAGGGTGCGGAACCAGCCCGTCTTGCTTGCGCCGTTCGTACCGGGCTTACCGCACTCCTCGCAGACGTGGTTGGACTTGTCTTCGGCCTCGTGAACGAGCCGGCGCATCTCATCGGTCCCGGGGCCGATGTAGATGCGCAGCTTTCCGAACTTCTCCTTGATCTGGTGTACGTCGCGGTCCCAGCCCAGCTTGATGAGCTTGTCGAAGAGCTCATCGAGAATGGGCAGCCAACCGGGGCCGCAGACGCTGGGAATCTTGGGGTTGAGACTGTACTTCTTCATCAGGGCGTCGAACGCTTCTTCGCTCATCTACTCCTCCTCTTCTTCAGCAAGAGCTCCCATAGCGGCGTACGCTGAGAAAATCAAACGGGCGATGGGTGCGTTGAGCGCTACTACGACGAACGTGGACAGGGCCACTTCGGCGACCGGGCCCAGGTAGGGGACCGGGCAAATAGCCAGCGCCGGCCGGAAAACCAATACTCCGATGAACGCGAGCCAGTGGCTCATGCAGTACGGGCAACTGAACAGCTCACCGAAGAACTGACTGCGCGAGCTCACAGCCTCGCGCAGCCAGGAGAACACCTTCGCCTTGGTGAGCGTCATAGCAGCTGCCGCTACTGCTAGCGACAGCGCCATGACCGTGAGGATGTCACCAGCAGGTGCAGCCACTGGACTCCTCTTCTTTCTTCTGCTTCTGGCGGTTCAGCCGGTTGGCCTCGCGCTCAGCGGCCTCCAACTTCTCGAGGGCGCTCTTGGCGTCGGGGATCTTCGCGCTGATGTCTTCGAACTCCGTCTTGCCGCCCTTGCCGCCGGTCGGCTTCTTCTTGCTCTTCTTGGTCTGCTCCCACATGTGTAGCTCCTCTGGCTACGCGGTGGCCGCGTGCCGGATCTTGTTGACGCCCACGACGTCCTTGCGGAAGTCGTGCGTGAACTCCTGCAACTCGTCGGTGTGGTCGAGGTCGCGATTCTGCTTGAGCAGAGAGGCGATGGCCTCCGTGGCGTCTTCCTTGGTCAGCCCACACTTTCCCTTGCCGCTGTGGGCGATGTCCCGCCGCATTGCGAGGGTGGTGGCCTGGTCGACCACGCCGGCGATCATCGCGCCGTTGACCAGGTGGGACAGCTTGACCTTGAGCGTGTTTCCCGAGCGCAGATTGATTTCGTAGAGCTCGTGCTTGTCGGCGTACAGCTCGCCGGCGCAGAAGCGCGCGTACTCCTTGGGCGTGTGATCGATGAGGGGCTTCCCCTTCAGGTTCAGGCTGAAGATCTCGGCGGCGCCGTCGACCTCGGGCCGGGTCACCCGAACCTTGCGGTCGACGCGTCCGTCGCGGACCACTGCGGGGTCCAGGACGTCTGGGCGGTTCGTTGCCAGCAGAACGACGGCCCCGCTGTCGTCCATGCCGTCCATCTCGGCGAGGAACATCGGGACGATGGTCTTTTCGATGTCGGAGCTGATGCCCGTACCGCGACGAGACAGGATGGCGTCGGCTTCGTCGACGAACAGCACAGCGGGGTAGCCGTGCTTCTTCTTGTGCTCGCGGGCGCGCTCGAAGAGCCCCCGAATCGTCGCCTCGCTGGTTCCCACGAACTTGCTGAGGATCTCGGGGCCCTTGACGTAGATGAACCCCGTGGAGGTCTTCTGACCGTGGACCTTGGACAGCGCCGTGGCCGTGGCCTTGGCGAGCATCGTCTTGCCGCAGCCCGGAGGACCGTAGAGCAGCACGCCCTTGATGGGCTTCTTCCCGTACTTCTTGTAGAGGTCGGGATGCTTGTGCGGGAGCTCGATGGCTTCGATCATCTGCTCCTTGGCATCGCGCAGGCCACCGATGTCCTCCCAGGACACGCTGGTCTCGCCAGTGAAGGCGAACGCCTCCTGTTCCTTCCCCAGGTTCTGGGTGATCACGGAGCAGGTCTCGTCGACGACCACGCGGTCGCCGCGGACAGGTGCTTTGTCGAGACCGACCGACACCACGCGCGTTGTCCCCTGGACTTCGACCTCACACTGATTCGTCGCGGGCATCGTGCGCAGTACGGAGCCGATCTCTCCGAGAGACGCTTCCTTGAGTACCTCGACAATCCCCATCGTCTGGGCGTTCAGCCGCAGCTGCATACCTGCGCGGAGTTGCACGTTGGCGGGGGCGACGAGCTCGAGGAGCTTTCCGTCCTGGGAGATGAGGCAGAGCTGCTTGTCGTTCGGCTTCGGTGGGCGGATGACGACGCCCCGCAGATACGGGGGCGCGGTCAACTGGCGCAGCATCTCGTCTTGCTCGCGGATGGTCTCTTTGGCCTCATCCAGCGCATTGCGAAGAATCTGGTCGCTCATGTTTTGATGTTTCCCTGTTCACTGAAGGACGCCCAATAAATAAAGGACGCCCGCAACGGCAACGGCCGTTGCAACCAAGCCCAACACAGCTCCTATGAAACTCTCTAGCGCTTCGATCACTTCTTCCTTCCTTCACACGCCCCGTCCCAGTAGGTCGGAGCGAATAGGCATTTGTTGTTTTGGGCGTGTTCCACTTGGAGCATTAGACAATTGTTACAGAGAGGGCATAGCGCAGTAGGGTCATACGCCAAGTAGCCGTGGGAAAACCCCCACGCTACGTTTAAGCAGTCGGGGAGGACACTAACGACGCGGCCAACAGGGTAACTATCCGTACGGAGTAGGGCAATAGTGACCGCATCCCCGACCCGGAAATTCGCGGGGTTCATGTCTGCTGATACCAAAAAGAAGCGGCCGGTGCTGGCCCGCTTCCTTTCAGACTCCGCGTATCCCGCTGGCGATCCCCTCAACCCACTGCCGTACGGCGGGTTCGGAGATATCCAACGAGATACCGTTCTCTGCGTCGATGACCAACACCGTTGTCGGGTCGTATTGCGTAGGCTCGAATAGGCACTTGGCAGCGGCCGCGTGTTCGGCCTTGGGCATTCTGCAAAAGCGACAGGTGTCCCGCGTTTCGATTGTCCAGGGTTTCATCGCAATGGCATCAACTGCCGCGCGTAGTCCAAGGCGCCGGCGGCGTTGCGGAGCTGCTCCTTGAGCGCAGCCACCTCGGCCTCCAGGGCGGCGACGCGCTCCTCGAGCGTCGGAACCCTGAGGGGCGGCCCCGAATAGACCACTCCCTGAGGCACGGTGATTGTTCCAGTATTGCAGTAGGGGCAACCGATGGTGCTGCTACCGTAGACGTCTCCGTGCGTTGGGCAGTACATCAGTCTTCCTCCAGGGTGTGAACCGCGTGGGCTCGAACAGACACCTCATGTATTTCGCATGCTCTGACCTTGGAAGCAAGCAGTTGGCGCAGAGGACGATGCTCAGATTGTCCTCCGAGTAATTCGCGCGGTCGCGTGAGCCGTTCTGGAATACCACGCGGCGCATGGGAACGCTCTCTATGAAGCCGCTGGCGTTTCTTACTTCGGCATTCCAGGCCTTGATTACGATGCCGAAGAAGGTGAGCATCCCGATGCGGACGAGATCTCCAACTTTGGAGCGAGTGTCGAAATGTGCATCCACGATGTATTGCTTATCGCCATCATGGATGTAAAACGGCATATCGTCGAACCGACTCACAGATGCTTGTCCTTGCGCAGGTAGTCGCGCTCAAGGGACCAGAAGACGTAGTGCTCGTAGGCGCGTTCACACTCTGCGGCCAAGATGCCGAACCCAATGCACGTCGCCAGCCAGAGGATGTTGTGGAAGAGCTGGAATGGCTTCAGCAGCAGCGTGATCTCCATCTTGACCATAAGCGTGTTGCCGCCGAGAACCACTACGAACCAGACGAACGGCCCCCAGCGGTTAACACGCTTCATCGCCTCCTCGATCTTCTTGTAACAGTTGGCACACACGGCTAGATCTCCTTCCGTGTATCGTAGTCGATCACGGGGGCGTCGAGTGCGCGCAACATGCGCTCCAAGGTCTCCCGCAGTTCCTTCTTCGTGCTGCCGCGCACAGCGATGGGGTCCACGGTGACCGCGCTCACCTTCTTCTTGCTGCGCTTGTCCCAGTAGAACGCCTCGTGGATGGCGTACTCGGTTTCCCGCCGCCTCCCTTGGCGGTGGACGCGCCTCACGACTCGGTGGTTCCAGATCATGGATACGGCCCCTTCCAGTAAGTGGGTTGGTACAGGCACTTCTCGTTGTCAGCGTGGTCCTCATGGACCATGAAGCAGTTGTGGCAGAGAGCTTCGAGCTCCTCGGGCTTGAACCACCCGGTAATGAAGCCGCTTATCCAATTCACATAGAGCATACACTCGTCCCGGTCAGTCACCTGACCGCGACGCATGGGATCATCCGGATACGTGTCGTAGAAATTGGAGGTCATACGCAACTTGCGTACGTAGTCTCCCTTGCCGATAGGTACGATTGTCATGCAGGTCTCCGCGCCCAACGCGTCGGCTCGAATAGACACCAACCCCCTCGAGCGTGGTCTTTGAACGGTTGCTTGCAGTGCATGCAGACGACGAAGAGCTCTTCCCACCTATACGGACTAGGTCCATATTTCGCGTTCCAGGTGATCCAGACGCCAAACGGTTCGTCTCGGCGCACTTCGGTGACTACCCCGACAGCGCTATCGATGTATTCATGTTTAACAAGATCACCGACCCTGGGCACGGGGTGCCGGCGGGACGCCGTCTTCCGCGAGGACTTCTCTGAGCTCATGCTGAATTCTCCCGTGCTCCAGGCGAATGCGATCCATCTCCAGCGCGTGACGCAGGTTGATCTCCTCTACCTTGGCCTTGGACTCAGCGCGGCGGATGTCGCGCTTCAGTGCCCGCCCTTCCTCGAGCTTATCGAGGATAGCGCAGACGATTGGCGTAGTGACAAGGGGGATAGTCCACAGCGCCACGTAGATCGACGTTAGGACCGTGGCCAGAACTTCGTGGCCGCTAGGCATCAGCGCAAACCCGACAATACCGCCGACGAATAGACTGATTATTATGAAGAGAGTTACTACTGGAGCGATGTCTTCATTTTTCACAGCTTGACTCCACGTTCCCACTTCGTTGGCTCAAAGAGGCACTTGCCTCCGCGAGCGTGTTGGTTGCGGCTACAGTGGCAGTTCTTGCACTTGACGACAAAAGGAAAGCCGTAGACAGATGTCCCGCTCTCTACCCCGGTGTTGTTCAGGTAGCGGATTGTCCAGGCACAGACTTCTGCATTCAAGTGTCCGTACTTCTCGACTACCCCGATGGCCTTCCCACCGGGGTAGCCGACGTAATCACCGACATGCGGTTTCATGACGACTTCTGTTTCGACCACTCGCAGCAGGCGCCGAAGGCTGGCAGCCCGAGTGCTAGGCGTTCGGCAGTAGCGGTTTCCCTGTCGGACCCGTCCGCCTTGCAATACTCACATGGCTCCGGCGTCTCGCTGATTTCGCCGAGCGCCACCCGCATCTGCTTCTCGACCACGAGCAGCTTGTCGTAGTCCTGGCGGCTGATGCAGTGCATAGAGGAGAACATCGGCATCCCGTTGATGCCTCGCGGCAGGGCCTTGGCGTTGTACTCGTAGAAGTGAACGATGTCATCCTTCTTCAGCGTCTCGAGGGCGGCAGCGTCCAGGAAGAGCAGCGGCATGAAGACCATCGAGACTTCTTCGGGGCGCCTGCACTGGTCGCTCATGAAGATCTGGTTGGTGACCAGATCATGAGCGAGCTTCTTGATCTCAGCGTCCGTCATTTCGACTTCTCGGTGACGGCCTTGGTGAGCTCCTCGATGGCCTCTTGAATGCCGTTGAGCGCGCTCGTGTCGATCAGGCTGTCGAGCTTGTTGTCGATGTAGTCGAGATTCTGGGCGACCTCCGACAGCGTGCTCGAGACGTTCGCAACTTCCTCAGCGATCATTGCCCCCGCGAGGCAGGTGGCCACCGCTACACGCGACTCCGGCTCAGTGAAGCGCAGCGCGTCCTCGAACTCCTTGACGTGCTCGTCGAGCCATTCTTTGGAAACGTTCATGGTGTTGCTCCTTTACTCTTCGTTGGGTTGGTCACAGATGAATCGCTTCTCGGGTTCGTAGCGTTCGCAGTAATGGCCGGAGGGGCTGGAGCTCGAGCACACCGTCGCCCCGGTGAACTCGTAGCGCCCGCGCCGGCAGTTCTTTCGCAGGTGGTATTGCTGGTAGCTGGCCAGGGCAATGGTGGAGAGGATCCCCACGATGGCGACGAGAATCAGGACCTCGACAAGGGTGTAGCCGCGACGGGTCTTCATGTCAGGAACGCGGGTGGTAGGGCATGAGAATGAAGACGGCGAAGACGATGGCCAGCCCGTTGAGCCAGCCGAACTGATTGACCGCGGCAGTGCCGATCAAACCCAAGCCGATCAGATGAAGGATGTTGTTGGTGGACATCACGTTTCCTCGAGTTCCTTGAGGCGCCTCTCCATGCCCGCCAGGTGGCTGTGGATGACGCGCAGGTTAGACTTCAATTCCTTGATGAGGCGCCGCCGCTTGGACACTGGCATGTAGTCGTCGGCTCTGAGCGATTTGCTGGACAGTTTGCTGCTGGGTATTGCTTGCCAGAACATTGGATTTAGATCCCGGCGCCTCGCGAGAGCTCACCGCACTTGTACAGGAGCTCACGCTTGATACGCGGAACGATGTTCTTGATGGCGTAGGCGTAGGTTGGTGCCGGCGGCTCGTTGGCGTCTGCCTCGCCGCTGCACACCTCGAAGCGGCGGGCGCTTTCCAACCCTCGACACTGCGCGCTGTATTCAGCAATCTTCTTGCCGGCGTCCGCAATCCAAGCGTCGAGGATCTCAACGCACAGCTGGATATCCGGGCTCATCGTAGCGCCTGTGCCAGAGCCGCGCTGGCGTCGCGGGCACGCTTGCCGCGGGCGCAGCCCATGTTGACCTTCAGCGGGCAGGTGAGGGCGACGAAGAACTGCTTGGCGGTGTTCCGGGTATTGCGCCCCGGCGACGCCTTGCGCAGGCGAACGGGGTGGATCCACTTGTTGCAGTGGACGCAGCGGACCTTGGACTTCAACGCCAACGCCAGCAAGGCGGGCGGGATCTGCGGTTCAATCTCGAAGCGGTTCTGCTGGGCGGCGTAGTTCTTGATGTAGCGCTTGAGCTGCGCCCAGAACGACAGACTGGTAATTGCGAGCGGCGAGGCGATGTTGAATGGCAAAGAAAGCTGCACCATCTAGTGTGACCTCCAGTAGGTTGGTTCGAAGAGACATTTCCCATTGTCAGCGTGGTCGGCCTTGGGCTTGTAGCAGTTGATGCAGATGCTGATGAAGTGGTTGGCGTAGCGTCCGATGGTACGCCGATTCCCATAGAAGTCTTCCTCGAGCCAGACCATGCACTCAAGCATCCAGCGCGGCGTACCGGGCGGAGGTGTCGTTACGGTGTACGGGCCATCCATTGAGCGAGGGCTCATGAGCTGAGTCTCGTATGCGGCCTTCCAAAACACGCGCTCCCCTACTTCGAACTTCACGGCGACTCCAATTGTTGACGTGGTACTACCTCATACCAAAAAGAAAGCGCCCTGTGGGAGGGCGCCTTCCTTCAAATCCCCGCAGCAATATCTGCCAAAGGTATTTCACGACGGTCCCGCCGTTGAAGGATCGGCTCCCAGTACCGGCGCGCCGCCGCTACGGATTCCCGCGCATTCTGCCACTTCCGCTGTCGCAATATTCCCGCCAGCATATTCTTGCTGGGGCGAAGTACGACTGGCCACGACGGGACGTTGAACTCAAGACACAGCCGCTCGACGGTGTTGACGACATTGCCTCGCTGTTCCGCTGGACGCAGCTCTTCAATCAAGTACCAGACCTCAGGGTCCTTGTCTGATTTGGCGCTGAACCAATCCTTATCGATAGCGTGGCGATACAAGCAATACTGCAACAGCTTTTCCACGTCCTCGTTTCCCGGGATCGAGAAAAGATTGAAGACTTCGCGATAGTGCGTGGATTGTATGACGCGTGTGCGCTCAGGGACATTGCCGCTACTACCGATACGGATATTCATCTCATCATTCAGATCGATGTAGACACGGCGGTCCATCCGGTGTTTCCAGTGAATGTCAGTCATGGGTCCTTTCGAGTAAACGTGATCGTTGCTGCTCATCCTCATACCAAGGAAGCGTTCATCTGTAGGCCAAAAAGAAAGCGCCCTGTGGGAGGGCGCCTTCTCTGCGGCATTACACCACTGCTGCGTCGAATTGCTGTTTCGCCGCATTGGCCTTCTTCTCGGCCTCGCGGTCGTTGCTGCCGTACTGCCCTGCCCGCGTTACCTCGAAGACCCGATTCCAGACCTCGTAGCTCGCGCTCTCGGTGAAGCGGTCGAGCCACCAACGATAGGAGTCATCGTGCTGGTACTGCTGAGTCATGCGTTCGTAATGCTTCGTGGTTGCCCACTGTACGGATGACATGGTGAGCGCCACCACCAGCGAATGGATACGAATCTGGGCGGCGGTGAACGACTCCGCAGGTTTGCCGTTGAAGTACTTGGGCAGATCGTTGTAGATGGGCTTCTTGTGGAATTTCACTTGCTGTCCCACTTCTTCGGCTTGGGGAGGCGGGGCAGGGGCGCCGACCACCACCAACCCGCCCACGCCCGATGCGGCGGTTCAGCGACACTACGCGCTGCGAGCAACTCCTTCTCCCGCGTACGAATCACCTCGATCTCGCCGGCGTAGTGGCCGGCTTGATCAGCGACAGGGTAATTACCCGGCCTCTTCGGCGCCTTCTTGACCCACTGTCCATCCAGGAATCGCTGCCAGGCTTTGGTGATAATCATCCGCTGTATCCTCGATATGCCTTCTTCTTCGGCGCGTCTTCCAACTCTTTCTTGCCTCGGCGCCGCAGATGGCGATTGGTTTGCTTCTTGTTGTACTTCTTGGTCTCGCTGTTCTCGTGGCGGTCGTTTTGCTCGGCTCGGCGTCCCATCACCGCCTCTCCTTCATTACGCGGTAAACATCGGACAGTGATGCAACGACAGACTTGAATCCGTGATCCACCACCTGCGCCAGAACGAGGATGGCGTAGGCAGTCTGAAGATTGGGATGTGCGTTCGCGATGCTGCTTTCGTTGGCGGCCTTGAGGTAGTGCTCCAGGTCTTTGCTGGTCATCTATGCTTCCTCGTCCGAGGAGATCATGCCCTTGCCCTCAGCGCGTGCAAGCGCCTTGCGTGCGGCCTCGCAGCGAGCACAAGGCTCGGCAGCGTGGTCACAGAATCGTCCCGGCTCGTAGGGATCCTCGAGCCCCTTCAACGCCAGGTACAGGTTGGGAGAGGCGGCGGCGAGGATAGCATCGTCAATCAGCATCTCCACGCTGGCATTCTGGTTGTTCGCCGGGATAAAGAAGAATCCCGTTGCCATCCCGCCGTTGTTATAGCCGTACTCCCACTTCCAGGGGGGCGGCGTGAATTCAGCCATGTGGATATTCCTTGATTACCCACGACTCGAAGCGCGTGGGGCTGTAGAGGCACTGCCCGCCGTCGGCGTGGTCTAGTAACACCATACGGCAGTGTTTGCAGGCAACCCGCGCCTGCTCAAGCTTATCGTCAACCACTATTGTGCTGAGGAATGCAGTATCGGCCATGCGGCGAAGGCGGATATACCAATGGCCTGCGTCTTTGCCATAAGGGACGTAATGGTAGCCGCGAACGATGAACAGGTCCTCGTTAATACCGAGCACAGTGCCCTCAGCGTGCGGATAGGTCTGAGTCATGTGATCTCAGGCTCAAAGCTCGTCGGTTCGTAGAGACACTTCTCATTGTCAGCGTGGTCTCGCCGAGGCTGCTTGCAGTGCTTGCAGATCGCCCAAGCAGCTTTCAATACGTACCATGTATGCTCCCCCTCTGCCTTGGTGCCGCTGATGATCGTATCAATTTGTTGCGGCGTCGCCCAACGCTCAATCGTGTCAGCGTTCGATGGCTTTGAAGGTGGTTGGCTCATAGAGGCACTTACCGTTGTCGGCGTGGTTTTCGCGGATCTTGCCACAGTTAGCGCACTCCCACCACGCAGGGGAATCGGCGTTCTTGAGAGCCTTGCTGCGAGAGTGTGTACGGCAGCAGTAGACCACGAAGCCATTGGAATTCAACTTGGCAACTACGGAGCGTTTACCGCAGCGCTGAGGCCAGCGCGACTCGAGTCGTATTTCGCAGGGGATCATGTCGAATATCCAATCCGTCTTTAGCATTGCCCTCCTTATACCAAAAAGAAGGCGCCCCCGGATACAGGGCGCCCTCTGAAACAACTTGCTTTGTCAAATGGCCCAATTCGTTGGTTCGAATAGGCATTTCTCATTATCAGCGTGATCTGTGTGGGCTTGGTGGCAGTGCTTGCAGGTGGCGATGGTCAGACTCTCAAAAGCAAACCAAGTAGCTTCTGGCACTGGCGAATCCGCTAAAACGCAGCAGGCCAAGAATGCAATTTCGTTGATTTGGACTACGCGCAGCAACGTCCCGCCGTGCCAGACGAAGTCATCTTTACGTGGATCGGCCATCAGCGCGGTCTTTACGCCGTTGCTGGTAAGAATCTTTACGATGGCGTCAGGCGGCATCTCAGGCTTTACCGTGCATCTTTTCCCAGGTGTGGAATGCTTCTTCGCAGCCCTCTGCCGCTGTTTCGTAGCCGATCCAGTAGGGCTTGTAGACGACGTCTACGCCGGCACGGCGCAGTACGCGCACCATGTTGTAGGCACCAGGCGGATTCCAGCTGTGGACGAATACCTTCTTGGGACGGCGCTCTGGCGCCATGTGAGTGATGTGCACTGCCGCAGCGTAGCCGCTCTCGGTCGAGCTCGGCGCGTACGCTGTCCCGTTGAGATCGTGGTCGAGGTAGACGGCGTCGAAGTCCTGAGAGTCCAGGGCCTGGGCGGCATGCTCTGCGGTGTAGACGTGGACGCGCTCGTCGTTGGCGTACAGCTCGGCGAAGCCGTCGTGGCGATCTTTGTCGTCGTCGAGGATTAGGATACGCATAACTACTTGTCCTCCAGCGCCCAGAACGCGCGGTTGATCTGCTGCTGCAACTCCTTGTCGCTGAGCTCTCCATTGCCGGCGCGGTGGGCATAGGACCAGTTGTTTACGCGTCCCAGCAGCTTGTAGAGCCGCTCGCCTTCGCCAGTAACCCGCGCTGCCTGGATGCTGTGCAGCAACGCCTCATAGACGCGGACGCGGTCTTCCATCGTGGGCATCGGCACTGCTTCTGCCTTGCGGGGGCTCTTCTTGGGCGGCTTCATACGCCGTTTCTCGATGCTGTTCAACATGGCCTCCAGCACGGTTTCCTTCTTGAACCCAGCGATGATCTTCGCAGCGGCGTCGCAGTCCTCAGGCAGCTTCTGGTCAGCGTGAAAGCCGCTGGCGTAGAAGATCCACTTCCCCGGCGTCTGCCCTGTGATCGTCGGCCCGCCGCTGGCACCGCAGGCGCGGCAGATCCAGAACTCCTCGATACCGACCGGACCGCCGTCAATCTCCTCTACTTCCCAGACGTGTTCCTTCATGACTCCTCGCTCAGGTCTTGCTCGATGCGCTTCTTGGCTCGCTCCTTAAGCACGGCGCGCTCCTGCATGCGCACGTACTTCTTGAAGTTCTTCGCGCGCTTCTTGTCCTTGTGCTTTCCCTCGAGCATCTTCTGCTTTTCGGACTTACCGAGATCTCCGGGCTCTTGGCCTGTCTTGATTCGCAGGTTCATCGAAACGTCCTCATGAAGCGCGGCTGCCGGGGCCAATACGAGCCCCACCAGCCCGTGAACGGCGCCACAAAGCCCATAAGGCCGTAGCGCGGATTGTTCTCCAGTTCCTCCGTGGTGGCGCCCTCAGCGTAGAGGCGAACGAAGAAGAACTGCAACAAGAAGAAGTTGATGGTACCGAGCCAACTGCGGAATGGCCTCATGGCGCCATCCCCATCTTCTTCTGGAACTCCTTGGCGGTCATGACGCCGCCCCGGCTGAAGCGCGTACGGTCAATACTCAACTCAGAGCCCTTGTGCTTGGCCTCATCGTCGTCCTTGGCCCAGAACACCAACCATTCATCGTCACGCTGATCTGTGTGGTTATGAAGCCACAGAACGTATTTGTGCAGGTGGTTGGCCATTACGGCTTCTCCTTGATCCCATGCAGCTCGTCCAGCTCCAAGCAGCGCCGAGTGATGTGCTCGAATAGGACCGCAGCGGCTTGGAGCTCCGCATACATCTCACCGGCGTATGCCTGCTTGGCCCGCTCTTGCTGCTTCTTGGTGCCGCCGTTGTAGTAGTCGAACCCCGGCAGCGTGTCGAGGTTGTTTCCGCGAGAGACACGCACGGTGCCGTCGTCGTACATGTCCTCGTAGAACAGGTGGGCATAGGCCGCATGGCTATTGACGCGTCTGCGGACTTCCAGGCCCGCGAGACGACGCTGCATCAACTTAGGCTTCTTGGTCTTCTTCTTGGTCACTGTTCCTTCTCCGGCAGCCAGTGTTTGCAGCAGTGCGTGCAAACAACGTCATGTTGAATCACCGTCCCGTCTTCCTCAACCAGCGGCCCAAAAGGGGCATGGCCCCAGATACAACAGGCGACGGGATTCCAGACATCGATGATTGTTTTTCGAACGCACGAGGGCGCCCACTGTAACCACCCACGTTTCCAGCCGTAGGCGAGATGCTTGCCCGACAGCACCAGGCCGACCTCGTCGCGGAGCGGCGTAGGTTTCGGCGGACAGACGCCATCACAGTGGTTTATGTTGCGGAGGTGTTCTTCAGGGGGCTCGCCGCAGTTGGCGCAGCAGCCATGCACGCCGCCTTCCTTGAATGTTAATCGCGACTTTTTCATGGCTTAATACTCCCCGAACCCATCGGAATAGAGCATCTTGGTGTCCGCCGGGAAGATGGCGTAGTAATCGATGTCGCTGTACTTGGTGTTCTTCGTTCCGCCGTTCGTGTTCTCGGCCCAGATCTTCTGCGCTTCTTCTTTGGACACGGGCTTGCTGATATCCATCCACTGGTTGTCGAAGCCGTCGTAGAGGCGGACGATGAACTTCATTCCTATTTCTCCACCAGGTTGATGTGGACGCGATCTACCTCCATGCGAACGGCGGTCATGCCGTAATCGAAGGCAAACCGCAACGCCCCCAACAGCCGCTCTGCGGTTTCCTTGTCTTCGTCGCGCAGAGGAACCCCGAGAATATGCCGCCTGCTATCCCGGATCACCACCATGTAACGCCCCTTTGCGTAATCGTCTTTCTCCACACCAAGGGTGTAGTAAATCGTAGGTTTCATGATTTCCTTTCCCACTTCGTGCACATCGTGCAGGGATACGGCCCCGAGTGCAGCGGAACGTAGGTGCGCCAACACGTCCCCGGCCCAGTTTCGACGCACCGCCAGCGGCTCTTCTCCCAGGACACCCAGAACAGGGCGGCGATGGGGATGGCGAGGCAGAGCAGAATTACCCACAGATCTCGGCGCATCACTTCATCCTCATGGTGTAGAACGCGGCGTCTCGCAGCTGCCGCTTGAGCTCCACGTTCTCCTGCCGCAGCGCCTTGATGTAGCCGGCGTAGGTGCGCTCGAGGCCCTTATGGATCTCCACGAGTACGTTGGTGATAGCGACGTTGAAGCCCGCCTTCTTGCAGATCTTACGCAGCGCTGTTTCCTGGGATTTGGTCATGCTTTTCTTTCTTAGCTAAGACGATTATAAATCGCGAAAGTGTGGGTGCATCAAACGTCTCTTGGAATTCGCTGTCTGATAACGTGCCTTTGAGACCGTTTATACACCACGCGACCCAGTGCAAGTTGTCGATGCTGTTCGTGCCTCCTTGACTGATTGGGAGTTTGTGGTCCAGTGAAGCACTGTTCCACGCACGGCCTCCGATACGCAGTGGAGTCCCCGTGTATGCACAACGCCCTTGCTGTAATTCAAACAGTGCACGAATTTCCGTTCCTGAAAGCGAACCGAGATCAGCTCCGCGATACTGCTGAGACTTGGCAATACCGCTAAACCAATGAACCAAACAACTTCGAAGATTTGGGGCCGCGGGGCGGCCACAAGTTACACAAGTACCTGCTTCACAGCTGATGCGGTACAGCTTATTATCGATACGCCGGGCGCCCGAACGACATACTTCACATCTCGAATATCCGCTTGAGGGATTACCACAATCGATGCACAAACTAATTTCGCGGTTGCGTACTCGCCGCTCTTGTCGAAGCTTATTGTAGTGTTCGAGACACGGCGCACAACGTACCTTTCCTGGTGTCACAGGATTGTGACATCCCTCATTTCGACAAAGACCCTGCGCCGCCTTTTCGTTATACTGCCGCGAGGCTCTTAGCCGCTTAGCCTCCTTGCGACTCATAGCGCAATCCCTTCCTTGATCCAACGTTGTTTGCGCAGGTGCGAACGCCGCACGCATAGCCCCGAGTCGCAGTAAGCGGCCCAGCCGTGCTCCCGTGCGTATTGTTTGCCTAGCTCCTCGAGCCGGCGAATGATCGACTTCTGCGAACGCCCAGGAAGCAGCGGCAGGATCTGATTCCACTCCTCCTTGGCGATGCGGTGCGAACCTGGCGCACGCAAAAGAAAGAACTCTCGCAGCGTGTTGTCCTCCTGATTAGTGAACGGGCCAATGTGTTTGGCTCGACCCTTCTGATACCGCAAAAGCCGCTCTCCGTACTTGGCCTCATAGCGCAACTCACGGAAGCGCTCCAACGTCAGCTTCGACTCCTCGATATCCGCCCAGTCTCGGAAAGCCTCGGCCCAGGGGTATTTGGGCTCGCCTTCCTTGTGCATTACCTCACCATTCTCAGGATTCTTGATGTTGTGCTGCCAACGCACACTGGCCAGCATGTTGAGACCGCGCACCGTCCAGAACAGGACACCGTTGATCTTGAAGGCCTTGCGCTTGCGATACTTGTACTTCGTTTCCTCACCGCCCACGGGGAACGGCGTGGTAAAGCAGGCAAAGGCACGCTGGCCTTCAGCCAGTGTGCCTTTGATGTCGATGAAGCGCCGCCTCGCCGCCTGGATATAAAACTGCCGTCCTCCGGCGTCGGCGTAGGTCAGCGTCACCAGCTTCGGGGGAAGCTTGCGGGGCTCCGTGATCTTGCGGCTGCGCCAAGCCAAAGAAAGGGACTTGGCGGTCTTCTTGACGCCAGCGAACTTGCCCGCGATGGCGAACAGGGAGATCAATTCATACGGCGTCTCCAAGGACTCTTCCCAGCGCCACCCCACCGACTCCACGAGATCCTTGAGTGGCTTGGGGCGACGCGCCAGGAACTCGCCCTTGGTAACCTCGTGGAAAGCGGCGCGGGCACGGCAGCCAGGCGTCCAGAAATCGGCGGGGGCGGTGACATCGAAGAACTTCGTCAACGGCATTTCGCGGTCGTAGCGCTTCGCCGTTTCGATGAGCTTGCCGAAATCCACGAGCAACGCCTCGCCGTATCCCGGGTATTCAGTGCGCGCCACGCCTTCCTGCTCACTGCACAGAGAAACCCAATGGCGCAGCTCCAGCAGCCAGGGATTAGTAATCCCCTCCGGCCAGAGGTCGGGCTTATCGAATTGGAGCTCGGCCATGCCGCTCTTGACCTCGTTGAGCTTGCCGGGCCAGAGGACGCTGGTGTTGGCCCGCACCCAGCGCAAGTCCTTGCAGGCGCCGCAATCCTGGCCTTTACGATGCGTCGCTCCGCTGGGGCAGCGACCCAAGGTGTGCTGCACATGATCGGCAGTGACGATGCGTGTGCTCTGCCGCATGGTGGCTGCGAGGTGCTGCTTGAAGCTCTTGTTGGCGAGGAGGCTTTGCAAATGCGCAGTAAAGATCTCCCCGTCCGCCTCGTCTCGCTGCCCGAAGTAGCCCAGATCTCCCTGGTGCTCCTTGACGTTCTTGGCCCAGTCAGTTTCGTAACGCTCGAGCATCGTCACCAGGGCGGCGTCGTATTGCAGGATCAACGGCTTCAGCGCCCGCAGGAGACGATGAGCCATCGGCTTCATCGGAGAGCGGCTGTGTGGCCTCGCCGTCCATAGCAGATGCGGCCAATGGATGAGCAGCAGCACATCCTCGCTGTTCCAGTGCGGTGGCTCGAGCCCTGCGTTGACAGCGGCGAGCCGGCGCTGCTGGGCGTACAACGTTCCGTCGAACCACAGGGAGTCCTCGAGACGCCGCTTCCTGGGGAGGACGTAGTACGCCAGTCCGTGCTCGCTGATACATGCGCGCGTGGTGTCGTAGACGGGGAAGGGGGCGTTGGTGGCGGTAGCGAGGCGATGCAGGTCCTTTAGCCAGGTACTTAGCATATCTGCTCCTATCGAGAAGTTGACCAGGACATACCCCGTTTACGCCGTAACGTCAAGCAATGACTACGGGGTTGCGCCGCCTCCCCGCCGCCGTTGTGAATAGAGTATGGAACACGTTATTTGCGGAGATCAGTATTCTTAGCCCCGTCGAATTTACGCACGGAACCGGTGGTTAGTGAATGAGCCACCCCAGGTTTTATTGGGTCACTAAGCGGCTATTCAAACGAGTCTGATCTGATGAGGGCGACCTGCCCCCCTCAACCCAATGCGTTATTGTTCTTAGGGATCTCAGCACATGCTCATGTGTACAGATGCGTTACCGGGAAACCTAGGATCTATGCGCGCGCGAGCAATCTAAAGTACCTTTTCCACATACCCCTCAGTCTCGTACATACGTATGTTTGACATTTTGTCCAAATGGGTGTGTCAAATTTGACACGCAGTTTTAGAAGCGTGTAGCCGCGCGCGCGTAATGATGTGCCCGGGGGCGCGGGGAATATAAGGGGCATATGCGTATATATGTAACGTTATCGTATGTATAGAGATACAGGGGTACGTGTAGCCTTTAGGATCAGTATACGTAGCTGTCTTAGAGGCGGTGGCTGTCACAGTATACGAATCAGCGAAACAACCACTGTTGCGTATTCTAAGGTTTCGGGGAATCAGCGAGTCGGCGAAACGGCGAGTCTAAACACCACGTTACACCGTACAGCATACACACAAGCTTTGACTGATCGAAAGACTCGGCGAAACAGCGAGTCGGTGAAACGACGTTTCATCGTATCCCCGATCTATTTAGAAACCCCGCTATAAAGGCCGTATTGAGGCCAGGACGCGCGGAGCTACCCCAACCAACACTAGGCCAGGGCCCGGGGGCCAAAAGCGCCCTAACGGCCGTTAAAGCCATCCGTGCCTGTATGGCGGGGTAGGGTATAAGTCTATAGAGGAAGCTGGAACTATTAGCTCACAACGAAATAAAGAAAGGACGTCGACAGTGAGCCTCGAATTCTACACGAAGACGCTCTATGAAAAGGGCAACGGTGTTTTAACAGACGCCGTGATGTTGATAACAACCGAGAATGATGCCAGGGCTTTCTATCTGGGATATCTCGAGTTCATGCGGCTACAGGGAATGGATGGCGTAGCCGCTGAGGCTGTGGCTCAGGGCAACATCGGCTGGTGCTTCGGCGCAGGCATGAGCACTGCCATGGTGGCCGCGTGGCATCGGGTGATCGGGCCGGGGGTGCCCGTGCATAGCCGCCATGCCGAAGTTGAGGTTCGGTTGCGGGAAGCTCTGGTGCAGTACGTCGCACACCTGGCGGAGACGATGATGTACGCCGCGCAGGCGTTGGAGGGGAGCTCAGAGAGCGAGCCGCGCGACGTGATGCTGCTGAACACGATCCGGAATCAAGCGGAGCACCTCCAGCAGATGATGGAGATACTGGACGCGGAACTGCGTCGGAAGGGGTGGCGGTAATACGTGCCTGCTAACAAAGGTAGCGCGCGGTTGCTGAAGAACTGGACACTGCTGGATGACTTCTACACCTACGACTTTGATGAGAAGTCGGAAATATTCCTGGTGGTAACACCCGCCAAGGGATTGTGGTCCGGGTACATCGCGATCAGCTCGGATACGGTGATCGAAGAGACCCGCGTCTACAAGACGCCTGAACGCGCATGTGCTGACGTGTGTCGACGCGCTGAGCGGCTATTCAAAATGATGCTGCGGAGGCTGCGATGATCCTGCACACCCTGAAGGTGCGGTACTACGCGTCACTGAAACATCTGCGGGCGCAGCGAGTCACCTGGCAATTCGAGTTCAATGCTGGGCAGACGACGATGATCATGGGCCCAGAGCTGAGCACCAAAGAGCTCCAGGAGCTGATCGACACGGGCAGCGTGATGTTCAAGCAGGGCTCGCAGAAGCAGATCGCTCTGCTACTGGATCACCGTATCCAGTGATGGCTTTGCTCCCACTCCGGGAGCACAGCCTTTTTTCGGGTATAAGCGGGCAGTGAACCCAAACCTTTGTGGAGGTGGCATGCTGCCCGAAGATGTGATGCCGTGCATCTGTGGTGCAAAGAAGTGGAGATTCGGTGGCGGGACGCTGAGCGCGTCGTTCAGCCACGAGTCGTTCGTGTGTGGTCGCTGCGGCCAGCCCGTCTGGATCCTCACCGGATACGGCTGCGGCCCGCTGGCGCTCTTCCACATGAAGGACGCTACGCTGGCCGTCGAGCGCTGGGTCAACGGCCCGATGATGGCTCAGTGGCGCCTGACCTGGGACAAGCACGCGAACAAGGACATGTCGCGTCCGATCACGCCGACGCCGCCCGCCCTGCCCCTGGGTGTGGTGGGGTACATCAAGCGCGCGGACGATGAGTGGGAGGGCCCGTACAACGCAGAGAACACGAAGCACGTACAAGCGCCTGAGGATCCGATCCTCACGCGGCACAAGAAGTACTGGTCCGAGCTGCTGGCTGAGCTGGGGATCGAGGAGTACACGCCCATCAAGAATCGCTACAGCGGCTCTGAGCTCGAGCCGTGGTACAAGTTCACACTGCACGGGGCCAAGGTGGTCGTGGGCCCACGCAAACGGGTCGATGTCATCGAGGTGTCGTGCTCACCGCCGTTCGAGTGCCCGGAGCTCGACGCAGTGACAAAGAAGGACGACGTGACGTTCTACGACACGACGGGCGGCCTGGGCGTGCACGCCTGGTCGAAGGAGAAGTTCATCGAGTACTTCCGGATCATCGAACGGTGCCTGGGAGTACCCAACTACGAGATCTAATAGATGATCAAGCACTACGTGGAGTACCTGATCCCCGGGGCCTTCTTCTCTGAACGAGAGGACAAGGCCATCGCCAAGCCCGACCCCGAGGTGGCGTTGAAGAAAGCGCCTCGCGAGGCCTTCGCGTTCCGATTCTGGAAGCGCAACGAGCGGAAGATCGCACGCGAGACCCTGCATGGGCAGCCCATGTACAGCGACAAGATGTACTTCATCGACGGCCAGGTGATGACGCTCAAGGACGTCGAGAAGAAAATGCCTACTGCGGAAAGTCTCATCGCCAACATGAAGATGAATGGCTGGAAGAAGGTGATTCAGTGCCGCACGGGCAACTTCCAGCCCTTCGAGAAGGGCGACGTTCAGTTGTTCACCACCACCAAGAGCAATACCAAACCCGCTGCTACCACCAAGAAGAAGAGGAGGTCGTAATGCGCATCACCCGACTCGCTGGAATCCAGACGCAGCTCAGCGTGGAGTTCCTCCAGCAGATGCTCAGCGAAGGCATCGAGCGCAAGATCATCGAACCCGACAACGCGCAGAAGCTCTACGACAGCGCCATCGAGATCGCGATCCCGCTGGCCAAGGAGTACAAGTACGAAGAGGCGATGGCCGCGCTCGAGCCCGCGCTGGGCAAGACGCTGTCCTCGCTGATGCACCTGAACATCACCGAGGCTCTCACGGCGGCGGTGGTCAAGGGCCTCAAGACGGGCGAGGAAGCCAAGGAGATCGGCAAGCAGGCCGAGACGTTCGCGAACTTGCCGGATCCGGTCGACGCCTGCAACGCGCTCGAGAAGCTGTACCTGACGCTGCCCCGGGAGAAGAACCCGTTCGTGGAGCTGCTCAAGAAGATGCAGCCGGGCGGCGAGGACGAGGACAAGGACTGCGACGGGAACTGCGACCACTGCCACACCGAGGCACACGCGAAGGCATGAACATTTGCGGCCAATCCTCACCGCGAATGTGGCAGCGCTCCCAATCCTGGGGGCGCTGCTTTTTTTGGTATTAGCTTCTAGTAAACCCAAACCTTTGCGGGAGGCCGACCTCCATGAGTATCGACTACTACTTGTCCGAGCAGTACGCCCTGGAAAGCTTCGCGGACGCGATTGAAGCCGCGTTCCGTTGCGCCTCCTACTCTGACCGCTCGCTCGAGGCTGCGGCGGCTTACGAGAAGTGGGGGCGATTGCTGGACGCCAACTACTCGCTGAACATGGGCCTGGCGTGGCAGCGCGCGGCGGATGATTGGATGATGCAGGCGTGCACCTGGGTTCCGATGCTGTCCTCGGAGGTTCGCGCGTGATCTACCTGCCCGATTACGAGTGGCGCGTCTACGAATGGCGTGGCCACCGTAAGGCTAAGGCGCGTGAGGCTAATCGCAAGGGCTACGTCCGCAATGACCGCCCAAAGCGACCCCCGCCACCACCGACGCCCCGTACCTTCACTCGGGGTAACGCGCTCCGCCTCGTTACCCGCTAGAAGGAGTGCCGGCTATTCGAAGCCGGCGCTTCTTTTTGGGTATGAGCTTCTAGTAAACCCGAAAACCTCGGAGCTCCAAAAATGAACCACAACAACAAGCGCGTCGTTCTGGCCACGCAGCTCGGGGATGCCCTCTACACGCGGATGGCGGGGATCGCCCTCGCGCTGCTCAACAAGCGGTACCTCGGCGCGCTGCTGCGCTATGCCGAGATGTTGGGCTGGATGACCCTGGCGGGCCTGCGGCCGGCGTACCTGCGCCAGCTCGGTCTGCCCTGGGTCATCCCGACGCAGCGCTTCAGCAAGGCTCGCGCAGAGATGCTCGAGGCGTACCTCCGGGCGTTCTGCCACAACCGCGATGTCGCGGTTGCAATCGCAAAGCTGGATGACGCGGACCCCGAGGAGACGCATCGGAAGATGGTGGCTCTGTGGGTCAATGCGGAAGCCGAAGCGCATGCTACCCCCAACCTGATGTGAAAGGACGACATGACCGACAACGACGCGATGAAGATGCTGAAGCAGCTGTTCCTGGCCGAAGAGATCCTCATGCTCACGGTCATCGCGGACATGCTGGTGAACGACAAGAAGGCCACGAGTCTCGAGATGGCCTCGCTCATCGATGCGGTCATCGACGAGGCGACGAGCATGACCAACAGCGTGGCAGCGAAGAACCGGGTCATGACGGAGGCGAAGTCCCTCCAGATCCGGCTGCTCGGCTGCGACGGGCAGTGCGCGACCTGCGGCCCGGAGGTGCGCAACAAGTTCCACAGCAACGCCATGCCGCGCCATCCGCAGCTCACGCAATTGCCACCGCCGGGAGGAGCAAGCGCATGAAGCGCCTCGTACAGCGCGCCCAGTTGAAATTGTTGGAGCTGGTGCACGAGTTGCTGTTCCGCTGACCAGCGGGGGGTCCTTCCAAGGATCCCCCGTTTTTTTGGGTATAAGCGTTTAGTAAAGCGGAAAACCAACTTGCCCCGTATCCGCCGGGGTTGGAGGAAAACACATGGGTATGTTCAAGACGATCATCTGCGTCACCGTCGGCACCTTCCTGGGCGGCCTGGGGATCGTGGGCGTGATGGCCGGTGCTGAGGCGCTGGACAAGATGGCCTCGAAGCCGCGCCGCGTGGCGGTCCACGTCGAGCCGGAAGCGCCGCTGCCCAGCTAGTGGCAAACCCCAAACCTTCAACCCTCACAAGGAGGCCTTCGATGGGCTTCTGGAAAACCGCGTTTGCGGTTGCCGTCGGCATGGGCATCTACGATGCCGGTCGGATGCTGTACAAGAAGTACATCGTCGACGAAGGCTACACGTTCAGGCGCGGTTCGACGTAAAACGAACCGCGAAGGCGCCGTGGGGGCATCGTCCCCTCCACGGCGCTTTCTTTTGGGTATAAGCAAACGGACACGAACCAACCCGGGTTTTTCAGTACCAACCACGTAACTGAAAACAAGGAAGAGCGGGGCGCATGACCACAGATCTCAACTTGAGATTGCTAGAGGGAGGTGGGACGGGCAAGAACGATCCCGCCGGACAGAAGTTCACTGCACAGTTGGCAGTATGCTGGCAACGTGAAAAGACCGTGGAGATCATCATCGATTCAGCGTGGCTGACGCAGTTGTCGAATCGTGACGTGCTGGATCAGTTGAACTTGCTGTCCGCAGGATGCCGCGCGCGTGCAGAGCGGCTTGAGACCAGAATCGCAGCTAGGCTGGCGAATATGCATCTGCGGCCGGTGGTGTTCGAACCACCGGAGTTGCAGATCATACCTAAGGTGTTCGGAGAGGTAGTTCACCTGGCAGCGGATCGCCTGACCGTAATGGCACACCAGTACGAGGGATACGCTAAGCAGGCCAAGCGTGTTAAGGATCCGTCGGCGGCGGCGGTCTGCTTCGTCAATCGTCTCGGGGCATTGGATGCGGCGTCTCGGTTGCGCGAATTGGTTCCCCAATAACATCGAAAGCTCCCACTCGGTGGGGGCTTTCTTTTGGGTATAAGCCTGTAACCGAAAGGAGGCTTACGCATGCCGCGGCCTTTCAACCCGCAGCGTAGACGTCGTACTACGGGAGAATTTCCCGCTGCTCACCATAACCAGCCACACAAACCTGTGACGCTGATTATTGACCGGTCAGAGGACTATCGGCTGAGCTTCCTGATTCACAGGACGCTTACCGAGAAGGACGCGCGCGAGCTCCAGCGCGACGCGGGCTTCGACCCTGATCGCTACTCGTTCTACTTCTTCGTCTCGGAGAACAACAAGACTACCTGGTGCTGCAATAGGCATCCACACACCACTCACACGGGAGCCTCATGAAGAAGCTGGATAAGCTGGTGCGCGACAACATCCCTGCGATCATGGTGAATGCGGGGCAGACGGTCGTCTACCGCAAGGTGCAGGACGACGAGGAGTTTCTGCTGTACGCGATTCGCAAGTTGCAGGAAGAGACTGAGGAGTTCGTGGACGCGTCCGGGATCGGTAAGCCCTTGGAACCTGCGCGCGAGGAGCTCACAGATATCTTTGAGGCGCTTCTCGCCATCGCAGACATGTACGACATGGGCTGGATGGAGTTGCGTGACCGCGCAAACCGCAAACGTGAGGAGAAGGGCGGGTTCACGAAGCGCTATGTCGTGGTGGAGGTGAACGGCGATGCTGCCTGAGGAACTCGTCGAAGTCGATGGAGAGGTGGGCGTGGTTTACTCAGTAAACGAGGGGCTCAAGCAGGCTAGCGTGGCATTCCCTAGTTTGCGCGGTGCCGTTACGGCTGTTGGGTATCCTCGCATCGTGCCGTTCAACGGAAAGCCCGCCAAGAAGATCCTCGAACTCCGCGACGAAATCCACACGCTGCGACAGCGTTTGGGACTGCGCTGACTAGAAGCCGCCCTCTCAAGGGGCGGTTTCTTTTGGGTATAAGTTGTAAACCCAAAACTAGGAGTCCACGATGAAGACCCTTATCGCTATGCTGGTGGTGCTTACCGCGTGCGCCAATGAGGCGCCTAACAACACTACTAGCCCCGACGCGCTGGTTGGCCCTCAAGGTCCCCAAGGCCCGCAGGGGCTGAAGGGCGATCCTGGTGTCCAGGGCGACAAGGGCGATAAGGGCGACGTGGGCCCGCAAGGTCCGCAGGGGCTGAAGGGCGACAAGGGCGACACCGGTGCGCAGGGAACCCAGGGCCCGCAGGGACCGAAGGGCGATACGGGTGCCCAAGGTCCGCAAGGGTTCCAGGGTACTCAAGGCCCGCAAGGCCTGAAGGGCGACATGGGTGCACAGGGTGCTCAAGGCCTGAAGGGCGACAAAGGTGACAAGGGCGATACCGGAGCCCAAGGTCCGCAGGGTCTGAAGGGCGATACCGGTGCTCAAGGTGCTCAGGGTCTCCAAGGCTTGAAGGGCGATACCGGTGCTCAGGGCCTGAAGGGTGACAAAGGCGACCAGGGCATTCAGGGTCTCCAAGGTGTCCAGGGGCCGAAGGGTGATACGGGTGCTCAGGGCATTCAGGGCATCGAAGGCCCCCCGGGTATCGTGGCCTACGCCAAGGACGCCACCGGCTACATCATTGGGCCGGTCTTGAGCGGCAGCGGTGCCAACACGATTTCCATCGTTGAGCGGCACGGCGGTGTCAACGTCTTGGTTCAGCGTTGGCTCTCCGGGGCACCAGTCGAGAACGGTATGAAAGTGTACTTCACGGCCTCGAATTGCACCGGTAACGCGTACCTCGAGTCGCCGTACACCATGGCCGTGGTGAACGGACACGTCTATTACAGCGCAAGTGGTGCGGCGACGCTGTACACCCCCAGCGCCCTACTGACGTATCGGGCGAATGCCGGTTGCTACTCTGTGGTGGGGTCTACGCCGGAAGTGGTAAGCGCCGTGGACCTCGGCGCCGCTGGGACCTACCCAGGGCCGCTGCGGTACTACATCCCGTAGTTCTCGGCGGGGCAGCGCTTCGGCGCTGCTCCGCTTCTTTTGTTCAACCCCAACAGGAGAAGGAATGGCAAAGAAACAACTCACCATCGTGATCGATGGAGATGACAGCAGCAATTACTGGGTGACGTCGGTACAGGAAATCCCGGGCTGCCGGAGCCAGGGAAAGACACTCACCCAGGCGCTCGAACGCACCGTAGAGGCGATGGCCGTGTGCGGCGTGCCGATCATGTCCACCCCGGCGCACGCCGATACCCTTCATCAGGGTATCGAGGATTCCCGGTATAAGTAGATGGGAACGCACCAAACGGAGGCCTCGATGCTGACTGAGCAGGAGAAGCTGCTCAATGCCTATTTCCCCAAGTTGCACTTGGTGGAATACCCGCCCAATCGCCTACGCATCCTCTACGAACTCGAACACCTGCACGGTGGCGAGAACGCGGAGACGCGACGTGCACTGCAAGCTGCAATTCGTCGCCTGGAGCGCGTAACGCTCCGCAACTAGGCCATCGGCGGCCTCCGAGTGTTCTGTGTTCACTGCTCGGGGGCCGCTTTCATGTAGGAGAATTTTTTGCGCGGCCGAAAGAAGATCAACGATGTCGCTGAACAGTTTGCACGACCCGGCAGTCGTGAGTACGCGCATGCGGGTAGCGGGTGGTACCGCAAAGAGACTGCGTACTCGTATGCCGAGCCTATAGCTAAGAAGTTGGCGTGGACTTACAACGACCGCCGAATCGCATGGGTGACCAGTCAGAAATTCTCGGTCACTACCAGCGCGCATACGCACGCGTTCTTGAGAGCGCTAGGGAACGCGGGATTCAGAATCTTGAGAAGTGAGCGCTGCCCGCATACGCGAGCACAGATGCTTCGACACTTGCAGCAAGAAGGAGACGGGAGTGGATGAGATCTACCAAGGAGAGGGTCAACCAGCTCACCCGTAACGCCATCGAGTACATCCTGACCGAGCACGGGTTCCAGGTTTACGACGATGAGCCAACTGAAGTGCTTCGCGAAGCACTTCTCGTCAACGTCGAGGACGGGACGATTCCGAAGAGTGAACTGGAGGTTTTCGCGCCGTGAGCAAGGTGAAGATCGTAATCAACATGGAGAATGCGGCGTTTGAGGATAAGCCCGCTTTCGAAGTGGCGCGGATACTTCGCGCACTCGCCCAGCGTATCGATGATGCTGAGTCTCTGGAGGGGCACGTCGTACTGGACACCAACGGTAATCGTGTCGGTGCCGTGACGAGGACCAAGTGACTCCGGTCATTCTGTATCGCAAAGCCGACATGGAACGCGACGAGCTCGAGGCAGCGGAGAAGTACTTCTGCTGCGTACCTGCACGAACGGAGATCGAGAACAACGACCCCGACGTGCTAGTTGTAGGGCGTTATTCCGTGCTCCCGTTCTATCGGGAACTCGAGCGAGATGTTCGCAACCTTGGCGGCCGGATGATAAATTCGGCAACGCAGCACGAGTACATCGCCGACTTGCGGAATTGGACAACAGACCTGGAAGGTCTGACACCCCAGACGTGGTATCGCATGGAAGACGTGCCCCGCGACGCCGGGCCGTTCGTCCTAAAGGGACTGACCAATTCGCGCAAGGATCGCTGGAAGACGCACATGTTCGCCGAAACCTGGGAGGACATGGGCACCGTGTATTCTCGGCTCACGGATGACCAGCTCATCAGCCATCAGGGCATCGCGATCCGCAAATACGTACCGCTTGAGCGGTACATGACTAGCGAGATCAACGGAATGCCGATCACGAAGGAGTTCCGCTTCTTCGTGGCATACGGACAGATTCTGTGCGGAGCCTATTACTGGTCGTCGCATGTAGAGGAGCTGCGGGAGCGCGGCATCGATCCGCAGGTGAGCGAAGTCCCTGAGCCCTTCTTGGCCAAGGTTATCTCCACCATCGGAGACGCCGCGAATTTCTATGCACTCGACGTCGCACAGACGACGGAGGGGGTGTGGGTCGTAATAGAATTGAATGACGGCCAGATGTCGGGCCTATCCGAGAATAACCCTGACACGCTGTACCGACGTCTCAGAGAGGTGATCGGTAATGGTGTGCGGTCAGTGCGGTGAGTTCGACACGGTGCTCACCCCAAGCCAAGTGGCCGCAGGCCAAATGGTGTACCTCTGCTCCGTCTGTCGAGTAGGCGAACAGGACGCGGTACAGTGGCTTCTGGATCACGCTATTCAGGAGTACGAACGCGCGTGGGGATACCGAATGAAGTACGGTAACGGTAGCCTCCACGGTGGTGCGTCATTACTCCTGTCGCGCGAAGGCAAAGCGATGCGAGGCCGTAGCGGCGACCCCAGCGTCGTCTTAGGGTTGATCATACGCGGTGATAAAGCCCCGCAGTACATGATCAACTACGACATAACTATTTACCGCTGGATCGATGGCGGCCGTACAGCCATCACGCACATAGGCACGCCCACAGCATCCATCATGGAAATCGATGGATTGCTCCGAGGGGCATTGGCCAGCACATGGGCCCTGGTAGATGAGGGCCGCGTCCATTGCGCAAGTTGCTCTGAAATCCTAACCCGGGATCGGGTAGCTGGCAGGCACTTCGCCGGGGTCTTTTGCGACCACTGCTGGGCGAAGTATAAGGCCACCAACAGCGTACGCTGTGGCCTCTGCGGATCCCCGCAGTTCGAATGCGTATGCTAAACCCACGCACAACACGCCCCGGCTTCCCGAAAGGGGGCTGGGGCGTGTTTAGCTTTCAGGCGAAACTCGGGTTACCCAGAATACCCCGCAATGCCAGATAGGCACGTAACACGACTTCGTCCTTCTTGCGCTGGGCGAGGGGCAGCTGTTCATAGGGCACGAGGCATGGGTGTTCTTTTTTTGCCTCGTCCTTGACTGGACCGAGTTTCCAGCCATCTCGCAGCTTGTGGTTCATCCAGGCAACATGGGTCGCCGCGCACAGCGTTTCGAATGACGTGTGGGCCACGTCAAGCTCGTCCCAGAATTTAACCGCGTGTCGGATCGACGACCGTTGCCACTCGGGGGCCTCCTGCCACGTTTTGCCCTCCTCGCCCAGCGCGAGGACGGTATATGCGTACCACGCTTGATGGCACGCTGCTGCAATGAGCTCAACTCGCTGATCCATGGTGACCTCTTAGCGGCGCAGACCCTCAACGCGTGTTGGGTCACCGGGGGGCGGGACTCGCTTTTGAGGGGGTCGGTGCACCGCTGACAGAAGCTGCTGTTGCTGCTGTTGCATTGTCTCGTGGGCGCCCATATTTGAAGGCCCGAGATTGGGGAACATCTGTTCGCCCTTGGGAGTCATGAGCGGCCGGGTTTCCTGCACACCCATGCGCTTGCGCATGGCGTTGCTGTAGAGCTCATCCGGCTTGAAGGCGAGGTAATCGACGAGCTTGGGGTCGCCCCCATTGGCAGGCCGCACCATGTTGCCGGGTTTGGCATCGAGAATCCGCATACCAGCCTGACGTCCTGCGCGACCGGCCTGCATACGCGTGCGCATATACGCCTGCGCAAGCTGCGGATCCTGCTGCACCTGCGCGCGGTTCATCGGCGTACCTTGTACGTATTCATACTTGTGGATCGGGGCGCCCTTGGGGCCCTGGGACTCTCCCAGGAACTGCGCGAACGCGGGATTGCCCGCGTTCTCAGCACCAAGCTGCGCACGGCGATTCCACTGAGTCTGCGAGAACGCAGAGGAGTCGGTACGCCCTTGCTTCCAGACTTGGGCCTTGGCCTGGCCCGCGTGTGGACCGACCATCAGGTTGACGTTGGCCTCGGCCCCGCCGCCAATATTCGCAAGCTGCACCGGACGCGAGGTAGGCGAGAACGCAGCTTCACCGGCGCGTGCAGCTAGGTTCAGGTAGCGGGGGTCCTTGGTGGATTGGAACATCTGGCCGAACTGCCGGGCCATCGCGCGGCCCCGCGACATCGCAAACTTCTCAAGGGCGTCAGCGACACCGCGCTCATAAGGATCCAGGAACATGCCTCAAGTATAGGTGGTAGAGCGGGTATAAGATAGAACGAGGAGGTACACCATGGTTCCAGCTGCGGTGAGTGGCGTAATCATGTTCCAGAAGCTGGGACTCCGCATCGGAGCGGACGAGTTCCTTGAGAAAATCTGGGCCCCCTACGTCCTCATCCACGGGGTGCCTATTGAACCGCCTCCGGAGTGGAAAGCCCTCCGAGGCCTACGTTCAATCCCTCAGCTCAAGAGCTGACCGAAAGTTGGTAGAAGCTAGCAACTGGGCCACGCGGGGCTTTCTCCCGCTGTGGTCCTTTTTTGTCTAGGAGGCACCATGGCCAAGAAGAAGATCAAAGTTCTCGTAGTCCCTGTGGGACAATCGCCAGAAGCGCGGGAGATCGAGCCCGCCCTGAGGCCGATGCAGGAGCTCGTCGGAGGATTCATCGAAGCTGTGTACCTCGAGGACTACGTACAGCTGATCTGCAATGAGGAGGGTAAGCTCAAAGGCCTTCCGCCCAACCGCTCCCTGCCTGAGATCCGGGACGTTGTCATGGGAGATTTCTTCGTTTCCCGCGTGAACGCCGAGGGCGAGTCCGTTTCGCTAACCCAGAAGGACATCGATAAGTACACGGCGCGCTTTCAAGAAGTGCGGTGAAAAGCGTAACAACGCGCTTGCGGAACTAGCCCAAGTCGCATAGGCTTCACCCCGTGAGCGACGAGCTGCCAAAGAAAAAGGTGTTCATGTACGGGCAGTGGGTGGAGGTAACAGTGCTCCCGCCCACGCCTGCGCCAGACCCTGACGTCACCGCTCACCCTACTGGCAAGACGCATCTGGCCTCGATGGATTCCACCGCCTACGATACCCAGGTCTCGCGCCGTGCCCGCAAAAAGCCCACTCTTCACTGATCTGCACTCCTTCTATGTCTCCGCACGCCTCGAGAGAGATCGTGTGTCGACTCGGGCTATTGAAGCCTACGAGCGTGGAGACAATGATACGGGGGAGCTCCTCGAGACGCTGACTCGACTTATCGAGGAAGTGGAAGACGAGCTTCGGCAGCAATCCTTTACGAGGTAAATAATGCCAGCTTTGAAGAAGCGTGTATGCGGGTACTGCGGCAAGGAAGCCGGTCACCCGCACAACATCCGAGGTATTATCATCGGTTTCCAAGTCGGGATCAGGTCCCGTTTCGGGACACCGACGCAGGAGATTCAGGACAACATGGATCGAACAGGCTACCCAGATCCGGATGCTAAGTACCATCAGCACGGGCGCTGACGTGGGTATAAGTGTATGTACCCGCGCCACAGGTGGCTTCTAAACCCAATCCACTGGAGGTACGCAACCCAATGAGAAAACGCGAGTTGTCCAAGCAGGGGTGGCGCCTGCAAAAGACACTCCGGGAGCTCCAAGAATGGAGTGACTGGACTGCGCAGTCTCTCGAGAACTTTAACAAAGAACTCGGGGAATCGGCTGACGGGCTGAGAGGCTCAGATCCGGCTGCGCATGGTCTTACCGTAATCCAGGTCGATGCCAGTAGTCGTGTTCGAAACGGCATCAGCGACATGCTGGAGCTCACAAAGAGAATGGAGAAGGAATTGCGGAAGGCCTTCGGGCGCCGCATTCGCAGAAAGGCAGTGTGAGCGATGTCTACCCGGCTCTCAGGTACGTTGGAAGTAAAGAGTCGCTTCACCGGGGAAGTTAGCAAGCTCGGTGAAGGCCGGTACGAAGGCACAGTTCGAACCAACAAGGGTACGTGGAGTTTCAGCGAGCTGTGGGTCCCGCCAATCGGGGATCCGACTTCACCTGAGACGTACGACAGGGTAGCCGCAGCGGCTATCTACTGGGGCGGCCTCTTCAGTGCCGAGGACACGAAAGCAGACGCGGCAAGTCTCCCGTCGTGGGCTCCTTCATCGGAGCTCTCCCTTGTGATCCGAAACGGCCGTGAAGTGTTCCCTGTCACCATTGTTGGGGACGAACCGATTTCCGTACCGGGTGTATACGTAGCGAAAACCAACACCGTCATCTTCCACAATATACAGAGTCGCAAGGAGTATTACGCCGCTCTCGAACGCATGGCACACCCACAAGTTCGCAGGGCGCGATTCCGTATCATCAACGGCGGATAGGCGGAACAGAGAATTGCTGGGGCGTACACACGCCCTGGCAATTTTTGCCATCGACCGGGTAGAGGAAATAGATGCGCGCACAAATAGAATCTGATTGGCACCTGGAGTTCTACGAAGACGGCGGGGCTGAGCTCCTTAGTGAGATCTGCGATCAGCCGGGGGGCGAAGTTCTCTTTCTTGTCGGAGACGTGCTGCCCGCCCAGTTTTTGAATCCCATCGATGATTGGCTCACGCGGGTCTGCGGTGCATTCCAGTACGTGGTCTACGTTCCAGGAAATCACGAGTTCTGGGGCACCGTGCCCGAAGAGACTTGGTCACTGCTCAAGACAGTCGCCTCCTGGCATCCGAACCTGCGGATCCCTCGCAACGAATTGATCGAGATCGAGGGGCGCCGGATCTACGCCGGTACTATGTGGTTCCCCGAGGGTGAACCTTGGTACTATGGGCGCCTCGGAGAAGCGATGCCGGATTTCGAGCACATCGAACACTTTGTCCCATGGGTGTACGAGGAGCACGCTCGGTTTGTAGCGGGGCTCGAGGCAGTCCAGAAAGGGGACATCGTGCTCACGCACCACCTGCCGAGTCCCATGAGCATCCCGAACAGGTACATCCATTCACCGATCAATCGTTTCTTCATGGTGAATATGGAGAAGCAGATTTTGGCACAGCGTCCGTCGCTGTGGGTCCATGGCCATACACACATGGCCTTTAGATACCGGATTGGTGGTACCCGCGTGGTCTGTAACCCGATGGGATATCCGAATTACGAGCGCGGGAAAAACGGATACCGCCCCAACCAGATCGTGGAGATCTGACATGTCGCATTTCTTGACGTATGTTCTGGTTCCGGCAAATGCCCGGGACCTGGACAACGCGGTCAGTAATCTGCTGGCGCCATTCGATGAGAACATGATTGTCGATACTCACGAGGAGGACTGCTACTGCATAGGGCAAATAGCGCGACAAGAGGGTCGTGAGGAGGCGGAGAAGGCGTTGGGCACCAACATGGAGATGCTGCGCGCCACGTACCACGCGAGCACGGCGCACAGGGAGCTGGAGGATGCTGCGCGTGAGGACGTAAATACTCTCTGGAATAAGCACATTGGGAAATATGTGCAGGCAGTGGAAGCCGCAGAGCGGCAGCATCCGCTCTACCAAAAGCCGGATCCTACGTGCAGCGACTGCAACGGAACAGGTATTCGACACACCACCTACAACCCGGATTCGAAGTGGGATTGGTGGATGATTGGCGGTCGCTGGACCGGTGCACTCAGCGACTACGATCCTGAGAAGGATCCGGACAACATGGAGCGCTGTCCTCTGTGCCAAGGCACAGGTAAGCGCAACGATACTCTGGGCAGGGAAACGCGTGCGAAGGATCCTGCGTACACCTGCAACGGCTGCGACGGCAAAGGCATGCGCTTGAAGTGGCCGACTGAGTGGAAGAGCCAGGGAAACATTCTGCCCGCACGCGAACTGCTCAAGCACTACACGCCCGAAGATGCGCCTTTTGCCTTGGTTACTCCTGATCAGGAGTGGATCGAGAAAGGACAAATGGGCTGGTGGGCGTCGGTGGCGAACGAAAAGAAGGAGTCGGACTGGGCTGATGAAGTGCGTACGGTGCTCGAGAAGCACCAGGATACCATCGTCGTCTGCGTCGATTGCCACATCTGAAACACCTAGCCAATAGGGTATAAGCCTCCAAGGAAAGGAGGTGAACCCGGATGGCTGTGCTAGTTCTCATGGGCCTTGCGAACTCGGGAAAAACGACGTTCGCGCAGGCTCTTCGCCAGCGCGTGCCTTGTATCTACATATCTCCGGACGAGGCACTCTACGACGAACAGCAATACCGGTGGACTCGTGAGAGATCTGCCGATGCTTGGCGACTGGCCTACCGGCGCTACGGAGAAGCGCTGGCAAACCTTCGCGACGTACCTAAGGACGTGGCTGTGGTATTCGACGCCATGTTTCTGACGGCGATCTCGCGCTGTGCGACGGTCAATGTCGCGAAGGGGCAGAAGCAAAGAGTCGTCGGGCTGTTCTTCGACACTCCGCTGAATACGTGCGTCCAGCGGAACTTGCAACGAACTCACGACCGTCGGCTTCCCGATGGGAAGCTCGAAGCGCTGGCGATGCAGATCGAACCCCCCACACGCGCAGAGGGATTTGATCAGATTCTCATCGTCACACCTGAGAACTTTGATAAGGTTCTCGAGGAGGCGGCATGATCAGAAAGGGAACCATGCAGAAAAAGAACGCGAAGACGTTGACGTGGAAGGTCATCAACACGAAGCCGACGGGGCTCACGACCCGCGACGTGATGGAAGCCACGGGGCTGAGCCGAGTCAGCGCACACGCGGGGCTCCAGCATCACGTCAAGGAAGGACGTCTCTACGTGCAGGGGCGACACCCGAAGCGGTACTACCCGGCACCGACGGGGTCGAAGGTCACTCCGCCGCCCGTCAAGGAGGTCGCCCTCCCCGGCGTGGCCAAGCGGACCCTGGAGGAGTTCTCCACGACCCTGGGGATGGGCATCGGCGAGATGGTGACGTTCGCCGACGACCCCAAGCTCAACGCGTACATCATCAAGGCCTTCATGGGGAAGGTCCAGAAGCAGGTGAAGTGATCTTGAGGCAGCCCCTTCGGGGGCTGCTTCTTTTACAAGGAGCAGTACAACCATGGAACAGCTCATCTTTTTCGTGGCTCAGGATTTCGTCGACTTCGTGCGGCGCCACGGCACGGAAGTGAACAACAAGTTCGAGATCTTCCGGATCTCCGGTCACGAGGAGGAGTACCACCGGAGTGGGCGTCAGCGGGTGCCCTATGAGACCTACCAGGCCCTGACCCGGTTGCACGACCGCGTGTTCAAGGCGATCTTCAGCACCAAGCCCGAAGCCCCGCGCGGCTGGAGCCACACGCTCAACCGCATGATCATCCAGGAAGCGAGCACCAAACGCGACCTCCTGGACGCGCTCGAGGAGATCGGTGTGGATGCGGCGCAGCGCAAGACCTTCGGCAAGGTGAAGGTCAGCCAGCTCCAGGAGATCGTCGACAACAGCAGCGAGAACGATGACGAGATCATCGATGAGGTGACCGCCCGCACCAAGAGCCGCAAGGACCAGGTGAAGTTCACCACCGACGGCAGCAAGGGAGTCAAGGAAGTGACGGTCACCTTGCACAAGGACCGCGGCTACGCCCAAGTCCACTACACCCTGAGCGCCGACTGGTCGCACGCCTGGCAGAAGCTCGAGGAGGAGGCGGCCGAAACGATCCACAAGGCCAACTTCATCATCTACCGGGGTCAGCTGTAAGAGCTTGACGCCGGATCGGTGCCCCTGATATTTAGGGGGCCAGATCGCAGTAAAACTTGAACAAGGGGAAGCGCAATATGGAAAACCAGAACAGCAGCACGGACACGAATGTCATCCCGCTGGTGAACACCACCGTCGAGACCCCGAAGGCTGAGGTCGAGAAGCCGGCCGCCAAGAAGGCCACCAAGGCGAAGGCGACCAAGAAGCCGGCCGCGAAGAAGACCGTCAAGGCGCCGAAGGCGAAGACTGAGAAGGCGCCCAGCAAGCGCATCGCAGGCGTGAAGGCCCAGGGCCAGGTGGCCAAGGATGCCTTCAAGCAGATCGTGGCGGTCTGCAAGGAGAAGAGCACGAAGGAACAGCCGTACCGCCCGGCGGATTTCGTGCGCGACGCGATCTACGCCAAGCTGCACTTCAAGGCCGAGTAGTTCCAACGCATGCCGGGGTAGCTCAGACTTGGGCACACCGAGCCGAAAGCTAGCGCGGTTGAGGAGCCTGGACCAGAGCAGTGGGTTAGCTAACCCAAGGGTCGCCGGGTAGGTCCCGGCCCCCGGCTACCCATGACGCCACTCACCTGCGAGGGTGGGTGGCGTTTTCGTTACGAGGTAAACGATGTCTTTGAAGCCTGTCCACGTCGTCTATGCGGGGATGACAGCAGTCCCTGCGGTCATGCTGTACGGGATCTGGGTGCCACACTGGGTCAGTTCTCAGAACGACGCCCTGGTCCGTCTCGGCTTTATCGCTGTCGGTGCTGGCGTGATAAGCGCCATCGCCGTTGGTGTTCACTTCTACAACAAACACAAGGAGAAGAAATGAAACACGATCTGAGGCTTCTGGCGTTGCTGTTGTTGCTGTCCGGTGGGTGCTACGGCGGTTGTCAGTGCGCAACGGTGGATCCGGGTCACGTCGGCGTCAAGGTGGATCTCTTCGGCGAGGGCAAGGGCGTCGAGCCCAAGATCCTGCCGGTCGGGGTGCACTGGATGAGCATGGGTGAAACGCTGTACGAGTTCCCGATCTACGAGCAGAATTACACCTGGACGCACGACAAGACCGACCAGTCGCCGCGCGACGAGTCGCTGACCTTCCAGACCAAGGAAGGACTGAGCGTCAACGCAGACATCGGGATCACCTACCACATCCCGTCCGACAAGGTGGTCACCGTGTTCCAGAAGTATCGACGCGGCATCGACGAGATCACCGATACGTTTTTGCGCAACAACGTACGCGACGCCATCAATGAGATCGGGGGGTCCATGTCCGTGGAATCGGTTTACGGAGAAGGCAAAGCCGAACTGATGGACAAGGTCCAGGACCGGGTCGCCGCTGAGGTCAAACCTTTCGGCATCGAAGTAAGCAAGGTTTACCTCATCGGGACCTTCCGACTGCCGGACAGCGTGGTCAAAACTCTGAACGCCAAGATCGAAGCCACGCAGCACGCGCTGCGAGTGGAGAACGAGGTGAAACAAGCACAGGCCGAGGGTGCCAAGCGCGTAGCGGCTGCGGAAGCTGACGCTCGAGCAAATCTCACAACCGCCGAAGGCGAGGCCAAATCCAAGCTGGCGCGCGCCGAAGCAGAAGCCAAGGCCAACGCATTACTCAACGCAGCACTGACCGACAAGCTGCTCGAGTTGCGGCGCCTGGAAGTGGAGCGAGCGCGCGTGGAAAAGTGGAACGGGCAGTTACCCCAGACGATCATGGGCGGAGTAACACCGCTGATGAACATCGACGCACTGACGCGAAAGTAACAAAAGGAGAAGAACCACATGGCAACCAAGAAGAAGACGGCTGTTTCCCAGAAGGCGCTGACCAACCACGTCATGTTCGTCGTCGACCGCAGTGGGTCAATGCAGTCGGTGAAGACGCCGGCAACCCAGGCGCTGCGCTCGAACCTGCGCACGCTCAAGAAGACCGCGAAGGAGACCGGCCAGAAGACGACCGTGTCGTACATCAAGTTCGATGACCAGGTCGACATCGAATTCCTCCGGCGCGACGTGGAGCGCGTCAACGAGACCGACCTGAGCATCCAGCCGGCGGGCGGGACGGCGCTCCTCGACGCCACGGGCATCGCCATCACCGAGCTCGAGAAGTTCGACGATGCCGACGAGAAGAACACGTCGTTCCTGCTCTTCGTCATCACCGACGGGGAGGAGAATCAGTCGCGTACGCTCAACGCCAAGACGCTCGCCAAGCTCACCGCCCGGGTGCAGAAGACCGACCGCTGGACGCTGGTCTTCCTCGTTCCCAGCGATGACAATCGCCGCCAGCTGCACAAGAACTTCGACATCCCCATCGACAACATCCAGGTGTGGGAGGCCACGTCGCAGGGCGCGGAGGTGATGGGCGAGGCCATCTCGAGCGGTATCAGCGCCTACTACACCAGCCGCGCCTTCGGGCAAAGCGCGACCCGGGGCTTCTTCGCGCCCAACATGGCCCAGGTGAAGACCTCGACGCTGAACAAGCAGCTCCATGACCTGACCGACCGGGCCACGATCTGGACGGTGCCCAGCGAGACGGCGATCCAGCCGTTCGTCGAGAACAAGATCGGGTTCTACCACCCGGGCAGCGCGTACTACCAGCTCATGAAGAAGGAGAAGGTGCAGTTCCACAAGGCCATCGCCATCGTCGACAAGGCGACCCAGAAGGTCTACGCCGGGCCGCAGGCGCGCCAGGTGCTGGGCCTGCCGGACCTCGACGTGACGGTGGTGCCGGGCAACCACGGCAACTACGACATCTTCGTCCAGAGCACGTCGAACAACCGCAAGCTGCCTCGCGGAACCAAGCTGCTGCATCTGCGGTAGTTTGGGAGGCGCCTAGTGAGAAATCACCGGGCGCCTTTTTTTTTTTAGCTCAGAGGCCAGCGGGCGCGCTCAAGCCAGCCCTTCAGAAAGATCTTCATCTCAGGCTTACGGGCGGCCAACGCCTTGTAGTAATCCGCGTGAGCTTGGCAGTAGCTAGCCAAAAGAAGATCGGGCGTCGCGGCGTTAGTCGCAGAGATCGTCTTTGGTCCCAGGACTCCATCGACCTTCAAATCATCACCGAGCACGCGCTGGAGCATTCGGTGCGCGTTTCGCGGACTGATGTTTACGGCGGTATCAAAGAGCTTCGCCGCAATCCGATAGTTGTCGATCTTGTCGTAAGGGAATGGATCCCAGAAGTACTTACGATAGAGCGCCTTGGCAGTATCTAGACTCAGCTTTCGCAAGCATCCGGGCTGCATATCCGCCAGGCCAAGATCCTTCGCAGTAAGGCCCTGGTTGCGGATGAACATCATCGAGATGCCGAAGTTGGTCTCACCACCTGGATCTTCGGGGTAGTCACACCACCCGCCCTCGTGGACGAGGACGCTCTTGATGGCCTCGTCGAAGTGGCTCATCGTGCAGGGCTCTCGCTCATGGATGGGATCGTGACGCCAAGCTGCACAGTTTTACGGGGCGACTTCTGCACGCCTTGGGACCAAGTAGGCGGGGGCTTCGGCGTGCCGTGCACACCGAACGTCTCCAACGCCTTCTCGGCTCCCAGCTTATAGGCGTCGTGAAGCATCAGGCTTCTCCACGCGAGACAAGCAGTGGGTTCGACTCATTGGCCGTTGTAGACGGCTGGCCCCCAATCGCGGATAGGCGCGATACGCGCTTCTGATCCTCGAGTTGGATACCGCGAAGCGCCTCGCTCATGTCGCGGATACGGTCACCTGCTGTAGCTGCGTTGTAAATAGCTCCCAGTCCACCACCAGCAAGGGCACCTAGGGCCATACCAGGCAGGCCGCCAGATGGAAGGAACCGGTGCACGCCGTAGGCACCTAGTGCCGCACCGACACCGGGATGTAACAGACTACCGGTATCCTTCGCGGTATCTAAGATCGCCTGCGGATCATGGCCTTGGTCGATCCCCTCGTAGGCTTGATTGATCACATCAGGAGAAACGAAACGGTGCATGCCTTCTAGACGCGTTGCTTTGTCGGAATAGCCGATACGAAAAGGGAGCTGATTGGGACTTACGCCAAACTGCCAATCAGCCTCCTTTACGCCGTAGAGTTCAGAAGCACGCTTCGCAGCCATGGCGTACGCGCCCGCAGGACCTGCCTGCATGGGGATAATCGCCTGGGACGCCGGGACCATGCCACGAGGTGGTGGGAGCATCGGCGGGGCGGCGGGACCTGGAGGCAGCTGCCCTTGCTGCGGCAGAGACGACGGGCCTTGTGGAATCGGGCCCATCGACGCAGGGGCGCGGGTAGTCCCGCCCATCGGTGGTAGTGCTCGCGGCGCCTGTCCCGCAGGCAACGCTCCCGCTATCTGCTGACCGGCGGCACCTGCGACGCTGTAATTCTTGAGCGCGTCAACAGTGCCCTGACCCACGCGATTCAGGCCCATGACACCGCGTCCTGCGCGCGCCGCTAAGCCACCAGCAGCGCGTCCGAGACGCCCGAGGCCACGCCCTGCGGCTTGGAGCCCAAAGCCTGCTGCGAGCCCCCCGAGGCCGCCCAGGATGCTTCCCTGGGACTCCTCTCCAGGCTGCGACATGGCGTAGCCGGCGCCGAGGCCGCCTAGTCCTAGCAGCAGGGGAGCACTGATGGCGGTCTTCTCAACGCCGAACGCGCCGAGGGCTTCCGCCTGGCCCTCTTGGTAGGGGTGCTGGAGCATGTCTAAGTATAGGCGGTTACATCTACTTGCCTGTGTAGCCTACTTGGATCTTCCCGGGGGTCTTTGGGCGGTCGCCGTGGCTGTGCACGTAACCAGCCTTGTGCTTCTTGCAACCGGGATACGTGGGGATGATTACCGTCAGCGTCGCAGGGGACTTAGCGAAAATCCGCTGAACTTCCGCACTCTTACACTTTGGGCAGGCTACTTCGGACCCATCGAAGTCCTCGAATACCTCTTCGCACTTCTTACATTCGTAGTCACGCAGGATCACAGTTCGCCTCGTACGCTAAGGTCATCGTTGAAGTCATACTGCCTAGCCAGCGTCTGGGGGCAGTCCGGCTGTAGCGGCTCGTCGGAACCGAGAACTGGTGGCTCGCTGATAGGCGCGGACTCGGTTACAGCGAGGCTCTGCTCAGCACTATCGAGCACCTTGTCAATCTCTTTCAAGGCAGCAGAGATGACACTCTCTTCCTGCCCGCCACTCATTACAAGCTGCTGTATCAGCGCCTTGACTGGAGCTAAATCAACCTTGCTGGGAGCCGCCGCGAGCAGCACCAGGCCGCCTACGTATTCATCACCCCGGTCAAATGGGGGGCGTTGACTATCGGTGGTGTCACTGAATGCCGACAGCATGTCCGTCTTTAGGAATGTCGTACCTCCGACGCCGTCGATAGGACGCATGTAGATACCGACGTTGGCTTTCACGTCCAGCAGCGAAACGAGCTGGTTAACCGTCCCCGTGACTTCCTGAGCCATCTCTTCGTAGGTGAGGATCTGTTGCTCGAGCACCTTGATATACGTCTTCAGCATATCCCCGAAGCCGCTAGTGTAATTGTCGAACTGTTGTAGGTATACACTTAGCCGGTCAATGAGCTTACCGAACAAAGGCATCATGTCCGGCAAGCGCGGCGTGCGCATCCAGTCGGGGGCGGTGCCAGACGCGGAGCGGGCGGAGGCGGGGTCCGTGGCTACACACGCCTTCGCCACATTGGAAAAGCGGCGGAATCCGATGTCCTGACCCTTTCCAAGTAGCAAATCAGCAGTAGTCCCGACAGAGAGGCCATAAGCGACGGTGTAGAAGTAAGAATCCGCGCTATCGAACTCTGTGCTCGTATCCATGTAGTCGTGCTTAAGGTTGGCGCCGCTGGCGTCGGAGATCACATCGATGATCTCGATGACGTCATCCCCAGTTCCTGCCTTCATCCCCGAGGTCAAATCACTGCCGCCGAAGATCTCCATCGGCTGCGTCTTGCTCAACAGCACAGGATTCTTACTGCGGATGATCGCAATCTTTTTGATCATCGCACTAGTATTGAGGCTGGGGATCTCGGACAGGCCATTCTGGTAGTCCCACTCGAGGAACATACCCCCGCCACCAGGGCGCACACGCAGGTTCTGCGGGACTGGTAGCCCGGGCACCTCCATTGAACTTGCAGGACGGCCCGCGCCAAATAGAGACTGGAACGCTGTGAGGAAGCTCAACAGCTGAAAGTAGTCTGAGCTACCCGCTACAACACACATCCCGAATACAGCATCGTTCTGTCCCAACTGGGGGCGATTAGCGTCCCCGTAGTCGTCTAGAGATTCAATAACGGTGCGCACGAAGCCGGCGTTGCCTGCGTTACCCGAGAAAACCTCATCATAAAACTGCGTCATCGCCGCATTGTCTTTGGGGAAGTCGACAGTAAGCGCCGAGCCGACCTTTACCTGTACGAGATCGGACATGGACGAGACGCCGATACGCCCCATGACTTCGCTAACCACAGGCGGGATTACAACGCGCTTTCGTGGCGGCACGAAGAGGATGTAGATCCCGGCTTCTTCCATGAATGCCTGGATCGCGGTTTCCACCGTCTTAATCGCAGCCTTGATCGCAAGCTGGGCAACACTCAGGTTGCCAATCTCTAGGCTGGACAGAACCTCTAGAACACCCTTGAGAAGGTTCAGTAGAGAGGTTAGCGTATCCAGAATCGCCTTGATCGTCGAAGCGGCGGAGGATACGCCAGGAGGAAGCTTCGGGAGCTCGTAACTTGTCCACTGTCCGGCCATTAGAACGTGCTCCTAGGATTCGTGCTCACAGCTAGATGCTCCACAGAATCGCTGCTAGCCGGCTTAGGCGTTGGGGGTGGCAATTCCAGCTCATCGGGTGGGCCTAGCGGCATCGCCATCAGTGTGCGTTCGATCTCGCGGAATTTGTCCGCAGGGACACCCATGGATGCGGCCTGAGTCTCGGCGGCACGCAATTTCTGGAGTAAGGCCAGTCGTTCTAGCCGTAGTTGGACCCGCATTAACTGGGCCAGGGTACCTGCCAATGGAAGCTCTCTAGACCAGGACATGGGCATCACCCTAGCATACCCCCAGGGGTTCTAAAAAGCCCACTGGGGGTAGGTATAAGCAATTGTACCCGAACGGATTTCCCGGCGGGAAAACATCTCCTGGAGGAGACTACAAATGGGCATCGCAACTTTCTTCGCAGCGCACTGGGGCAAGATCGCCATCGGCGCCGCCGTCGCCGCCGAAACCGGCACCCTCACCTACCTGTGGCGGCGCGCCGCCACGAAGGTGAAGGAGACGGAGGCCGAGCTCAAGGTGGTGACCAACTCGAAGCTGCGCCTGGAGAACCAGGTCCTCGAGATGACCGCCGACCTCGAGAAGCTCCGCCAGGACCGCGAGCAGGTGGGCCACGCCCTCCTCCAGGCCCAGACGGACAAGACCTCCCTCCAGGAGAAGTACAACGAGATGATCACCGGGGCGGCCGACACCAAGGCCAAGCTCGAGACCGCCATCAAGGAGCTCGAGATCGTCAAGAAGAGCGAGGCGGAGCTGCGCGCGGAGCTGACGAAGCACGTCAGCAACAAGAACGCGCTGGCGGCCAAGCGCAAGGAGGCCGCGGGCTCGTAGTGCAGAGCATGCGGTAGAAGCAGGGGGCCACACACTCCCCCCTGCTTCTTTTGATTTTTGGAGGTGCAGAGTGCTTCAACGGAAACCCTGGTATTAGGGTGGAGACTCTGCAACGACGTAGGCTCGAGTTACGAGCCTATCGACGCAGCAGCACGAACGTGAGTGTATAAGTGTCCACTGCGATAACCACATCACCACCATCATCCAACGAGTCACTCCTTTGCGGGTGATGTGGAAAATCATGGCAGTCAAAAGGTTGGTAGTCATCATGGAGATCGACGAAGATCGACTACGCGAGGGCAGCCCGCCTCAGCGTCGCGAGCTGAGTCGGCTGCCGGAGCGATTGGGCAGCGCTGTGGCGGGTACGCTAGTATCGGGTGCTCTCGAAGCCACTCACATGTACCTAGTAGACGGGGACATGGAACAGAAGCTGCTCGATCAGCTGGAGGAGGTAGCACTGGATTATCACACCTACGCGGTGGATGAGCACGGTGAGATGTGTGAAGACCATAATTGCCCCTTTCATGGTGGGGCTACGGTGATCCGGCTCGATGATCGACGACCGCGATGTTAAGGAGTTGAACAAGCTCCATCCTCGTAATAGGAAAGTCGCTTGCTTGATGCTCCCCGACAAGGGCATCGGCATTGTTCATTCGCCTTACTTCGTACTTGAGTACCCTATCGACCAGATCAAAGTTGAGTCGTGGGTCAGCGATCCGTATGTCGACGTGCGCCAGTGGCGTTACGAAAAAGTGCCGCAAGGTACTGACGGAGAGCGTGCTCAAGTCATGCGTGCTTCCTGGGAAGACGATGAAGAAGGGGCACTTGAGGTCATGCAGCTGGTGTCGGAGAACGTCGAGCGCTTCATGCGCCCGCAGTTCTACGACTTCCTAACTTCCGTCCTAACGGACCCTACGTTCCATCTTTACAGCGAGGAGCAGAATCCCGACGGGGATCCGTCCAACATCGGTATCTTCGATGGCGGCAAACTCGTTGGGGCGTTTACGCCTCTGCTGAAGCGAACGCAATGGCACGCTGAATCCGAGTAGAGAAAGCGCCAGCCCGAAAGGTCTGGCGTTTTCTTTTACTGCGGGGTATATTCCGTGGCGTGGTTCGTTGTACCTGGCGTTGTGACCATTGGGATGTGGCACGGCGTTAGGAGAGTATCGGTGAAGCATCGGGGCACCGAGAAGAACCGCACTAAGACCGCTTCGCTGGCCCACAGCGACGGCTACCCGAAGTCCGCAACACGCTGCCCGCCCATTTAGCGCATGCGGACGGCGCAGAGGCCCGGCGTGGAACGAACCCCTCGAACCTGCAATGGTTCGGGGGGTTTGTTTTTTTTTACGCGGTAAAGACTACATGCCTACCATGACGCGCACGCTGCGGATCGGTGCAATCAGTGGATTGATCATCGCAGACGACGGGGCTGCCGGCGGACCGGTAGGACCAACTGCACTCGGATGAACATGCGTGTCTAGCCAGGTGAGCAGAGCGGTCATCATTGCCATGAACGGTTCGTACTTCATCACCCCGAATGGCGCCACAGGGGTGATCGTGTAACCACCTGTCAACGGGTTCTTCACAGCAGCGCCATTCGCACCTAGAAGAACGGACATAGGCAGGCTGGTGATGACACTGAATGCGCCTACCGGGGGTGGCATCGCTGTGGGCATCATTACGAAGTTGATACCACCGACGTGAGACACGAAGTTCATTCCCTGCAAGCCGGTGGGCAGCGATCCCTTTGCGGGGTCGCCCACCTCGAGCAGGTAGCCACCATTCAGGAGCTGGATTTCTTTGGCTACCTGGGTTGGAACAGGCGGCGGAACAGAACCACCACCTGCCACCTTCTCGGTGGCCTTGCCGCCGACGTAAGTGTTACGGGCGTTGCTGACATTCTCATTTAGATCATTGCCAACAGTGAGACTGTCGTTCTTCGCAACTTCGGCGGTGCGCGCGCCCTGCACGAGAAGATCGTTGTCGCCCTTGACGCTTAGGTCCCAGGCACCGCGAATCTTAGTATGACGGCTACCCGCCACGTCTTCTCGCATAGGTCCGCGGTCACCCGAAGTAATATCCACTCCTGACACACCCGTCAGCTCAAGACGCCCGTCCCCACTCATGTGAACCTTGGCGAGCGTGTTGCCTTCAGGAGTGGTCACTTCAAAGTTGAATACGTCGCCGGTAGCGCCCACGTCGAGCCGGATAGTCCAGTGCCCCGCGTTAGCTCCCGTTTCAGTTTGATTAGCCCCCGCACGCCAAATGAGCGAGGTCTTGCCCCCGTCATTCTGGATGCGTAGATCACCCATAGACGTGAGGTGGCGATATGTGGACGAGATGATTTCGACGAGATCCTGTAGCTGGTGCGTGCGGATCTGCGACATCGGCGAAGACTTCAATACGTTGACGCCCCCGGCAAGGACGCCCACCAGGTTCCCGTCGGGGCTCTGCCGAAGCCAATCTCCCTCAAGAAGATCCTTGGGGTCTTCAGGACTGCCGTACGAAACGGCGTCGCTCTTTGGAGCGTAGACGGGGTCTTCTCCACCGACGCCTCGCAGTTCTGTAACCTGCGACGTTCGCACTGTAACCGGCGAGATAGGCGCAAACTTGATAACACTGTCGATAACCCAGAACCCCAGCTCATCGTGGATGGCCACGGTGGTTTCGGCAGCCAGCACCGCAATGTCACCGGGGTCACGAATCAGACGTGGAACATTAGGGAGCGGACCTGCACGTTGGGCCTGTACGCGATACGTCTGCGTAGCTGCATCGAAGGAGACAATGGTGGCTAGATCCCAGCGACGAGAAGATCGGTCCCCCAACGCATTTCCATACTGATCATCGGGGCGCTGCCGGTCGCCGGCATAGGAGTCTGGGAGGTGGGGGTTTAGCATGGGCTCAGCCTATCAAAAAGAAAGGGCCGTTGGAACAAGTCCAACGGCCCCGGTCACTGTAGAGCTGCTGCTGATCAGTCGCTCAGCTCGAAGGTGCCGTTGTTGTTGACGCCCGTCATGCCGGAGGTGGTGCCCGGGCCGCCCGTGAAGTCCAGGATCTGGTCCAGGGTCTTCTTCGGAACATTCGAAGCGCCCTGCGGGGTGCCTGTGGCGAGCGTGCTGTACTCCATCGGATGCAGGCGGTCAGCCAGGCCCGAGACGTTCTCGAGGATCATGCTTTGGCCAGCGTTGACGCCGATGGCGTAGCTGTTGATCATGCAGAGCTCGGCGTAGAACGCGCCCACGAAGTCATGCGCCTTGTTGCGGAAGAAGCAGGCCAGACCGAACGGGACGTAGTAGAGCTCGGAGTCCAGGTTGACGAAAAACTGGCTGGTCTTCTTGAGCGCCGGCTTGTCGTCGAAGTTCTGGACCTCGACACCGCCTGCCACGGCGTTGTGGTACAACACGCGCAGCATGTTGCGGCCGTTCACGAACAGGCGGCCAATGTTCCACTGCGTCTGGGCCTTGCCCGAGACGAAGAAGGAGCGGCCCGAACCGATGGCCATCATCGGCTGGGTGGGCTTGGTCTGGGTGAACTGGATCGACTGGAGCATGCCAATGGCCAGGAGCGAGGAGAAGTCGGACTTGTTGCCCGACGTATCCATCGACCCGAAGCGTGCCGGGCCTGCTAGAACCAGCGTGTCGTCAGGGTGCGCAGCCTCATAGGCTGCGTTGTCCATTGCGCGCTCGACGTACTGGTTCTGGAAGTGCCAGCCGACGACGCCCTTAGTAATGCCGATAGGGTTGGCCATTGCCGTCTCCTTACCTCTTCAAGAGTCCGTGAAGGGGGTGCGCGGCGAGCACGCCCAAGCCTGCGAGTTCGGTTCCTGCCATAGCCTTATCCATCGGCTTCTCGGCAGTCGCCATATGGTGGATCGTAGGTATCGCGAGCATCCCGAGGCCGCCCACCTCAAGTAGATCGCGAATTGTTTCTGGTTGCAACGCGAACTTTTCAGCAGCGATCTTCACGCCGCTGAAAAAGTTTTCGGGGAACCCTGCGAATTGTACATTCACGGGACGACCGAAACCGTTCTCCCTAGCCCCTTTGATCAACTCCTCCACCAAGCGGGCACCGAAAGCGGCCGGCGCCCGATTGGCAGCGAACTTGGAGAGACCAGACGTCATGGGGCTCCGTTACACGCTGACGAGGTGGAGGCCGACAGTGTTCAGCGGCTTCGGGAAGTCCACCTCGATGTAGATCTCGAGGCGGTCCTCGGAGATCGCCGACTCACCGAGCTTCGTAACCTTGGCATCGATGATCGGAGCACCGATACGAACCCGCCGACGGAGCTTGAGGTTCTCGACGCCCGCCGACAGCGCCGCGCCGATAAACCCGATGGTCTCCGGGTTAATGTTCCAGATGCCGATGTAGTCGTCCAGGATGTCGGAGAAGAACATCGACACGAAGTCGAAGTTCTTGACCATCGAGAACTCGCCGAACTGGAGTGTCGACGGGTCGGTGGTGCACTGGTGGACGACGTACGGCAGCGAGCTCGGGGTATCCTGCTGGAAGACGAGCCAGCCGTTGTTCGAGATCTGGGTGATCTGGCGGTCGCTGAAGTAGGTGTTGACGTTGTAGAGCTTGCTGATGCCCGCGATACCCAGGTTGGTGAAGCCCTGGTGCGACGGCAGACCAGCGGTCATGCCGCCCACCGCGCATGCCAAGTAGTAGCCGGGCTGGCTGGCTGCGGCAACCGCAGCGCCATCCGCACCACGAGTCAGCGAGCCGTCGGTCAGGCTCGAGACGTCAACCTTGTCCGGCCAGCAGAGGACGCAGCGGCGGCTGCGGAAGCTCTGTGCCACGCTGACGAGCTCGCTAACCTGACCGTCCTTGTCCAGCGCCTTGACGATGCGGTAAACGACGTTGGTGGCTTCGGCCAGCGCAGCGTGTGCGGCAGTGACCTTGATACGCTGGTTGGAGAGCACCGACGCGACCACGAACTTCTGGCTCGAAGCAAGGCTCGTGGCTGCCAGGTCGGTCGGAACCTCGAGGTACTGTCCCGGGGCAACATGGTCGTCGATGAACGTAGCGTTGGCGTCGTAGAAGTCGACGGTGCTGCTCTCGCCGTTGACGTACTTCGTTTCGCCGTCCGTAGCCACATCAACGATCACGCCGTAAGTCGGCAGCTCGCCCACCGACCCGATCACGACGCGGAACTTCTGCGGAACGCCGTTGGCGATTGCGTAAGCAGGATCCGCGAGATTCTCGAAGTCGGCCTTCAGCGCTGCAACGACGCTCGAGTCCGTGGTGAGCGGAACCACCGCGTACACGTCCTTGCGCGGCGAGATGTCCGCCTTCATGGTCAGGTAGCCCGCGAGGTCATCCGTCGGGATACCGTAGATCTGCACAGGGGTGTTGGTGTTGAGTAGCGCGATCATCGCACCAACTGCCAGCGGGTTGCGGGCATCGACGCCGCTGTGGAGCGTTCCGCTCGAGAGCGTACGTCCAAACACGCCCTTGAGCGCGTTGAAGTCGTTGAGGTACCGGACTTCCTGGAGATCCGTTCGCAGCGCCCGGTAAGCCACATAGACATCCGCGCTGGCGACCGGCTTGGTTTCCAGCGTGAGACCGCCCTTGACCGTGATCGTCTGGCCCGCGACGACAACCTTGTTCGCAGGCACCTGCGCATCCGCCAATGTGCGCTCAACGCGGACCTTGGTGTAACCGGCCGCAGGCATCTCGTCGGTGCAGGTGATCACCTTGCCCGAGACTGAACGAACAGTGCGGACCAGGTCGCCTACGCCCAACTTGGTGAGGATCACCGAGTCGCCAGCGAGTACGCCCTCAGCTTCGAAATCAACCAAGATGGAGGTGATCGTGGTGACGTCAGGCGCCGTCACAGCATCATCCGCATGGGCGATCTCAATAGCCGGGGCGCCCAGGTACACCTTGACGCTGGCGGCATCGAGGACTGCGCCGACGATGTTGTTCGGTGGCGATGCAACCACAACCGCATCGGCATTGTTGAGCGGAGCTACCGACGAGCCGGTAGCCGCCGCGTTCCGCGTGCCGTAGGTAGTCGCAACCTTGATGTTGGAGCGGTCATCCAGGAAGTCCTGGATGTGGTACGCGGGACCCGCGATCAAAACGTTGAGCTCCGGAGTAGCCGGGGAGCTGCTGAGGCTCGCGAACTCTTGGTACACGAGCACGACCGGACGACTAAGTGCCATGGGGTTATTCCTCCAAAGGCGTGTTAGCAGTAGTATAGGCTACTCGGGCAGAACCCCGGGTTCGAAGATAAGTAGCCGCTGCTTCTAGCCGTTCCGGCTGATCCTTAAATGAGCCTACACCAAGATTGCAATTATGACACAATAAGCCGCGAACAACACCGGTAGCATGATCATGATCAACATGAAAATGCTCGCCACGACCACCTGGTGTCAGCGTACTGCAAATAGCACAGCGGTTTTGTTGGGCGGCTAAGAGCTTCTCGTAATCTGCTAATGTGATCCCATACTTTCGTCGGAACGCCGAATTACGCCACTGGTTCTTATTCGCGTCATAGTAGGCGCGCTTGGCTTGTTTGATGCGGGTCGTGTTTCTGGCGTACCATCGGGCAGCAGCTTGCCGTTTGCTTTCGCGATGTGCGGGATTCTGTTGTCGCCGGACGTGATCTTCGTGGTTATACGCCGCGATCTTATCCTTGTTCGCAGCACGCCATTTCTTCATGTATTCCGGGTCCTTATACGGCATCAGCGGATATACCTCTTTAGCAAGTAAGCATCCGGATTCGTCTCCCCCGACTGTTGAAATCGCACAACAATTTCACGAAGAAGCGGGGAGATGGGTACTGTCCACCAACGAAACTCCACCTGCAAGGTCAGTGAAACCTTGGTGCTCCAGGCCGTTTTGTCTGAGTCGAACGGGGTAGTGCGGCCAAGAAGGGGTTCGGAGACATCATGGATGCCGAAAGTGGCTCGGATAGACTCTCGACCTGCAAGTAGGTAGAACCAGACCAGATCTGCCAACAAGGCGCTTTCGCCCTTGGTATCCGACACTGCTTCAATATCAACGGGCACAGTGCTGAGAGCGTAGAAGCCCTTAGTTCCGGACTTGAGCTCCTGGCCAACGAAGTTGTTGACCGCGACCTTCTGGGCTTGCGTCTCGCCCTTCTCCACGAAGATGGCGGGCCGGGTGTTGCGGAGCTCGTCATTAATGTTAAAAGAGGGTTCGATGACAATACGACGCGGTGCGTCAGGATCGTTAGCTTCAGTAGCCAGCGGAGTAGCGTTATCGGCGTAGACCCAGGCTAGCCCGTTACCTGGCCGGAAACGCTCCCGGACAATCTCCGTCATCAACGCCTCAAGCGCGATGGGGGAGCCGATGTGAACATCGGCCTGCTGCTCAGGTAGTCTAGGGCGGCGCTGTGGATCAGCCTTGAGAGTCATGAGAATTCCTAGAATAGTGGCGGGATACGCAGCGGATCCACGTCGAGCCGGTACTCGATAGAGCCACGCTGGATTTCACTTACCATCAGCGTCTGGTGCACCGTCACCGTCTGGAGCTCTGTCGAGGCCACATTTTTTACAACGAAGCGGCGATTGTCTCGTAGGAATACCAGCACGTCGTCTTCTACGACCGCAGGTGCGTCAAGCATCATTACGCGCGTCAACGCGATGTCCTGCTTGCCTTGGGGCGTAAGCGTTGTCGTGGGCGGAGCGGGTGCGCGCTTCGCCAGGGTTGTGATGGGCTCAAAGTAGCCGCCGACAAACCCTGTTCCGTAGCACACGGTGCAGTTAGCTCGAATCACGTTCTTGGTATACTTGTCGAAGCATTTGGTGCAGCGGTCTCCCCAGTGCTTTCGCTTAAGCACAGCCACCTCGACCCCATTGAGCTTGCGAAGCATGATGCTCTCATCGCGCAGGATCTTGCGCTTGAGGAGACGCTGACGAACATCGAGACGGGGTTCTACAGCCGAAACGGCTTCAGCGACTTCAGCACTCGGCGAAGCTACGGTGACGCGATAGAAGATACCGCGTGTAAGCGCAAGCTGATTGGTGTCGTTTTCTTTGGTAGTCGGGACACGATCTACAAGGTTGTAAGTGTCCTCGAGGTCATCAGCCAGCAGATCCCACGGACCCTGGGGGCTTCCCGAACGGTATACCGCGAACGTGTAGGTCCCCTGCTCGGTAGGATCAAGCAGATCCCACTGAACGAAGTTTCCATGGGGAAACAGCGGGATGGTCCGCGTGATCGACAACCCCAACGCCATTCCTAGACTCCTGGTGCACCTAGCGACGCCTCGTTACCGGCGTTAAGCATGTCCTGGTTCTTCTGGACGCGCAGTGCCTCGAAACCCTGGGAGACCCGCCTGTCCTGGAGCGGGCTGTCGAAATTCGTACCCAGTACCCGCCGTCCATTATCCGCTCGAATCTCTCCAGGAGCTAGCTTGGGGTCTGGGGACAGACCTAAACGAAACTCACCGATCTTAGCAGCGTCATTAAGCAGCTTCTGCGGTTGAGCCACCGCCTGCTGAGTCTGTTGTTGTTGCATCGTCCCCGCCAGCTGCGGAATCGGCTGTGGATTGATCTGTGGCATCGGCGCTGGCGGCTTGATGCCGAGGGGCATCGTAGGAGGCGCGGGGGGCTGGGAAAGCTTCGGAGGCGGGGTGGCAGCGGTGCGGAGAGGCGCCGCAGCGGCGGGCTTCGGCGGCGCGACAGGCTGGAACTGTGCGGCGGCGGCCTTGCAGCCGAGCTCGTAAGCGAGCTCAAAAATAGACGCCTGCTTGGGCTCCGACCCTAGTACGCTCCACCGATACGATGCCCCGCGTACCCGCCGACCGCATGGCC